ATGATAACCATACCTTGAAACAGAATAGAAATAAGAACATAAATGCTCCCCAAGAGAATAATAAAATACCTACTGTAGCTTCACTAGCCTCTATTTTATTCATCGCCATATGATAAACCCTGGAAGTAGTTGCTACTGCTATCACAAAACATATTGTCGTTAAGGCTATATTAAGCATTTTATTCTCCAAATAAGTGCTTTATTTCATCCCAACTATACTCGGTGCCGTTAATAGTAACAGAGCATTCCTCCTCAATAATGTAATCAATAAGATCAGCCATCTCTACACTATCATCTGAACCAAAGTCTTTACACCATTCTAAAATGCCCAGATTATCATAAATATTCACTCCACTATCTTCAGTAGGAATATCCACTTGCCCAGTGCTGTAACCGTCCTGCATTCTTACACATATCCATGCAGAATCTTTTCTCTCATACATTTTTCGACATTCGATAATATCTACAAATACATAATTACTCATTTTTTTAACCCTTATACTCATAGATTACAACATCGATACCAGCATCTATCCATATTTCATGGATAAGCTCTAATATGAAAGACCATGTCCCGCCCGCGAGTTCACTTCCAAACTTGGGACAATGTATAGCAATAGGATTAGTATTCTGAGATTTTATCATTTCAATATAATCAACTACCCGTGTCATACATTGCACAAGTGCTTTGTATCTAATGGGTTTAGGATTATCTTCCGAAACAGTCCCATCTTGAGCTATCATATTAACAATAGCAAGATGATCATCTATTTTAGCAGAACAATTCCTACCCAAAATATTTTCTTCTTGGTGTATTTTACAAAAATTTCTATATATACTCTCTGGTCTTTTCCACTTTTTGCTCAGTGCTAGAACAAAACCTTTTCCCCATTGTCCTTTGTTATTACAACAATGAGGAATGATAGCTATCTCATTCGATTTTATGAATTGGGGGTCTGTAGCATCTCCCTCTACTGTTTTTAGGAGACCTGGAAGACATGGATTATCTAGTATCTTTTTTATACTTTCAGTTGAACCAAAACTCATTTTATTTCTCCAAAAAAAAGTTCTACTAATCTATTTCCACAACTGTTTCTTCAGTAATTCCTGCAAGACCTTTCTCGTGACATACTGTAGTGCTAATATAATCCGAATACGAACTATCACCTCCACGCACAGTTGCTATAACTTGTGCATCCATAGGTAGTTGAGAAAGTTCCTCTATTAGTTCTTTAACAGTCATTTTATTTCTCCGACAAAAAAGTTATTGTTTACAGTATATCATAATAAGAAACTCATTGTCTGGAATTATTATGAGATATCTACAACTGGCTCTCCATGTGTTCCTAAAATACCATTTTTATGATACATTGGTTCCGTTATATCTTTTACATACGGTACAGAATCCTCGGGGCTTGCATATTCTGTAGTTACAACCTTTGTGTCCATAGGCATTTGTGAAAGTTCGTCTATTAGTTCTTTAACAGTCATTTTGTTTCTACCTCAAATTCTATCTCAGAGTAAGAATAGACATAATTCTCTGTAAATTCTTGTCCACATTGTTTACATACAGCCTTTTGTATGATTGTCTCTCCTGAGCATTCATATGCTCCCCATTCAACATATTCAATATCTTTTATCCCAGCCTCACATCTAGGACACTTATTAAAACATTTCTTTTGGACTGCTTTTGTTTCTTTGCTCATTTTATTTCTCCGAAAATTAGATATATGGCAAACAGTGCTTCTCTATTGTATCCAAACACTCTTTTGCAAATTCATGACTATCCTGGTTTCGACCATCAACAAACCTAGCATTAGCCATTTCTTTAATACACTCTTGAACCAACTTAAAAAATAGTTGCTGAACTGTATTGTGGGTCTTTGGACCTGCTATAGTGGCAGCAAATCCCTTTCGGAATAACTTACTAGTCCCATAACCACTATTGATCTTATCTGCCACCATCTTGGCAAATTCACTTCCCTCTTTGATCTCATTGTCCTGGTAGGATTTTAATTCAGGTATCTGGTTCATTTTATTTCTCCAAAAGAGTTTTAATCAGTGCTACACTATACCATTCTGAGAAACACGTTGTCTGGAATTATTTTCCTTTTTCCTGTTCATAATGATATATTTTTCATAATATTCTCTTAATTGGTCTCTACAATATTTTCTTATTTTAACCCTGTCCTGTGGGGCAACACCTAAAAAATCTATTCTGAAAAAAGTTTTGCCCTCATGTTTTCTTTTTTGACATGAAATACATTTTGGATGAGAAAATATCCATTCAGAATGTCCTTTAACTTTATGTCCTTTCGGACAATATACAAAAACTCTAAATATATGCTCTACTTCTGTTTGAATTCTCATATAACAACCTCATTGTCTAGAAAAAATAAGGGAGTAGGAAACCACGCCTACTCCCTACAGAGAAATAAAATGCTACACAACTTCTTATATTTCAGTCACTTCCCCAATAATCCCTATCTCTTGTCCCTTACAATTGACAGAAACTATATCAAAAAATCCTTTGAATTGCAACTCTCCATCTATATCGTTCCGAGCAAATGCCTTCAAAGTTTCTATGTGATCAGAAATTCTCATATCTGACAACTCCTCTCTATCATGGAACCTTAAAAGATACATATTTACTCCTTATACCATTTTGAAAAATGAGGAGCAGGAAGACGACGGAAATTGTCAACCTGCTCCTCCAAACAGAAACTGTTGTTAACTCGTAATGTTGATAGTGTTATTAGTCGAATCTACCGATAATGTCACCTTATCACTAATACCCATCTGTTTCAAGCATACCCTGACACGACCATCAGCATTCGGTGTTACACATTTCAACGATCCTTTGACCAAAATGTCGTAACTACCTGCATTAGCAGTCACTTGAGTCAATATGGTCTTAGGAATTTCAACCCTACCTTCCGACGTAAGTTCATACTCATCATCTGCTAAATCGTTATTATCATCCTCCTCGTCATCATCGTCATCATCAACATCAGTCCCATCATCGACAACAGTGCCAGCAGAGACCAAAGGATGGTCCGTGGCAGATTTTCCATCAGGAAAATAAACCAAAGCAGTTGGATTGCTCGGCACATTAAGAACACAAAGATCTTTGTCGTAATCAGCATTTGGAGCGAGTTCATTAACAACAATTCTTCTTACATCATTATGAGAAATACGCTCAGAAGTTTTTGCTCTTACTTCTTTCGTAATATCAAAAGCAGTAAAAACATCATCGTCCTGGCAAAATTTCTCAATAGTCTCAACAATTAAAGATGCTGTTGCTGTCGTACACATTTTTGTTTCTCCGTAAAATTATTAGTTTTTATTCGTAACTACTCTATTGTTTTAAGAAACTCATTGTCTGGAATTTTACTTCCATTTATATTTCATACTTGGAACAGGGCAAGGACCTATAATATCATAAAACAAAGATGCTTGAGATTGAGGAATACGTATCTGATATCCAGTGCCATAATTAACCTTCTTCAAAGTGCAAACTAAACCAAAAATGTAGTTTATTTTTTCCACTATCATTTGTTGATCATCTTTATTAAAGCATTCACTACAAAGAGTTATAACTATTTGTTTGGTGCTACTATTTTTTCTTCTTTGGTAAGAATTACCATCATCTAAAAACCAATGTAGTAGTAATGTTGGTGTTATATCAATATCATCAGGTATTACTTTTTTATAATTATTCCACTCAGGATACCACCTTTTATAAAATGATTGTAAAAGCTTATTTGACAAACTTCTTAAAGTAAATACTACATGTCTTTTTCCTAAACTTTTTTCATCATTCTCTTTTGTCCTTTCCTTCCACTTATTACCAAAAAGAATTCTAGAAACATATATTATATGATCATAATATTTATTTCTTTTCGCGAAATAAGGAAAAGAATTATCATTTTTTTTATTCCACTTACATAAGAAACCATCTCCTAATAAACAACCTTCTATAACTTCTTTGTTAATAATAAAACCATCATCTACTCTATTAATTCTGATACCATCTCCAATAGTTCTAATTGGAATAGAGTGCTTTATTAATGATTGTCTAACAGAATTAGTGCTTTGTGCTCCTACTAATTTACATATCGCTCTAAAACCAAGATATTCTTGAATATACTTACTATAAAGCCATTCTTTGTTATCTAATAAAGGATATTTACTCATTTTATATACTCCATATATAATTCTTGTTATGAAGTATATATTCTAATATACAAATAAAAATCCTTTATTTATGTTCTAAGCTGAGAATTTGGCACAAATTCTACCAAATAAACAAGATTACACTGATCAAGACGATATACTATCATTTCATCGTTGACCACTCCAGAATTAACTCCCCCTTTATCTCTGCCTTTCGCCCATGTACTATCCGAACCAGGAATAGGATATTTAGTCCAACTACTTTTGGCGATATGGTAATTACCCATCGCTACGTCCGCCAAAAACATAAACGTTTTATCAGTATTGCCTCCACCTCCCCAGTAGTTCGTAGCATAATTCAGTGCTTTAGTACTAATGTCAGAAAAATACACCCCATCGGAATACATTCGACCTGTCACATGACCAGAACTGGAAGAAGGAATAATCAAACCTTGCCTCATAATAGACAAAAGATTACTTGCCTTTGTTCCGTGCCACAACTGCCAAATGTTACTCATCTTAGCACCATGCTTATCATATCCATCTTTCATGTTCTTGATCGTTACAGCATAAACTGTTTGAACAGAAAGATTGTTAGATTGGTGCATACTCTTTCTTGTCGATTGATAAAGGTGCTTGACATGAGACAAGATTTGCTTATCACTTACAATCTCCATTTCAACATTAAAAATTTGTGGAGCATCTTTCTTTTTGGTTTTCTTCTTTGTCGGCTTTGTCGTAATATCAATAAAGGAAGTTTCCAAACCATCAAGCAAATCATTCTCTGCAATAACTGTTTGAGTATTAGGAAATATTCGTCCAGTAGAAATCTTAGACATTCCTACATCATGAGGAATAAGTCTAAGATAGGAATTAAGAATCCTACCAAATTCTTTATTATCAAAGTCCTCAGCCTTTACAAAATCAGAAATCATAACAAGCAAATCTCTAGCTTCTGCTACTTGCACTGGGTCAATAACTCCGAGTGGTGTTTTGAATTGTGCGGAGTTTGCATCATACATGATCTTGCCACCCGATTGTTTCAAAATCTGATGGGCATTGACTTGAACAAGAAAATCAATAAGTTGTGCAATAACAGGATTTTTAGATTTAATCTGTTTCTTAGCAACATCTTTCAATTCTGCATTTTTAACAGAGCCGACAGAAACAGAACCCCCCGTATCAACTGCTTTTACTTCAGTATACATTTTGTCGGGTTTGTTATTGGAATTGGTTTTTTCTCTCCACTTTTTAAGAGCCTGAGAATGACTTGTTATCTTACTTTGTAGACCTTTCCCAACTCTCCCCCACTCTGTTAAGGCAGTGTCATCATCATACAAAGTATATTGCCATACCTTGTTGTTGTTAGTATCTCCAAATTCTACACAAATACATTTCTTATGTTCTGTTATCGCTGACATAACTACTCCCTATCATCATTTCTATTGTGGTCCAAAGAAGACCTTCTCAAACAGATTTCTGTGGCTTCTGGGTCTATCCCCAAAGTGTCTAGCCAACTACTCCACAAGTTAGGGTGATCGGGACTATCAATATCCTCTTTATTCACTATTATTGTGGTGTTCTTTGTTCTGTCTATTGCCATTTTTATTTCTCCAAAAAGTTGATATTACAACCTATCAAAGTAATAAACGCGTTGTCTGGAATTATTTGGTTAGTTGCTCTTCAACAAGTTTCCAATTAACATGGGACCAACTTTCTCCTTGTTTGGTTTTGTGCTGAAAAAGTAAAATCCCAGCTCTTTCCTCACCTAGTCCCAATACCCGATGGGCATGATCATCAGCAGTTAAACCCTTCATTTCCAACACTTCTGGAGGATTATCATAAAACTGTTTTAATAGTTGCTGAGTAAATTTCTCAGCTCGAGTCATAGGTCTCTGAATCTCAGCCTTTTCTGCCTTTCTTGCTGCTCTTTCTTTCTTCTCTCTTTCTTGCCTTTCGCCAGGAACAAAAACATGACCACACGACGGACAAATACCTGTTCTTCCCCCAACAAACAACTCACAAACACATTGTTTTCTACCTATCCCTGGGGACTGCTCTACTGGCTTAACTTCTTTTGGCTCTTTGGGTTTAGTAACAATCTCCTGATTACAAGAAGGACAAATTTTGATTCTCAAAGCTACAAACACCCCACAAGCACACTGTTTTCTACCAGGACCTGGGACTTGCTCTATAGCTTTGCGCTCTTTTGGTTTGCAAACCACTCTTTCATTGCAAGTAGGACAGAACTTTATTCTTGAGTTCATAAAGAAACCACAAGAACATTGTTTCCTACCTTCACCTGGGGATTGTTCAACTACTTCTACCTTTTTAGGCTCAGCGACTCTCTTCTCATAAAATTCATAACCACAAGAACATACACGAGTTCTTGCCCCTACTTCGGTGCCACATTCACAAATTTTCTTACCTCTGGTTCCCATTGTTGTTACTCCTGTAATTGATCAATGGTTGTTGTTTTGATTACTTCCATATTATTTCTTGATACCAATTCCCATCATCGTCTTGTTTGCAATTATCACTATTCTCTGCATCAGGCTCTTCGACATCATAATCTCTAATCTCTACCTTAACTCCAAAGGGTTGATCTACTACTTCTGCTACTCCCCCACTAACAGTGATAAGGACAGCGCTAGGTTCCAACTCTATATCGGGAAAAGCATTATCGAAATACCACTTTATCCCAGTTGTAATAACGCAGCATTTAGTCCCTACAGATTCTTTATGTTCATGTTCTATCGCAAAAGCAATTTCTACACTATTACATTTTCCTATAAGCTCTTTACAAGTTTGACAATACACATACCAAGGACCGTTGTTTTTCTCACTATCGGACATTTTATTTCTCCGAACTAAATTTCACTGTATCCGCCTGAACCACTACCCGACCCTTATCATTTTCCATTGTTATAAATGGTTGAAAATCACCCCTCTTTATACCCTTCTCAACCACTAAGGTAGCCTCTTCAATTGTTTTTGCATTGATTTCAATTGTAAATGTCATTTTATTTCTCCAAAAAAGTTATTACTACAATCTATCATTATAACAAACGCATTGTCTGGAAATTAGAATCTACACACCTTCTTAAATTCTTTACGTTCTGCTTTGTAATTCCTACGCCATGCTTTTTTGTTTTTGATCTTTTTCATCATCTTGATATATCTATCACGACGCCACATGCTACCCATTGCTTCACTATCGGCATGGAGCATTATAACAGGGTTTCTACCATTAGCCCTATTCAAACCACCACATAGATTACACTGCTCACAAGTAGTTAATGCCCCTGCTTCTTTACTAGCAGGACAAATCATTTCATTTTCCATCAAAACATTATCTTCATTCTCTCTGATTCTGAAAGTCCTCCAGCCCATTGCTTGAGCTTGATTATATTCCTTCATATAACCCTTGATACTATCAACACTTGCCATACAATAGTTTTTCAGTCTTTGATCGCAGTTTTTCCACTGATGAGTATAACCAGTATATCCCTTAGCAACACTGCAAATATTCTCCCATACTTCATATGGTACCGCCGCAGGGTCCCCATAAGAACCAATTCTGAAGAAACGGTCTCGGAATAGCTCAATATCCTTATCCCCATACGGTCGATAACTACCATCAATCAGAGCATGGAACACCCCAATAGGACCATGACAGAGATTAACATAGCATGTGCTACCTTCTTTATGTTTGCAATCCCCACAAATACTTTTGTCCTCTCCCATCCGTCGTGCCAACATTGGGTGAATATCCCTACGAATAATGTAGGTTTGAATCATATCCCCTGTTTTTCTGTTTTCCGATTCTCTACCAATCCCTGTAGCGATTACCGCTATTCTCTCATTGTCTATTAGGGATTTCCCTTGCCACAAGATGATTCCGATAGGTTTCGACATTTTATTTCTCCGACAAAAAGTTATTGTTTACATTCTATAATAACTTAAAACTCATTGTCTGGAATTTTAATAAAAAACCCCCTTACTATCTAAATATAACTATTCAAACAATAAGGGGGTTCGCTAAATAACCCATGGAGGTCATAGGTGTCACTTTGTCCTGTCAACCCTACGATCGACATCGGAGGCATTGATATCAGTCTTATTCAGAATACCTGTATCAGTCATAAGTTTCATATTGATCAGGTTTTCCATAAGGGTATTACCTTTTCCTTCACCACCACCGATAATCATTGTCGAAGGAACCTTGATCTTTGCTAATGCTTCGGAAACAACCCTTGCCTTCTCAACTTCAGCATCGATCATCGCCTGTTCCAATTCAGTTATGGCCCCCGACAACTGAATAGCTTCTTTTTTGCCTTCAGCCCTCAAAATTGCTGCAACCTTTTCTTGCTCAGCTTCCTTAGCTTTAATCTGAGCTACTTCAAGCTTAGCACTTGCAATCATCAACTGCTCTTGTTTGTTAATCTCGGCAACCGATAGCTTCTGGGCAGCCTTGGTCTCAGCTTCAAGTTTAGTTTGAAGTGCAACTTCGGCTTTCAACTCTCCCGCGATAACTGCCTTAGCTTTTAACACATTCGCTTTAGCAGTCTCGATGGCTTTCTCCTTCAAACCTCTCTCAATAACCATTAGACGTTCTTGAGTTTCTTTCTCACGATCTGCCTTAGCCTGCTCTGTAAGCAAAAAAGATGCCTTCTTGGCCGCAAATTGCTTACGAGTCTCAGGATCATAATCGGTGTCGGTAACCGAGAATTGAACAACGGTCATACCAAAATCTTCGGCAATAGGAGATCTAGTAACGACAATAGGCATGCCGTCTGCATCATTGATAATCTCTGTCTTGAAAATAGTAATACCCTTCCCAGTCGCGTCAGTTGTGTCTTTCTGAACAATTATTTCTTTACGCATTTTATATGTGCCATACTTCAATTGTCCTTCTACAACCTGCCTAAACTCAGCCTTTCGTGCCGACTGATTCTCAGAGGAACTCATAATCGGTGCTGTCGATTGTAAACAATCAATCATATATGATTTGGTAGAAGCTTTAATATTATCCTTATTTCCGCCAAATTGCTCATGAAAAGCAATACGTCGCTTTTGGGTCGATGGAGTTGCTAAACGGATATAGGTAGAAATATCTGCCATACCACCATCATTATATGTGACTTGAATAGATTCTTTAGCTAAATCTCCGTCCTCAGGATCGTCATTATATCGAAATTCGATATAACGAGGATATACCCAATCAGTGCCAAAGAATTTCCAATACACACCAGGCTCATCAACAATAACCACCTTACCGCTCAGATGCTGAAGGTAGACCCAATTCTGACCGTCATTAACGGACACCATTCCCATGAATAGCGACCCTACAAGAGCGATAGCTATTACCACAATTACTGCAATTACAATCTGTTTCGGACTCATTGTTTACTCCAATTCAAAAATTAATATTTGTTTCTTACCACACTATCTACTATACTACAAACAACCTCCATAGCTTATTTCATTAACTATCCTCCTTCTTCGGCTTAACCACACCCCGTTTTTCTAAAAATTTGTTAATACTTCCACCCTCAGCAGTAAGTTTTTCAGCTTTACGTTGATTTTCTTTTGCTACTCTATTCAATTCTATCTCAGCCTGAGTAATCTCTTTGATAGTCTCTTTCGGTGCCACATCTTCCTCCACCTTGCCTTCAGAAAGATCTTTACAAAACTTGTCGAACTTCGGGCTTCTCACCAATTTAACAACAAGATATATTATACCTATCACTATCCCTACAAGAATTATTACTCTATACATCTGACATTCCTTTCATTTGTTTATATTATCACTTTTGGTGCCATCATTATACTTACTTTCACTTTGCTGTCAAGAAAAAAATAGAAAACAGGAGATATTTTTTATAACTCCTGTTCTCTTAATGCTTTACATTTACTTTTCTTTTGCCGCAATACCTAATTTTTTATTAACTTTATGCTTTGCTTTCTCCTGTTGCTGAGCTTCTTTTACTCTTCTTTCCTCTATCCGACTCTTACTCATATTATGGCAGAAATTAGCTGCCCAACAAGTAGGAGAACTATCAGATTCTAATATTTGTATCATATTCCTATCGAACTCAGGACCATGATAATGAGTGCCTCTTGTATCAATATCATGAGCCATTTCATGAGCCATTGTCATCAAGAGTTGATTAATATGAGTGCCACAAGTAAGATGTTTGCTTTTCAGCCAAGTGCGGTCAATACAGATATAGGTGCTACCATCTGTCCAAGCCGCGGCTGTATCAGAGGAACCCAGGAGAATACGTCTTTGATTCCAACATGCCATCTTTTGAAGAACTGTAATAATTCTTCTCTCTGTTACTGTCTGTTTTTTATCAGGCAAAACAACATAAGAGTCAGACATATTGCTTGTCAAATCTTCAAAATCAACGTATAGTTTAGCAATATCTTCCCATATATTATTGCCATAACGCCACTGCTCAGTATGAGTGAGCCATACAAAAAACATTTCAGGTATGCCCGTGTATCCCAAATCAACCAAAAGGTCTTGACAAATACATAAAGCATCACCTCTCTCCATCATCTTATCAGCACGTCTATCTCCCTGAGGAGCAAAACACCATTGTTGCTTTACCTTTCTTATATCACTAAGAGAGATATGCCTTCCTTGAGCAGTTGGAATAAGAGACAAACTCTGAATACCTTTAATATCTTGAGTATTATCTCTCAAATCTCTAAGAGTAGCAAATCTTAAAGAAGTAGTCAAGGTTCTCCGAGTCCGACGAGTCGTTTTAATACGATTCTCTCGAATAACCTTTTTCATTCTGCAATATACTTCACAATCATCCTGAACATCATTTCTGGCAAAATTTACTACCAACTGTTGCTTAGAAACAGCAATACCACTCATACCTATATTCCAAGGTTTTGTGACGAATGCTCCAAGATTATAAATCTTAAAATCTAAGCCAGCATTAAACAGATAATAAGCATCATCATCTTCAAAATCCCATTTGCATTCAGAAGCAGGAAGATTTATTTGCTCCTCATTAAACAGGACTCTTCCTTCCATGAATCTAACTTGCTCCGTAATCATTTCTTTATAAGAATCCATACTATTATGGGAAGAACCAATAGGATTCCTATACAACTCAATGTCAATCTGACACCCATTAACAAAAGGTAATCCCTTTTGCAATTCGTAATCCAGCCCTTTGTGCTTAATATCAACAATCATTTTGAATGTTGATGTTCTCCACGTATTTCTGCCATAGGCAAACATTTGCCCACGACCCATACGGAATTGCTTCCATATCATATTCTCACTCTCATCGTGAGGAGTGCCAAAAATCTCAAAAAAATCATAAATCTCTTGCTCATTTTCAATGCCTTTTCCATCATCCTCTATGGAAAGCAGAGCCTTGCCATCATCTACTACTAACTTAATTCTAACTTCAGGACTGCCTGCCTCAATAGCATTCATGACTCCTTCAAGATTAGCCTTTTGGAGACTTCCTGCTTGCCTCTGAATAGTATCCATTAAGAGTTTTGGGTGCATTCCCAACTGTCTTGTTTCTGTTATAACTTCTGTAACAGACATGGTTTAACCTCTCTAAGAAATGTTATTTTACTTCTCTGAACACACTAACAACACTACACCATTTCTAAAAACTACTTGTCTGGAATTTTCTCCCTACACTCTATCAAGAACCAATAGAGATCAGCACAATTAGATAGATAAATTCCATTCTCTTTAGCCTCAGATTGAACCTTTCTAACTACTTTAAAAATATCTCCTTTTGAGACACTCTTATCAACAATTTCAGAAGCATAATATTGCATATGCTCTTTTTCTATCTTCATTGTTTTAAGATTCTTCATTTCCATCCTTACTGTTTCCTGTTCTTGTCATCAGACATAAGCTTATAATCCTCACTATTAACTAGTTCAGAAGAGAGATGGACACATTTTTTAATTTTCCGAGAAATAGTAATACCAAATTTCTTCTTAAAACTAGCAGTAGGATATATATCCATATTCTCTATATCTTCCCTCTGCCAATTAACTACATCACAACCCACCATCTGAGTAGGAGCCCAATTACCTTTAGATGGTTTTCTCCATACATAGATGAAATCATCCAACTCATCCCTAGTAATATATACTTTCTCTTTTTTCACTTATATTTAACCTAATGGATTTATTTCTTTAACTGCCTTCTTTACTGCTTTGTCATGAATTTTATCATATTCTTGAGGAAATTTTCGAGACATATCAGCAAGAAACTCATTTTCTTCAGAAGTAGGTCTATAACCATAACCTTTTTTACAAAGATAACATAGATGCTCTAATTTTTGCTTTTGTTGCTCATTCATTTCTATTCTCCTAGCTTTACTATTTCAACTACTTCTCCATGGAAATCATTCTCTACTTGTTCCCTGGCTTGCTCAGGAGTAGGATGAAACAAATAAGCAGCATTATTATCTCTGCCTATAACAGAAAGAACTTTCCATGACTTAGGGAAACAACTTGTCTCCATTATTATATATCTCTTTTGATCAGTTATCATAATACTTACCTTTTTGGAAAACTCATTGTCTGGAAAAATGGACAAAAAAAGACCCCTTGCTAATTTTGGAGGGAAAAAGATGAGGAGCAATTAGCAAGGGGAGGAATGTAAATTTCATAATACCCAGAAGTGGACTCGAACCACCAACAAAACGCTTTTGAAACGTTCACCTCTGCCATTGGGTCACCTGGGCCTATCTAGTATTTTAATACCCACGAGTGGACTCGAACCACCACTACTAGCATTTTAAATGCTATGACTCTGCCGATTGGTCTACGTGGGCTTCTATTCATTTTTTCACATCATCATATTCTGACACAGTAGTATGTATATCTACTATCCCATCATGAGTAGTAACATTCACAATATCTTCATAATGAATACCTATTCCATCTCTAAAAGGAATAGATATCTTTACTGACTCATCTCCTAAGCCATGTTTTACCATATTTCCTAATTTTTTATACAGCTCTGTAATTGTCATTTATTTTTTCCGCTAAAAAAGGATTCGGTGCTATACTACTACCATTTCTACAAACTCATTGTCTGGAATTTTAACAGGTCGCCAGGGACTCGAACCCTGAACCGAACTTTTGGAGAGTCCAATGATACCAATTTCACCAACGACCTAGCAATATCCCTAGTAGGATTCGAACCCACACTATTCTCCGTCCGTAGCGGAGTGCCATATCCAATTAGGCGATAGGGACTTATACTCCTGACAGGACTCGAACCTGCATATATCTGGTTTAGGAAACCAGTGCCTATCCTATTAGACTACAGGAGCTTAACAAACATCAAGATCAAGATCTTTATCTCGACGACCCTCGTTAGGATCTATCTGAAAAAGCTCATCACTTTCTAACTGATTTAACTGAACTCTCTGAACAAAAGCCCCAGAAGCAAGCCTTAAAAGTAAAATATCTCTCTCATCAAGAATATCTTTCTCTAATGCTTTCATAATCTCATTTACATGCTCCTCAACTTTTGACCATGATTCGTTGACTATCTTCTCACATCTTAATCTGTAGGTGTTCTTGGTCCTTTCGCTTTGCTCCACAATAATCTCCATTATCCATAGGTGTAAAATATACATGCCTCTCACATGACCCCAGTATTCTACACACTTTCCCTACTTTTGCAAGTCTTTTTTTCCCAATTTTAGGAAAAAAGTATAAAAAAATGCCCAATCATCCTGTTTCCTAAGAAGACTGGGCATTAAAAACTTAAATGTTTTTAGATTTTTATGCCACAGCACTTCCTTTTTTTCTGCGAGGTTTAAACATAAAGACACCGCGACGAACCTTATGAATAAGACTATCACGGTTAAGTTTATTATTAACCATCGTATAGAAATACTGGCTCTGAGTGTGATACAAATCCTTTTTATGAAGAGATTCTAGAATGTCACTCATAGTCATCTCTTTATTCGGAGTCATACACTCTCTAATAGCTCTGACCAAAATGGTCGTGTTGGGAAGCCTCGAAACATATTTCGCAGGACTACTGACTGGCTTTTGACCAGCCATAGCCCTTAATAATTTGCTCTGAAGCTTCATCAGATTCCTGTCAATACGCTCTTTTTGCCTCAACAGGTTCTGGTAGGTCTGGATATAAGACTCACTACCAGTTCGTGAGGCTTCCTTACCTACTTGAACACTTTGCATTGTTGTTACCTCCGTGGCTCTGCCACATACTACTTAGGTTAACATTTACTAACTACTACACTTGTCATATGACTATGTATAATATAGTCAAAAGTGAAAGAATAATCAAGTAAATTCACTATTTTCCTGTTATAAATATTAAAAATTCTCTATAACTTCCTTTGTAATAAAGATTTATATTTTTCGGGAAAAGTGAAAAATAGAGAAAAACACTCCTGAGAGGACTCGAACCCCTAACTTTCTCCTTAGAAGGGAGATGCTCTAATCCAATTGAGCTACAGGAGTAAAAAACAGTTTTTTTAACCATTCTTAGCTAAAAACAAAATACAAATAAGATTCCAAACAATCATAATAACAATAGCTATTATATTGAGAACTACTCCTGCTGTACTACCAGCAATAGCTCCTAATACTATTCCAATAATAGATGGTACAAAACCCCAAGCAATACCTAAAATTGGAACAAAACTCACTATTATACAATATATACCAATTATAATAGAAAGAGTACTAAGTAAAAGCATTACAACATCCATAATATTACTCCGATTCGGTGCTACTTATTTCTAAAACACTAATAAATACCCAGAAGTGGATTCGAACCACCATCACCATGCTCCTAAGGCATGTGCCTCTGCCATTTGGGCTACCTGGGCTTGTAAGCAACTAGTGAGAATCGAACTCACATTTTGACCTTGGCAAGGTCACGTAATATCCGTTATACCATAGCTGCAAAAAATCTTATTTATCAACTATCTTTATATTATGAGTAACAGGGGGATGTTGTTCATAATGTAATAACCATTTTTTAACCTGTTCCATTGTTTCTTTTTTTTCATATCTCTTACTATCTGCCATTGTTATAACAACTGTTTGATCATCTTTTTTATCCACATATTGTATGAAATTAGTATTTATCATCGTATTTTCATCAAGAGTAATTATCATGTTATTCTCCTATTTACATAACAATTTTTACATAATTTAGTTTTTGATCTTCTAGATACCTCTTTACCGCAATTTTTGCATACAGGAAGAGGTCTCTTATTACATTTTCCTGCAAAAGTTTTCTGTTGACTATTGCAATTAGGACATAATAATCTCAAATTCTCTAATCTGTTATCATTTCTAACACCATTAATATGATCTAACACCATTACTAATTTTATATTTTTCCAAGTGGGTTCTTGACCACATATGGCACAACAATTTTCTAATATATTATTTTCTAGTAGTCTTCGCTTAAGATGATTTCTACTATAAGTAGAATTTTCCACCATAATTTCTTTTAAAGAAATTGCCTTACTATCAAAATTTCTACCACTATTAGAGAAAGATCCCAACCGTATATGAGAGTAATCAATACTATCTATTTTTAATCTTTCTTTCAAAGATCGATAACGGCTACCGCTACCATATGGATCTAAATTAATTTGTTTTAAGACTTTAGCGAGACTATCACTATTTTTAACAATCCTTTCTAGCTTATCTTTAGATATTGTCCATATTGGACTTGTTCTTTTTCTCATTTTATTTCTCCAAAATATATCATTAACTATTAATATATTCGGAGAAACATGCTATATACCTTTATTTATTTTTGCATATAGCCAAAATAAATTCTCCATCTCAGAATCGAACTGAGCCTTCAACCTTGGAAGGGTCACGTGCGACCAATACACTTATGGAGATTACACCCGCTTAAATTAACCTATTTTCATCACATCCTGAACACGAACATTATTTTCTACCCAATTCTCCCCACTCAAACTGAGCATTTCTCCTCCATACTCTGTATCAATTACAGTATACTCATCACTGTAACCGACCTTTCTTACAGTGTCACCTACATCTACCGTGTTACCATAATGATCCATAGCCATCATAATTCTCCTACAACAAAAGGTTTACATTTATCTATCATGAGTTAATGCATTCATATGCATTCTATATTTACCTATCCATTCTTTATATACCTTAGAGCCAGAATATATCTGTCCTTTCGGAGATACACAATCCTTAAACTCTTCCCCAAAACATTTCTTACAAAACTTTATTGGACCTGCTTTTACCATCTCTTCCTCAAGAATTCCACACTTAAAACACTTAATACTATATACTAACATAGTATTTATCATCTTTGATTCTTTATCTACCATCTGGAATCCTCTCTTTCTGAATTAAAGGAATAACTACATCATCCCAATATCTCCTATAACCAATTTTTGATCTATTAATATTGTATTTCTTTAGAACTCTTTCAATCTCATAACTCCTCATCATACATTGACTTACTTGAAATTTCCTATAACCAACACCAACCATAAGCCATTTATAATGATAAATAGGACGATTCTTAATACCCCTATAACACCTTATTTGACTAGTCCTAGTCCTTAAATCAACAGTAACTACATGATGAATCCCTGGCTCAAATTGTCTATCAAAATAAGGACAATAAACAAATGAGACCATCTCTTTATATTTGTTCCATTTGACTATTGTCCATTGAGGATACCATTCATGAAAATCTTTAATATGTCCAATTTTCTTCGCTTCTCGGAAAATATCCCCAGGAACTACACGATCTACATAGTCCCTATGAACATAAATAGATCCTCCTATTAGTTTTCCTATTGGAAGTCTTCTATGCATAACTATTACTTCTCACAAAAAAATACCTTAGTCCCATTGTGGTTCTCTACCATTACCGAATTAAATTTCTCCATAATAAGATCCATAAGTAACTCTTTGGTGAGACCTTTATATTTTCTCGGAGAAACAGGAAGATTAATCAACGCTACTCCATAAGTATCTACAAAACTATAGATCTTATCTAGAGTCTCTCGAATAGCAGATAAAGAACTCAGAGTATTGATGACATTAGAAGCAAAAACTAGGTCAAATTGCCGATCACCTAACTCTTTATCATTAAAATGGATATCAGAATCATAATTATCTCCCATCTCATAAGGCCAACACCGAAAGTTGTTTTTATCTAACTCTAGAGTATGTAGAGCTTTAGGTCCCGCTCCAAAATCTAGAATCTCACAACTTACAGGAGAATATCTAGCTTTTATGATCCTAGGAAGAATAGCATTTTTACCTACTGCTCCACCACTTCTGGCTGTCTTATTGGCTATTTTTATTTCTTCGCTAGTCATTTTTTATTTTTCCGACAAAATGTCACAAATTTTACTATACTTTTTGTGATAAAATAAATGTTGAGCAAATCACCTAACTCCTTCTGTCGATTATAATTACGACATTAATATGGGTAGTTAAGCATCTGCTCAACAAAAGGACTAATACGCCCTTGTCTACTATACCATTCTAAGAAACTCATTGTCTGGAAAAAGAGCAAGGTGGGACTCGGACCCACGATCATAGGGTTGCAACCTATTGCCTTGGCCGCTTGGCTACTTGCTCAAAAAGGTCAAAGGACGAGATTTGAACTCGCTCTCCAAGATCCACAATCTTGTGTGCTTCCATTACACTACCTCTGACATAAAAGGCGGAAAGAATTGACTTTTTCAATACACAGTGGTAAGCCATATATCTAAGTGGGTGTCGATCTCCACGCATCGAGGGGTTCCCTCGCGTCAGCCGTGTCGTCAATTCCAGCTTTACCATGCTGCCACCTTGAATGGGGATAGAGAGATTCGAACTCTCAAGAACCCAGGGTAAGAACCTGGTGCTTTACCACAATAAGCTTCATCCCCTCTCTAATAGGTCCAGTGGGAATCGAACCCACGACTCTCTGGTTAAAAGCCAGATGCTCTACCTAGCTGAGCTATGGACCTAAAAACTACTCTTCTTTCCTATGGTCATATGCAGAAGATCTTTGATAATCTGCCCAGTAAGTCATTTCTCCTTTTCTTGTCAAATAACACCAAACCCAATTAATAGGACCTAAGAGCACTCTTAATAGGTGAATGAGATTTTGATTATTACTCCATTTTCTCCTATAAAGATGTATTTGGTATTCATAAGAGATATGATAACCAAATGCTCCCATACCCAACCATACCAACATAAGAGCTAATTTTATTGCAAAAAACATTGAACAAATCTCCTATAAGAAATAACTTATTCGGTGCTACATATAATCATTTCGAGAAATGCGTTGTCTGGAAAAAATGGAAAGAACCAGAGTTGAACTGGTACCTCGGCATTTTCAGTGCCGCGTGCGACCACCTACACCATCTTTCCATGAAGCCTTCTCTCAGAATCGAACTGAGATCTCAAGATTACAAATCTAGTATTCTGCCAATTGAACTAAGAAGGCGAAAATGACAGATGTGGGATAGTAAAAAAAGACGCTCCCATTGAGCAACTCCCCCATAAATGAGGGGGAGATAAGATTCGAACTTACGATAACTTTTTCACATTCAACCTGTCTAAGTAGGCCTAGCAAGAATTGAACTTGCGTGACACCCTTATAAGGAGTGCGTTCTACCATTGAACTATAGGCCCAAGAAATGGACACATACGGGACTCGAACCCGTAATTCCTGGGTGCAAACCAAGTGTGATCCCAGTTTCACCAATGGCCCATACTGGAAATGAAAAGTGGAGGCTACAGGAATCGAACCTGCGACCTATTGCTTGCAAAGCAATCGCTCTCCCGACTGAGCTAAGCCCCCATAAAAAATAACTTATGGATGTGTTAGTAAGAATAAACAATGTAAACTCTGCCAATTGAGCTATACTCACCGAGGTGAGCAATGGGACTCGAACCCATATCCTTTCGTTAAATTCGATAACCTACTCTAAATCAACCCATTTTAGTTATTTTTTTTGCCTTAAGACCTTTTTCACCATCGACAATATCGAAAGTGATAAGATCATTATCTTCAAGAAGATTTGTGCCTTCTATCTCAGAATGATGAATAAAGATATCATTACCTTCATGGTCTACAAAACCATAACCCTTCTTCTTATTGAACCATTTAACGCGACCAGTAGGCATCATATGAGATCTCCTATTCGGTGCTATGTAATGAAAAACTCAGGCCGAGACGATTTGAACGTCCGACTTCCGCATCCCAAATGCGGCGCTCTGACCAAGCTGAGCTACGGCCTGTAAAAAAGAAAAAGATAGTTGGCCAGTCGATATCCTAAGATTAAGATTAATTATGGTTGAAGAATCTGTGTATACTCACCACAAAATACCGAACAACTACCTTTTTCAATACTAAAAAATTGCTACATCATAAAAATAGATTAGTCATCTATTTCTTTCTTCATCTGATCAGCTAGACGCTCATCAAAAATTGCCTTAGTTGCACCCTCTAGCTTATACATATCTTCCGTAGATACATCAAACTCTTCGGCTGTTAGTCGAAGTTTGGGCTCAACGATAGGCTCTCCATCGGCACCATGTCCAATTTGTTTTCCGTACGTTGAAACGGTCTTTGTAAAACACCTTACCATAACACACACATCCCTTCACGGCAACCGTTGCCGCATCATTGTTTATGAGTATAAAAATACTCGTAATAGCGGGGGGAGGATTTGAACCTCCGAGATCTTGAAGGATCTACGGGCTTATGAGACCCGTGAGTTAAGCCGGACTACTCAACCCCGCAATATCGGGAAGGGGAATCGAACCGCCTTTTCTGTTATTAAGTCATATTATCTCAACACTATAAATCGAGATATAACTCAACAACTGCTTTACCTATAAGCTACCCAATGGCATCGGGGATAGGCATTGATCCTATCATCTCCTGAACTTGACCACGGAATGGTTACCTATGGTCCTTGTCAGGCATTTTACATTTAAACTACCCAATATGGTGTCAGGGGGCAGGCATCTCACCTACCATCAACCACCTTACGGTGGCCATTTTATGCTTAAACTACCCGACAAAAAAACGCCTGTGGATGTGTGGAAGAAATCGGAAACGCTCTGTTATTGAGCTAAAAATCATTGTCTTAGGAAATTTCAAGTGCATAGCCATTAGTATATTTCAACCTGGTTCTCTCAAAACTAGCCAGTCTTCCCGTCAAATATATCGATTGGCGTTATCTCAACTTGACTGTTACCTGATTCGCTTTTTCGATTCTTACACGCATTAAAAATAGAATAATCGATAACCGACATCAATCAACCCACATGCTTGTTCTAAAAATACGGATGTGGGATGTTAAAAAGCATTTTGTTGACCTTAACGATAACTTTAAAACTTCAACCCGTATAAATTCTCTCTCTATTTACTTGTAAAAGACTATCATAACCAATGTTACTATAGTAATAATCTATCGTCTTTTCTTTCACTTTCCAATAGTTTTTTCCTGCTTTTTTATTAGTTTTTATGAGGTTTTTTACTCGCCGCTCTAATCCTTTTAGTAGTAAAAAGTTAGAGTGGTCAAACCAGAGAAAAAACTTGGGAAAATACTCCTAATGAGGATCGAACTCACGTTTTCTGGCTGAGAACCAGATGTCCTAACCACTAGACGATAGGAGCAAAAACTGACCCATAGGGGAGTCGAACCCCTGCTAATAGGCTGAAAACCTACCGTTCTACCACTAAACTAATGGGCCTTATTCGGTGCTACATACTTGTTTTTAACAATAGCGATACCTGGGATCGAACCAGGGACTTTCCCGTATGAAAGGAATGTTTTAACCAACTATACTATACCGCCGTAATAAGAGATCACAACTGGACTCGAACCAGTATTAATATAGGAATCCAACCTATTTTCGGAATCAAACCGCTTGAACGCAATCAAGCTCCCCTGCATAGGAGAGGTGTATACCAATTCCACCATATGATCTCTTAACGGATAGGAAGAGAATCGAACTCTTATTCCCCTTTTGTGAAAGGGAACCTAGTTTTCAAGACTAGTGTAACCTACCAATAGTTACCACGCTATCCAATGAACGGAAGAGACAGGGGACGATCCTGCACTGCCCCGAAGGCAGGACTGATTAGCAATCAGCTCGGCATGCCAACTCTGCCAACTCTTCCAAATGGGAGTCATAGGATTCGAACCTACTCAGTCTTTCGACAACAGGGTTACAACCTGTCCCAACTCTCCCGCTTTGGCGGACTCCCTTAAACCCCTCGTAGCGGTAACGATCCGCTGCCTGAACATCGACAATGTCCTATGCTTCCATTACACCAACGAGGGAAAACACAGATATGTGGTGGTAAAAGATAAGACCCATTACTGGGGTGTAAGGACTTGAACCCTACTGTGCATTCTTGTTTAAAAAATGTTTTGACCGATAACCTTCTACAATCAACCTGTGTAACTCAATAGGATGGACTCGAACCATCATCTCTACCAATAAGCGCTGGAGTGTTTTGCCCGTTAAACTACTAATGAATACCCGAGGTTGGACTCGAACCAACGATCTTCTGTTTGTAGGACAGACGCTTTAGCCAACTAAACTACACGGGTAAAAAAGCAGATATGGTGGAGGAATAAGCGTTTTTCGCGCTCTGCCAATTAAGCTATCCCCTGGTTATCAGGGGAGTAGGACTCGAACCTACATTCTCGGATTCCTAAAATCGATAACTTACTCACAATCAACCTGCTTAAATTGTTTTTCTCTTCTTTCTCTCATCTTCTCCTTCTGATAATCTCTATAACATTGCTCACAAAAACATCTTTTTTTTACAAATAAAGTTTCATCTCTATCCTTGCCACAACCTCTACAAATATTATTTTGTTCTTTCGATATCTTTTTTTTCTCTTCAAATAAAACAATATTTTGTTTCATTTCATCTATTTTATTATCATTCCAATGTTCCTTTTTATGACAATTTGAACATAGAATAATACATTTTTTCATTTCTTTCATAGCTTTTTTCAAAGATTTTGTTCTTAAATTAGAAATGGTATATTCTTTTTCATTGGGATCTAAGTGGTGGAATTCTAAACAAGATATATGATTTTCAGGACACTTAGAACATTTTAATTTTTTCTTATATTCGAAATAAAAAATATTATTTTTTGCTTTTTGATATTTACTTTTTTCTAAATAATAATCTTTATATTTTTCATAATTGTTTTTTCTACTCTCTTTTACTTTTTCTCTATCTTTAGAAGGCATATTTATTCTCCAAAAATTATAAATATACCTTATATTCTGTTATCTATTTTGGAATCCTCTTTTATTTTCTATAAAGATAACTTTTTTAGAATAGGGCCAATAGGAATCGAACCTATATACCCGCCATATCAGGACGGTAATTTTCCGTTAATTCATAGCCCTAGAAACATGAGAGATCAAATTCGGTGCTATATAAGCTCAAAACTCCGAACTAACATAGCTCCGAAGATCTCTCATGTGTTAATACTCATAACAACAACTTGTGTGTTCCTTCTAGGAACCCCTATTCAATTTTCAAAGAACTAACCGTTGCATTCGGTGCAACAGTTCAAGCTCCAGGAGCAGGACTTGAACCTGCGACATCTTGATTAACAATCAAGCGCTCTTCCAACTGAGCTATCCTGGAATATTTACTTTTCAAACTACCCCGAGAGGACTTGAACCTCTAATAATGGCTCCAAAAACCATTGTGTTACCAATTACACTACGAGGTAATACTTACTTACAACTACAATCTTTACCACAATCTCCATCACATAGACAAAGACTATAAAAACCATACTTCTTTGCTAGAGAATAGAAATTCTTCATATCCTGTTCCCTATCTTTCTGCTCTCTTGTCATTTATTTAACCTTTCATTTTAACCATAAAAAAAGGCAACTCCTTTAAGAGTCGCCTTTGAACGAGGAATATAGATTCAAAAGCGACTACCCCGATCCATCTTTCTTTTCAGGACGATTAGACCAGAGTATCTCCGCATACATTTGCCCAATAAATGCACAACTCGATAACGGTTGCACAGTAAATGTATGCTGTTTTCTTCTTGTTTTTATGACAACTGGATTTCTGGTTGAGATAGTCATCTCTTGTTCACCTTAGTTCTTAATTTCCTTATACAAAAACTATTATCATACTAGTTATTATATACTATCGTAAATTCCTTCTTTTTTCTTGAAAAAAAATAATGGATAAGTAAGTCCCCTCGAAAGAAGACCTACTTACCACTACACTTTCCTCATATCCTTATCTGCAATATAGAAGATGAGAAAAATGTAAACTAGCCGACCGATTTGAAGGCTCTCTTGACATCTTCTGTATTATACTACTTTCTCTTACTACTGTCAAGCCCTATTTTAATAATTTTTTGGGGAAAATAAAAGAAATTCTATTCTCCCCAAAAACTGGAGGAGGGCAAAATCAATAACTATGATTATACCCATTCCCTTTCACTTTTCAACTACTTTCCTAAAAAAATCTCTACTTTCTTCTAACTTCTTGTAAAAAAAGAACTTACTTCTTATTAAATATCTCATCAAAGAAGTTTCCTATCTTCTGATAAGCAGTAGGACTATGATCTTTATACCACTGTCTAATCAATTTCTGACCCTCAGGACTTCTCTTATATGCCTCACATGAAGCTCTAAACTCAGGAGAGCTTTGGTCCCAAGTCCCATCAATATTATGCCCTGGCTCAATAGGAGGCGGAGGTGGTGGAGCATCATGAAAAGTCTCTTGCCATTTAATATTCTCATTAGAACGAATCGACCACTGCCTAACCCCATTATCATGATGCTGGAACCAAGCAAAATTCTCCTTAGAACCATGTCTATGCTTCTCACCTACCGACATCCTAAACATTCCCGATAATGCTTCTCCTACATAACCCTTTACCTCCTCAGGAGATAAGGAACGAAGATGCAATGCTATATCTACTAAGTGAGGTAAAGATGTACCACCCTTAATAGTCTTGCCATCTTGATTTATTTGACCTAACAAAATAATATGACAACCAACATCATTAGCTGCTTTTTTCAATCCTGGCTTACTATTCTCTCCCTTAATAAGTCTTCGAGCCTCTCTTTTATTACCATTCTCAAATTCATCAATTTCATTAACACTATCAATAAAAACTAGCTTGGGTTTCTTAAGATAAATAACATCGATAATATCTTCTATCGCACTAGCCCCACAACACTCAATATTATCATACTTCTTAGTATCCTTTGCCCATCCAGCAAAATCTTCCATAGTCGATTCTGTTTGGAAATAAAGAACTCTACCATTCTCATAACGAGTGCTAAAATTCTTAGCAACATCGATACAAAGACGACTTTTACCTACTCCAGCAGTTCCTGCCCATAAGCTGATCTTACCCTTTGGCATTCCCCATTCCAAATAGTCTGGGAACTGACTGTATCCGTAGATGATATCAATGTCATTAAACCAAGTCCTATTTCTACGAATAGGAGCAGCATCCATGTCCGATAATTTTTTTACTTCAATAGTCATTGTAGTTTCCATACCTACTGTTAACTAAAACTCATTGTCTGGAATTTACCACCATGGTATCCAATCAACACCAGGAAAACGACCAGCATCAGAGTCTATTGCCCATCCTATCCACTTCATGAAAGGATAGAAAGAAAACACATACAAACCTACCACAATAGGCCATGTGTCCTTTATATTCTTAACTAAAAAGACAAGAAACCCCCATATAATAATCCCTATTATAACTCCTGCCCAACAGGCACTATTAAATTTATCTTCATCTATAAGAACAATTGGATCATCTAAACTTTTTGCATACTTTGCACGAGCCTCAGCGTCAGACAAACCAAGATATTCTCCATAATAACCTTCAGGCATTTGACGAGAATACCCCTGCTCACGAAATGTCGTTACATTCTTCCAATCACACATATGATCAACAGCCGATAATGTTAGCATTAAAGCAGGATACCAAACAATTATAAAACATACAACTATACTTGCTCCAAAACCCAATGCTCCATATGTTACTACTTCATTAGCTTTACTCTGAAAGTCACTCATGATTTTTCTCCTAATATAACTGCTTTTACTATTGCCACATTATACCATTATAAAAAATCACTTGTCTGGAATTTTTATCGTAATCTTAGCTATTTCCCTCCTGTATCGCCCAGGAAGGAGATATTTTGTCTTTTCTAGTATCTTAACTCTTTTAACTATCTTCTCTAAATTAACACAAAGAGAATTAAGATTATCTATTCTTTCTACGAGAATAGAATTACCTTCTCTTAGTTCTTCTATGGTCTGATCAGAGACTTGTTCCTTCTCTTTTATAGCAGTTTGTAGTTTTTCTAGTTTTTCAAGGACATTTTTTAAATTTTCGGCAGAAATTAATAATGCCTCTTTTTCCTCTATATCCCTTTCGGTGCTATAACCTGCCTCCCACCTCTTATTAAGCATAAGCTGATCAGAAGCAATAGAATAAGGATTATCTCCCATGTCCTTACCCTCTATATACGACTCCTTACCTAACTTCTCTGCTTCTTGCAAATTTTCATTATAGAAGAATAAATCAAATAATGGATCTTCTAAAGAACTAACATCTATATCTAAACCACATATCTCACAAATAATATGTCCATTATCAATCTTTATACTATCCTGATTGCATTTGTGACATCTCATTTATTTTCCCTTCAGTTATGACTTTATCTTTAGTGATAACAGTCCCAATGAACTTATAACTAACATATTTCCTCTCATGCTGAGGAAAGTTAAATTCTCTATAATCTCTTATAGGTAATGCTTCTTTTGATGTGCCATAAGTAGATAACCTGTAGTAATAACAACCACTTACAAACCCTCTTCTACTTACTCTCTTAATATCTACAGCAGAACCAACCTGCCATAGCTTATAACCATAAGGATGTAGTCTAGTAAGACGTTGAAAGAATACCATATTCTCCTGCACCCTGCCAACAAAATCTTTACATCTGATAGCACTGTCTCTGCTACCCTTACCTCGAAATTTGTCCCATGCTGTTATCTGATATCCATCTTTTTTAACTACTATCTTTGACATAATACTTTCCATCTTCTTTAGGACAGCATTTAAACTATGCCATTTATTAGCTCCTAATAAGAACATAGAATAGATCTGATAGTAATATACTCCCTTTCGGTATGGATTATAAAATAAATCTCCTGCTTGCTTAACTATTCTTTTATTTATTTTTGCTGTTATTACTAACCACTTATTTCGTGCTATCTCCTTTTCTTTTTCTGTCATATGGTATTTTCTAATTATTGTATGTTTTCCATGACTATTTTTAACTTCTTTGCCTACATCTTCTGGTGAGTACATAATCTCAATCATCTCAAAAACCTTTCTCCTAGGGGGAAATCAAGGGGTGATGGTAAAATACTTGTCTGGAATTATTTTTGCTCCTATTTTTTCCAGACTATCGATTCTTCTCTATTTTACCATTTACTAATCACTTTTGCAAGTGTTTTCTCGTGGTCTGGAATTTATCGACACTATCGATTTTCCAGACAATTTATTTCTCCTTTATTGAAAATTTTAATAAAAAAATCTATTATTTTTTGGGGAATTTTTGATCCATTTTTTAAAGGTCCACCGAGAACCAAAAATTTTAGTGTAATGAAACGCTAATTTTTCTATATAGAACCAAAAAATTGATATAATGAATTTCCTATTTTGGTGCCAGGAATTTCCATTTTTCCTATAACCTACTACAATTGTTCCACGTGGAACACTATATATTTCCTTCTTCTACTTCTTCTACTTCTACTACTTCTTCTTGCTCACCTACTGACAATTTCCTTTCTTTTTGTTCTTTTTCTCCTATTTTGGAGAAATGTGAGCATTGTCCATCATGATTAACATGTATACATAATTTATATTTACTTCCTACATTCCATTCTATATGTTCTTCATGTTGAAAGGCATAGCAAGGTTTTCCAGTAACAGGATGAATAGTTCTTTGAGTGGGATGTTTTTTACATAGATAGGTATCACAATCTGATTGAAAGACAAATTCTTCATCTCCTTCTTCATCTACACAATGCTCACAGAAGATACATACTGCCTTAGGGTATAGTGATTCATTTACTTCCATTATCATTTCCTATCATAATATACTATAAGTTATGTATTTTATTATACTTATGATTATTTGTAGTCCATTTATAGCTTGTATAATAAGTAGAGTAGTTATTATTACTTTATTAGTATTAGATAGATGTTTCCATGCTTTATCGAATGCTTCTATTAGGTTAGTGAATATATTCATTTTAGTAGTAGTTTGGGTTTACATTATTTTCCGCGAAATTAGTTAGGGTTTAGTATTGACTTTATCTTCTATGACATTTTCCATAATATTAATAAGCCATACGGCATGTTGTATTTCTTGTTGATATATATCTGCTCTTTTTGCTTTTGGTTCTCCAATAGTTTGTAGAGTTACGACATATCCTTTATCTGTTGCATCATGGTATCCATATTCGAAATTTCTATCTCTATAGGTTTGCAGAGAAGGTATTTTAACATCTCTATCATCTCCCCACGAGAACCATCCATTTGGATATTCTTCTGATTTTTCTACTTTATATCCGCCTTTAAGATTTTGTCTTGGCCATACAGTTCTAATTTCTAGGGTATTTAGAGCACTATCTTTATCCATCATAAAGATATGAGTATTATCATCGGCCATAGTGCAATGAGAGGTATGTATAAGGATTTTTCTATTATCTGTCCATTTAGATATTTGTTTAGGGTATTCTACCCATATATTTCCATCTGCATCTCCATAGGGCAGAGTATGACTTTTATTATATTTATTATCATATAGATATTGCCATATTTTTTGTAGTTTAGGCATATAGTCTAGTAGTATAATTGCCCACAGGTGTTCAGCTATCCATTTATTCAGTAATTCTCCGCAGTTTGTTTCTTGTTCTTTTTTATAGCATTGGTATAACATTTCTGCTATAGCAGTAGCTGCTTTACCTGTTTGTAGTCCTCTTGCATTAAGGTTATAGGATTGTTCTTTCGCATCAAATTTTTTAACAAAATTTTGTCCGATTCTTTTCCCATATGCTTGAGCATTTTCTGGAAGATCATTTGAGGGGGTAGGGTTCATCATTTTTCTCCGCGATTTAAATAAATATACCTATCCATCCTATGGCAATAATTGCAAGTATAGATATAATAAATATCCAGAAAGCTTTGTTATAGATTTTTTCATATTTATGCCAGTGTTTTTCGAATTTATCGAGTAGTTTCATAGTATTATTCCTTATTATTTATTTTGGCATTACGAATACTAATCTTATAGTCAGAGCAATAAAAGTTAGAAAAATAGTTATTACTGTAAATATTGCTCCTGTTTCCCAGCATATTTCTGACGCATGTTCTTCATCTATTGCATAAAGGCTGCAATCATATTTATAGAATTTACAGTCATTATTTTCATTTAAATTTTCATTAGTTTGTATTTGTATTTTTGTTTTTACTTTCATAGTTCCTAGTGAAGTATCATCTATTTTAGTATTTTCGGGGGCTAAGCATTCTGAAAGTGTATCTATAGTTGAGATTTTGAAGTATTTACAATTTGTGCAGAGGATATTACCAATTTTAGTATTTTTCTTATATACAAGAACAGTTATAATAATACCTATTAGAACAGGGAGAATAAAGATAATTCCAAATTTCATTCCTATAGATATTGTTATGAGGAGGTTTATTACAATCAACAACCACCCTATAGTATTTATATTTTTTTGGTTTTGGTAGAACATATTATTCTTCTGATAATAAATATTTACCTACAAAATCATCAGGATTGATGTGATTAGGTTTTGGGCAGTGACAGCATTTGGAGCATTCTTCGCATGTCGAGCAGACTAGTCTGTTATGAGTTCCATAGAGATGTCCGCATGATGGGCAGGAGACTTCATCTCTTGGTAGTCCATATTGATCTATTATATTGTATAGTTCTTTATCAGGCATTATGCTGCTTTCGGAAATATTGCTTTTTTAGCGACAATAACATCTTCTGATTGTTTTAGAATATTTTCTGTTCCTATGGCAGTTATCCATGATTTTTTAACAATACATTCGATAACAGTATATCTTGAGCAGGGGTGACAATAATCTCTTGTGTTACATTCTGTAAGTCCTTTTAGGTGAGATTTTGCTGCAGATTTTGTTTTATAGAAATGAAATCCTGACTCATATGTTACATTTCTTATATATTTTACTCCATCTATTATATCTGTTTGTGTTTGATGGCTTGTCCATGGTTTATGTTCGGTACAGGCTTTATTTACCCCTTCTTTATACGGATCGTTTCCGAAAAATACTGGATAGTATCTATTATCTACTACCAAATTTTTTACTCCGTTTTTAATTACAGTCATATATACTTCTTTACCTACCTGCACCATTTTATAGACTACTATCCCTTCTCTAGGTATTGTAGCTACTTCTTTTTTCATTTCTTTATCTGTCATTACAGTGGATAAGCACATAATGATTTATTCCTTATCTTTGTTTTCTTTCTTCCCATTTTGGAGTAAATATTTTATCTCTAATTTTACTTGTATCGATTGGTCTTCTGAGTAGGAAGTTAATAGCTATTTCATCTGATTCTGTGAAGAAGGCAGAGTCAAATTCTGAAGTATATTCTGTCACAGCATTCCTTGGTCCTTCTATTATTAGTGCTTGTAGGGTTCTATCAAGTTTAATTTTACTTGTAGCTGATGATGCTACAGTTCTTTCCCTATTTTTTCTTTCTATACATACATAGAACATTATAAGTTGCTTTCTTTTAGATTTATTTATTAAAATATTTTGGACAAATCAATATGTATTATAGGGGGTATTTGGGTTTTGTCAAGGGTTAAAGTAGTAAAAAGTGGGTTTTTTCTACTTTTTTCCACTGATTGCCATTCTTTTCCACTTTGTTCCACCATGATCGCCATGGTATATTTGTTTAAAAATCTACTAATCAGTGATTTTATCTGGTAGTGGGCACCATTCGGGAGGAGTAATAGAAGCCACTTTATCCCGATTCATAATTATATTTTGATATTCTTCACTCTCTACATCATAATGTTTTATAGTGCGTTCGGTGCATTTTTTACACAATAGGGTAAAATTTTTACTATCAAGAAAATAGCATTCAAAATAAGGACAAGAATTACAATATTCAATTTCTAGTATTTTCATCATTATCTCCGTTTTTTATTCTCTTTCCAATTAAATTAGCAATCAGTGATATGCAGACGACTATTGCTAAGATTATAATTCCATACTTAAATATAGTCATTGCTGTTTCTGCGAAGGTAGTTAATTCTCCAGACATTGAGATATTAGGGGATGATGGTTCTATCATATAATTATCCTGTTCCGATTAGTTTTTCTTTTATAGTATCTCTAAAGGCTTCTTCAAACTCTTCGAATACTTTACCTTTGGCCATAAGAATACAGAAGCGATCAAATTCTTCTTGTGACATCCATAAATAGCCCAATGTTTTATCTGCCCCATTCACTCTACTGTAGAGATAGATTAATCTATGTTCTGGATTAAGATTTCCTTCTCTACATTCATATTCAAATTCGATACTCATTATTATTCTCCATAGGATTAGATTGGTTGATCTACAAATTCTTTTGAGATGGTGCTTGGTCCATATTTAGATATAACTCCTCCCTCGTCATCTCTTTCGATATTTAGGACTTTGTCCATTGCCTCCCCGAATATCGCTGTAAATCCGCAGAGGGAGTATCCCATATGGATATAGAGTTCGATCATTTCTCTAAGGGTATATTCTCCTTTTTCTGCATCTTCCCATACAATTGCAAGCCCTCCGCTCTCGCAGGTCATCATTGTTTGTATTTTATGATAATCAAGAAGATATTTTATTACAGAATTTGGTTTAAATCTCAGTTTCCCCTCTTCATCTTCTTCATATTGAGGCTCTAGTTTAAAGACATCGAGGAATAGTGGAATATCTTCATAGCCTTCCATTGTTTTAATAGTGTTTTTTGATATGATTTTCATTCTACCTCCTGATCTGGCAATGCTACTATTCTAAATTCTCTACGTTTTGGGATTTTGAGATTATCTGGATCTCCCGCAAATATTACTCTTGAGGGATAGGCACAGTTATGACTATTAGCTTCATCTGCTATATAGTCGAGTTCTTTGGCTAGTGCTTTTGCTTCTTTTGCAGTAATTGTCCATTCTTTTTTTGTCTTTTTTTTCAGAAAGATCATAGGTTATTTTCCTTTCGAGTTAGATATAATTTATTTTTTTCTAGTTGAATATACCCAGTACCGCCGCCCTGAGATCCGACCATATCGATAGGTTCGATATACATATTGTAGCCATACAATTCGTCCATCCTTTAACTCAACTGGTCTCCAGGCAAACCACTTAATTTCTTTTGATTGTTTTTCTTTGATCTCATCTCTTTCTCTCAATCGTTGTGAATATGTTTTCCCAAATATCATAGATTCTCCTTTAGTCTATAATTTTATCCGCCATAATTCAAATCGCAACAACACGGATCATTGGGATAATTACAATAGCTAGTATGGCTCACATATTTTTTGGGTTTTTTATCATGTTCTTGGAATCTTGATTTTTTATAATGACAGAAGGTATCGTCCCAAAAGGTATTTTTCCCGAATTTATCATCGCATATAAAACTCCAAAAGCATTGGATACACCTAGTAAATTTAGGAAGATCTTCTCCATGTCTTTTTTTCATTAATTTACTACATTTAGGACTTTTCATGGTGTTTATTTTTCTCCCCAGTACCAAACAGTAACTTTTTCCCCGTTTCTTAGGTTTCCTGGGCTAGAATTCGATTGATAGGCATTTGATGTAACAGTAATCAATCGTTCTTCACCTATTTGGTTAATAAACTCAGTAGCAGCAGAATATAGATCAGCAGTAGCAAAATGTTTATATTTGGCGATCATATTATTCTCCTTTCGCGATAAAATTCCATAATTGTGATCTATCTACATCAATAGCTATATTATCTCCATTTTCATTAAGAGTAGCTCCCCACTTCCCTCTATCATAATACATTTTACCTTTTGTCCATGTAGCTATTTCTGGATGAAGCATACACACTGCTGCTGTTGGATCATGGAATTTTTTAGATTTATGTTTTGCCAGATACATGCCCATGCCTTCTCTCAATAATTCTCCTGCTCTATCATGGGGTTTGATGGACAGGATAAAATTATGAACATTTTCATCATATTCGATAGTATGGCAGATATTTTTTCCTATCCAATTACGTTCTCTAATCATTTTAGAGGAGATATACGTCATAGCTCCTTCATTATCTCCTCCGAGGTTAAAAGTTAAGCATGTTGTAAGTCCTTTAAATTTATCTAATTCTGGGACTTTTACACCATGTATATCATATCCTATAAAACCTCCTTGCATAGTTGCTCTTTTAACAAAGAATATTTTTTGGGAAGAGTGAGGTGAAAGATATTCTCCTACGCTCAAAAGAGGTCCTATACAGAGTAGTTCTGCATTTCTATATCTATTAAATGTTTCTCTTATTACTATAGGTCCGAAACCATCATCATGAAAAACAGATGGAAATTTATATTTTCTTAGTAGTTCGGTATGAACTCCTCCTACTGATGATTTAATTCTATTTAGTCTACCTACTCCTACTGGTATAGTTAGACCTACTTCTTTAAGTAAAAATTTAACTACCGCTACTTGATCTAGATCTCCAGGAGAGACAGTAATAGCCCTTATTTGCACCCCTGCTGAGATTAGGTAGCAGAGGGTAAAGAAATCATCAGGATCTCTTCCTATATCTGTTTCTACTATTAGTTCCATCGTCTATTTCCAATACAACCATTTATGATGTTGTTCCATATATCCATTAGTTAATATAAACGTATAATTCATTGTTTATTCCTTCGTAACAGTAATTTTTGGAGGGGTTACTGCCACATATTCCATCGTTATTTCGCCATATTTTTCTATCAATTCTTTTACGGCAATCAGGACTCTCTTTGGTCCTTTTTCTTCATTTTGTGATAAGCATTTTTCAGCAGCCATCTCAAATGCTTCTATATCTTCTTCTGTAAAAGTAGATTTATCATTGATAAATACTTGGAGTTGTATTACTTCATAATCTTTTCCTTTTTCATAGGCTGGTTCAAGTAACCCATTTATTTCTCCAGGTTTTGGGAATGTAATAGTCTTATCTGGATTATATTTTTTTATAATCTCTATAACCACTGCGTAACAGGCTAGTCCAAGATCAGCTTGTCCTATTACATTTCCATCTTTATCTTTAATTGTATTGATATTACCCATGTTTTATGCTTCTTCTGTCCATCCATGTTTTTTATATTCTTCAATATCTGCTTCAAATCTCAGTGTTTCTGCTAATTGGACTTTGCGTTTCTTTTTAGGAGATCCATATGTTTTCTCACAGAAATATGCCTCTGCCCGTTCTGTCTCTGCGTCCCATGTACCATAAGACACCTGACGAGCAGCAAAACACGGCTTAGTTACTATATATATACCCAGTTGTGGCATGAATGGCATATCAATTTCTTTGCATAACGTTACATATCTCAATATATCAGTACCAATTTTGAAACTTTGTTTTAACACGACTTTCATAACAACTCCTTAATGTTTTGTTGTCCATGTTTTGGGTTTTAAGAGTATTCCGCAATGTTTACATTTTTGTGGGAATCGGCATCCTTGTCTATCCCCATAATATCCTATATTTTCATGTATACATTGTGATTTTGTGGGTTCTACATGTGGGCAAGTTGGGTCTATAGGTTCTACATGTGGGCAAGTTGGGTCTATAGGTTCCCATTCTTCAGGCCTTAAAAGGACTCCACAGTGTTTGCATCTTCGAGGGTAACTATCTTTAAGCAGTTCGTTCATTGAGGGATGACCTGGAGACATATTTTTTTGAAAATGTTCATCTTCTGGCACATGATTATTGCGACCACATTGGATCAAATCCTCTTTATTAGCATTAGATCGGTAGATCTGTTTTATTCTATATTGTTCTAGTAGCACCGATATATGACTCATACTACATCCTTATATTTATCATGTAATTTTTTATATAGTTCTTTTTCCTTTTGTTCTTCTTCTTTTTTTCTTTTATCTACCTTGGTTTTTTTTGCTGCTCTTTCTTTTTTCTCTTTTGCCAGTCGTTTTTCAAATTCTTTATCAGTTTCTAATCTTGTCCCAAAGAGATAATATTCATCGCTCACATCGCCATTACCGTATCCATATATGATATGGAATCTGAGATAATCTTGCTTTTTATAAGATTCCACAAGAGATTGAAGAGTATATAGCACTTCCTCCACTTCTCCCTCAAAGTCTATCATTTGGAGTCTTTTTACTATTTCTCTTTTTTTAGCCATAACCATTCCTATTCTTACCTTTCCCTTGGTTAATATCATCTATCCATTCTTTAAGTGGTAGTATTGGTGACCATTGGTTTGTAGAAAAGCCTTTATATTTTACAAGGCATCCTCCAGCATATGACAATTCACATTTTTTACATTGCATAGCACATGGATCATAATCGCTTGTTATTTCACAAATATCTTCCCTAGCATCTCTATAATATCTATAATAAGGCATAGGAGTAATAGTCATACAGTTACCACAATTAGGGCATTTGATTCTCGTTCTATCTCCCTCTTCCCATTTTCGGGGAGGAGACACATACATAACGTTAGTTTTGCCTTTTCTTTTGAATCCAAACTTCCTATAGATATTCATCAAGGTATTGTTAGAAGGACCACCATGTTCAGAGAATACCTTTAGGGTTATTCCTCTGTCAGAATACGTTTTTATAATACTATTCAAAAGTTCTGTAGCACAATATCGTCTTCTATGAGATTTATTAGTTCTAAGACCAAACAGATAGACAGGTTTGCCATCTTTGTTGTCTCTCACTTTCGCTTTTGAAATAATTGCTCCATTTTCCGAAATAGAGAATCTTCTCACTTCTGAAACTACTCCGACTCTTACATCTGATGCAAGTTTTTTCATAGGTCTAAATCCCTTGGTCCGTGATTCTGAGAATACCCACCTCTACGTCTGATTATCGTGGGTTTTGCTAATACTCTTTTTATCCACCAATAGGAGAATATACCCATTAACATGGCACCTAGGATACTTCCACGGAGCAGAGCACTAATGGTAAAAATAGTAAAGATAATAGCCACAAACCCATCTAAACTCCAAAACTTTCTGGCTGTTCCTGTCGTCATTTCATCTCCGTTCTATGACTTAAAAAATTCATCAGCATGAACAAACTGCATATGGGATCTCTTAGCAAACGTTTCATCAGAGGTCATATCTCCCACCATAATGCACTGAGTAGGATCTAGTTTATATTTATGGAAAAATTCTATTGCCATTCCTGGCATAGGTTTTCTACAATAGCAGCTAATGGGAGCTGGTCTATGGGGGCAATACTTATAATCTATCTTATGTCCAAGCATAGTATTAGTTTTATCGAAGCAAACTATTGCTTGTTCTTCGGTTGGATTATCTTTTCTTATTCCCGATTGATTACTAACTCCCAACAGAATATATCCTTGAGATTTATAGTAATCAAGGACGGCTCTTCGATTAGGAAGTATTTGAATGTCATTGGGTTTGGTAGGCCATTTCTTATCGCTTTTTGTAGTTCTAAGTGTTCCATCATAGTCAAGGAATAGGGCTTTATTCTTCCAATTAGGGGGAAATCTTCTTTCAAATTCTGTTATAGTCACCATACCAAAACCCTCCTTTTCTGATGGTTCTTCAAACTCTTTACGGTATTTGAATTGGACCATAGGAGGGAACATATTAGGACTTTTTTCTTTTTTAATCTCTTCTGAAGAGAGAAGTTTGCCCCTTGTCTTTATCATTCTTTGACAGGCATTAAACTGAGCTTCTTCTATAGAAGAATTAACCCAATTACAATAGATAGGAGTATTATTATCTTTACATGCTTCTATGAATTGTTTTCTAACTTGTTTGGTAGGGAAAGTATTATCTAGGACAACGTCTGTATATTGTCTAATAAGTTTTACCATCTTAGGCACAAGGGCAGAGATAGTTCCTCCCTCTGTATCTCTATTTAGAATGGTATATCCATGGTCTATATATCCTTGTGCTATCGCTGATTTTCCTGCTGCGGGATATCCTACAATCATTACTACATTTGCCATGGACAATTCCTTATTTGTTTTTTGGGCACCAATCGGGCACTGTTGCTTCTTTTTTCGCATTATAAGGTCTACAAGCACAAGCTACTATATGAAATTTACTTCTACTTGCTAGATATTTAGATTTTGGTTTGCAGTTAGGATTTTGGGTTATTGTGCATACTACTGCTATATCATCACTACAAAACGAGTCATGAGGATCTCGATCATCAATAATTTCATGACAACTACAATCTAAACAGTTTTTAATCTTCTTTTTCTTTTTTGTCGTCATTAATGGCTTCCTCATATATCTCATTAATATTTGTTAAATTTAGAGATTGGTTTTGCTCAGTTTTGAGAGTTTTTATCTCTTCGAGAATCTCATTTTGTTGATTTATAAGAACATCTATTTGTGCTATTATTTCTTCAGCATCTTTTCGTCGTTCAATTCGAATTTGGTTAATTCGTGTAAAATATGCTTTAGAGGCGAAATAAGCCTTAAGGGATGACCACACAAATGCTCCAATTACAAGTATACTGAAAAGAATTTTTAGTATTAATTCTATCATAATATTCCTCAAAATCTACAACCGCATGAGGGGCATGTTTCCATATAATTTTTTGGTTTTTCGATTCCATACTGTTCGGGTCTAACTCCAAACTCTCTTAATATATAATTATAGGTATGTTCAGGGTGATCTGGGTCAAGACAGTCTCTTCTTACCGACATTCCTCCGCCTGAATTCCACCATAGTTGAATAGTTATTTCTTCAGGAGCCTGTTCGTCCGCCATTCTTGTTCCTTTCGTATGAATGTTTCTGACTTTGGAGAATCATCTTTTTCGGGTATGAGTTCTACTTGTTCTATATTTGTCAATTTAATATCTTCATTTTCATCTCGATCTAGCAGATTAACCATATCTCCAACAATAGAACATGTTGCTATATATATGCCTTCACAGCATATTATGGGATCAGCATTATCAATATCTTCCATATACCACGTAATTTCTTCAATAATACTTTTATAAGCTTTATCTTCATTCAAGATATCAAGGACAAAACCCATACCACTATCTGTAACCACAAACAAACAACGAGGATATTCAGAGCCAAAATTGTCATTACCATCTACTAGTATGCCATCATTTGCATATGTTATATTCTTATCATGTGAATTTCTTTTATCATTAATGATGACTTTGTATTTTATAATATTCTTATATTCTAACCATGAATCACATTCTCCCCAGTAATCTCTTTTTTCTTCTACTGCAAATTCAATAATATAAATACCAGGTTCTTCATCAAGACAAGGCATCCCATCTTGTAGATAGTCATCATAATACCATGCAGCTTGTTTTGCATTAATAGTAGTAATCACCAGAGCATCTCCAGTGGCAGAAACAGCTATTACGCAAATAGCATTCTCTTTGCCTCCTGTTTCATCAGTTTCTTTTGATTTTAGAAACTCTGTTTCTGCTATATAATCGTCCAAAATTGGCATCATTTTTCTTCCACAAAATTATCACTTTCAAAAATTATTATAATCACTTGGGAGATAAAAACAATCACAATATAAAAAAAATACATAACTCCTTTATAAGCAAGGAGTTATGTATCATGTTGGCATGCCTTTCACTTTTGAAAGAACATAGGAGTTTCAGACTTTTGTTTTAGAGTTAAGTATAAATTTCCTATCTATTTTTCTTTCCAACAACATACCCTACAAAACCACCGATTAATAGTGGTATTATGTTTCTAAAAATTGGTCCAATTGCCATATACCATCCTGCTTTCACTACCAAACATAGCAGAATTATCACAATTATAACGACGACCATTAATTCTATAAGAGAAAAACCCTTTTTCATCATTCTTTTTCCTTATAACATTTGCAGGAACTCGCGACTACCTTCTCCATTTCTTTTCGAACATCATTAAGATTTGATGAGATAACAAGCAATGGAGTTTTATTTATATGTTTAACTATCACACATACTTCATAACTAACACAATTTTTACATCCGTTTTCCCTGGTGTTGGGTCCTAGTGTAAATTCTAGATTTTTCTCATATTTTTCCAAAGTGAGTGATAAATCCATCAAAACATGGGATGCCACACCGTCTTTTTCTTCAAGCAACCCGTGCATTAAATGTTCTGTTCCAACATAATTGCAATTCATTTTTTTAGCACAATCTATTGCTAGACGAATGATCTTCTCTCCTCTCGGAGTCATCGGCAGTTTGCCCATACTAACTATGTCGGGACCTGTCTGAACAATTTCTTCAATCTTTTTTCTGGCATGATCTAGATTAATATTAAACTGTTTTAGGACATTGCATCCTATACCACTTCCTTCCTTAATTAAACCCATAAGAATATGTTCAGTCCCAATATACTCGTGGTTCCATCCTTGTGCAGTTTGATTGGCTAGTGCTAATACCCTTTTTGCCCTATCGGTAAATTTTTCATACATTTTTTATATCCTTACTTAATGTGGTATTAGTATCTTTTTTAATTCTTTTGCCGCTTGTGCAAAAACTTCTGACCTTTCTCTCCAACGTTGAAAGTCCATGTGTGCTGAGTCTCTTTTTTTTATCCCTTCTTCGCTGGTAGAACTTATAAGTTCAGCAACTCTCTCAGCCCTATCCCTGGCTATTCCTTTAGCTATTGCGGAGTCTTTTTCAAAATTAGCTACTACATTCCGTATCTCTTCTATTAACATTTCTTCCTTAGTTATTTTCGTTCCTTCGCCCATTATTTATTCTCCCATTCTTATTTCTCTAAATAGTTATCAAAATCACTACTAATTAATTTTTCAAGAGCTATTATAGCTTCTTGCTCATCTTTTCCTTTAGCAGTGATTGTTAATTCTTCGTTCACCACTGCTGCGAGCATAGTTAAATCCATAATGCTTTTACCATCTACTTTTATTCCATTTTTGCTTATTTCAATCTGGCTCTCAAAAGTATTAGCCAAATCAGCAACCATCATAGATGGCCTCATATGCAAACCATCAGGAACAATTAATTTTACTTTTACTTCCATTAGGGTATATTTTCTATTTTATCCACTATAAATGCTACCAAAAATACCACTGCCGCGAGAAAATGAACACTCGCAATTAATACTAAAGCCACCTGAAATATAGGATAAGCGCAAGAGGTACGTCCCCATTCATCTCTACTTTCCTCGGGGATAATATCAGAGATTAAAGCCAAAGAAAGACAGATTCCAAAGCCCACCATATATAATGCCCAAAATGACTTTGATTCTGGCAATTTTTTTAATGTATCTATCCACCTACCCATTATTCATCCTTTCTACCCACCTGATGGTTTGTGCAATTCTACTCGTATTTGCGGATAACCTTGTTCACATTCTCCGCCATAAATATTTTTTTTCACCACAACATGTGTAACTTTAACAACCTTAAGAATTTTTCTATTTTTAGACTCTACCCATTCTCCTTCTCTTGGAACAGCAACAAATTGTGTAGGCCATTCTTCCCTATCGTAATCGTCTAAATTAGTATGACACGAACCTATAATCATAATGTTACTCCTTAATATTTTTATCGTTTAAGCAAAAATATCTATAATCATAATTGCCCAGATTGCTACCAGTATGGCTATCACAGTTAGTATTGAAAGATTATATTTTTCCATATCAACATTCAAATGAACCCGTGTTAGAGTCATAACCATCATCATCATCTCGACCGTTTTTCCATTCGTCCCCTTCGTTCATATTATCTACTGATCTACTCATTTTCTCAAACATATCAGTAGCCGAGCCAGACATTTTCATTTGTATTTCAAGACTTATTTTTTGCAATTCTGTCTGTCTATCAATAGCCGCTGCAATAAACATACCTGCCATAGCAATTGCTTCTGGCTGATTAAGCTTTGCATCCCTGATTTTTGCTAAAAATTCATTAATTATCATTTGATCTTTCATTGTTAACCTTTCGTTTTTTCTAATTTTTTACGTTGCCTTTTTAATTTTTTAAGCATATTGTCAGCATCTAACCTATCGAGGGATTCTTGAGCGTCCCTAAGTATAGCACGTCGTGCTTGTTCTATATCTATAATACAAGCATCAACAGCTTTTGCCTGATTAACAAATAATTTACTACAATATTGTTTAGAAGATTGTTGTTCTTTACTAGTTAGGGTTACTCTTTTTCCTCTACGAGTAATCTCATCTTCAATATTCGAAATAACCAATTGAATAGTGGGATCATCGATACTATAAACCTTCAGTCCTATTTTTAAGATTTTTCCATCAGCAGTATGGGAGCAATCAAACGCTCGCTTCTTTGCTGTTTTTTCTAGGACAGCCATGGCTCTTTTTACGCTTTTGTCCCATGCTTTTGCTGTTTCATTTTTTAGGGGCGTTTTTTTAGGCATCATAATCCTCAAAAATATAGCCATCTATGACTATCTCTACTCGAACAAATTTTGATTCTATTACTCTGTTCATAGAAATGTCACTATTTAATTTACTTTCTGCTCGTATTTTATCTTCTCTCCAATAATTAATCCTATAAAATTTCCCCCAAAGATGCTTTACATCAATTATACTCCCTTCGGGGGCAGGAATAGATTCGCGGAGAAAAGAAGTAATAGACTCTAATTGTTCTCTTTCGTCAGTACTGTTCTTTTCCACCTTATCTTCTTTCTCTATTTTCTTTTCTTTTACTTCCACTTAATAAACCTCTTTTGTTTCAACTTGGACGAATTTTCCCTTATTTTTAACGTAAAGATTACCATCACGAAATTCTTGCAAAAGATATACAACAAAACTCTCATTTGTTTTTTCTTCTTGGAAACGAGGATAAACTTCCTGGGCAACTTCGCTCCCTGCTTGTTGTAGCAAATGATGTAAACCACATGTGCATATTCCCAGCCAAGAATCATAGATATGACAATCTCCCATATGCACTACAGCGCCACCAGGATGAGCAATAACTGGTCTTTCATATATCCTTATAATTTCATCTTTTATTGCCATTCATATGCCTTTCTCGTATTTTCTTATCAAACTTTTTTCCTGTTTTTTTATAATACTTAGCAGTATCAATAATGACAGCACCATGAGATTTCTCTTTTATTTGGGCAGTTACCCTAAATTTATATCCTTCCTTCCCTGTTTGTTTTATAATTCTTTTATTCTCTTCTTCTCTTTCCTCTCGTGCTTTTTTTAAATATTTTATTGCTTGATGAGCATTATGATGTCCTCTCCAAGTTGGTCCCCAATGGACACCCTCTCCTTCTCCCCAATCATAACCCGACTCAATTTGAAACCACAATTCATTAGTTATGGGAAGAGAAATATAATCAGTTTGTTTACGAAGTATCATACCCTTAAATTTTACTCCACAATCCCAACAAAAATTAGGTTCAAACCATTCTCCCACATCTATTTTTGTGCCACATTGAAGACATTGATAGAGGCTGTGTCCATCATCCAAATATTCAACATATCTATAAAAAGGTATACTCATGATAATATTCTACTTTTGCAAAGGATTATAATTTATACCTGTATAAGAATTTTCAGTAGTTTCTTTTTTTTGAACATCTACTATTGCCTTTTCGTCAGTATCTTTTACTGTTTTATAGCGATGCTTTATCATTCTTACATTGCAGTCAACTATACCTAAAGACATTAAAAATAGAAACACACATAGAGATAATTTTGCACAAAATCTCACCCATTGACAAGGACTAAAAAATGCTTTTTTATTTTTCATGATGATATTTTATTTTCTTTTGCAATTATTATTTTTGAAGATTTATTTTCAGAATTTTCAGAAGCATTATCCTTATTGTTAGAATTAAAGGATTCGATAAATAGAATTGGAATTATTACTATTCCCAATAGTATCCCATAAATGATTATTGTTGTAATGAAGCCTTTGCATAAGTCATATATGTCTTTAAAATATTTCATAGATCATCTTTTTACTTCATATGTAAATGTTAAATCTTCAGGAGAAGTAGCAGTTCCTCTGCCACAATTATTTCCATAATCAACAAAGATAAATTTAGAATTCCAGGAAGTTATTTTTCCATGTTCTTCTTTTCCTTTTGCAGAAGTATAAATAACTTCTCTGCCAACGTTTTTATCAGTTAGATTTTCTAATTTTATCATGTCGAAAATTTAGGAGCATGAATTACTTGTTCTGTAGTTTCTTTACTATATTCGATTTTGCCGCATATTTTACAAATACGTTTCCAACGTTCTTCTGTTTTTGCAGGAACATTAATTGGACCCCTCCAATCTACACCCATCGTTCCTGGAGGATCTCCTGGGATTGTATGTGCTTTATGTTCAATGTGATCAGGGATGGTTTCTCCCCACATATGAGAACATTTTTTATCTATAGCGTTTAATAGATATTCTTTTTCACGAAGATTTTGGTTAAGTTGCTCTATTTCCGTATTGAGTTTTTGCCTTACTTGTTTAAGGTGCTCTGCTTCGTTATTAAGTTTCTGTCTTGTTTGTTTAAGATTATTCTCCATTTTAGATACCTATATCTTTCCATTCTTTGACATTATTAATAGTTTTGCCTCCGCGATATTTATTTCTTTCTATGTCTAACTTCCACTCTTTATCATTATTAATATAAGCCGTAGAAGTTCTACCATCATCGAATCTTACTACTACGATTTTATCTATTTCAGGAGTAGTAGAGGCTCTCTCCCATTCTGTATTTTCTGGTAATATTATTTGGGGAGGTAATGAAATTACATTATTTGGATCATGCTTTGTTTTGCGTTTAACTTTGGCTTTGATTTTTTTCGAGAGTTTTTTTCTTACCCATTTCCATTTTGTTTTATCTTCGCTTCCTTTCTTATAAAGAGACCCTGTTTGTCCTATAGCTGGCCATTTCCCTACAATATCCTGTCGCCATATTACCGCCCATGCCATGTTGTCAAAATGAGCCATCATGCCAAAACCTCCTATAGAATAAAGAGGATCTACATCTATAATTTTTGCTGAAGTCCATAATTCCCATTCTCCATCTTTTGCAGCTTTAGCATTGGAGGCAACAATACCACCTAATACAACTGCAATTAGCATAAAGCTGAAAAGAAATCCAATTGTTATTTTACCACTTTTACTCATCGCTATTTCTACCTTTCATTAACAACTTCTAAAAAAGAAATTGCGTTATTCGGGTCAATGTTTAGTTTTCATCTAGATGTATTCTTTTAGGGGCTGTTCCTTCTACCCACTTCCACCTCAATTTCCAAGGACGTTCCTTTCTCTCTTTTTCCGTATACAAAGAACCTTCTTCTCCGATATTTGGCCAAGGTCCTCGATGCTTGATATCCCATATTGCATCGTATACGCAAATCCAATTTTCCTTATCAAAATGGATCATAATACCCAAAATATTACTATAATCCCCAAAAAGAGGGTCTATATCCATAATCTTACCTGATCTTCGAAGTATCCATGTGGGTGCGTCTTTTCTTGCGGCTTCAGCCTCTGACGGAACGAAACTACCGATTCCATATAGTATTGCAATCACTGTAAGACAAAAAAAGGAAGCTATTGTTATTTTACCACTTTTACTCATCGCTATTTTTACCTTTTATTAAAAACAAAGAACAATAACCCCAAAAAGAACAGCTATAATAACTATCCATATTACGAATTTTCTATTAAGATTCGAGACCACAATCTGATCGGGTTGTTTTCTCATGCAGAAAGGACACACAAAAGCAAAGTCATCTATTCTAGAACTACAATATTTGCAACTAGTCATTACGGATTCCTCTGGGTTTATATTTTCTTCCTGAGAAACACACAAAACCATAGAATAAACCGATTAAACCAAAGAAAGTATGAGTGCAAAAAGCAATCATTAGAAGATACCATTTTTTAGGTCTAGTATTAGGATTGCTACAATATAGAGCAAATCCTAATATCCCAAGTATCGGCCATAACAGCAACAATTCCATCATGCTTCTTTCTTTGTGGATGGTAATTCCTGATAATCAATATCCTTATCATCAACAACTTGCAGAAGTGGACAAACTCCATGATAAAGAGATATAACGACATTCCAGAGAATGCCGAATACGCCTAAAACTTTCACAGAGCCACCCTTAACTTGAGTAGTTTTGCTGACCGCTGACCTCCTGAGCCATGTTCCAAATTTACAGAACATCTCACCAATACTTGCAAGGACTTGCTCCCAACCAGTAAGAGGAATTTCCCCAATCTCTTTTTTCCTACGTATTTCTTCTAGCTCCGCTTGTCTTTGTTGGCGAAGCTTCTCTAATTCTGTTTTACGTTTTTGGGCAGATATTCTGGCTTCACGAAAACCATTAATTCTAAACCCTAAAAATTGTCGCACACGCTCAAAACACAAAGATATTTTAATTACTACTAATGTAACAGCAGCAGCCAAAGCTACCATAAACGCCACAAATATAACAGTTGTGGCATACATTACCGCAATCATTCCTAACCATTTCAGACCAATCCATATACCTGAAAACATTTGACAAATGCACCATCCCAAACCGCAAAAGATATAAAAAATACCCAATGCTATACAAGAAAGAAATCCTCCAAGATATTCTGGGATATTCATAAAAATTCGCACAAATGCTGTAATTCCTATGCTTAAAAGCAGAACAACAAGAAAAACAACTATTACAACACATAATACTTGCAGTGTCGTAGCAACGAGATAAACCGCAGGAGATTTTATCATATTATTAGATCTCTCGTCAATTTTATCTCCAAGACCACACAACCAATCTAAGCCATCGGTGATGACTCTTCCTATCTTTGTCCATGAACATGCCTTATAAAATAGTCTCCCTGACTTCAAGATAAGCCATCCCATCAATATAAGAGGGGAGCAAATGGTAGTTACAATTGTCATCCAGAATATAAATTGAGAATACACACAAAGACTTAATTGTCGATCATCTTGTGGGTCCAACGCCCACATTTTGCGAAGTAACTCATAATATTTATAATGGAAACTACTGTTTGAAATACCAAGCATCATAATTATTACTCCTCCTCAATTTCGATGGTAAGAATGTTATCCATAACTTTAGCTACTGTTGTATCGGGAATTCCCTTTTTATCTTCTGCCTCTTGTTCTGCTTTATTTTGCTCTATTTCTGCTGGAGTTTTTTGATATCCCAAGATTTCGCAAAGTCTTTCATCTTCCTTAAAATCAGGATATTCATTTCCTATGGAATTGAAAAAGATGTCGCCTTTATCCTTTTGAGGGAATAAAGAAAGAGCATACTGAACAACTTCTAACTGATAATCAGATACTTCTATTTGAGCATCTTGCTTATCAACATTAAAAGCTGTCCTGAGTTTATAAGTATAAACACAAAAGCAACACAATAAAACTATAAGCACCAACAAAATCCATCCTTTAACTCTCATCACATATCCTTTCAATAAGATTACTACTTCCGACTTTCACTTTGACAATTATACTGTATTCTACTTTTATTTGCAATAGAGAAAATAAAAATAATTAGATTTCTATAACCCTATGAAGAATAAGAAGATATGACTATTCTTTATTTTTTTCTCTATCCAAAGTTTTTGGTATCGCCAGGGCTGTTATAGCATATTGGTGCATAGTGTTATATGTATTTTCACCATATCTATCATTATTAAAAGTTACCGCAGAAATTTGTAGAAGAGCATCTCTATACTCTTGATTAATGATTTGTATTGTTGAGTCATCGGAGATAGTTATAACTTTTATAGTTTCTACTTCTACAATCTTTTCTACCACATCAGGTCTTTTAAATAAGTCCCATACTCTCATCCCATGCTCTGTTCCTATCCATTGGACAGTGATTATTATACCAACAACAAAAGCCAATACAGATAGCATCGACCATCTTATCTTACTAGACAATAACATTATATTCTCCTACCATTCAGTTTTACTTCGTATTTCCAATTCATAACTTTTTTACTTACTTTTCAAACTTGAAAAATGGTTCAAAAGGATCTTGACTATGAGAGGGTCTACTATAAGTTACTTTCCAACCCACTTTTCTAAAAATGCCCTCTATCTCCAGATATCTTCTTCTAAATATTTGTTGCCTAGTAAGCCCTTGAAATTTAAATTTTCTTAAAATTTTTGATATTGCCTCAATTTGCAAAATAACAGAAGAACTGCCATCCCACTTTTCCACTATTAACTCATTAAAAGCTTCTATGACTTCATTAGGCAATAATCGAACTTGATTAGGTAACGATGTGAGTTCTCTAGGTTTAATTGGCTCTACCATTACTTTTTTTCCAATTCAAATTCATTAAAAATAGAAGGAACACCATCAAGACGATCTGTTATTGCTCCCATAAGATTGTCCGATTTCTTGGCATCTTTATCTCCTCGAAAATAAGTTTATCAGAATTAACATTTATATATCACCATTTTGAGAAACTCATTGTCTGGAAAAAAGAAGGGGAGTGGATATTAACCACTCCCCGTAGCTTCTAATTCCTTCTGATCTGGTCATATATATCCCGCTCAAGAGATTGAAGAGATTTGTAATTACCTCCCCTTTTGGAGAGTTCTCCGCCACATTCCCACATTTTAGGAGTTGTAATAATTTTACTCTTCTTCAAATGCTTATGAATGTTATCAATAGTCCATTCGATATCTCTATCGAAAAAATCGATATACAGAGTATGCATCAGCAAACTTAAAGTTGCAATTCCAAAAGATTTTAACTGAATATAATCTTCAGGAGTTCTCCATATCTTGGGGCAAACTTTTTGCACTGATCTCCAGAATACGGTGCATATTTCTTTCAAGTCCTGACTCTTTTCCTCGTAAGAAGTTTCAGGACTCCAATATTGGTTATTCAACCATCCAACAAAACGTTTCAGTCCTGTATTAAAGCTGCCCTGTGTTCCCAAGCGTAGCTTATTTTCTTCCTTAGGAAGATCGGGCATACCAATTCTTCCATACCATGGATTAGTTCTATCTCTATCCATCATGAATGTCATACCAGCAATGACGGAACGTGTTTTCTCGGAATAACTATCAGTCTTTACCTGACTTGATGATTTATTTGCATGCCAAGAAACCATTGCCTTATGATCATTAGGCACTGAAGTTTGCTTATTGTGATGAAGAAACAAAGTTGTTTCTTGACCAGCAGATACCTGACATAAACAGAAAGGAACTCTCATATGTTTAAAACTCTTATAAGCATCTGTTCCCAACATGTCTAGATCAAAATGAAGCAAACTTAAATAACCAAACCGTCTTGTTTGCCCATCATAGACATACAATCTAACAGAAATAGGAATCTCAAGAACCCCATGCATAGCTGACAATTTGTCATATTGAGGAACAGAAATTCCCATTTGTTTTAGAGACGTGAATGTTATCTCTTTTTCACGTTCATTAAGAAGGATCTCCATAAAACATAGATTGTCTCGGTCAGCAATAAAATTCATAAATTGCTTACCTCTCGTTTCGCACAATGCTCTTTGACCCTTACCTGCCACATCCGCACACTCCCCATCGTAATTATCCACATGAGTCAAAGCTGCTAACTCAGCCAAACTCATATCCCCCGAATAATAAGCCACCCCTTTTTGAACTTTCTTCACGACATCGATAAAAAAATGAGAGATTTTTGGGGTTCTCATTTTTTCGGGAACGATTGTCTCATTAGTTGCTTGAGAGATTTCGTGAACAATTGTCTGCCTAGGAGTTACAGGGGCAGACCCGCCTTTTTTCCTACGTGATTTACTACTCTTCGCCATGATACCAAACCTTTCAAAAAAATATTGTGAGTTACGACTACTAATCATCATAAATTAAGAATTGGATTATCAGGAATTGCCATCCAATGAGACACTGTAATTCTACTATTATCAAGAACTTTGCCAGTCATAAAATCATGCCAAAAAATATCTCCATGAGGATCTTTTCCTACAGCTTTAGCATAAGTTTGATATTGTTTAGTTAAAATCCCATCTATATAATAGGATATCCATACTCTTTTCAAAGAAGGGGGTTTTACACCTTTTATAGATTTCCATGTCATAATGTCTATTTTACCCTTCTTCCACTTTCATGTCAAGATGTTTTTTTAAAATATTTTCATCAATCTATGTAGGATACAAACACATCTATGAACCTCAGTCATCTTCCACCCAAAATTCTCTACTAAATGAGTTCTTATCTTCTTAAGGGTTTCTCTGTAAGCTTCTTTGCTGATTACACTTACAGGATATTGTTTAGTTATAAAATAAATAGCATTGGCGGTGATTTGAGGGTCATGAGCATTGGCCGTTCTATCTATATGAGTCTTTAATTTACTTAAAAAATAACTTTGTTCCATACTTTTCTATCAACCTTTATTAGCACATTTATTATACAACTTTGAGAAAAGCGTTGTCTGGAAAAATGAAAAAAGGCACAAGTTATTAGCTTGTGCCTTTGATCTAGGGTAGCGTCTACTTTATTTTTATAGTTGTTTAAGACGCTGATCCATATTCTCTTATACGTTAGAGGATCTCTACATGCTCAGGATCGCTGATGATTTGGAGTTCGACACCATCAACAGTAATAGCTTCTAAATCTTCGACTAGAGAAGTAATATTCTCTTTTTTCAAAGACATTGCCTTCCAATATCCCTTGGAATCCTTATTACTACCTTCCAGGATGTCCTCATAGATTCTTCCAATCTTGTCCGTGAGCATCTGTTCACTTCTTGCCTTAATGACATGATGAAGAGGAATCGAACTCACACAGCCGCCCAGATACCCACCATCTTCTCTCACGATGGTAAAAGTGGTATTGTTCTGGATTCTCTTGAATGCTGCTTTGTAGCCAGCCCGAACCATAACAGGGTTTTTACCCTCTTTTATGGCATCCGTAGTAATCCATGCCTTAATAGCGGCAGGAACACTTTCCCAACTCTCATACTTGTCCAAAATCGACTTCTTTTTTGCATCGTTCATCGCTACATCTCCGTTTCTTGTTAAAAACCACTCTATTGTTAAAAAAACACACTTTCTATGCTATAATTCTGAGAAAAGCGTTGTCTGGAATTTTATGCAGATCCATATCGAAATGAACTGAAAGACTCGGTCCCGTATTCTTTACTAATAATAAATCCTAATTCACCCAATTTCTCAATATCTTCTTGAGAGACATTCTTAGGTTCTATTCCACAAATAATCAATACATCATGTTCGCAATGAGTAGGATAAGCAGGATTACCATATTTCAACAATATTTGTAATGCTTCAATTAACTTTTTCATATCTTACAACCCTGAAAAAAGCGTTGTCTGGAATTTTTACGAAATATTACTCTTTTACGCCATAGTAAATACTCGTAAAAACGGGACCGCAAGACATAGAGGTCCCTTCAAATAGATATATAACACTAATCTGATCAGTTATTTTGCCCTTCAAAACTTCATCCAAATCAAAATTGTTATGATCCCAGTCTCCGAAGTATTCAACATTAATTCCCTCTAGATAACGAAACTTTAGATGCTCACAAGGAGTTACTGGATATCCTCCTTCTTGTTCCCACTCTTTTCCACAAACAGGACAGTTAAGAGTAGGGATATTGTCATCTAATTTTTGCCATTTGATGGGAATAATTGTAACTTCTAATGCCATTTTTGCGCCTTCGTTTCTTTAAAAAACACTGTTCTAGTTGAAAAACACACTTTCTATGCTACTATTTTAAGAAAAGCGTTGTCTGGAATTTTTAATCATCTCCAAACATATCAATACTTTCTACATTCCTGTTTGATATTTTCCCATTTTCCAAAGCTGGGGTTGCGATAGTGTATTCAATATTATCAGGTATAGCCACATGATCGAGACCATTTTTTTTAATATCTTCTAACCATTCTTTAATAGTTTGAAGATTAGCATTATTTCTAAATTCCATATCATAGTCAAGAGAACCATTAGGCCACTTTTTACTATTTAAATATTTAATATTTATAGTAACTGCTTTAAGATGTTCTTCAGTTAGTTCTTCTTGCAAACTAACAATTTTTAAAAGTCTTAATCTACATTCAAAAATATTACTCTGTTCAATATCAAGCCCATAAATAGATTTTAAAGCTCCAACTGAATCATGGCCTCTTTTTAATTTTCTATTTAATATATGAACTAAAAAATTACCATTACCACAAGCAGGGTCTATAAAAGTTTTCCTCTCTTTCCACGATTCCTCAGGCAATTTATCTAACATTTCATTCACTAATGAATCAGGTGTGAATACTTCTGCGGTTTGCTTCTGCTCTTTTTTTCTTCTTTCCTCATTCTTTAAAACTTGTTCTGTATTTGTTATTTCTTTCACCATTATACAAACTCCTTCCAAAAATCTTTACGGAATGTTTTTAAAACATCTTTATTAATAGTAAGCATTCCTATCGAACATGCCTCCATTAAATTTTTAAATTCTTTAGTTCTCATTGCTTTATATATATCTCTCAAATTCTCGATACTGTCTATAATCCCATAAGAAAATTGAGTCAAACCGTATTCTCCATTTTGATCTACAAAATAATTAGCAGAAGATATTCTGCCATTAGAAAATATAAGCTTGGTTGTCCCAAAATGTCCTTTTTTTACAGAAGAATACCATAATTGCATTTCTCCCACAGAGTTAACCACATACACACACGGATATTTATGTGTCTTTGTTTCTGTTTCGCTCATAAACCCTTTTTTAACACCAGATTGAGTATGATATGTAGAATCTGACAGAACGGTAACCTTTTCCTCCCCATCTTTAGCAATGAGATTCTGAACATCTATAATGTTAAAATTAGGAATTATCTCCATGTCTCTTATATTTATTTTAGAGATTTTCCCTATTTGGTCTTTAATTTCGGTAACATCTTCATTATATTTATTTTGCAAAACATACCAATCATATCTTGTCTCAGCATCGAATACTTTCATCCCATCTTTTTCATCATGAATTTCTAAATATTCTATCTGCTTTGATTTCATCAACCTACCTATTTTTTTATACATTCCATTTCCTCTCCACCCTGATGGATGCACAAAACACAAATGCCCATCATCCTTACAATACTGTAAAGACAAATCAACAAATGATGGCCATATCGCTTGCGTCTTTGTGTCTTTTTCATTTCCTTTTTTATGATAAGGAGGATTACCAATCACATGGTCGAATTGTTTACCCATTATATTATCTCCATTTAAATCTGATAATTTAAATTCAATAGCTTCAACTTCATAAAAATTTTCTGCCAAACCTCTTCTTTGTTCTGAATCTGACATAAAAGTTATATTCTTAGGATCTATACCCAAGTCAATAAGACTATCAATAAATTCAAGGTTAAACATAACAAGAATACTTTTATTCTCTAAATCTTCAATATAATCAACTGCCTTTTCTATTATATCTTCACAAAGAGAATAAGGAGTATGGACATTTTGTATAGAGCCATCTTCTTTGCATATCTCTTTAATAAGTCCCCTTACAGCTTCTTTCTTTAACTTTTCAGTAAGCTCCATCTTGCTTCCTTATATTTATAACATCATTTACACTTTACTAAACTGAAAATCTCATCGCCTGGAAAGAGTTATTTCTTATATTCTGCAATTTTATCCCATTCTCCATTCTCTACCCATCTTTTAAGATTATCTATCTCTTCCTGTATTTTTCTTTCTTCTCTTTTAATCCTTTTATCTTCTATCCACTCATAATAGACTCTACCAGCTTTATCTTTCAGTTGACTTAAAGGAGTTTTTAGTCCAGCAATTTCAATAGGCACTTTTCCACCAGGCTCTTTGGTGGCCCCAATATGTAAGAATTCATAAGCCTTAAAACCATAATTATCCCTCATTCTATTTATTATTTTGACAAATTTATTAACAAAATCTTCAGTGTCCTGTTTGAGTATTGGGAGTAAAACATGAAAACTAGGTTTAATATACCCTTTTCCTCCAGGTTCGATCTCTCCATTTTCCCATCTTATTCTATCTTCGATATGAAGTCTTGAACCCCTACCTATATTTTGAAGCAATTTTATTAACTTGCATTCTTTAAAGAATAAAACACCTGTTAATGAAGGGACATCAATTCCGCAAGTAAGGATATCAATATGGTAAATTATAGCATCTTCTTCAGAACTCAAATTATTCAGAGCATCTAAAAAATCTTTTTTAGATTTATTACTGTAATTTTGTTTTTCTTGCCCATGAATATATATGCCTCCATCAGAATCAGAACTAATAAAATATAATTTCACCTTAGGATTTTTACTCCTAAAATTTTGCAGTTCTTTTGAGTTTCTAATTCCCTCGAGTTCTTTAAAACCATCACAAACAACCATCATCTTAGCCCCAATTTTCTCAGGAAAATCAGACTCTTTTTTAAGTTCTTTTTTATGGCCCTCAAAAGATATAAAAGTAACCTTAGCTACTTCTTCTGCCTGACGTTGCCCCAGAGGCTGATCAGGAGTTATTTTAGGAACATCGCTAAGACTATCAAGCTCATATTTGTCTATGTCATTATCTGTAATAACATAAACTCTAGGTTCCAATATTGAGCCGAATTCAATTAAATCTCTTGGAGAAACACGTCTATGTCGTCCTGTTTTTTTATCTATCCATCCAAATATCTCAGCACCATAAATATCTTCATTTTCCATACCTCTGCCATTATACTCTATATTATCCTCTTCAATATCAAACAGATCATCTCCAAGTTTTTCTGTAGCAGTAGTAAATATTTTTTTCTTTGTTAACACTTCTGTTGCTTCAAACAATTCATCAATAGCTCTTGTAGCTCCTGCCTGAGGCTCTCTGCCAGGCAGGTAGTGAGCTTCATCATACACAGCACAATCAAAAACCAGTCCTGAGGCTCTAACAATTCTATTAGAGTGATAAGTAGAAATTACAATTGTATTAACACCTTTTGTCCTGTTGCTTTCTACAAACTCTTTTAAATCTTTAGCTGTTTTAGCATGACAGGGAGCATCAACCCCAACTCCTGATATGAAATATAACGCCTCTTCAATAGATATCGCTTCTTCCTTATTAAATCCTAAAGAACCAACAAGAGCAAAATTATAAGGTCTATCTATTTTTTCAAAATATTCCCTACAATCATTTGTCCACTGTTTATTTAAAAGAAGACGAGGAGTGAAAATAGCCCCCAGAAACTGATTGAGTTTATTTTCAGAAGATATAATCATTCTGCGTATGATATCTCTGCAAATAACACCCTTACCAGAAGCAGTAGGTAATATTATTCTGCCTTTTTCCATAGATGGGTCTAAACTTTTTTCAATAAGCAATTCTTGATATGGATACAAATATCTATTTTTCATCATTTCTCTTTTTCTTCATAAGTTCTGTAAGATGTTTGTCCCATGATTTCCTAAAACATTCCCAAAAAATATTATTACCATCTACTTTATTTTTGATATCCTTTAAACCTATCTCTCTGATAAGCCCACAAAGCATATCATTCTCAGTATAATGATTAATACCCTTACCAGTATGCATGATCGTCATATTAATTTTACTTTTTATCCCAGGCCTATTAAGATTGCATACTTCATCTTTATTAACATTATACCTAAGCATAGATGCAGAAGTGAAATTTGTAAGATGTTGCCTATTAGCTGTTAATTCTTCTGTGCCGATACAAAACTTGGCTTGTAAGGTATGAATTTTTCCATTGTTACCTATTCCTATTCCATCAACTCCTGTATCATCACCATCAGCAACTATTTCATAAGAATCGGGATTTATTGAAACCAGCATATCAAAACCAAATATTCTTACAAATATCTCACAGAATAACTCAAACCCATTACCTTTGTATTTATTTTCTTTATCTTCGTTTACTTTACCATCCCCACCTGTCGCATACTTTGTAGCTTGCTTTCTAAGTCGGCCAGAAAACATGGAGAATGTCATAGATTTGCTTTTAAGGTTATTCCTTAAAAGACCCTTAGGATCAATACATTCCATCAAAAATGGATGAGTCAATTTAACTACCATAACAGCCCTTTCTATATCTATACTTTCTTCAAAAACACACTTTCTATGCTATAATTTTAAGAAAAGCGTTGTCTGGAATTTTTCACTCCTAAATTGTAAGATTTCTGTAAGTTCTTATTTTACAAAACTTTAAGTTGTTGAATAGAATCTACTTCTTCTGCCATTTCTGCTCTCCTCTCTCCTATCAAAGCATCTCTTGCATAAGATAAATATTCCTCACTAATATCTATTCCTACATACTTTCTACCATATTCTCTACATATCATTCCTGTAGTTCCTGACCCATTGAAAGGATCTAGAACAATACATTCTTTTACTTCTGTTTCTCCACAATTACAACTTGGTTCCCAATTTTTTCCCTTTTCCATAATCCATGGAGATTGGCATTTTGGACAACAACCTTTCGAAGAACTACCTGCCAAAATGCAAGGCTTAACTAATTCTCTTGGATAGATGGCAAAATGTTTAACCTTATTGTCGGCAGTAGCTATTTCCCAAACATCTTTTTTATTACACGTGATGACCTCATCTTCTCCCATCTCGTCTAATATTTTTCTCATCTTTCTATATGTTTTATCTTGGGACTTACCACTAATAGCATAATTATCATTTTGATAATCTTTTCTCTTTTCTACTCTATTTTTAGAATAAGCTCTTTTAACAGAAATCTCTTTCTGTGGCTCTGCTATAGCTTCTGCATCATAGAAATAATTTTCCGATTTGGAGAAAAGAAATAAATGTTCATAAGATTTAGAAGGTCTTGTTCTTACACTCTCGGGCATAGGATTTGTTTTTTTCCAAATAATATCACTTCGTAAATACCACCCATCTTGCCTAAGAGCAAACGCAACCATCCACGGTATACCTACTAAATCTTTTTGTTTAAGATTTGAAGATTTAATAGTTTTCTTACAATAACCGTCTCCGATATTAAGCCAAAAAGTGCCATCTTCCCTAATAACTCTTCTTACTTCTCTACAGATAGCGACTAAATTCTCTACATACTCTTCAGGGCTATTTTCTTGACCTAATTGACCATCTACGTTATAGTCTCTTTGGTCCCAATAAGGAGGACTTGTCACTGCCATATGAAAAGTATTTTCAGGGATATCTTGCAAAACATTTTTAGCATTCCCTAACAATAATTTACATTTAAAAGAGCTATTACCAACATCTTCTATTTTCATATATTATCCTTTTTCTAATATATCGTCCATTCATACAGATAGTATTAGAATAAAGGAAATATAATCACTTTTCAATTATGTTATATCAAAGAATATGAGTTTTCCATCTTTTATACCAACATTATTTTCGTTTAAAAAATCAAATATTGGAATTGGGATTTCCATCAAAGAGGATAAATATGATAAAATTTGATACTTGATCGAAGCATCAAGAGTATTATCATTTTGGACGATGGAATAAGCACACTGGGGCTTATAGCACTGATTTGTCTCTAAAATTTCGGCAATATGATTAAAATCATCTGAAATATAATCACTCGCCATAGTCTGGATATTATCCATCACAATATAATAAAGGTCCCCTTCTTTCCAAACTAATTTATACTCCACCACATTGGGATTAGGATGCTCCCATAGATAATCTGCTACTTGACCCTCTTGAGTATTAGTGGTGATTTTTAAAATATCTCCATTAGATAGAAGATAAGCCACTCCCGAATCTCCTTGCCCAATATCTGAGACAATGGTGGCTCCAAACTGGTTCTCCAGAACTTTATTGATACTTTCTTCATTTGGAGTATACTCCCCCATATCTTCAAATTCTTGGAAATATGGAAGAGTAGTTTGTAAATTTGCTCGTTTATACCAGTTCATAAAGTTATATTCTGAAAAACGCTCCACTTTCCTTCTGTTTATTTCTTGTCAATATTGATACCCGTCTTATCTCCATACAGCCATTTATGTTCTTTAAAATCAAAATTACCAAACTCTCTGATTTTAAATACAGCAACGGACTCAGGAAGATCTAGAAAATATTCATCCGTATCATCAAAATAAACATCAACACCTAATTGCAGAATGTGTTGAGATTTTTCAGCAGTTATAATCAACTCATCATAATAAATACCAAACATATCTAGCTCCGACATAGTGTCTGCCCTACTATCTTCTCCAGGATCTCTGTTGGTGATAATATAAATTTGGGCAACATGCCTTATAGCATTAGTAAACAAAGAGAAAAAATTAACACTTGTTTTAGACGCGTCAATGGTATTATCTATATCTATTCCAATTTTTAATTTACTCATGTGTTTTTCCAAAGATTTTTTATGTTTTTGATAACTTTTACCAGTACTCTTCTACAAACAGATATTCCTATTTTTTTGAGTTCTTCTTAAAATACATTCCACAAGGACTATGGCAGCACATGACTTAAGATGACCAAAAGTACAATTTCCTGTATCATGCTGATTAAATGCCATATATAATTTAAGATAATTCTCACAGTTATATTTTGCGTAACCCCACATAAGAGATTTTATACTCTTTATATGTGCGATAGTCCCATCAAAATCATTTTTGTCGGGCAATTTTTTTCCGATAGAATCGATCACCATATTCACAAACTCATCTTCTGTATAATGCTTTGCTGGATATTTCTCATATTTTTCGGTATTGACATACAACTCACCCACTACAATTTTTAGACAAACCACCATCATCATAAAAATATCTTGTTCATTTACTCCGTCCATAAACTTCCCTGTTGATAAATAATAGCCTAAGGCTTCTGAATCCTTTTGGATTAAAGCCCACATTTTTTTAATATCTTTTTCAGCTTTATTTTTTAACATCATTTTGCTTTCTAATAAACAGTTACTCTAATCCACTCAACTAACAAATCATTCTCATCATACATATTTATTTCCCATGTTCCCCTCTTATCGAAAGAAGTTATAAGATATCCAGTCGAAAAAACAACAGGCAAAATCTCTGGATCTTTATCATCTGGGGAAATTCTATTAATAGTATATACCGCATCTTTTGGGAGAGGTATTTTAACTTGACTATTAATAGGAGCAGTTGTCCTATTATCTCTGACAGATAGAATAACGCCCTTATTGTCAATTATTTTAACCGTAGGGGCTGCACCTTCTGGTTCTTCTACTTTGTCATCTCCTGCAAAATATTTTATAGCTGGAATTATGGCAAAAATCAAGATCATGAATAGCCAGAATCCATCAATTTCCCCTCGTCGAGACATCTTTCTATACATCTTATACTCCTATAATTGTTATAACGACACATTTCTACCTATATGTTTGAAAAATTCATTGTCTGGAATTTTACTCAAATTTGAGCTTTTTCAGCATTTGCCTCTCTTGGTTTTTCATATCTAACTCTAGTAATATCATAGAGATACATTTAAAAATAAGCATAAAATCATCAGCACATATATCCTTGGGATATCTTTCTAACAACTCTACAATCTCATCTTTTTTATTAGACATATTCTTCCATGCCGACATCCTTATTTTCTCAATAGCATCGAATCTTTCGTTTATAGTCTTAGAATCGTCCATTGACATAAGAAAATATTCTATCTCTCCAATTATTTCTTTACCGCAAAGTTTCTCCACATTCTCTGATAAAGGACCAAAAATATTATAAAATTTTTCATCTGTATTCTCTACTTCTAATCTATCTGGAGAATCTTCTATCTCTTCTTTATGTATTTCCACATTTTCTACAACCAAGATCATACACTGAAAAAAAAGAATAAAATCTTGTGGACCTAATTGTCTTTGATTGAGTAAAAGTTGGGACAGTTGTTGTTTGCTGGTTTCCATCTCTTCCCAACTATCTATCATTTGTTTTTCTCTTTTTATTTTTTCTCTGTATTCCATAATATTAATAGATAGTTTACGCTTTCTTAAATACAAATTACCAAACTACAGACATGGTATTGCTAAATCTTTCCACTCCGGTAACTAAACTTCCCGCTCCAGCAGCAGATTTTGGTGTCACACCAAATAAGACATATTGATCGATATCCATACTAGTTGTGTCATATGATAAGCTATTCGCACCTGAAATTGTTACTCTCGCTTCAACAGTCCCATCTATTGAACGATACCACTGATAAGTAGAACCTGATTCAGTATTCCCTTCGGCATGGTTATAATCATAAGAAGCATCATAAACTCCACCGCTAGAAGGATTAGCGCTTATATTTTCACTTATAGTAACACTACTAGCCTGAGGCATTCCTTCATCTATAGTCCTGTAATAAACCTTACCTTCATATAAAGATAGGGTATCACTTGTAACTGCGTCTCCATCAACAGTATAGTAACGATAGCCAGCAGGGAAACTGACACTAACTGTTGATTTTGTAGGATTAGTAGCATACCAGATAAATTCGGACTCAGAAGATAGTCCAGATATAGAATACAAAAATACATTAGAAGTTTCATGAGGTCCTACTGCATCATATGCTTTCCATTCTTCTATTGTTAAATAGTTGAAGCTTGGCAAAGTAGAAATACGTTCTGGAAGTATAGTAAATGGATTTAACATCTTATTATAATCAAATGAATTGCCACTAGCAGCAATTAATTGATCATCATATACCAAACCCACTCTAGAACTACCTACATAATTAGAAACAAAAACATTATTTTCACAAATATTATTAACCCAAAATACTGAAGCCGCATCAGCCATATAAAAAGATCTAGCAGTTCCAGAAATGTAATATTTATCTACTCCAATATTTCCTGACCACACAGAATACATCGAAGCATTGCTTCTAATAGCAAAGAAAAAACCAAATGCAAAATTATCATAATAATTAGCAGCTCTTAGATATCCATCTTTAAATAGACCAACAACTCCGGCAGAACTTTCCTCATAAGTAGAACCTTCAAGTCCAATCAAACGATCTACATTATCATAATCATCATACTCGGCAATATTATTTCTATAGGTTATTTGATTAATATTTGAAGTTACAGTAGGTTGAGCATTACTATAAGAATAAAATGATCCACCATCGACGAGTAAAAAACAAGGATTTTTCATATAGTTATATTGTATAAGCACTTGATCGGTAGGTCTGGTGAAATTAAATCCTATATAACCAACATTTGTAATATTATTATATTTAATCAATCCTCCTGACGCATCTATACAATGTATACCCGAATACCACATATTAGGATTCCAAGTATTAGAATCTTCTACATAAGCCATCCTGCCAATTGTCAAACCGATATTAGTAATAGTATTATTTGTAATTGTCACATCAACTGAATCACGTTGATGAATAGCAATGCTACCCATATCTGTAAAAATATTATTATCTATTATTGAATTTGATGAACCTGTGATTGCCTCAAAAATACCAGTGTTACATTGCTCAAAATGACAATTATTTATATTTTTATAATTGGCTCCATCCCCTAATATGGCATAATCATTAGCATACATAAACTTTAGATTATTAACAGTTATATATTCTGAATTTTCAATTTCCATTAAAGTATCTACTGAACTTACTTCAATGGTTCCTAAATCATAAGGATCAGTTATTGAATAATAATAAATATAATCACCTTCATTTACCCATTCCCCCTGAATCTCATTTTGTTCCAAAATATATAAAGAATTCTGAAAGAAATAACCCCCCTTAGAAGATCCTGTTGTTCCCAGAATATAACTTACAGTTGGTGCAAAACATATTGTCCCCGAATAAGGATCATAATCTGTAACAGTTCGTATATCCCATGTAAAAATTGTTGTTCTCATCAATACTTCAGCACCCACATAAATACTGTCATAATCGCTAGGATTATAATCGGGATCTACACTAGGATTAAAGCTTGGATTAAAGCTTAAATTATAGTCTTGGAAAGAACTATATGTCGCATTGTCTGCATATCCCACTTCTGATTGAGACATTGTTTGATCGACACCATCCAACAATAAATATCTAACATGAGTGGCAGACAAAGATGAAACATCATATCTCCAAATATTACCAGAATGATGAACCCAATTATCTCCTAAAGTAATCTTACCAGTAATTACTGGTTTATTTCCCGTCCCATATGAAGTAAAAGTAATAGGATTTCCAGAACTACCGTCAACTTCAGAAGTATCTAATGTTCCAACAAAAATATCATCTGTACGAAAACCAACAATATCACCAGCACTAATTGCATTATCCACACTCAATGTAGCATCAGTAAGAACGCTACTAACTTTATCAAGAGTAGCCCATGCGGTTGCCGCAGTGCGTCCATCATTTGAATCATTACCACTATTAGACACATAAAAATCGCACCCATAATCTACAACGATATTATCTGCATCGATTGGATATCCTACAGTTTTAGATATATCAGCAAAAGTAACTCCCACTAGTATGCCATGATCTCTTAAAAAAGTATTTATTGAACCATACTCTTCCGTTACATATTTTTGTAACTCTCGGACAAAATTTAGCACTTCAACAGTATAGGTATTATTCTTTAAAATGAGAAGGTGGGAAGTCGCATTAATTTGACTTTCTAGTGTTTTCTTGTTTGTGTCATTAGTAGGTATCTCAGAATCATTAATGTCTGTCATCATCTGATCAACATAAGACACTATATCCCCACCTCTATCCTGAGCGCTATTTATATTATCAGCTACAGTCTGGTATATATCAGCTATTCTCATTTGTCTTTTTTATAATCCTAGTAAAATCAAATATCTATAATTATTATAATTCTTAAAATACCTATAAATATCCTTTAAGTGTTATATTTCTATAACAATCGGTTTTCTTACCATTTTATAATGCTCGTCAATTAAAGAAGCATTAATATACTTAATACCATCTTCTTCAACCACCCCATGGTCTCCATGATTATGACCAAAAACTACCAGTTTAGGTTTAACCTGTTTTATTCTTTTTAACAAACTTTTACTACCTATACGCTTAGAAGGATATTTAGGATGATGAGTTTGGTCTAATATTCCATATGGAGGACTATGTAGAAGAAGTATATCTAGTCCTTCAGGGATATTATCCCAATACTTTTGTAGTGATTCTTCTTCCCGATTAAAAGCCCAATTATTAAAAGAAAGCTGAACAGGAGTCCCATATATTTTTAAATCCTTATAGAAAACTAAAAAGTCCTCTATATATTCAATCTTATTATCCTCCACCATTTCTTTATCGACACAATTTTTAGGAAACCATATAGGAACTTCACTTTCAGCACATTCCCATATCCAACAATGGTTTCCAGCTATAGCAATAGCATGATCAACAGGTTGTTCATAAATCCATTTTTTAAATTTGTTTTCCAACCATGTTCTTTGCATACCAATAGATATATAACGATCATGAGAAGCTGGACATATATCTCCCGCTATCAAAAGCAAATCCGTTTCTGGAACTTTAAACTTCAAATTTCCATGCATATCTGCAATGACAGTAATCAGCATCATATATTTCCTTCTAAAACTTCCCTATAAAAACGATTTATTATAATTGAAAATTCTACAGGTAGTTTTTCTAAAGCTTTCATGCTAATATTATTAGGAATAATCTTATAATATGCTTCTGCTACTGACCCTGCTATACACGCCAGCGTATCTGTATCTCCCCCCATTAAAACTGCCTTTCTAATACAATCTTCAAAACTATCAGATTCAAAGAAGGCAGTTAATGCTTGGGGAACAGTTACTTTACAACTAGTATCAAACTTATAATTCTTTCTATAATCATCTACAGTTTTATTCAAATCATAATAACCAGTCACAGCAAAAACAATTTTTTTTATCTGTTCTTTGCTGTCTCCTATTTTAGCATGATGAATAGCTAAAGCTATTGCTTGAGCACCGTCTATTCCATGTGGATGATTATGAGTTACTTCTGAACTTGCTTTTGCTTCTTTTAAGATTTCATCATCTTCGTCAAAATAAAAACCTATAGGGCCCACCCTCATAGCAGAACCATTTCCCCAACTATCATAAGGTTGAGGATCATCAGAACATAACCATGCTTCAAAAGCTCCACCATAACCCTTACGTTTATACTTTCTACCAAACTCAAGATAAACATCTTTGTAAGGAATATCTTCAAGTATAGCTTTAGCTGTAGCAACAGTTAGTATAGTATCATCTGTAAATGTAGATCTTTCATTAAAGAGAGGGAAATCATAATCAAAGAAATTCATCCTTCTCCCCTCATAAGGAGAACCAATTACATCGCCTATTATGGAACCTATCATAATGCTTCCCTATTTTTCTTAATTAAATATTAAACTTATTCTTATACAAGAGCATGGTCTTGCATCCATTGTTGAGATCCTGCTATCTCTTCTGGCTGCAACCATCCTCCTTCTTCTCCAAAATCAGAATCATTTTTATGTTCAAGGATGTAATCAGCAGCAAACCTCAGACTACCAGTATAAACTACAAATCCATTAGAAAATTTATAACGATTATAACGATAATCAGTTTGTATTAAATCTTCAGTTAATTCTATTTTTACTACTGCCCAGTGTCCCTTATCTATTTTTTCATATGGAAAATAGCAAGTTTTACCCCATAGAATTCCATTCAATCCAAATCTGACATCAATATCTCTCGTAAAATTTTTAGCTACTATAAAACCTTCTGTTGGATAAATATTACCTCCTATATCCATCCAATTTTCATCAATATACGACAACATTAAAACATAGCACCCATATTCACTTTTCATAAATACACCTAAATAAACAACTAATATTACTAGGTGAATTATAACTAAATCACTTTCACTTACAAATCAGTTTTTTGGAAAGTGATTTAGTTAGTTGTCCATATTGGCGAATCTATTAACTACTGACGAAGGCTTATATCCTTCCAATATATTAGCTTTTGGTCTAAATGCAGCAAAAATTCTTCTACGACCATACGATGGCACATCGTTAAGAGATTCATAGAATTTATTCTTTCTCATATGGAAAATAAATTTAAAAGAATCTTTAAAAACTGTGTTTCCGAATGCCACAAGACCCTGTTGCATATATATGCCTAATTCCTTATCTGACATAGATTTAGTTCGCTCACAAAGACTTTCTACCTCTTTTATAAAAGCTTCTAATTTTGCATTAAAAATTGCTCTTATAGTATCAAAGTCTTTTTCCATCTCTTCTGGCAAATCTTTTTTTATCCCTTCTAAGTCGTCACCATTAACCATAGATTCCCATATAGCAAGAGGTGTGACTTGAGAAATTAGTCTATGCACGCGGACATACTCATCGCCTTTAATTTTTAAACGTATTCCGCTTTTGAAGCGTATGACATAACCCTCATTATTGCTATCTAAAGTTTTAGCAGTATTGACTATGGTTTCCATATCTTCAAAGTTATATTGCTTCACATACCGAGTTCCCATATATGACGCTTCCCACTTAATTTGCTCATAATTACACTCTAATCCATAAGAATTAAATATGCTTAATAAAACCAGTCCTTCAAAATTGTAATGAACCACAATTTTATTCTCATGATAAATTATTTCAAACAGATAAGTGCTTGTCTTATCTAATTTATCAATGGCTATATGCTCCTTTGCCCATTGATCTGCCCATTGAGCCTGTTCCGATATAAATGAACCTGCTGTCGCGAACCTGAATTGATCAGCAAAAAAGTACATTATGCCTAATGAGCCGTCCATTTTCTCTGTAACAAGAAAATCTGGCTCTATGATAGATCGAGAGCCTTCTTCAATTTCTCCGTAGTTGAAAAATTTTGTAAAACTAACTGCAACAACTTTTTTATCTTGAAGATCTAATATTAGACCTCTAGCCATAAGAGAAAATTTGTTCCATTTTCTCTCCGTAACGCAATCTTGAGTATATTTAAACAGAGCAAGATGTGGAAATTCTGGATGATAAGTAACGCTTACATTACCATCAGCAACTTCCGCGAACAATCCTTGAGTCAACTCGGTAAATTCCATTACACGAGCAGGATGTTCTATTCCAATATTTAATAACTCTTTCATCATATGTTCCATTTCAACCCCCTTTTTTTTATGGACAAAAAGGATGCAAGTTAAACACTTACATCCTTGTTGTATATTAATTTGTTATATGTTCTTCACTTACCCTTAATAGGGTATTCTTCCTTAAATCTATTCCAAAAAACAGTACGGGATTCCTTTTTGATTCTTGCTTTGGCCAAAGCTCGTTTCAGAGCAAATTTACGACCTGTTTGCCAGTTCAATTCGTCGCGGTAATTCTGGCTAGCTGATGCTCTAACCATACTCATGTTTGTGCTGCTTGTGATTACGCAATGCGTTTTTACCAGGGCCATAGTCCGTTTCCTTGCCCCGTATTTGGGCTTTTGGGCCTCGGTAGGAAACTCAACATTATATACTCTTCTACCAATTCTAACTTCCATCGCAAATCTCCGTTTCTTGTCAAAAAACCACTTTATCGTTCAAAAAACACACTTTCTACTGCTACTATTCTGAAAAACTCATTGTCTGGAATTTTTCAATTAATTCATTTTTGGGCTTTTGCATACTTTTTAAACAAAGATAAAGCTTCAGTATAGCCCTCATAATAAGCCATTTCCATAGCAGTATGACCGTTATTGTCCACTTTATCAAGGTATTTCCCGCTTTGAAGATGTTTTCTTACCAAACGAAGATCTCTCATAGCTACTGCTTCATGAAGAGGAGTTCTACCATATCTGGTAGTGCTTCTCATGTGCATATGAGGGGAATAAGTAACAGGTTCAGGTTTTATAAGTCCTGCTGCTATAAGCTCTTGGCGTTTAGCCAACACCCTTCTTTCTTGCTCCATAAAATATTGTGACATTCTCGTTTGTTCTATTTCTTCTTGTTTCTGTTTAATTGTCCTTAAAGCATTTATTTTTTCTTTATTTGACACATCACTTTCAAATACCCAAAATGCCTGTTCTTCTATTAACTCCCAATCTTCCTCAGCGACTCCTTCTAAATCCTCTGGTTCATCGAATATCCCTGATGTTTTTAGATCTTTCATTATAGCCGATATGTGTTGTCTACTTACTCCATCTTTATGCAAAATATACAACATCCGATTCTGATCCTGTAGGGACATGAAATACTCCTTACAATAAAAAATAATCTTCCATGACAATATCAGTTTATAAGAAAAAAGGCAATGGAGGGTTGCTCCATTGCCTCGAAAGGAATTAAAGTCTATTTGCCGCGAATTCAGATAATACCTTCGGCACATTAGAATCCAAACCAACAATATCCATCATTCCCGCATCGCTTGGGTCGGCTATTGTAAAGCCATTGCTTGTAAATGCCAACACGGCAAGCTTGGCGTTCTTATTGAACTTCTTGCGATACTGCTTCAATGCTTCAAATGGATGAATATCACCAAACCATGTCTCGCTGTCCGTTAGAACAACAAACACATCAACATCCAGACCATTTTTCATTGCATACTTCATAGGTAATGCACAATCAGTTCCGCCAAAATTCAAATTAGCAGTTCGTCTAACCACAGTATCCAAACTATCCTTAGCGGTAATGTTAAGTGGCACGAATGCATGACCAAAAGCCATAAGATCATAGTTCTTCTCGGTTCTTGCACACGTCATTGCTACGACTGCGGCAGCTTCGCGTGCTTGCATACCATTAACTTCTGACCAACCCATAGAACCACTAACATCAATACCGTAAAGAAATTTCTTTCCAGTTGGCTCAACATAGTTGAACGCTTTGTAGAAAGCATCTTCCATAGCATCTTTGATAGCTCCTACAGGCTTCCAAGTAGTCCTCATGCCACTACCACTGCTGTAAGTCTTCAATGCCAGCATAAGTGTCATAGGATGAATACGACTCTTCTTCAGTATTTCCTCATTTGTAATCTTGTCGATTACTAATGAAGTCTCATCAGCCAATGGCTTCAAAAGACCTGAAGAAGTCATGCTTCCCAAATTTCGGATCAAAGCAGTCATAGGCATCCCTGGCAGCAGGGCCTTTTGCACCAACAATTCATTTCTAAACTGTGGAGGGACAGATTCTCTTGTAAGATTGTAGTTTTTAATTAATGAAACTACTTCACTATTCTTAGTCGCAACCTTACATTGCTCATGTGCCCAGATATACTTAAGCTTACTATCCTTCAAAGCTTTATACTGCTTTACAGAGATACCAGGAGCTTCCTGGGTCTTACCAGTAGCTTTAGCATCTTTTTCTCTTTGAGCAAGAGTCGCAGCAGTTGTGATACCATGTGTTGCGTAATGAAAAACAGTAGCATGGTCCTCTGAAGGAATCGTTAGTGCCCTACCATTTCTAGAAGGTCTGCCATCCTTAGATGGAGAGATCCTTGCAAGACGCAAAACGTCCCCGTGAGTCCATCTTTGGCCACCTATTGAACGACCTGGGTACTTACAAATCTGGTATGCCAACTTCACAGCATCTTTTTCTGTATACCATCTTCCAATGGCTCTTAACAGACCCTTACCCTTACGACCTTCCTTCAATGTGTTGATAGAATCAACCCATGAGAAGAAAGCAGTAGAGAAACGAGCAACCTTAGGCATAACTAGATTAGCATATGCTTTGGTCTTTTCGTCGCCATGAACACTGCATACCGCCAATGCAAAGATAGCTGGATCATTCTTAATGGCACGACCCTGATCACTAATCTCTACAATAGTATCGACAGTACGCTTTGCATCCAACTTCAAACAATTCAGGATGCAGTCGTAATTCTCCATAGTCAACTCACGATCAGAGGCATAGTAAGAACCCTTCTCACTACCAATGATTAGGAAACGGTTCAGCCTTGTCCAGTCATCGACCTTGAAAACATACCCACCCGCTCTGCCTTTTACCTGAGTACTCTTTGCCTTCTTTGTTTGTGAAGTCTTTGGATTCGCTACATGATTTGCATACTTAGCCATTGTTGTTCTCCTTATAAATCAACCTAATTATTTAGATATATTGAATTCTACTTTGGCAATTATACTGTTTTCTACTTTGCAGTCAAATAGAAAATATAATTTTTCTCTATATTTTTGAAAAAAATCCTAACTCCCCTTATAACAAGGAGTTAGGAGAGTATAAATATAACACCCATATGTTATATCGTCATTTTCACTTTTAAACTTTAATCTTTTTTGCTAAAACCAAAACCAGAGCTAGCGTCTCCCACTCCAAAATTACTAAGAGTTGCTATAATTTCTTCTGCCCATGCCTGGTCCATCTTCCTGATTTTTCTCTTACTACTTATATGTTTTAGATTCAAACTATTAATAAATTCTTGCACCTCTGCTCCAGTCCAATCTTTAGTTTGACCAACAATATAATCTAGAGTTGCCTGAGAAACTTTCCATTCATCTAATCTTTCTTTGAGCATTTTAATTCTAAGCTCCGTAGAAAGAGATTCTATTTCAACTATTCTATCAAATCTCCCAGGTCTATTTCTCAGAGCAGTTTCAATCGATTTTAACCTATTAGTAGTGCCAATAGTAACGGAATTTGATATAGTATTAACACCATCAAGAATATTCATCAACGCCCCCAAAGACAGCACATCTCCACCCATATCTCTATCCTGACTAAATAGATCTAAATCTTCCAACATAATAATACAAGGAGAAAGGAAATCTGCCAATTTATAAAGAGCTTTTATGGAAGACATGGCTCTATAATTATTCTCTGACAATATTTCAGGAGTAATCCAGATTACCGTGTTTTTGGGAGTCATGTTGCAAATAATATTACCAATAGTTGTTTTTCCACATCCTGGTCTGCCATGCAGAATGATACCTCTTTTATTAATACCACATTCGTTATATTTTTCCACATTAGTGATAAAATCAAATACCTCTAATTGGAACAGGTCTTTGATCTCATCTGAATAGTAATAATTGTTCCATGTAAAATCTTCGACTATATCTACTTCTGAAAATGACGCTGTAATCATATTCACATCTTTGAGTTTAGCTCCTCTTAAACAGTTATTCTTCTTTGCATATTGTTGTAGGTCTTTAACAATATCTTTAGACTTATTGGTATCAGTACTGTAGCAGGTAATAGAGGCTCCTCCTCTTTCCAAATCCGCGAACAAAAAGAAAGCAACATTATCTGTTTTTTGGCCCTTTATTTTTTCGAAGAATAAAAAACCAGTGATAGTAAAAGTTGTTTCTTTGCCTTTAATGTTCCAGGGATTTTTTTCGGGAGGGATAGAATTACCATGATCATCGAAATTCAATTCTCCAACCATATCATATCCCTCTTGTCTCATGAACCCATCGATACTCTCCATCAATATAAGAGTAATAAGAGGTTGAGATTGAAAAGGATGATTTGTTATCTCATTGACAGTAGTAACACCTAGAAATCTACAAAGTATTCTATAATCAATAGAAGGAATGAAATCTATTTTAATTTGATCTGCAAATTTAACCTTTGCTAAATTTTCATCCAATCGTCTATCTTTTTCTTCTTGACTGACCCCATACCCGCAAGAGTCCGAACAAACTTCTGGTTGAGCATCTTCGGGAAAATCATCCAGAAAGTCTGTATCTTTAGAGACTTTCGATTGTATTGATACATTTCCGTTTTGACCATATTTTACTGGAGAAGTGACGGGACCGTTTTTCATATTATTCCTTTTTGATGAGTTAATAGCTTTTTCTATTATTACGTTAAAAGCGTCGATTCCTATGATATCGGAAAAATGTCTTCGTTTTTTACTCACTTAATATCCTTATTATAGTAATTAATTTTCACTTTTCAAAGTTTTTTCAATGCTTTCAGCGATATCTTCGTAAGGAATAATCTCCGAAAAATCGACACATTCTCCTTTTCTAGCATCGAGATAGTCATTAATTACCACTTGTTCTGGAAGACCAGGAGCTTCGTTAAAATCAACAAAGAATCTTTCAGGGTGACCACCAGGATAACTACTACTAGCAACAGGTGTCTCTATATAGTCAAATGCAAACATTGGAGATTCTATAAATGTACCAACCTTGTTAGTAAATGGTTGACGAGTAAATGGAATTTTGCAACTCCCTAGAAACTTCCTTTGACCCTCATATATAATTACTACATGACCGCAATTAGATCTCCATGCATCTGTTAATGAAACATAAGTTAATAAACAAAGTCTATTACCTATAAATAACTCTCTGCGAGAAATAGAATACTCCTGATTATTTCTCAACAAAACAGAAGCATAAGCATCAGGACATTCTATTATGGAGTCTTCTATATTGCATATTTTCTTTCCTTCTCCTCTATGAGCATATTCATCTGTATAAACAACTATCTCACTCAAAGGAGAACATATGCCAGTTTTATCCCAATTACCATTCCATATGCCATTTATTTCTCTTTCGGCATACTTATCATAAAGCTCTTGAACAGTTCCATGTGGAGCTACATGATCTCTATATGTGCAAACACCTGCCACATAATTGTCCAAGAGTTTAAATATTTCCCTTCTACTTCCTCCTCCGCGAGAAAGTCTTTTCCAACGAATCTCTCCCATAGGGTCATGAAGAAAATTGTCATAAGGTTCAATAAAATCACTTTGAATGTAAATATTTGTTCCCATTTTGAACTTCCTCCACCATTAAGGTGGATAATTCTTACGAACTACAAACTAGTGTTTGTATATTTGGTAAGCTATCACGGTCGTCCCAACCGCTATTTAATATTTTTAATCCTTCATTCAAAATATTTAATGAAGCATTATAATCTCTGTCAATTGTAATTCCACAAGAACTACAATAATACTCTCTATCTTTTAGAGTCAAATCTTTCTTGGCACTTCCGCAATTACTACAAAGTTTTGAACTAGGAAAGAATTTATCTATTTGTATTAGATTTCTTCCATACCAATCCGCTTTGTATTTTAGCAATTCTATAAATTTACTCCAACTAGCATCTGAAATACTTTTAGCCAAATAATGATTTTTTACCATATTCTTTACTTGTAAATCTTCTAAACAGATTACTTGGTTTTCGTTAATTAGTTTAGTAGATAATTTATGTAAAAAATCTAACCTCTGATTTCTGATTTTCTCATGTATCTTAAAGACTCTCTTTTGTTGTTTAAATCTATTTTTACCACCTTTAGCTCTTTTACTGAGTATTTTTTGTGCTTTCTTTAATTTAAGTTCTAATGTTCTTAAATATTTAGGATTAGAAACAAATTCATTGTTTGAAGTAATACAAAAATCTTTTAATCCCACATCTATTCCTATTTTAGCATCTAATTCAGGAAAATTTTCTATCTCTGTTCTACAAAGAACAGATATATAATATCTATTTAAGATATTCTTAGAAATTGTGACTGATTTAATAATTCCTGATATTTCTTTTGATTTTCTAAATTTAACAAATCCCAACTTAGGAAGTTTAATAGTATTGTTTGCTATTCTAATAGAATTATTAATATTTATAGTTCTGTAAGAGTTTTTAGGATTTTTTTTGGATTTAAATCTTAGATTAGTAGGTTGTCCTGCTTTAATTTTTCTAAAGAAATTATCATAAGCAGTCTTTAGATCTATTCGAGATTGCTGAAGAGCAATACTATCTACTTCTTTTAACCAATCAAACTCTATTTTATATTCTTTTTCAGTTTTAGTGGAAGATTTACCAGAATTTTTGTATTTAGTTTATTTTTCGTTAAGCATTTGATTATAGATAAATCTACAACAACCTAAAGTTTTGTTAATCAAAACTTTTTGTTGTAAATTAGGCTCTAATCTAAATTTAAATGCTTTTAGAGTCATAATTTATAAAAAAAGAGTAAAATCTAATTCCTGAACTGAACTAAAGGAAGAAGAAATTACTCTTAAATATATAATATTAAATACTTTAAGGTTCAGTTCAAGCATCTGATTAATTATTATATATTTAATCGAAAATTCCTCTAAAAAACTTTAGAAAATTGTAAAAATATGTTAAATTTCCTAATAATACTCATTATAAATCCAAAATCTCCGCACGATTTGTGATGCCTTCCATAATTTTTTGTCTTGCTTTATGATTTCTACTGTATGAATGTAGAAATTTAACATCATCAAGATGAATTCTTATATTCTTATGCTTAGCAAACGATATATGTCCTTCACTAGTTAATATCCAAACATAATCTTCACTATCAACCTTCACTATAACTCCAGTTTCGTCTGGTGTCTCCGCATGTGAAGCCCTACATCCGATTAATAAGTCAAACATTTTATCTCCTAGTAATTTGTAGTCATAGTAAGATGAAATGGTCTATCAATTTCTTTACTTTTTAACCATAGAAAAGTATCTATGTCACACATTTTACAACCAGAAAATTCAGCCAATTTTGCACACGTTATAACCGTAGCTGCCCTAAGCTCACACTCTTCTAAAGAGCCAGCAGGTAGTAATTCTCCCGCCTGTATTTTCTCTGAAAGAAGGTAGCTATAACTAATGCATCCCAAATCTTCCAATACTTTGGGTATCTGGTAGTCAGCAGGAACAGGGACAGTGTGTATATCATCTTTGAACCATTGTAATCTTCTATACAACATAATAGGCAGAAGAAAAGCTCTTTTCAAAAATAGATCATCTGCAAATCCTGGCAATTTAGAAACAATTATATTAAGAAATTCCTCTATACCCATATCGTTCTGAGATACTTTATCTGAAAGATGCCTAATCGTATCCATACCATGCTCTTGAACCAAAGCGGACACTTCTTTTATGTGTTTTATTCTATTTTCTGTATTAGGGAGCCTTGCTAATGACAAATTAAGAATAAACATCTTAGTAATGTCTTCGGCAAAATCTTGACCAGAAGTAGGATCAACTTCATCTACTATAAAAGTTACAGAATCGTCAAGTATCTTATACATTTTATTAGCACAAGCACCGTTAGGTCTTATATCGTGCTTACCATACCAGTATTGATAGTTAACAGCGCTAGCTAACAATTCATAATATAGTATTTTGTAAGGAACATCATTATTAATTTTTTCGAAAGACTTAGGATAACCCCACCAATAATCTTTCTTATTACTCAACTCATGTTCTATATTATTTGCTATTGTTTTTATAGCCGACTCATTCAAAGTGACATGAGTGCTAATACCTTCACCCACAAATAAATTACAAACATTCCATACACTATCAATCATTCCATCGTTATCAAAAATTTCACTCATAACAATCTGACTCGCCTTCTTTAAAGTGGTTTATCTCACATTCTTTAATTTGGTCAAATAAAAGACCACCCCCTCCATCATCCCTATCTCCCTCTCCAAGATATTTACAATACCCAACATCCTCCGATGGATATCTTTTATCCCAACACCAGTAGGGACATTTTCTAACTTTAAAAATAGGTAGTTCAAGCTCTTTACTATAAACTACTTTCTTTAACTTGTAACAGTAATCTCCCTTTGGGATAACAACCCTAGCATAAAGAGATTTACTTTTTTTCTTTAAGTGTTCTATAGCTCTCTTTAACAACATTAATGCCTTCCTCTACCTTTAACTTTTTCTTAATTTTATTGGCTCTTTCTGCTATTTTGAATATATGCCTATTTCTTATACACCATTCAATCCCCCACTTACATAATACTCCTAACAAAAGTAATGATAGAGTTACCAGAAGAGGGAAAAAAGTAATGATAATTATTCCCAAAAATAAAGAAACAACGATAGCTATTGCCCCTGTTAATCCTAAGATCAGTAAAGCATTTTTCTTTTCTGGACTCATTATTTTAAACTATAATATTTTTAGGAGGGGTAACAATTCCAGAACCAAATTGCTCATTATAAGCATTACGTAATTCTTCGGGAGGATCAATCTCTACTATGACATGATCTTGATGAATATGAAATTCTTCTTGTTCAGAATAGGGATTCCATGGCATTAGCCCCATTCCCATTCCTCCAGAATCTGAGGGAAACATCATCAACCGTGCAGGATTTTTAAGACATATCATATTATTTTTTGATTCGCCATTAGAAATAATATCATCTCCACTTACCAACTTTAAAATTTTAACTTTCATTAGAAACCTTTCTTAAATTAAACTACATAACATTCAGTACCATTCAAATCTTTTAAGCAATTGCCTCCGGTATAGGAAATAGAGCTTTGTAGGTCCTCCTTAAGCTCAATAAGCAATTTATTCATATCCCCTTTATAATCAATCAATATTTTTTTACCTTCTACATTTTTATATTCATTCTTATTATATTTAGAAGCACTTCCATAATACTCTTTATACATTCTGTCTTCTATCTCTATTATGTTCCCCGCCGACTGGTCATAACCCGAAAAAAGAGAACCAGCCATTACCATTCTCGCTCCGCACGCCAAAGATTTTGCTACATCTCCATGCTCTACTATTCCTCCGTCTGCTATGATAGGAACGCCAGCTACTTGACAACAATCTAAAATGGTGTTAATCATACCTCGATGAATACCCGTCTTATTTTTTGTAAGGCAAACTTTTCCTCCAGCAATCCCAATCTTGGCCGCATCAATATTCCATGTTTGTATTTCCTTTATAGCTTCAGAAGTAGCTATATTTCCAACAATTAAAAATATTTCAGGAAATTTTGTTTTAATAAAATCAACCATTCTATGAGTTTTGTCCGACCATGCATTCGCAACATCAATTGTTATATAATCGATGGATAAACCTTCTTGATATATTCTCTCTAGTTCTTTATAGGAATCATCATTAATACCTATGCTTATAGAGGTAAATAAACCCTCACTATCCATTTCTAAAATAAAATCAATACTGTTAATTCCAAAACGATGCATTATATAAAACCAATTATTCCTAGCAAAAAATTTACAAGTTTCAATATTTACAACGCTTTTCATATTAGACGCTATCACTGGCATATCAAACTTCTGTTTTCCTAACTTAACAGAAGTATCGCATAAAATACGACTATCAACAATACATTTTTGAGGCTTTAGGAAAATGTCTTTATATCCTATTTGTTTTTCCATATTATCTTACTCTTCAATATCCTGAGCTAGCATCCAATCATACGTTTTTCCACATTTTGGACATTCGTCTCTATTCCATTCTGCCTCAGGGCTTTCTTCTCCACAAAATTGACAAATATAAGTATCCATTTTATCTAACATTCACCTCTGCCCGCCCTGTTATTTCTTTAATAATTTCTTTCGAATAATAGTCTTTCACTCTAATATCGGGAGAAGGATAATGACTTTGAAGACATGCTATATACCCTTCTACAAATGCTTTGCTTACAGCCATTGCTTCTATAGGAGAATACCAAGGTAGTTCTCTGTTTGGATCTATTCTCCTATCTTTCAATTCTATATTATACAGTTTTCTTTTTGCTATTTTCTTCGTCATTATGCCTTCTTAATAAACCAATAGCAGAGATAATCTCAAACCTCGCAGCTTGCAAACATTTAGGAGCGCCATCTACAACACGTAAATGCTGTTCTGCAACATCTATATTTTTATTAATCTCATTCAGATGATTTGTTATCTGTTGCTCTTGTTTCCGATTCATTTGACTTTTCTCCCATTTGTTTTAGAGCTTTAACATACCAAACATTATTTATATCATCATTTGTTATTTCCTTCAATTGCTCTTCTGATTCTATTTTTCCCCACCACGACTCACAACCAAAAATAACTTTTTTCAAATCAAAAACATAAATGGCAGGATTAGCCATAGACCTCTCTATCTTTAATTCTCCTTTCTCTTTATTATAACTTGTCATCGTCGATATGTGAGCTTGCCCTAAATACAAACCAAGATAAGTTTGATCTCCGTATTCCTCTGCGCAAGGTCTAATACTTACAAAATTGCCTACCATATCTGGCTCTAACTCATAACAATCGAAAGGAGTTTTTGATTGTCCATATTCTATATTATTGACTGTTATTGGGAATTCTATCGGCATCTTTTATCTCCTTAATACTGGCTATGTAGGGTATCTGGCGATAACCACCATTATAGTCCAAACCGCAACCAACTAAATAATCTTTACTTGTTACTTCAAAACCATATGATAACATTGGAATAACAAACTTATGATGTCCTGTCCTTTTGATTAACACCACACTATTGACAGTTGCTCCATTCCTCCAAAATTGAGCAATAATCTCATTAAGAGTATTACCTGTATCATATATATCATCGATAATTAACGCATGGGCACCCCATAAACACTTAATTCCAACGCCCATCAGATCTATTTTTATTTCATTGTTAGGTAATTTCTCATTATTACGATAACTGCTCGCGGAAATATAACGCATTATCCATCTTCTATTCTGTGGTAAACCTGAGGGAAATAAAAGATTTGAGAAATATCTACCACCTTTCAAAACAGAAAAAACATATATAGGTTTTTTTATTTCTTTGTAATAAGATAAAATTTCACCACGAATTTCATTTATACGTTTCGTAACAGTTTCTTCGTCAAAAAGGATTTCTTTCACAAAATCTAGCTTTTGCATTATTTGCTTCCGATACCTAAAAAATGATATTTATTGTAGTTGTTCTTCTTCTTTCTCTTCGTCGTCGTCATCATCTTCTTCATCCATCTTCTCCTTATACTCTTCTACACTATCCGTCACACTTTTCCATTGTTCATCTCGTTCCTCTGGTAATCCCAAAAAAGTAATCTCGGAAAAAAGAGTTCCGAAAACCTCAAAAACTGTAAATTCCTTTACTCCTTGAACAATAATTTCCCTCTCATCATTATATTTATCATTCCTAATGAGAAATTCTTTATTAAGTCGAATGGGTAAATGCTTCATTCTGTATAAGGGAGTAAATTCAATTCCATACGTTGTGTAGTCCATAGGTTCATCTTTTGCTACATATTCTTCATCTTCTTTTGACTCAACTGGTCCCCAACCATGAATATCTACATAAATGCTTATTTCATTCAGTTCATCACCATCAGGTTTTTTTAAAGCTCCAAAAATATCTTCCGTTTGTTCTCTTTTATCTTTGTACTTCTCATAGAATTTTTTATAATCAAACTGCTCCACCAACCAGGAGAATTCAATAAGATCTAAGTCCTCTTGACTTTCCATCATGCAATCTCTTTTGATTTCGTCAAAAAATGGACGCAATGGATGATGCCCAAGATGGGACCCAAAGATTATATTGATTATCTCCTCATCTTCCTCTACTATATCAAACAAATCTTCCAAAGTAATTTCCCTATCAATATGAATAGTCTCATTTAGATAAGGAACAATACTCTCAACCCTTGTCATAATATATTCTTCGGCATCTGGGTTATAACCATTCTCATAAAATATACCATTTTTTCTAATATAAATCATATTCTACCTAATCTTTCAATATCTCTTCTACCACTTTTGTAATCACTTTTAAAGAGAAATAATTTTATTCATCGTAATTTGGCTCTATGTCAAACTCTATTAGTTGAAAACGATCAGAATAGCTTCTCATATCTTTAATAGTATTGAGTAAATCTAAATTTTGGTGAAGAATGAGAAGATTTTCTTTTTCCAATGTATTATTTTTGTCTTCTAGTTCTTTACTGTGCCGTTTAATTGTCTCCATATTATTAATAACTATTTCGTTATGAGCTGCCTCTCTTCTTCTTTCTCTTTTTATTTCTGTCCATTTCAGACCTTTTAGCTCAGTTATTTCATTGTTAAGGTCGGACATCCTTCTATTAGCTTCCTCTAACTTATCTTCTAAATCACTAATCTTTTCCATCCCAGAATAATAATCAGATTCATAATCCCAATTCTCATATTTTAATTTTTCTAATTCCTCATTATCGTCTCTAAGATGTTTAGCTTCATCGAAAGTTGTTCCATGTTCAATAGAAAAATCTACGCAGCACACAACAGAACAAAAACCATGATAATCACAATTGTCATAAAATATTCTATTACATTGTCTGCATAAATTTATATTCATAGATCTAACATATTGAATCTTAAAATCTGATTAGCATAACCTTCTAATGTCTCTTCCATAGAAGCGACTTCTGCCTGAATTTCTTTTTTCGTTTTTCTCATTTCTTGTTTGAGTGAAGATATAGCTTTTCCTAATCTCGTTTTTTCTTCTTTCAATTTCTCTATATCTTTAAGAAGTTGTCCAGCTTCTTTTTTAATAGACGTTTTTAGATAATCGTCCATCCAAACTTTGATTTCTTCTTTTATCATTTTTCTTTGTTCTTTTGTTATTTCTCCCTGGACTTTTTCTTTGGTGGATTTGCAGACTCCCCAGTCATGATTATTAATAATATTTATTATTGATTCACTTTGTGTTGAATCCATTGTCCCGATATAAGATGAATATGGTTTCATAATCTCTCTAATTTCGCTTTGGAAGGACATAAATACCCTATAATATATACATAGGAGCCAACTACGACACCTAATTATACATTATAGGGCAAATACTTTCACTTTCAAATGCTTTTTAGAACCACTTTTGATAAAGTCGTTTATAAGTCCCATCTTCATATAATTTAAGGATGGATTTATCAACTGCTCTTTTCAAAGGACTTCCTTTAGGAAACACAAACCCATAATATTGTTCATCGAAAATACCATCTACTAATTCAACCTTATCGGGATTCTCTTTTACATAATTAAGTAGAACTGGATGATCAAATACTACAGCATCCCCTCTTCCAAGCAATAAATAGTCGCAAGCGGTATCTATATTATCAACTTTCTTAACTTTAGAAGCCCCTAACCCTTTTGCATAATCATCACTTGTTGTCCCTTTTTGAGTTAGGACAATCTTACCTTTTAGATCCTCTGGAGATCTAATATCTCCTGTAATTTTCTCAGTAGTATAATCGGCAGAAAGTAAAGCTGTGAAATTACAAAAAGCAATAATACCACAAAATATAAGTGCTATTGTTACTATTTTGGTTGTCCATCTTTTAGGAGTATAATCTCCATAACCAACTGTAGAACATGTAACTATACAAAAATATATTGACTCAAAAATCCCTGGAAAATAGTGGTCATTAATCCCAGGATTTTTCTTTTCTGCCAACCATATAAAATGAGAAAAAGCTAGCAAAAACAATCCGAATAAGGTTATGGGCATTATAAGGGCTTCATAGAGAACTTTTAATTTACATAATATAGAATTCTTTTCTGGATTTTTTAATACCATTATTCCTAAACCAGAATTCATAGTAGGCACAGAGAAATCTGCCCAGTCCATTCTTTTAGAACGTATCGTAAATCCAGCACAAGCCATATCTGCATTGCCGTTTTTTATATTCTCTTCTAGTTTATGCCATGATATAGGAACAAATTCCCAATCTTTAATTATGTCTTGTGCTATGAGGTCTTTTGCAACTTCATTTCCTAAATCTATTTCAAAACCAGAAATAGAAACAGGAATATGACTATCTTCTGACTCCTCGACAATAACACAGGGCTTCATATCAGAGACATAAATTTGAGTGGTTTTATATATGCTCTCCGAGTAAGAGAATTTGCAGATCATAAGCAAAACTAAAAATATTAATATATTTTTCATCATTATCCTCTTTAAAGAAAAACTTCCTATGAGTAGGTGAACAACAATCCACAATACATCATAGGAAGTTCCAATCATAGCTAAAAGTTTATTAACTACTTTTTAGCATTAGCCATCATTTTGGCTACTTCATCATCCACAGCCGAATCGCCTGAAGCTCCATACTTACTTGACATATCTTCGAGGTCATTCGTAGGTGCCATTTCTTCATATGCCTCTGCCTCGCACTCATCAGCTTCTACCGACTGTTGAAGCTTGTCCAATTCTGAAAAACAACTGTCCGAGTCGAGACCTTGAGAAGATTTGGCAAATTCTTTTCTCGCTTCGGCCATTTGTTTGCGAACTGCTAGCTGAGAATGATTACTTTCAGCCTGACTAACTTGATTGTTCTTTGTCTGCCACTGACTCTTCATACTGTTAAGCATGCCTTCATCTTGAGTGATCATTTTCTTAAGATTATCGGCACGTTGCTGAGCCTGAGTTTTAAGAGTAATGCATTTACGCACGTCTTCTTCATTACTCGCTTCTGCTGCTTTTTTAGCAAGATTCCCCCATTTCCTAACCTCTGCCACCTCGGCATCATAATCACGTTGATTCTTCTTGATCTGTGCAGAATATGTAGCAATCTTACCTTGTATATCTGCCAATTTTCCTTTAGAATCTTCGATAGCAAATTTGCCATCCCGAATCGGATCTGCCATTTTTTCAGCAGCTTTATCCTTCTTCTCTCTAACACTATTTTTGAACATCTTCCAAAAACTTGCCATAATCATATACTCCTAACTTAAAATTTATTATTGTTTAGCAATTGAGACAATAGTTAAATACTAACTTATTATCTTCTCTATCTCATAAAGATTCGACAAGGCTTACATCGAATATATTCTTCGCTGTTAGCAAAGCCGCACTCAAACCTCTCATAGCCGCAAGTAATTCGTCTTGAGAAATATCCCCAACGGGAATGCTATTAATCAACACGAGCGGCCATTGATCTCTCTCATCTCCCTCCCCATCTATATCACTCAGAATAGAAAAAGAGTATGGCTTAGTCTGAGAGTTCATGTCCAAGAGAGTCATGTAAAAATCTTCTCTCATATCAGGAGCAATTCTCTCCATCAATTGCCCATATGTCATAACCTCACAAACAACAGTTAGGTCAGTCTCATCCATCAGAATAAGACATGGAAAAGGAGCAGCATCACTTCCCACAGAAATAGTAACACTGTTTTCATTCATTTGAACCTTATATCCCTGTTCTGCAAGAATACGCTCTACATCTACTATACTTTTAATATCATTCACAACATTACTCCTAAAACTATTAATTTTTAATATTATCCTAAAACACTTTACTTTAACAATTTGATATCATTCAGATCCACTCTACACCCCTGAAGAAAAGTAATAAAACTATTTTCTTCGTCTATCGTGACACCAGATGAATGTTCTACCGATATCTCTTCAAAATCATCTTCATCTTCTTGTTCTTCTGAATTAGACCATTCTTCAATATTATTAAACTCAAGAATTATCAACTCAGGATTTTCTACATCAGATTCTGTAAGATATTCAGTAATGGTAGCAAATGACTTTTCATCATATTCTCTACACTCTCCAAACTCTGACCCATTTGTACTATAAATGGTATCTTCTCCTTCTTCAATACAAGAAGCAAAAGTAAGTTCGGAGAGTGTAGAACTATCGATATTGTCACGATTTTCAAAAAGCCAGAGACAATCGTTATCCATCATATCCTGACGACTACCATCATTAAAATCATCAGGAGTATAACAAACTTTGACATCAAGACCCACACCTACAGATTTTACAACTACAACCCACTGAAAACTAGAAAGAGATATATCAAATATAAGCCAACGAGCAGAACCTTGTTGAGCAGATATCTTCCGTATTCTTGTTACCTCAAAATCTGCACCATGCTCTATATTTTGACAACCATCTTCCATCAGATCAGCAATAGTCTGTTCGTCAGAGAGTTGAATTAAATCTCCTCTCTGAATTTGTTCCCAATAAGCTAATGTAGTTTTATCTGTGGTTCTCATTAATCATACTCCACGTTTGAAAATTGCAACAAAGATAAGAATAACAACCACAGCAACGAGTGCCAATCCAAGGTAGGTAAAAGCAGAAGTGCGATGATGAACTCCATTATGACCTACTGGAGCAATAGTATCATAATGATAGTTGTTGCGACTCATAAGGGCAGATAGCATAATAGCATCAGTCATAGCATCATACATCATCCATGTACCCATAGGATTCATATATCCATACCCTCCATGTGAAACATTATATGTTACATTAACATTTTTACCATTTACCGATGTTGTCTGAGGGATATGAGAAGGTCGTGTTGCAGGCTTAGCAGCATACTTAGAAGTATATTGTTTTGCATTCTTTGTTTTGAATGCCTTAGTGGCGTCTGCTTTACTTTTAAAAGCTGTGCCATTCTTCTTAGCTGCTTCATAAGATTTTTGTTGTGCTGCTGTCCTTTTTGGAGCAGCTTTTGTTCTGGCCTTACTGGCCGACTTTTTCGATGGTGCTTTTCGTGTTGATCTTGTTGATCTTGTTGACCTTGTTGTAGATCTTGACCTACCACTACTTCTGAAACCCCCTCCACCACCACTTCTACCCCCCCTGGCCGCCAACTCTCCGACTGAGGCAAACATAAATGCCACAGCAACAATAACCGCTAGTGTAATTTTCTTCCAGTTCTTCATCTTTCGGATCTCCATAAAAAAAGTAATAAATTGAAACTCTAACAACTGACTACAATTATATAATTAGCACTTTCACTTTCAAGTGAAAATATAAAGATTTTTAATTGCTTGAGAATACAAGACTTACAATGATGGGAAAATCACAATAACAACATAACATAAGTCACTTTTATCATTAGATTTGTGTTTTGGCAGGACCTTTTTTAATTGTTTTATTGCTAAAAACAGGTTTCTTTTCAACGCTTTGTTTATAATTGTCAGATTTATAATCATTGCAATGAAAACCTGAACCTTTAAAAATAACTGCTGAACCCGCACCTATTAATCTTTTAAGTTTCATTTTGCCACACGTTGGACACTTCTTTTTAGCAGAATCTATTATGCTTTGCATAAGTTCAAACTCATAATCACAAGCTGAGCATTTATATTGATAGGTAGGCATTTGAATCTCTCTTTCTTTTTCTATATTCTCTTAAATATTTTGCTCTTAGAAATATTGACATACGCTCCATTCTTATATTCTTTAAAATTTTATGACGCCTACCCCATGCTGTTCGTTTTGCTATTTGAAATTGTTTAGCAATTTCTTTTAAAGTTAACCCTTCGAAGAAATGCTTTTTTATAAAATCTAAATGCTGTTCAGAAAGATGAGATAATATATATTCTACTTCGTCTTTATCATCAACATAATCAATATAGCTTCTCTTAGTATCTTCTTGACGATCAAAAAAATCACGATCATGACTTCCATATCCATAGAAAATATCAAGCTGCTGCGTGCCAATATCTATTGTGCTAGAATGCATATTATTTTTTGCCCTCGGAGCACGATATGACATACCTTTATATGTCATACATTTACCTTCTATCACTCTAATATAATCAATCATATCATAATATGCTCTCGCAGAAACATATTTTATATTTTCTAATTCTTGAATACTTCCTTTGACCCACACCTCATTAACCAACTCATTAATTTCATATCTTCCGTAAAATCGTTTATGCACTTTAATAGCTTGCTTGTATAAATGACTCCTTACCTCTTCAAAAGTAAATTTAGTTTCACTTGATTCTTGCCCTTCAACCATAATATTTATATTTTCCCAATCTGAGAGTAATAGTATAAAACTCCCCAAGCTTTGGCTCCTATTTTTTTATCAGATGTTAGTAAATCACTAATATCATTTATATCATAAAGGAATACTTCTATATCTTCAGTATCTTCTTGATGATCTGTATTCATTTCTCCTTCTGCTTCAACAAATACCATAGTAACCGCTTCATCGGACAATCCAGCAGAAGAATAAACTGGACCGCTCTCTCCTATAATCCTAACTAAATCTAGCCCTGTTTCTTCCTTTAATTCTTTTTTAACTGTTTCTGCTATTGTCATTCCTGGATCTATCAGACCAGCAGGGAAACCATACTCATAATCTGCAAGAGGTGCTCGGTATTCTTTTATCACTACAAGCATTCGACCTTTAGGAGTATCAACAGTGACAACCAGAACTACCGCGTCTATTTTTTTATCTGTGAAAGGATCTTTTTTTCGAGACGCGAAAACCCAATTACATACTTTCTCTTTAGAGTTAATATATTGGACCTTAAATAAATTAATCCATTTATTATTAGTTAATTTCTCCGATTTAACTACCCTTTGCTTCATCATATTATTCCTACTTATAAAAATCTTCCATATTTAATCTTCTTTTGTGAACCATATGTCTAATTTTATTTAAAGACCTATCAACAACCAATCGAACTGCCTCCCCTGTTAAATTCTTTTTCTGCCCTATCTTAGAAAATGACAATCCCTCATAATAATAATCCTCCATAATAGATTTATCTCTTGAACCCAAATCTATATTATCAATAAAATCATAAAAAAAATCATCTCTTAGTTCATCAACTTTCTCACATTCTATCTCATATTGCTCCACATCTTCTAAATAACATATTTGTCCAAATCTAGTATTTTCATAAGATAGAACATCCTTTAAACCTAATTGAAAACCCCTATAAGCATAAGTAGAAAATTTATATCCTAATTCTTCATCAAACTTTAAGGCAGAAATACAGAATTTAAGCAATATTTTACTAATAAATTCATGTTCTAGATATCTCGGAACAACTTTGTTCTTAATTGATCGACCTATAAAATGCCTTAATAACCGATAATTATCTGTTATCAGTTTTCTCTGCGGCTCTGTTAGGTATGTTTTATTCATCTCTAATGTTCAATCAAGTTACTTTGTAATCATTATACTTTATTGACTTTCACTTTCAAAATAATTTTGGCGTAAAAAAACCCTGCCAATAAGACAAGGTTAAATAAATCAAATAGATTGAATCATTCAGTTAGGTTGGAACCATGGATCTGGCCATACATTTGGATAATCAGCACAAAATATAAAACCTGTATTATCTCCGTAATAGTATTGAATACCAACATAAGTGGGTAATACCCCTTTACCTCCCTTAACAGAAAAGTCAGCTAATAACATATTAGTACCACCTGTTAAAGTATAATCCATAGAACCAGCAATACCATTATGAACATTCTGATATGCAATGTCTTTATATGGCATTCTCGGCTCAACAGTGCTAGTATTTCCAGCATCACACAATAAGCCATCTTCTGAACTCAATCTATCTAAATTTTCGGATAAAGAAAAAATAGCATAATTCTTTCCGCTAGTAGGACAATTATTTGCAGATAATTGTACACCCGATCTTATTGTTCTGCCCCGTAATGATAAATTATTCTGACATAATACTGATTCTGCCTGTTGTCGAGCAATATTAAGAGTTGGCATATACACAGAAGCTACCATACTAATAATAGACATCACTACCATCATTTCAATTAGAGTAAATGCTTTTTTCACCACTGTTTCACTACCTTCCAGCATGACGAACAGTTTTCTTTTTAATACCTTCTACACACTTTAAGTCTAAAACAACTTTAATATTCTCAATATCTGTAACTATTTTACTATCTACCTCATATCTCTTCATATCTTTGATAATATTATTTACAATAGTATTAATAGTGTCCAACTTACCTTCTTCAAAGTATTTTTCTATCGATTCTAAAAATAAAAGCCACTCTTCAATTTTGTCTCCCTTTTTACAATCTTTATTTCCTTGCTCCGCACATTTATCTAATATCTCGTTTTCATAAATTGCGAAATCATGAATTGCCACATTCGTGGCAGATAAAATACATGAATTATCATTTCTATTATATGATGACGTAAACAATGCACATGATGACAAAAAAAATATACATAAAACACACAACAATACATATATAGTTTTTTTCATTACAACCCCTTATAATAATTGATCTTACTCAAAAGCGCTTATCATATATGTCTCAAAATCTTCGTTATGAACAAAACCAAGGCGTTCTATCATCTTTCTTAATTCATCAATCGTAAGTTTTGGATAACATGAGGCAATGGTTGTAAAAACGGCGGACGTAACCTCTTCAAAACCTGCTTCCTTGAGTTCTTTAATAATTTCCTTATCTACCGAACTGCTGCAACAATGTTTCTCTTCCCATGTTTTCTTATCGCAGATATAAACAACAAAAGAAGAACACTCCATATCTTCCTCTCTATATTGTTCTTCCATCGGATTTGGGCCGATTCCATAAATCACTTCTTTTACCATCATAGTTCCTCATTCACCTTAGGAAGTTCTTGCCCTGTCTCTAGCAAATAGGCAAGAGCAACAGTAATAGCTTCTCTAGTGCTTTCTATACATTCTTCTTTTGTTTCTCCATCTCCTATAATTGAGGGATATTCGCACCATGTCCCAACAAATCCTGACTTCTGATCCCCCTCAAGGACAATATGATAATCCTGAGCCATAGAGGTTGCCTGTTTAAGAATTTCTTCATCAAATGGTCTGTCTATTGCCTTATTGTCCATAATGTCCTATCTTATTATATGCCTTTTTGATAGGCGTTTTTTTAAAAGTGGAGTCGTGGGCATCGAAGCCCAGTCTTAGAATATTTCAAAATCAACTTCTACGTGTGTAGTCAATTATTTAAATTTCAAAACTCTGACCCCAATTGACAGGGTTCATCATTTCTATCCCAAATTAATTTCGCTTCACCTCTCTTGAGAAAAAGAGTTTATGCTATCCTATTGCTTTTGCCTATTCTTCCTAATAGGAATCAGAAGATAGACAACCTAATTTTGCTTAGGCAGCCATTGCATAATTGTTGCCAATTACAGTTTTTAGTAGATTTTTAACGAGCCAACTACTATCTCGTACACGCCGTTGATTTCTCCTAATCTAATCGAAAACCTTTCGACCCCATATTTATTTTTTAAAGAACAAATAATTAACATGTTGGACAAGATTGGCTTTACCCGCTACTTGCTACGATTTATGGCTTGCCGTACGCGGCGGCTACCAAAGGCCCTCGATACCCTTGGGCAAATTTTATACCCACCATTTATTAAACCCGCACCTACTTTCTGTAAAAAGCAGTTCAAGCTTTTCATGTGGTTTCAGCATGTCGCCTCTCAACGTTTTCACACCATGCAGCCAACATATTAATTAAAAAATATGGATATGTCACGGGCATAGGGAATTGGAGCACTTATGGCCACCTGTACGAATCCCGAAGGGTATCGTATTCGGCACGCAGAGCCTGGAAATACATCCAGGTTGCTCGGTATTCTCACTCAGTCGCCCCAACTACTCTATCGAGTAGCGTTCCCTGAGATGCCAACCTTAGGGCCAGTATTTTCGATAACCTACACACCTTCAACCCATATCATTCTCTCTATTTACTTGTCAATGATAGTATTATATCGACAAATTCTACTTTGTCAATAACTATTTTCTATTTTTTTGATAATTTTATAACTTCTTATCTTACAATGGATTACAACTCTCTTGTTCCTTTTAACATATCTCTTGTCACAGAAATATCTCTTGCTGCCCATCCGCTCCATAAGAAATCCTCTATATATCTATACGACAAATAGCCATACCCTTGTTCTCCCCAATATGTGCTCCAGCTATTCTTAAACTTCACCAAATGTTTACTTTCATCATAACCCACAGCACAAATAGCATGCCCTCCATACATTAAAGATGGATTAGATGGGTAATTAACCACTCCACCAGGAGGTTCCCACCACTCTGCAAATACAGGCACACCAATAATAACAGGACCTTCTACTAATGCTGCTTTTAATTCTGTTAAATTTGAGACATTCCAATAAGACCCTATAGTTGCCCAACGAGCAATCATATTTGCCCAACTTGCTGGTTTTCCTATATTCACAGGATCATCAGTATAAGGCCAAGCTTGTTCGGTAGGAACTCCAATATTCTTCAATACTTTCATGGCGTCTCTGATAGTTGTTCCTTCTGACCCAGAAAAACCATCTATCTTTTTACAATTCCAATATATCCATTGTTCAGAATAATCATATTCTTTATCTCTGTTATATTCTTTCCCAGATACTACCTCTCTATCATGCTCTTCTTTCTCCTGACATTCTTTTAACGCGGCTGCGGAAAATGCCACGCAAGTACCTAAATTTTTCTGGTCTTTTACGAGAGACATATTTTTAGAGTGATCTATTTGAAAGGGAGAGCTGCTTAACAGTTTTGGAGTAGCAACATCGATTGCTACTGTCACTTCTTCTAAAGGAATCTTATATCCATGTTTTCTAAAACAACCTCTTTTTAAAGGTTTTGGCTTTAACACTTTAACCTTAATTGTTTTTATAGTTCCCTGCTGCTTCATGATATCAGAGAATTTATAGTCTCTCTTATCTGGAATATCTTTGATTAAACCTGTAAAAAGTCTTCCTGGCGCAAAATTACCGTTCTTTAAAAAACTGTTATCTTTTGACATGATTGTATCCTAGTAAAAAGTTTATCAATTATCTATTAATAAATTATACTTTTTACTACAAAATCCTGTATTTATTTCAATCCCCTCAATTTCCTATCCCATTGCTTATCATTATAAGCAGTAATTCTTCTTTGTCTCCGCTGTTCCATAGCTTTGTTTATTTCTTTTATCCATTTTGTTAAAAAGGAACTTTTAACTTTAGCAGTCATGATAAATTCTTTCAATAATGACATATTAAAACAAAAAGATTTGCTCACGCCATTGCTGAACAAATCCCTACCGTAACTATGTTATCACTTATATTCAAAACGACGCAGAGAAATCCTCTTTTATTATGACGTATTCCACGTAAAATCAACATCTTCAATACCTTGTGCCTTCTTTAAATTAACCATATATTTAGCAATAGGGTTAAGAAAATACAATCCTCCATCATATTTAAAACGTTCTATTATTATTGGCTGCCCATACAATAATATTTTATAAAAATCTTTTTCTTGTGTTTCTGGCATTACTACTTGCAAAGGACCATAAACTATCCGTTCAGCACCTACCTGAATTATCCCCCTCAAGCAGTCAAAACAAGGAAAACCCGTAATAAACACTGTGCTACCTTCCAATTTTATTCCATGTCTAGCGGAGTTATATATCGCATTACGCTCGCCATGCTCCATGAATAAATATTTTTCAGGACGACTAGTCGGTATATTGGTATCATCTGACCCTCGAACAGGATTATTATATCCTGATGTTAGCATTGATCCATCATTAGCAACAAACATAGACCCACATTTAGATGATTCATCAATTGATCTAAGATTAACACCAAAACATAAATTCATAAAATACAAATCTTTACATGGTCTATACAGAGAATCAAAACCATTTTCTTCTGATAATATAAAATCATGTTCTTTTGCGAATTTATCAAGCATTCTTTACCTCATGAAACCACCCTTTCTCTACAAATTCATTAAGATCTGATTTTGACATTCTTATACAAGCTTGCTCAAAGACTCTTTCCTGTGGTTTTTCTAATATTTTTCTAATTCCGCCAACGGCCGTTATATAATGTTTGTCGCCAGACTTAAACACAACAAAACTTCCTACTTTTATATAATTGTTAAGATTAGATACTTTAAAAACAGGAGGATGGAAAAAATTCTTAGCTTCAATTAAGTAGATTTTTTCTCCTATATATACTTTGTAATCTGGCTCTGTTATATATGCTCCAGACCGATTCTTAAGACTAACAATCATAATATAACCCTGACAATTATCGTTACCATTATATTCCCAATAAATTTTCTCATTAGGATATTTTCTTTCCAAAGACTCTATATAATATAAAAATGCCTCATGCTCTTTCTGCTGGCGTTTATATATATCTATTAAAAATTCTAAATGACTCCTTGGAACACCATTTTGACGACTATTCTGTCTATTTCGATAGGACGCTTGTTGTTTTTTGGAGAAAAGGCCGGTTTCAACTCCATAATTATATGTCTTATCAAGCAAATCATTAGCAAGAGCATCAGTAATCATTTTATTTCTTGCCAATGTAGCTATGTTATTAAAATACTTTTCTAACTGTAACCCTGTCTTAAATTTGGTTAAATCTGATTCTAATGCTGTTTTTTCAATTATCATCTAAAAAACTCTCCAATGTTGATGCTTCAACAATATTCTCTTCAGTATTTCTTTTACTACTTATAATATTGTTTCTAGCAATTTCTAAATATTCCTTATTAGTATCTACGCCTATATAATGTTGATCATATTTAAACGCTACGTTTCCTGTAGTTCCTGACCCGTTAAAAGGATCTAGAACAATACATGGTTTAACTTCATTAGTATTACATTCACATCCTTGTTCCCATCCTTTATCTACCAACTCTAAAGTATATCCTTTTTGGTTATCTGATGGTTTTTTTTCTTTCTCAAAATTACGAAACCAAGGAGTGCCACATTCTACACAACACCCTTTATCAGATGTGGATGCCATAATACAAGGCTCTATAAGTTGAAATGGATAGGTGGCAAAATGTTTACCTTTAAAAGTAGATACAGATGTTTTCCATACTGACCTTTTATTCCTCTTACCATAATGTTCAAAAGTCCTATTCTGATCCATTCTATAAGTGCCATGTTGCTCATTTGCCCCAAATCCCTGAATCTGTTCTGGCTGTTCTTCTGTATCCTCTAATACCCTATAGTAATCATAAAAATATTTAGAAGATTTAGTTAGTAAAAATATATATTCATGTCCTCTGGTTGGTCTGTCCTTTGCTCCATCAGGCATAGGATTAGTTTTTTGCCAAATTATATCACAACGTAGAAACCATCCATCATTTTGCAAAGCAAAAGCTACACGCCATGGCATACCTACTAAATCTTTTATTTTAATAGAAGAATGTTTGAACGCTTTCTTATCAGAAGAACCTCCCGACCGTCCTTTTCTTTTCCAATCAGTTGTTCTTTCAAACCCTGAATTATTATTATAACTATCTCCTATGTTAAGCCAAAACGTGCCGTCTTTCCTCAAAACTCTTTTTATCTCTTTACATATATCTACTAAGTTTTTCACATATTCTTCAGGAGTTCTCTCTTGACCTAACTGATCATTAGCAAAATAATCTCTTAATTGCCAATAGGGAGGACTAGTCACTACCGTATGAACAAAATTCTCAGGAAGATCTTTCAGAACATCCTTTGCATCTCCATGTAGTAGTAGAAATTGTTTTCTTAATTTTTCACTATCTATTATATCTATTTTTGACATTACGTTTTTTCACTTGTTACCCATTTGCCATTAGTTCGCTCATCTGCTTCTTTTATTTTTGATATTATATAATAGATTATCCCATCTTGATTTAAACAAGAAAATTCTTTATACTCAACCGCATTCCTACTCATGAGTCTTTTTATTTCTATGTCGATATGTTTTGCTTCTTCTAAGGTTTCATATCTACCTGTTTCATTATAAAATTCATCTTCGCGATTAATAAAAATATTTAGCGGAGTATATCTCACGTCAAACTCGATACTTGCTGACAGCATAGCCATCTGCAAAGGAGTTTTATAATGCCATGCATAAAAATATTGCAAAAACAAAGGAGAATCACTTACTATAAGATCCACTCCTGCTCTTAATCTAATGTCTTCTTTTTGAATCTGAGACGCTTGCAAATAAAAACTATCACAATCTTTGGGTATTCTAGGGATATAGGTCCAATCTTTTATCACCTCATCTACTAGTTCTATATCATAACCCTTAAAGCCCAACTGAGCACGAATATTGGTTGCTGTGATGGATTTTCCTCCGCCTGCTCCAGAAAACAAATTTATTCTTCTTATTTTGCTCATGCTTTTTTTTGCCTTTCTGCCCATCTCTGTAGACTGTCAATCTTCGCAGTAGAGTTAAGCAATTCATCTGCCAATTCTGTTAAAACAAATGCCATAGATACCAACTCATTCCCTCTAGCCTCTACAGATAAACAAGTTAAAATCCCCGCTATATTATCTATATTACTTATAGCATATTTTGATTGAATAATAATATTATCATCTTTTACTAACTTCGGTAATCTCCATTCACTCATTTCACACCTCTAAAAATTTATAACTATCTAATTCTTCTAACTTAGCATCTACTTTTCTCGAAGCTGCGAAATCTGCCAGTTGAACAATTTCCACTTGTCTAATTTCCACCATCTTCTCATCCCCCATCCTTTCTTTTTCACTTTCTTTTATTTTCCAGGAAGAAGATAAGGACTTATTTGTCCACCTCCCCATATGCCATGCTACACATGTAATAATTGATTTAATATCTTTTTTAATTTCATCATTCACATTCATAGAATGATAAATATTCTCTATTTGGACTGCCAATAACGGACCATGTGTTTCCAAATATTCTGCTAATGTTGGTTTTTTATTCTCATCTAATATTTTACCAAATTTTTGCAAATCGTGGAGAAGAAGAGCAGATACTATCACATCTAAATTCCTAACATTTGATCTCTCTGCTAAATGTCTTCCCCACCAAACAGCCAATTTCGTATGAAGAACAAGACCATGCTCTTTATTACTTACTTTAGGGTGATGTGTTTGAGTAGATGAGGCAGTAAAATCCCAAAAATACGATGCCGTTAATTTTTCAAAGCACATTAAAGTAAAATCTCTTATACCTGGTTTTTGTATATGTGATAATTCTTCTCTAAAAAAAATCTTTGCTTTTTTTGCATCCGACATTACATACTCTCCATTTCTTCTACAACCTTGTCCCAGTCTCCCCTAAAACCTACCCCTCTATCATCTATATAAATATGAGCTATAGGTTTATCTTTGTTTAGTATTTGATCATATGGTAGTTCATATTTGTCCATATATTGTTTCATCAATCTAACTTGCTCTTGTCTATCAATAGGATGTGGAAACAAATCAGGGCTAGTTCTACAAGATAAAATATGGATATCATACCCCATTCTTTGCATTTTAGTTAATGCTTCTTTTATTCCTCTTTGAGGTTCTTTTGTATCGGGATATGAGGAACTAGTTATTGTTCCGTCAAAATCGATAACTGCTATTTTATTCACAAATCTTCTCCATTAGTAACTCTTCCAAATCACACATATATTTATTATGCATATTCTCGATAATAACAGGAGAATGAGTTGTTGCTATTATTTGTTTATCAGAAAAATATTCCTGCATTTTTTCAATTAACGTCATGTGTCTTTTGAAATAAATGTGCATTTCAATATTATCTATAATAAGAATATCTTTTCCCTCCCTATTAGGACTATCTTTATACGCTCTTTTAAACAAACTTGAAATTAAAGTAGCTATTTTCTTTTCCCCATCAGAAAATCTCTTATAATGAACTTTAGTCCCATCTGGTTTCTCAATAACAAAATCTGTGATAAATTTTACACCACGATCATAAGAAGATGCTGTTTTAGGACAATAGCAATTAAACCCATATACTGCTTTAGCAAAATCGCAAAACTGTTCTTGTAAAGAAGAAATAATCTGAAATTTCGTCATCATATTTCTGCTATCAGCATCAATAAAAATAACTCCTTGCTCGTCAGGGGCAAGTTCATTCAATTTTATGCCACTTACTTCACCTTTCTCCTTATCAACAGTTCTTCCTGCTTGGATAATGCCTTTAATATTATCTTCTAAGATTACCTTTTTCTCTTTGCCATTAACTAGAAAAACTCCTTCCATTATTAGATCATTAATATCTTCATACATTGGTTCTGCACCAGCTATGTAATCATGATGGTATTTTAACTTACGAAATGTTAAGATATTTTTCTTTTGTAGAAATGCTTTTGGTCTAGCGAGCAAATCTACGGCCCTAATGAAATTACTTTTCCCTACTCCATTAGGGCCGTAGAACATTGCCCAAGTTTTAACATTATCACCATCTGTCAAATCTAACTCAAAATTCTTGTAACCACAATAATTTTGCAGTTTAATTCTTTTTAACTTAATCATAATGTAAAAACTTTCAATCAGATGGCGTCAAAATCACTATCATCAATTCCCGCTTGACCATTAGAACAAGTATTACCTGCTGAGGCAGGAATGGCCCCAGTTGCCACACAAGCATCTCCCTCTTCTTTCTTACTATCCATAAAATGGAAATTTTCTACAATAACCCTAATTCTACTCTGATTTTTTTGAGTTTCTTTATCAACCCATTTTTCCTGTTTCAGACGACCTTCGACGAGTATCTTTCTTCCTTTAGAAAAATACTTATCAATTGTTTCGGCTCTTTTGCCATAAGCAACACAATCAATATAAGAGACTTCTTCGTTTTTCTGTCCCTCTGGTCCATTCCAATTCCTGTTGCTAGCAATAACAAAATTAACAACCTTATTGTTATTGCTAATGTCCTTAAGCTCTGGATCCTGAACTAAATTGCCCTTCAAATAAACTCTGTTTAAATCTGTCATAATTGACTCCTTTATTAAACTATTTTTTGTCTTAACTCGATTAAATATATGTTAATTACTTTCACTTTTAAAGCAGAAAAATGAAAAAACCATTTGTTGATAAAAAAACCTTCAAAAAAAGAAGCAAAAGTTGCCAGATATGCGGAGAAACTAACTACTCTTTATTAGATGTCCACCGATGGGGAGTAGAAGGTAAAGACGGAGGCAAATACAATTCTATGAATTGTGTCTGTGCCTGTGTGAAATGTCATAGATTAATTCATTCTGAAAAAATACATATAATAGGTATTTTTAATTCAACCGCAGGCAAATTGTTGAATTATACCGACGAGTCAGGAAAAGAACATTTCAATGAAATCTAATAGCTATTTTCAATAGCGTCCATTTCTTCATTAAAATCTATTTCTACCCCGCACAAATATAAATCTTTCACCTGCTCTCTTACCTCTTGTCTTGTTGGAATATGATTAAATTGCAATACAAAATTATACCCCTTAAAATTATCTAAAATATAAAGAGCGCCTTCAATTTGTTTAGTTTCTTCTATAACATATACTTCATCAGGAGTAATTGCAATAGATTGAGCTATCTGTATTCTTGTTTTGAGTTTCTCAAAATCAGTCAATATCAAAATTCCTCTCTCCGTATGGATGACAATGCAAAATAAACATTATTAATCTCCTTCATCCATTTTATTCATGACATAATTTACATACCATTCTTTATAATTTTGAGCTATGTCACTAAAAGGATGTTGATCATTAAATATCCTATTAATAATTTCTGCACCTGTTTCATTAAGAATAGCGCTTTCTTCTTCATTATTTTTAAGAGTTAAAACTATTTCTCCTTTACCACTTTCACAAGATTCTCTGATCGCTCTAAAAATACTATCATATATGGCCGTAGTATTAATATCATCAGGTGGAATATCTAATTCTTGTGCCATCAAAATTCTGGCTTTTTCTAGTGTCCATTGATACTCATCCATTATGAGCCTCACTTATATCTCTTTGCAAATCTTGCTTAGAGCGAAGCCCTACATGCTGATTAACAACTTTACCCCCTTTATACAAAACAATGAAAGGAACACTCTTTATATTTAAATCTTGAACAGCCGTAAAATTAGCTTCTATATCTGCCTTACATATTTTAGCATTATTATTACCATCTTCTTCTATCTCTTCGACCGTTTTAGCTAGCACCTTACAAGGACTGCACCATTCAGCATAAAAATCAACAAGAACAACTCCCCCATCATCCATTACTTCTTGTTGAAAATTATTATCTGTAAGTTCTTTTAACATTTTCAAATTCTCCTTTTCAAATCATTATCAAGCCCCAGGGGGTTTAATGCCCAAAATTCCCATAAGAATTCCCAATCCCGTAGGAAGCCAAATAGGAGCAAAAACCCACAACCATCCGAACGTAATAACTGCTGCTAATTTTGCAATAACAAATGCTATTGTCAAAATTAATACAAAAATAAAGAATATTAATCCTATTTTCTGTTGTGTATCTTTATCATACGGATTATACATAATTATCTCCTTTTCTATTTTTTCTAAAGGTCTAAAATTTCAAATCTCTCATCCCCACCGCTACTAACTATATCGTCTTTTTTAGATTGTTTGGCTCTTTTAGGATAAAGAGTAAAAGAAAACTCTGCATCTTCTTCCTCATCTTCTCCTAAAGTATTATCTTTAACATCCTGCTCTTGCTTTTTTTGGGCTGTCTCTATATCTTCCAATTTTTTTAGAATATCTTCTTGAACTTTTTGTTCTTTTTTCTTCTTTTTACGACCTTTTAACCATCCAGCAACCCCTCCAACCACTAATCCTCCCGCAACGTATGCTGCTGGTATTAATGGAATAATTGCTAATATCATATTTATAACCTCATAAATCCAAGAGTTTGAATCTATTTTTTATATCACCTACTATATCTTTATATTTTATAATAGGAAATGCTTGACCATTTACTTCTGAAATTTCCGTATCTGGCCATGCTTCAACTTCTATACGAAAAGTCATCTCTGCTCGACATAATTCATTCTGACAATAACCTCGCCCATCAGATATTTGGACATCAAGACTCCCGCAAACAGGGCACATAGAACGTGGTAATTCTGGTTCAGGAGGAAATAGGGGTTCTTCATTCTTTAATTTTGCCGATGCCATTATCACTCACAAACTCATAAATCTAATATATCAAATCTATTCGATATATTTTCACTTTTCAAATCATTTCTTTCATTTTTACCGAACGTTCCATCGAGATATTCAAAAGTGATTGCAGGATATGCTTTCATTATATCTCTAATAACACTTTTAGCCCAACTCCTTGCCCACCACCCATTTAACAATACGATAGTATCATCTTCGGTAATAGAATTTATATGTGATTCCTTACGAGCATGTATAGCTTGTTTCCCTGTAGAATATCCATTATTTTTTAGATAAAGTTCGTAATTGTCTGTTTTTCCGCTGATTACATATTTCATAAATCTAAAATCTCAAAACGGTTTTTGATTCGTACGGGTTTTTTATAATCTTCTGCTAAACATTCAATCATATAGTCCTGCCAAAACTCACCTATTTCTCTCATATAATAATAACTTTCGAACACTTTCTTTATTGTTACAATTCTATCACAAACGTTCTGTCCTAATCTTCTTTCTGTAGACCTATTAAAAAAACAAGTAGGATAGCGTTTGTCTTTAGTTCCTTCTATCTGCCCATATTCTGTCACTCCATAAAGACGACTCATATCGTCCCATGTCCTTATCTTTACCTTATCACCAACTTTATATTTCATTTTATCTCTTGTAGATAATCTTTTAGATCTTGTAAAACATCCTCTATATCTAAATCTCCATCAATAATACTTAAAGGACAAGGCCATTTAAAAGCATGTCCACCATAATCTCTAAATTCCTTAATCTTCTTCTCTGTATCATCTACCAACAGAATATTAGGATTAGCAAACAGATGCTTTTTACACCCTAAAAATACACTTCTATCCATTTTGGGATAATTTTTTAAAACCCATTTTATTTTTCCAGAATAACAAATAGGAGATTTTGAAGGAGAGCTTAAGAAAAACAAATCTTTCGTTTCTTTCTTCAACAGATCAATAAGATCATCTGCCCAAGGAAGTTTCTCTAAATTTTCCCACCATTCTTCTCCCTCTTTATCTATCATACTCCACATCTTTGGGTCTCCCCCTACAAATTCTTCTATTCTTTTTCCATTTTTTATTTCTTCCCTAATCTGTTTATCTTCATAATCAATACCACAAGTTTTTGCTGCTGATTTTTCCCAGTGCGCCAAAACTCCGTCCAAGTCGCAGCCGAGCCGTAACTTATCTTTCTTTTTAACTGCTAAAACTATTTTGTTCGGATCATTTATTTTCATTTATTTATTCTTCCTGAAACATATTCATTTCTAATGGGGTTCGAGTCTTTTCTATCCGTGACTTAGCCATATCGCAATATCTTTGAGAAATATCAATACCAATATATTTTCTATAATTAATATATGCCATCTTTAATGTTGTGCCACTACCACAAAATGGATCTAATATTAAATCGCTTTGTTTGCTCCAAGTTAGAATATGATCCTTTGCTAGTTGTTCAGGGAATACTGCTGGATGATCATTTTTATCATTAAAAGAAGTAGTATACTCCCATATATTAGTTCGAGGGGACAGTTCGGGAACCTCAGGAATTTTTCCATCAAAAGATGTATATCCTGCCCATTTATTTATTTTATCGCAAATTAAATTGGCTTTTGGCTTGCCTTTACTAAATACAAACATATATTCAAAAATCTGTGAGTATCTGTTCCCATTTCTCCTAGCGGGAAATGTGCTACTATTCTTTTTATATATCATAGTGTCATGAAGGTTAAATCCTATTTCTTTAAAATAAAGAGCCTGTTTAAAACTGGTACCTGTCTCACTGCCATTCTTAACCTCATCACCAACAACCCATACGACTACTCCACCATTTTTAACCACCCTGTATAACTCTTTTGCTATGGGTTCAAAATCAAAAGTATAACCCTCATAATCCCTTAACCCATCATACGGCGGACTAGTGACTATTAAATCTATTGCTCCACCATCTATTTGCTTTAACAAATCACAACAATCTCCGCAATATACTTCATTTTGTTTTAACACAATTTCCCTTATCTCTTCTTTGTGCCTTTAACTACTACCTTACTAATAAATTTTTCCATACCCCGTGGAACGGGATATTCTTTTTTTTCAGGACTAACTCCAAAAATACGTTTAAAATGGTGAGAAGGCATTGAGATAATAGATTTGATTTTCCTTGTTCCTCCACAAATTAGTGTAGTATTCCACAAATAACAAAACTCTACTAATATTCCCATAGATATTCTATAAGGAAATACCAACTCCATTTCCATAATTACTTTCATCATTTTGCCAATCTATTAAGTGTCATAGCACTATATCTCCAATGATAAGTATCTTCTTCGTTCAATTTATCTTTAAATATAGGATTAACATATTTAGCTACAAACTTTCTAAATTCTCCGTAAGAAAAACCATCTGCTATCCTAACAACAAAACCCTCTCTTTTATCGTCATTACAAAACCCTTTGACTATTTTTTCGTCCCAAATCCCATCATATATGACAGGAACTAATTGAAGGTCTAAGAGTTGAGACCACTCTATAGTATCGTCCCAACTCAAGCAATTATTCCTTTGATCCCATATAGAAAAAACATAGAAATAAGTATCTAAATTATCATAATATATAGTATGTTTAGCATATACATTTTCTCCGCATACTCTCCATCCTTCAGGGATATTGTATCCCATTTTACTATGAAAACCTTTCAACCAATTCCTAGAAGGATGATTCTCTCCATCAATAGATCTGGCATGCATATAATTAGCATAAAGAGTTGAGCATTCTCCATCAAACTTTTCTGTTACAATAATTCTTTTACCGACAAAACAAGAAGCATCATCTAAAATTCTATCATCTTCTGTAACCTTAGAAGAAAAGTGAAGATGCATTGTCCTAGGATATTTCACATAATCAGAATAAATATCTAAAACATTTCCCGATTTTAAAATCTTTTGCACAGATTCATCATAAAATAATTCTCCTTTTAGTCTCATACCAGTTGGCAGAACAATATCCCCCCATTTGGTGTAATTATATTCTTCATATAAATGCTCTGGCAATAGTATCTCTTTAATGCCTGCGGCTTTTCTAATTTCTTCACAGCCAAGAATGGTTTGTTCTGCCTCGATATGATGTTTGGAACATAAAGTAGCACCATTAGACAAATAATATCCTTGAGATGGTCCCCATAATCTTCTCTCTGTTATGTGGTGGGCATCTAATCCCGTAGATTCCCCGCAAATAACACATTGATTGTTATCTCTATTAAATACTCCATTTCTAAATTGTTCTCTTGTGAGGCACATATTATTTATTCATTTCCCACAATTCTTCCCATTCTCCTTCGCTTAGATATTCTGATAAACTTTCGGCACTTCTCATGGGCACCATCACACTTGCCCTACAATCTAAATCATGAACAAAACAATCGTAACAACTATATATTTCGCCATAGCTGATCCACCTTAACTGCCCTTTTTCACCACAACCTTCACAAACTCCTTGTTTCTCAATCTCTCTTTTATATAGTTCTGCTTTTCTATGAAGCTCTTCTTTTTCTTTGCGCTTTCTCTCTACATAGTCAATAGCATCTTCAAAAATCAACAACTCAAATCTGTCGTTATAACTATCCGCCATAATATGCTTGCCACATGTCGCTCATATGATTACAATGTTCTTCAGCACATTCTGGACATAAAAACAATGATCTATTAGGATCTACAAATGGATCTTTATCTATATCCCAATGATAACGAGTCATAGACCCTACCCATTCTATTTCTTTCCTATTCTCCCGTCCAAATTGCTTACAACACTCACAACACCCTTTATCTTCTATTTCTTGAAGTCTTTTCTCTCTGTCAGCTTTTTGCTTTGCTCTTCTATCTTTTTCTTCTTGAGCATCTTCAAATATCAATAAATCTATTCTATTCATTTTATAAATCCAAAATCTCAAACCTATCGTTGATTGGATCTTTTTTTATTCCATAATTAAGAATAAATTGTTCTATTTCATTATCATCTAATCGTCCATAACGATTTTTTATTACTACAACCTTTCTATTCTTAATATTCCTAACTCCAACGACACAAGCTTCTGATAGTTTCTGAAGTTCTTCTATATTGAATTCTGAGATAGGTATTTCCTCTATATTCTCCATAGACAAAAAACACGATTTTTTCTTCATGTCTTCAACTTCATAAATCAATACTTTACCATATTTTTCATGTTCAAATTCAATCATTTTATAAATCCAAAATCTCAAATCTACTCTTTATTGGCTCAAAAACTTTTTGCTCTATTCCCCAATTAAGAACAAACTGTTTGACTCTACAATCTTCGGATGATGTGTTTCTACTTTTAAATATTGTAACTTTTTTCGTATCTAAATTCCTCATAGCAACAATATCACATTTTTCCATTCTATCAGAATGCCCCCCACAATATGTTCCCGCTATACAATCATGCTCTTCTAAAAGAAGAACTCTACCAAAATTTTTATCTACAAATTCCATTATATCTTACTTCCTTTAGCATAAAAATCTGGATCTTTCTGCAAATTATTCCTAGCTTCCTTTGTCATTATCTCAAAAGTAGAATGATCAGAACTATAAGTCCTCTGCTCTAAATTCTCTTGAATAGATTTTAAGTAAGAAGGAGTATAATCAACCATCATGGTATCAGCCACTACATTATCAGCAAATATAGGTTTTTCTTTCATCTTTTTTATTTCTGGTTCTATTTCCCCGAAATAACTACCATAAAGATGAAGAGAATCACTTATATCTACATATCTCCCCACTTTGACAGTTTTTCCTATTTTTTCTCCTATTTTTTTGGCCATTATTCTTTGCAAATCAGTCAGGGCATAAACATTCATAAACCACGCTTTATATAAGTCTCGACTTCTCCAATGAGTATTCATATTCAAAATAGGATTACCATCCTCATCATCCATCATACGGCACCAGATCCTCTGTAGGCATGGTGGATCATATGTTTGAGGGTCACAGGTAGGCTGCCACGTAATGGCTTGTGCTCGTCTTGTATAGCCTGATTTAGCCATATAATCTATGATATATTGTATCTGGTCAATAGGTATAAAAGGACGAGGAGAATCAGATTTACTTAAATCTTCACAAGGAGTATATCTAAATAATCTCTCATGATATGTATAAGTCCATTTTTTCTCCTCAGGATTAATCCAATGATCATGTATGCCCTCTACAACCTCTTGTCTATAAGATTCTAACTCCTCTGGGCCCCCAGGAAAATTCTTATGAATTCTTGGCTCAGCAAAAGGATTCTCCACTGTCACAATAACCGTAGCGTCACAACTTGGGGGATCTTCTGGTTTATCATATTGGGTTTTCACTTTCGAACCACTCTCCCAAACAGCCAAAACAGCCTTTTCCCAAGCCTCAGGGATGGTTTTTCCACTAATATTTATCACAGGAATATTACCTTTATTCATATTTTCTCCTTATATCTATAAGTTTTATTCATTTTCACATTATAATCAACTTATTTTCACTTTCAAATAAAAAAAGGATTCCAAGTAAAAATACTGAAATCTATAAGTATTCGTTCCCATATGAATTAGGAATCTAAAAATATGGCTAAGAGATTTACAATATTATCTATAGAGGATAATGAAGCCGATTTTGAGCTACTTAGACAAGCTCTATCTAAGATCCCAAATCTTTCATTAGATGTGATAAATATTAGTAATGGAAGCGATGCTTTAAATTTTCTCTATAAAAAAGGCAACTTTGAGTCTGCTCCAACTCCCCATATCATTATTTTAGATATAAATATACCAAATATTAATGGCAAAGAAATATTAAAAATTATTAAAACTGATGACGCCTATAAAGTAATACCAGTTATTATATTCACCACTTCTGATTTTCCTCCTGACATAGAAGAAACATACAAATTACATGCCAACTCATATATCACTAAAACTTTTGATATTCAAGAGTTATATGATAAAGTTGGTCTTATAGGAAAGTATTGGTTTAAATCAAATGAATTGCCCAATAATAACAATTTTTGCTTTATAGATGGAAAGGACATTGAGTAAAATGAAGATATTAATAATAGATGACAGTAAAGAAGATAGAGATCTAATCATTAATCATCTTAAACAAATGAACGGAAGAGTAATGGTTTGTGATGAATCAAATTGCCTACAAGATGGACTTAAAAAAATGGCCTCGACTACTTTCGATGCTATCATCCTTGACTTAGGATTGCCCGAAACAGATGGGATAGAAACAGTAGAAACTACATTAGAGCACCTAGAAAAACACAACCAGAACACACCAGTTATTGTCTTAACAGGATTAGAAGATTACTCCGTTGGTAGAAAAGCATGGCTACTAGGTATCAAAGACTATCTTATCAAAGATGAAATACAAACAAAAGATCTCTCAAGAGCTTTAACTTTTGCAACTTTAAAATCTGTATCAATATAAAAGGGACTATTCCCACATTATGTAAAAAATAGTCCCTTTATGTCCTGCTCTCTCTATTGAGCCCTATCATCCACCTACTTTAATATCCTGCATAAATCCGTCTTTTTCATCTGCTCTTCTACCAGCATCTAAAATTCGTTTCTTTGTTTCTTCATCGCAGTAATTGATATAAATCATACCAGCAGGTTTTTCTTCCCAATAAGTCAATACCTTAGGATCATCATAAACACGTTGTTGTATTAATGCTCCTGCGCCTATCTCTAATTGCTTGACAGGAGTAATGGACTTTCTTTGTCTCAAAGCAGAACTCGAAGTAGGAGTAGAGGAAGAAGGCATTGCCGAACCGTTCACAGTACAAACCGTAGCTCTATCTCCATCATCTCCCGCATCAGGGGTAATTATCCCCTTCAATAATCCGTTGGTCGATAAATCATCATTATCTGAAGCTCCTATCATCATATCAGAATCATCTACACCTAAAGATTCTGTATAACTCGGAGAATCATCAAAAAGCATGGATATTTCATCAGATAGATCAAGTGCCTCCATCTTTATATCAGAACCCGAGGACTTAGAATCACATCCACTCGCACCGATGCGAGCAGCCTTACTCCAATTCCCCGAGGTATGCATAGGACTAAAAAACTTACGTCCTGCATAACTATCTGTAAATACTCTTTCTTCAGGACGTTGTAGGGTATAAGGTTTTTTATTTTTACTCAGATAATAAGCAATACCTATGGCAAATACTCTTTCTTTACCAATTAATTGAGAAGCCACTCCCCTGATTTCATCTTCTGTAAAAATGTATTGCCTTACTGTTCCTTCTGGAGTTCTAAAACCATCTAACCACAACATCATTTCAGGTGTTCCTGTGGTGGCAAGATAATTTTGTCCTGGCCATTTGAACCCACACTTCTCACAATATCTATCTTGTTTATAATCAACATTATGAATAGGACATTTTTTATGATATTGCTCCAACTTTAGAGCTTTTTCTGCTACCATCTTTTGTCCTGTTATTGGATTAATACCTTGAATTGAAATAACAATCGCGACATCATGAGTATGATAAAAACACTCATTAAAATCTAACCACATGCCATGTTTTTCTTTTACTCCAACAAAATAACTACTTGCCACATCAGAACCATGTGTCCAATTTGCGGGGCAACTTTCATATTCATCTACAGGATAAACATCTACGGGAGCATGAGGAGGTAGACTATGAAATTCCTCTTGATCTCTATCAAACGAGCTATTTAATTGCTCAGGCATATTAAAAATACATTTTAAATCTTGTTTTACTGACATTTCTTGTGACATATTATATCTCCTAAATAAAGGTGGGCAACCTAAGCTGCCCACCCATAATTAATATTAATAGATAGTGTTCCTACCAAAAGGATTATTACCTTTTTCTGCACTTCCGTGATCCCCTATTTTGATTTTCAGAAGAGGAAGTGTCCCGATTTTACTAGCCTCATCAAAAGCCTTAGATGCTTCAGGATATCTTCCTCTCAACCTATCAAAAGAGCACTCTTTTGATAAAACTTTATCTAAGATATCGTGAGCATCCGATACAGACGAAATGACAAATTCATCTGTGTCAATAGCCAAATATAGTAATTGACGGATTTCTATAGAAACCCCTTGCCAAGAACGCCCTGTTTGATCGCACGTTTCATTAGAACGTAATGCTCTCCCAGGATAAATCGGATTTTCTTCTGCATAAAAATCAGGACGCTCTCCAACGCTATAGGTTTGAAGAGGTCTTTTATTCACAAAAGCCGTTTCTACTTCAGGCAACCCATTAACAATATCTTCCAGCAACCTTATTGTTTCATCAATAATAACTTTACTATTATCATCGAAAACAATAAACTTCTTGTTATCCGAAAGATCTTTTAATCTTTTGCCCACAGGATTTTTAACATCTTTTGGATTGTAGCGTTCTACTAACTCCCTATAAGAAAGTGTTCCAACTTTCTTTTCAGAGACATAAGTAGATTTACCTCCCTCATTGTCGGAATCTTGCCTGAAGAGAAATGTTAATCTCCTAGCAATAATTTTAGGAAGTCCACAATCTTGTAAATCTTCCCAACTCACTGCTTTTAGAGATTCTTCTGAAGAACCTCCCAAATTAATAAGCTTTTTGGTAAATTCCTCAAAATTGATTTGATTGTCAGCATTTGCATTATGCTCGTCAATGACTTTACGAGCGGACTGGATTTTCTGATCATAACTCATTTGTAACTCCTTACTAAACTAAACTAAACTAAACTAAAAATTACTCATCACCGTCAGAGTAACTTGCATCACCACTCTCAAGATAATCTGCTGTAAAATTACTAACAGATCGTGCCATACACCTAACTCCCTTCGTCGAAGCTGCATAATTAAGAGATTTTCCTCTTGCTACACCAATACTACTACCTTCAGAAATAGCATCTTGGTTAGCACCAATAAAAGTAAATCCCCATTCGTGATCTCTTTCCAAAGTTTTAATCATGCCAAAAACTTTATCTCTCGAATACTCTTTGCTATTATTTTCTTGTCCATCAGTAATAATAAGGAATAAAACCCTCTTAGGCCTATTCTTCTCATCTGTTTCAGAAAATCTTCTTTCAAAAGTATTAAGAGTTTTTCCCATTGCATCCAACAAAGATGTCATTCCTCTTGGATTAATTTCTAAATCCGTTTCAGAAACATCATTGATAGATCGACCACTGAATACTTCCTCGTATTCAGAGTCAAAACGTACAAAGGTCACATTTATATCACCTTTGAGGTTTTTCTTTTGGTCTGATAGAACTGACTTGATTGCTCCCTGCATATCAGAAGCAATTGACATCATGGAGCCGGAACGGTCCACAATAAACACTAATTCCGCCTTGTTTTTTTTCATTTGTAACTCCTTACTAAACTAAACTAGACTAAACTAAACTAACTATCTTACTATTCGACAAACAACAGCAAAATACTTTAATAAAAATATTATACCACTACACTTTCACTTTTCAACATAAAAAATAATAAACTTTATTTACTATAAGTTATTACATATAATACCCTTATGATTTAGCAATTGTAAAATAGATTATAGTCCCTTTATTCGCTTCAGACTCTACCCATATATCACCTGCATGAGTTTCTACAATCTTTTTACACAAAGCTAATCCTATACCTGTTCCAGGATATTCTTCTCTAGAATACAACCTTTTAAAAATACCAAAAATACGATCATGAAATTGAGGATCAATTCCTATCCCATTATCTTCAACATAAAACTCCCAATAATTTGCATCATCTAACTCGCGATAACCTATTTTTATGATAGGTTGTTGTTGTCCTCTAAATTTCAATGCATTACTAATTAGATTATGAAATAACTGTTTTATTCTCAAACGAGAACCAATAATTGTAGGCATATGTTTTTGAACAGTAATAATAGCATTTGTTTCTTTAATATATACTTGAGAGTCTTCAAAGATCTCATCCAATAACATCCCTATATTCACTCTTTCAATTCCTGATGCATCTCGACTTTTCCCAACTCTTGAGTAATCAAGCAACTCTTTTACAAGTATCTTCATCCGTTGGCTGCCGCTCATTAAATAGTTAAGAAATTTTTGTTCTTCTTCACTCAATCTATCGTAACAAGAATTTTTCAATAACTGAGAATATGCAAAAACAGTTCTTAATGGTTCTTGTAAATCATGAGAAGTAATATAAGCAAATTCCTCTAACCCCTCGTTTGCTTTTCTCAATTCTTCTTCTGCTGCTTTTATGTCTGTGATATCTGATCCATAAATATTAATATAATCATCACGGATAGGAGTGAAACTCAATGTCAAAATATTACCATTAATTTTTATATCTTTAGTTTTTACTATATGCTCTAACAAACACTCTTTTATTATATGAGTAAAAGATGATGGCACATATCCTCCCACGTTACTACCCCATAGTTCTAATAAAGCTTCACTAGCATTATTAGCATAAATAAGTTTGCCATCATGATCTATTCTCAACACTGGATTGCTATTTTCTCCTGGAAATTTTGCCAAAGACTCTATTTTCTCTTCTGCCATTTTTCTTTCTGTGATATTAGTAGATACTCCTAGAACGTAATCAGATTTCTCCCCAATAGTTAAAGGATATTTTATTGTGTTAAAATATACGATATTGCCCTTAGAGTCCGTAGATTTTTCTTCATAAATATGCATCTCTTCCTGAGTTGTAATGACTTTTTTATCTGCATCTGTATACCGATTTGCTTCCTCAACCTCAGTGCTACCCATGAAATCGATGTCTTTTTTCCCCTCTATTTTTTCTACTGTTACGCCTAGCATGTCTGCCAATGTTTGATTAGCTAATATGTAATGTCCCTCATAATCTTTTACAAAAACTAAAAGAGGAATAGTATCAATAACTCTTCTTATAAAATCTTTACTTTCCCTTAACTCGTGTTCTGTTTGAACAAATATACTTGTTTCATCTATTTTCTTTTGTTTCTTATAAAAAATATAACCCACAATACAAGTAAAAATAAATATAACAATTACGCCGAAAATATCCATATATTTATTTATGACTATAGGAGACGAGATCTCCACATAACCAATAGAAACAGCAATCGACCATTTGTTTTTATTTACTTCAAGAGGGCAAAATGCTACTATTTTTTTCACTTTTTTTTGATCTTTATTGCTCCAAATAGATGTATAATCTCCATATCCTTTTTCTCCTCTTTTCATTCTACCAATAATATCTTCAAAATTCTTACAACCTCCATCATCCAATATATTCCTTCTTAAAATAATTGCACTTTTACCGATGTATTGTTGATATGGATGATATTTTACTATTCCCTTATCATCTATTATCCACATATATCCATCTTTTCCTATTTTTCCCGTTCTCCCATTGAAATCATTCATAAATGCCAACCAATCGTCCTCTACAAAATAATTATTTATCAATTGACTGATAATTACTGATTCCGATTCAACGACAGTCACTAGCCTCTCTTGAGTATTCAATACAATAGTATTTTCTAGTTTTTTATAAGTCAATACCCTCCATGACAGCACAAAAGAAATAAAAATGATTAAAAAACCCACTAAGAATATACTCTGTTTTATATTATTTTTCATTAATCTCCACCCATTCTCCAATACAAACCATTGCTATAAATCTGTCATTTTCTTTTATTATACTTATTTTAGAATCAGCTTGCATTTTTAGTTGTAATTTGGGAGCATCTTCAACAATATCTACATCATAAGAAGAAACAAAAACTACTTTATCTATTTTTTCATATCCTGCCTCTTTGCAATAATCTATAATATTTTTTATTGCTATTTCATGAAAATCAAAAATAGCATTGCTTGTCTTACATAACACAGCCCCATTCATCTCGTAAATAATGTGATCTGATAGCAGATATTTTTTATTCCTATCAAAATAATTTTTACATATATTTTTAAACGTCATTGTTTGATACTCCATAATATTTTTTAACTAGTGAAAACCTAAATTTCCTCACATAGACATTCATTACTACCTTCCCAATTAAGAATGCTACCATCAGGATCTACACTACATATTTTCCAAGTAGTATTGCAATTATCTGAACAATCGCAATCATTAACAATACCTATAGGTAAATCTCCCTCTCTAACAGTTAAACAAAAACCATATGTGGGCTCTCCATAATCTAAACATAAATGATTACCAGCAAAAAATGATGGACCCTCTTCTAAACTAGTTGCGATACAACCCGTATCAAATAATATTTTATCTGACTCTGGAGTCCATGCCCCCGCAGCAGTGCAATCACTATCCACAAAATTCTTAATAACATAAAATCTATCAGGACAAATAGTCGTTTGATATTCAAAGTAAAAAACTCCCACCCTTTCTCCTGGGGTTTCTTGGGCATCAGCCGACAACTCCACCCACGAACTGGGACAATCTAATTTTAAACAACAATCATTGCAATATAGATAAGAGGTATCTATATCAGTTAAAATAGCCCCTTCTGGTAAATCATCCGTAGATACCTCGTTATTATCATTAGTTAAATGCCAGCAAAACCCTCCGTAATCAAAATATGCAGGATATGAAGGGACAGTCATAGATCTCACATACAATAAGTATAAAGGAGGATTAGAAACAGTATCAGGACAATCTCCACACCAAATTGCAGGAACTGCTAGATTACTAATTGTATCACACAAAGCCGTATCGCATGTTTCTACCTTACTTTCTATAAGAGTTGTACCAATTCTTACCTTTGCTTTTAAATAAATAATACCTTCACAACTAGAAACATCAAAAGAAGTTTCATATGGCTGAAAATCATTTTCTGGGTAAGAAGTATTATTAAAATTCTGATTATCACAAGACCATAAAACAGAATTTAGATCTAGATTTCTGTTATACCTGTCTACGACAGTCCATTCTATATGCAATGTGTTATCATTAGTGCATGTCTTATTTGTAATTTCTACTATCACATCCTCAGGACATGATGGCGGTCCGCATTGATCAAATCCTTCTGTATATCTATTAAAAGTCATAATATTTTGTTCCTTTTTTATTTCTCAAATATTACCATTTTCTGTTTTTATTTAACAGTCTAACATATTTTTGTTCCTCATTTTGTACAATTTTTCCTTTTTATCTTTTAAGATACCGTTGCTATCCCAGTATCTCCTATGGCACTTAGTAAGTTATATGGAGAATTAGTAGTAGGGCAATCATTAGTATAAGCGAGAGGTTCTGTACCAGATGGAATTATAGCCATTACATATGGGAATAAATAATATTCACGCACTACCCATACTCCTCCAGCACATTCAATAGCTGCTCCTGCCATTCCGAAACCCATCCCAGCAGTTATCCATTGACATCCACTAATTCGTGTAACGGTGGTAGAAATATTATGCTCAGGACTAGTAGTAAAACCTGTTATTTCTACATTATAAGTTTCGCTACAATCTCCACACGTAGCGGGACAACCCTCAGCAGCGTGACTTGAGCTACTCGAACTTGAGCTACTCGAACTACTTGAACTCGAACTACTCGAACTTAAGCTACTCGAACTACTTGAACTCGAACTACTTGAACTCGAACTACTTGAACTCGAACTACTAAAACTACTCGAACTCGAACTACTCGAACTCGAACTACTCGAACTCGAACTACTCGAACTCGAACTACTTGAACTAGAACTACTTGAACTAGAGCTACTAGAACTAGAGCTACTTGAACTAGAGCTACTTGAACTAGAACTGCTTGAACTAGAACTACTTGAACTAGAACTGCTTGAACTAGAACTACTCGAGCTAGAACTACTCGAGCTACTCAAACTTGAACTACTTGAACTGCTTGAACTACTTGAACTGCTTGAACTGCTTGAGCTTATACTTGAACTTGAACTACTGGAAGACATGGCATCTTCACACAAACAATCGTTCCCACCTTCCCAATTAGAGATAACACCATCAGGATCTACACTACATATTTCCCAATTAGTATCTGTAGTCTCATCATTACAGTTACAATCATTAACAAGACCTATAGGTAACTCGCTCTCCCTAACCCGAACGCAAAAACCATAAGTAGAAGAACCATAACTTAAACACAAATGATCACTTACAAAAAAAGATGGACAAGGACCTGCACTAGTACTTACACAACCTGTATCAAATAATATTTTTTCAGACGGAGGAGTCCAAGGTCCTTCTGCATCACAATCATCTGGATCAAAATTTCTAACTACATATATTCTATCAGCAACGAGATAAGTTTTATATTCAAAATAAAAGACTCCTACCTTTTCTCCATTAAATGCTTGAATGTCTGATGGTAATTCTACCCAAGGACTAGGACAATCTAATTGTAAGCAACAGTCTTCACAAGATGAATATATTTCACTTGCTCCAGTCAAAATGGCCCCTACTGGTAAATCTTCTATCATAATCTCATTATTACTGCTATTTACATACCAGCATAAACCTCCGTAATCAAAATATGTAGGGTACGAAGGGACAGTAGAAGATCTCACATATAATAAATATGGAGGAGGAGTAGAAACTATATCAGGACAATCTCCACACCAAATTGCAGGAACTGCTAGATTACTAACATCAATACATCCCGATGTATCAAATGTTTCTATACCACTTTCAAAAAAAGTAGTAACTATTTTTGCTTTTACTTTTAAATAAATGACTCCATCACAAGTGGAAACATCAAAAGAAACAGTATAAATATTGGTAGAAGAGTATCCAGGAGAAACAATATTATCAAAATCTTGATTATCACAAGACCATAGCAGATCATTGGAATTAAGATTATCTAGTAAATTCTGGCTGGTATTATCTACAATACTCCATGTAACATATAAAGTATTAGATACACACACAACATTAATAATCTCAATCGTTATATCCGTTGGACATACAGGAGGCTCGCACTGATCAAACCCCTCTACATATCTGTCAAAAGCCATTAGACACCCTGTTTGTAAATGTCTTTATTTTTTAATATTTGTATTACATCATTATACTTTAATCCTTTTATTTCATAGGGATACTGTTTCCGAAACAGATGTGATACTATAACATCTGTTCTTATAATAATTCTACCACTATTAGATTTATTCTTTAATGTCCACTCAACATTCTCCCATCCCCATTCTCCAAGATCTTCATCATGACCATCTAATTTTTCAAAATAATCTTTTCTTATCATCCATCCGCAAGCATTAAAACTCTCTACCTCTTCTATCTTCTCAACATTATTATCAATTTTATCCCATTTCCATTTTGCATCTTCTATTATTTTCCCTCCCACCCATTTAATATCCTCATCACATCCCCATAATTTTTCATCGATAGAATTAACAGAACATCCGACAATAATATTATCATCACACACACATTTTAACCTAGTATCCCACCCATAAGAAACAGCACAATGAGCATCAACTTCAAATAAGTATTTCCCAGTAGCCAACTTAACTAATTGATTAGATATTTTTCTCCTACCTATATGTTGATTAAATTGTAAAGTAGCAACTTTTTCATTATTTATAACATCATATCTGCACCCATCTAATCCAACTAATATTTCTATTTCTCCTGTTGCATTAGCAATAAGACTTCCAAGAGTTTTATTCAAATTTTCTTCATTTCTTGCGACTATAATCACAGAAGTTTTTTCTTCACACACTTCCCAATAATTTTTTGAGGGAAAGATTTTAAGATGGGGATAAGTATTGAGATTGGGACAGCCCTCAGTTGACAATTCTGATTTTCCTAGCGGTAAAAACCATGATTTCTTTATCTGGCAACCACAATAAGGACAACTTCCTCCATCCGTGCAGGTAGTACAACAAACTTGCCTTTCTATTATTTTTTTCTCGCTGATCCATAAAGCATCTTTTCCTTCTTCTTTAGATTTCTTTACTATTCTTTTAAATGCTTCTTTTGCCCCCTTTATTTTATCTATTAAAGATACTTTAAAAACAGGAACGAAATTAGGATCTTTCTTCATCCTCCCCATATTATTATCATACTCTTTTAAAGACTTATGAAAATCGGCACAAAAAGCATCATCAAATTTGTCTTTATTTTCCCCAAAAAATCGAATAGCAAAATCTTTTGTAACGACCACCATTTCTAATTGTTGTTTAATACTATTTTTAAAAACATCTATATTACTACTCATTAAATCCAATAAGTTCTTTTTATAAAAATTATATAAATTTTCATCATCGTTAATAAAACTTTCCATTGATTCCGATAAATTCAAATTTTCAATATTATTTAAAATATATTCCAACCTCAATTTGTCCATAGGATCAAATTTAAATCTAGGATTCATAACAAAATAGAATAACATAGATTTTAATTTATTTACTAAATCTGGATCATTTTCAGAATGCCTAAAATATTCTAAAGTATTTTCTATAATCTCTTCTTTATTCTCTAATTTATCTATTTGATCGACACTTATCAAACAGCTAAAATAAAAATTATTTTCAAACTGTCTTAGCACTATTTCTTCATCTTTCACGCACTGCTCACATTGAGATTTGTGTATTTTAAAATCTTTAAAATGGGTTCTTTCTCCCATCTTTTTACAAATAAAGATATCATCGTTTTCTGTTATTACTTGACAATCTAACATATTATTTTTCTCTTATTTAATATTTTTACACCTAACAAGGTCCAGTATATGTCCCATCTATTGCAGAGCACGGAGTTGTTGGTCCGAGGGTTGTGCATCCGCTCGGAAGACCCGAGAAGCTTCCATTATAACATCTTCCATTCGCAACACCTGATGGAAGACAGATGAGCACCAAACCAGCAGGTATACCTGTGCATCCTGACCCCGTCCATCCTGTAGCCGCATGATACCATAAGTTTTGAGAGCTACTCGAACTACTTAAACTCGAACTGCTAGAACTACTTGAACTTGAACTACTAGAACTACTAGAACTACTTGAACTACTTGAACTACTAGAACTACTAGAACTACTAGAACTAGAACTGCTAGAACTAGAACTACTAGAACTACTAGAACTACTAGAACTAGAACTAGAACTAGAACTAGAACTAGAACTACTAGAACTAGAGCTACTAGAACTAGAACTAGAACTACTAGAACTAGAACTACTTGAACTTGAACTTGAACTTGAACTACTTGAACTACTTAAGCTAGAACTGCTTGAAGAACTCATATCCGTGCATAAACATTCATCTCCACCTTCCCAATTAGAAATGTTGCGATCAGGATCTATACTACATATTCTCCAATAAGTGCCTTCGGTATCATTACAATTACAAACATTAAGAATACCTATTGGTAACTCTCCCTCCCTAACCCTAACACAAAAACCATAAGTAGCAGCAGCAAAATCCATACAGAGGGGATCATCTACGAAAAAAGATGGACAATCCTGTAAATTAGTACTCACACAACCCGTATCAAATAGTATCTTATTATCAGGGGGAGGTAAAAGATTTCCATCATCATCAGTGAGACAATCATCTGGCTCAAAAAAGTTCCTAATAACGAATAACTGATCTGCAACATCATAAGTCTGATATTCAAAATAAAAGACTCCCACCTTTTCTCCCGCAAATGCTTGAATATCTGCTGGCAATTCTACCCAAGGACTAGGACAATCTAATTGTAAGCAACAGTCTTCACAAGATGAATATATTTCACTTGCTCCAGTTAAAATAGCTCCTTCTGGCAAATCCCTTATAGAAATTTCATTCTCATTATCATCTACATACCAGCATAACCCTGCATAGTCAAAATATGTAGGATATGAAGGAACAGTAGATGATATCACATACAGTAGATATGGAGGAGGTGTAGAAACTCCATCAGGACAATCCCCGCACCATGATGCTGGAACTGCTGTATCGCTTGACGTACATAGTGCTGTATCGAACGCTTCTAAATCCCCCTCAAAAAAAGTAGTTCCAATTCTTACCTTTATTTTAAAATAAATAATCCCCATACAGCTAGAGATATCAAAATAAGAGACATAAGAAGTAGGACCTATGGAAGGAAAAACAGTAGTATCTAAATCCTGATTATCACAAGACCATGCTAAATAGTTACCATTAATATCTCTATTATATTTATCGGTAACCAACCATTCTACATGCAGCATCTTGTCTTCTGTGCAACTAACACTGATAATAGTTATAACTATATCTTCAGGACATACAGGAGGCTCGCACTGATCAAACCCCTCTACATATCTGTCAAAAGCCATAAATATTTTCTCTTATTCAATATAATAATCATTAGGAATAATCACATCTCCCTCACCCATAATAGTGAATAAATTTTCCCAAGATATCTTGTAAAAACCTCTTCTATACTTTTTCCTATTATAGGTGTAGTAATTATGATGAGAGTCCACTACCCATACTCCATTTTTATCATAACCATTCGCAACTACAGCATGCTCCTCAGACTCCCCATTTATTGGATCTGGTCCGACTTCTCCCTCTTTAGCAAACTTAAAAAACATAGTCCAATTAAAAGACAAAATGAGAGGCTTTCTTTTATTTAATTGCTTTCTAATATACCTGCCAAAATTATAATCAATTTTAATACTATTGTTATAACCTTGTAACGTATACCATTTATAAAGATTTTTGGTTAAAGCTCTCTCTTCTTTCTCTTTTTTAGTATAAATTGATTGTTCTAGGACTTCTTTCATCTTTCTTTTTCCATAATCACACCAGGAATAATCTATACATGAAAAATCACTAGTAACTAAAGATACATTCTGAAATCCTAGAAGATTAAGGAGCATACATATTTGAGAAGAATATAGTCCATCATCGGATATTTTTTTACTAATTTTTCTATGAGCCACTTTCTTCACATGCTCATAAGTTATCTCTGGATTATAAAAATTTGCTACAACAGCGACTGCGGCTACTGCACAAAGTGCAGGATCTTGCAAAAAATGCGTTACTTTTATTCTTTTCATAATATCTCCGTAAAAAATATCTATTTATATTTAAATCGAAAATTCTCCCCCTCTCTGATAAATCTGATAGAGATTAATTGCTTTATTTAACATTTCTGTAAATACATCTTCAAATTTATTTTGATCTTTAAAATGAGCCTTAATGATGGGATAAATCTTTCTAGTTACTTCTTCTTCGCTTTTCCCATTTATCAAATTCCAAGCCATCTGCAAAACAAAACTTTGGACTTCTTCTGGATCGTTGAAGTAAAATTTATTTTCTGACCTTCTCTTCAACCAATGGAAAAATTCGTGGATCACAAAGTGAAAATTTTCATCAAAGAAGTCATTATCTAACAACTTTTTATCTATTCTTATTAATTTACCATTTCCTTCTGCAAATTTCCCATGAAGATCACACACCTCTATTTCTAGATGAGTATCGACTTCACTAATGGGAATATGATAGTAGTTAGATATTGCGTTAGTGAAAGAATGTTTTTTTAAAATATCCTTTACTTTTTCTATAAAATTTTCATTTTGTGACTCTTTAAACCATCCCATTACCCGCTCCTATACATTAAGGTTGACCGTAAACGTATCTTCTATACCACTAAGTTCTCCCACAACAGATATTACTAAACTTACGCCACTTCTCAACTGAAATATATAATCATAAATAGCATTATCTATTAAAATAAGAGCTACTTTTTTGTTCCCTGGGACATTTAACACAGACACATGTTCAGCCACAAAAGAATCACTATAACTTGATAATGCAAATGTAAAGTCTTCGCTATTGTAAGTATTCTCTATTTGATAATAAAATGTATCTTGAGGATAAGAAAAATCTGACTTATCCTTTGTGTCTTCCTTTAACCAAGCATAGGGGGACACTAATAAATAAGCATCGCTATCATTTCTTAATGTTACATATGCTGACCTACCAGCAATACTAAAAGTATTTCTATCGGGATATATTCTCCTATGCACAGGAATATAATTGAAATATAAATCTTCAGGATCTTCTTCTATAATCACTCTAAAATTGATAAAACTATTATCTGTCGAATCTTTCACTTTACAATCAATTACTCTTACTCTTAAAATAGTATTAACCATGTCCAACTGATTATCTATCTGTAGGAGAACAGGAGTAGTAGAAGATGGATCTTGATTCCAAGCGGGATGTAAAGTGTTATTAGAAGTCCTTACTAATAGACTTTCTCCATTAGTGGCGTCAACTGCTGTCGCTGAAACATTTGTAGCAACCAAATTGGCAAAACCATCTCCCGACTCATCTTCTCTTTTCCTGATAAGAATGAAAAAACGATCTGACTTAGGAGCGGCTATTTCTATTGGGTACATAACATTAAAACCAGGCTCATAATATGTCGGAGAATCGACATATTCTGTTACGTTGCCCCCTACCAAATAATAACCTCCATAACCAACCTGTAACATTTTATACCTCCGCAACAATTAAAGATAAAATTTCAGTATTTTCCACCATATCGACAACTTCTTCTTGTCTTTTTTCTTTACTATCAGGATTCCAAACTATCTTCATTTTATTACCTTTTATTGCTTCTACCACCCCATAGGTCTGTTGTTGAGATACAGAATTTCTTCTATCTCTTACCTTCATACCAACTTGATATTTTGGAAGAGCTTCTTTTGGACCTTTCTTTATCTCTGGATCTTGAGTTTGCACATCTCCTGATAGAGCAGCTACTTGTGCAGTTTTTACTTTTTTAAACCAATTAGACCCCATAACCTGTCCTCCCTTAGGTGGTTCTAAATATTTATTATGCACATTAAGCATCCACCCTTTGACTTTATTAGTAGCATCATTAATAGACTTATTCATAGCTTTCTCTCTATCTGCTCCTTCTGGCAATGAAGCAAAAGACATATCAATATTACCTGTATATTGCTGTTGTAAAATAAAATGTAAAGCATCACTGATAATGTTTTTTCTGATACGAACTTGTCTCTGCTGCTCTATTTGCTGCCTGAGATTATCCACTACGTTACCATCTATTAACGTTCCTTGAAATCTGGTAAATTCTGTCGATGGTTCAGAACGATATTGCTCAAACCACTCTTTTCCTTGATTATATTTTTGCTCATCATATGTCTCAGGATTAGACGACATGGCATCAGCTTGACCATGATAAAACACATACTTCCACAAATCATCTACTCCACCTTTGCCTTTTATTTTTAATTTTTCAATAAAATTACCTGGACCTTTATTTTTACTACTCCAATCCGAAGCATCATGAGGATACATATGTGTTTTAATAACAGTATTAACTAAATTTCTTTTTTCTTTTGGCACGTTAATAGATTTCAATATGGCTTCTGCCATATCTTCTGAGCTTCTTTCGTGCCCAACATAAGTAGTATGTCCAGGAACTCTTGGACGTTTATGAGGTCTTGCAACTTTGTTATCCATTTTTCCGAAATCATGAAAAACAGCAGCAAGATTCATAAGTCCTCTCATATCATCGGGCTCTTCATTCTCTTTCATAATACTATTAAGATTAGACACCACTTCTATCGTATGATCTAATAAACTATATTTGTGATAAGGAGATTTTTGATCCATCTCTATACCATCAGGATTAATATTCCCCATTGCAGGAACATCAAAAACTTTCCTATATAAACCGCTCTCAAATAATAGTTTTAAAGATGCAGTAGGATTATCCCCCACTAACATTTTCATTATCTCAGGTCCAGCTCTTGACGCAGCAACTTTCTTGACATAAGATTCTTGTATGTCTGGGTCTGACATTGATTTGATTATATCTGGATCTAATTCGCTATTGGGATAACGACTATGAAAGCGCAAAGCTCTCAGCAACCTTAATGGATCTTCTTCATAAGTTTTTTTGGCATCATCTGGTGTTCTTAATATCATTTTTCCGCTTTCCAAACCTAAATCCTCTACTCCTCCTACAAAATCATCTACTTGACCAGTATCTATATTATAATAAATAGAATTGATTGTAAGATCTCTTCTTTTCACATCTTCTCTTGGATCATTCGTTGTGGTAATTTTAGGTTTTCTGCTTTGAGGATCAGGATAGTGCTCTGTTCTCATTGGAACAAATTCTATTTTCTGACCAAATAAATCTACAGCCCCTACCATCAGATTGTCATCATCAACTCTCGTGGCTGGGTCTGCATCTTTGTCTAAACTAACATTATACGCTTTAGGGTCATGAGATATATTGCTCTTAAAGGCAGCTTGGGCCACCAATTTAGCAAAATCATAACCTGGCATATCTACAGCTATATCTATATCATCACTTTCTTTACCAAGAATCTTATCTCTGACCCATCCTCCTGCCACCCTCATTTGAATATCAAGATTGTAATCTTTTTTAACTTGTCTCAAGAACTCAAATATATCGTTTTCTTTTGGAGTAAGAGGGAGGTCTGAAGGAACACCTATAGTTCTTTGTGCCTTTTTAGGTTCTATTATATATGACAATTTTTTGCTAGGACCAGAAATACCAGGAACACTATTTGATACCAAACATTCTACCCCTAAATTAAATTCTTCCATTAAGTTTTTAACAACATCGAAAGAGTTATTTGCAGATGGTTCGTTAATAAGGATTCTAACAAGTAGATGAGACAAAGGGAGTTCATCGCAATAATTAACTTGAACACCTCCGTATAGATCATTCACAACATCTACATGAGAGTCAAGAACTAAAAACACTGAATATTCTTTCAAATATTTATCTGCAAATTTTTGAGAAAAAAACAGTATAGGATTCGAAGATGAAATCTTATCCTCTCTAATAAACTGTCTAAGATCTATAATATCACAAGGAAATATCATATATCGAGATGGAATTATTTGCGCCAACTCCCCAAGAACCTCATGAGGTGAGTCCACCACGAAAGGAAACAAAAATCTCACTTTCTTCAAAACCGATAAGATAAAATCTTTATTCACGTTACCCTTTCCTTCTCCTCGAGCAACCGCTACATTTTCTTTTCTTTACTGTCACAACCTTATTATCCACTACTTTTTGACCCAGTTGAGCCCCTGGCTTTTTATCAATAGTAATAACATTTCTCTTTCTATCTCCCACCACAATATTCTTCTGAGTATATATTAAACTTTCACTTTCTATCTGTTTCATTTTGATTGTCCTTAATTGAAATTACTCTATTTTCTCCGTTCTCCTTATAACTCATAAAGACGGGCTTATAATCTTTAACTCCATCTACACTATTACAACCAGGAGACTCTGTCCCATTCTCTATCTTTTGTTTTTTAAAATTCCATACTTTCATTATTCAATCATCATCTCTCCGACACTATCATTCAATCTTTTCAAAATAGTGCTTACCACAGTCCTTGTTTTGATATTATCAACATGTGCAAGCTCATCATTGACAATGACTTTTAACTGATTAAATACAAGATTCACAGGTTTTACCTCTTCCTGATATTCTGATAATTTATTTTCATAAGTAAGAATAGTTTCTGCTAATTTTTTCATTGTTTCGGCATTTTTTCTTCTTTCAGAAATATCTAATTCTTCACTCTCTTTACCAAGAGTAAACATTTCTCTTTCTAGCACTGCTATCCTTGATTTCATCGCTACCAGCTTATTGGTCTGCATATTAACCCATTGCTGCACATCTTCAGCATATTCCTGCAAAGCAGCATTATTTTGAGCAGCTTTATAATGAAACAACATATGATTTTTTATACCACCAACCGTTGCATCAAAATCATGGTTTTGTTTTAATCTTCTTTTTATCTCCGAATAGTTTTTTCTTTTTTGATTCTCATAGATATCTTCAGCTTCATCCCTAAATTCACATTGACATAAATTACAATTTGTTTTTTCTATTCTATCTAAACTGAACAAATACGGGACGACATTTGCATTTGGAGCATTAGTTACTACGACAGAATGTTGTTCCACATCATTTTTCTTTGACATTATACCCAACCTTTCTTAGGCCCCTTTTTCTTTCCTTCATAAGTAATCTCTTTTCTCTCTTCTATAAGAGCATATATTAATTGATCTATTTTGTTAATGGCATCACTACATAATTCTCCAAATTTCCAAGGACTATCTAATACTAAAGAATCTGCTCGTATTAGAACCTCATGCAATGAGGGATAAGACGTAATTTTAGACGACGTTATGATACTATAGGTCGAATCCTTAGCTGTTTTACCACTCTGAAAAACTATTTTAGAATTAGAAGATATCGTTTCTTTTAGTATCTTGAGATACCTTATTTTAGAATTAATCGTATTTCTATCACCAAAATCTTTTGCAAATTTAAACCAATTCATTTTGATTATCCCTACCATATAATGAGATTAATAGGCTCTCTGCTATCCCATCACTATTTTTCTGCTTAAATTCACCTGCTGATTGAGGATATAGAGAAGAAGCTAAACTCCTAGCTTCTTCTTTGGCTAACGTCTTAATTTGCCTATTTAGCTTATCTATCTCTTTTTTATTCAATTTTTGGGAGGGTTTATCCTTTAATGTTTTAGATAATACTCTTAATTTCTTAATCTCTTCTTTTTTTACTAATATCTCTTGAGTAACAAGCTCTGGAAAGTGTTTCTTCCAAGCTTGAGGAGTCACCTCTACTACCTCGAAACCCAAAGCATGAGCCATACCGATAGTATATCCCGAAGATCGACCGAAATTGAACGCCGATACGCTTCCTTCCCCAGGATGTGATGATACTTTCTCTTGGACAAATAAAACTTTTTTATTAATAAATGGTTCAAATATCTCGGATATACCAACTAAATCATAGGTTTTTTTATTTTTCTTATTAACTACTACCTTTTTTACTGGTATTCTATTAATATCAATTACTCCATTTTTATAAATAATAGATATGCCACCAACTACTCCTGGATCTACGCCTATAATAACTTCAAATTTATTAGCCACACTCATCTCCTAAATCAATATACTTTTTATATATATCGACTTAGGAGATTCATTTCATAAAAATAGCCATATGATCTAAACCATATGGCTATATTAAAGAACATCGCAGTCGAGAGCGATGTGAAAAAAGAACAAAATAGAATAATCATCCGCAGAGAATTGTATCCCCTATTAACAATTCTACATCTTCTGATCCTATTAAGAAATCATCTATCTCTCTCAAAACAGTCTCGTCATTATCAACAACGAACGATATGATTTCTCTCATCCGCTTGTTATATTCTCTATCTCCCCGTCTAAATCTTATATGACCACTTGGGAGGATATCTAATGCAATCTTACTTAGTTCCATTGGTTTTCTTGGTTACCTTCTTGGCCACCTTTTTATCCCTGACCACTTTTTTTTGGACGCTCGTTTTTTGAGGCTTTTTTTTTGAGATCTTTTTCTCAACTACTTCTACTTCTTCTGTCTGAGTCTCTTCTTTTTTAGCAAATCTCTTATCCATTGGCATAACTTGACACCCATGAGCTTTCAAATCATTAGTAATACTAGCTACAGTCATAATTTCTGTTGAACCATCACTAACACTTATCTCTCTCATAGGAGAGCTTCGATCTTGTGTCACATCTTCTTTAACTGTGTAGATAAGCCCTCCTATTCTATAGCAAAAACCAGGAGGGAATTTAATATCCTCGCCAAGAGTTGTTCCTATAACTATAGGCTGACCGTCCGATGTTATAACTTTTTTAAATGGCATAAATCTATCCTTTAAAATCTTTGTTGAATCTGAACCTTATTGTCCTTATAATATTCATCTTTTTTCTGTACTGATTTTTCTTCTCCCATAGCATCGATTAATGATTGAATGTCATTTGCGCACTTCTTTCCTGTCCATCCAACTTGGTCAAATTCGACTGTTCCATCATCATTAATCAGCACTTTAATTGTTTTGAATCCTGCCATGATATGTTATTCCTTTATTAAAAAACCTTGTTCTGTAGGGATTGTCTCAATCTCTTCTGTTTCTTCTATCTCTTCTGTTTTTTGACCATCTTCTACTTCTTGAACCATTCTAACTATTTCTTCTTTCACTTTCAAGAACTTATTTTCACATTTATCTACTATTGTAACTATTTTTTCCCCATTCTCCTCATTCGGCTCCTCTTTATACTTGTAAGTCGTTCCAGACAATTGAGTTAGAGAATGGATCAATAGTAGTACACTTTTATAAATTTCTTCCATTATCTATTAATTCCATATATAAGTTTTTTGTGCTCCAATATGCCATCTATCGTATTTTGTTTGGTTATTATCCCACAAACGACTGAAATCATAATGGATATTGCTATCCTTATCTCAGATCCAGTGCAACCAGATCTTATCTTTAAAAGAGTCTTTATAGCAGTATAATATATCAACAATAACTGCCCGTAGGTATAACAAGCTAATGGAGCCCTACCATAATAACTATTCATCACAGAGTTGATCATTTTCTTCGAATACTCAGGAATAGACGCGTCTTTAGACGTTTTGGGATTCATTTGTATCTTATAAGATCTACCATGACTCTCTAATTTAATTATATTAGAGATATTATCACTAATTTCCTGCTGAGATCTTTTATTATTTACTTCACTCTTGGCCAGCAATAATAAGCCATATCTCCATATCATCGCTCTTAAAATCATTACTACTTCATGTTCAAAATACTTAGCATTATCCAAATGATTATAAATAAAACTGATAATAGACCCAATATTCTTATCTTCGGAAGAACTAACATCATCTAACATATTATAAAGGGACCAAATAATAAATTCTTTAGAAGAACAAATAGCATATACATCTTCTTTAACTATCTTATTTTTCCCATAAACGTATTGATAAAATTTCTTCAAAATCAAATATAATTTATCAACATCTATTTCATCACCATTAAAATTTAACGAATCTACCAAAAGTTGAGAAATGGCATCGTCAATCACAATCTTCTTATTTTTAAAATAGCTACTAGCTATTTGATTACCATCAGATTTATTAATCTTTTGCTGAAACTTATGAACTTCTCCATATTTTCTAACTTCCTTTAAAAATGATTCTCCAGATATGCCAATATTATCCATTACTAGAACATTTCCCGCAGGAATTGTGGGAAATAGTTTTTTTAAATAATTTAAAACTTTAGTTCTTGCCTGAGCATCAGTAGGAGCATCAACGGCAGGAAGCCCTCTCATAATAAATAACTTATCTCCAGAAAAACATGAAATCTCGGTAAGAGCATGAGAAACACAGTCGTACGAATCTTTTTTATCGAAGACTACTGTTTCGTAATCGTCCATAAAAGAGTCCTTAATTTTTTTAAGGACTCTTTTACGTTCAATTATATTACCTTCTAAAACTATTACCTTATTCATTTCAAATCACATTACAACGTTATTTAGTAGAAATTGAGAAGAACATATAAAAGTTATCAACAGTATTTTTGGCGTCATCAACATTTTCTGGAAATTTGACCAGGACTGGTTTCATCATTTTCTGAGCCTGTTTGTCATCTGTTATCCCTTCCAATATCGACTGACTTTCAAAATTCAACTGAATACGACCCTTACCCCCACCTTGAACAACCATCTCTCTCAGGTAATCAGAATTACAACAGAACCATATCTTATCACCCTTGATAATACAATCATTTGTATCTACCATTCCAATAAATGTAGGACTCGCATGAGGAGTTTTAGGAGTTACTTTAAAAACTTCATCACTCTCTTCAATGATGATCTCCGTATTATGAATACTATCATTCCATCTGTGTCGTGTTCCCTCAATTGTCTTCTCAATAGACTGCCAATCTTCCAAACTACTATAAACTCTATTAGAATATTGATGTGCTAAAATTTTACTTAAATCAGGATATTTAGTAAAATGCTCTAATCCAAATACACATATAGTCATTCCATCACACTCAACCAGAATTTGCTCAGAAATATTTTTTGTTTGATCTACGCCTATAGATTTAATACGAATGGAAGATTCTGTTGCGCTTGATAAAATCTTAAATATAGAAGAAAGACTGTTCTTTGGAAAAATCATCTTCGCTTCATTCTGATTCAGCACTATATTCTTGCCTTTAACAGATTTAATCGCAAACCTTCCTCCTGAACCTGCTGAAAATCTCATCTCTTGATCTGTGCCAGAACTTGCTTCAAATAACATACACATATAAGAAAAATATTTTTCTTCGTATGCTGGAGCAAACAGGACGCTATCAATACCATTTACAAAAACCTCTCTATCCAATTCAATATCTTGGTCAAAAGTTGTCCCAATTTTTGGAAGACGAACAATATCAGTCACCGTAGGCATAGATCGTTCTGAACTAGCCTTCTTGCCGTCAGTTTTCTTTGAAGCGGAAGATAATTTAAGCTGATTAGACACTAATGAAATCTTTACTTTGTCGTAGCTTTTAGGAAGAGATTGCATAAATGTCAATAAGTCATCAGCATAAACAGTAGTTTGCCCTTCTTCTTCGCAACTATAATCTAGTGCTCCAAAATTATTTCCTGATATAGGAGCGACAATACTTAATGTGCCTCCATAAGAAACCAAAACAACCTGATCCTGTTCAGCTTTTATCGTTAATAAATTCTCATATTTGAAATCCTTGAGTGTGTTTTTGGTTGCAATCTCTACAGCGGGTTTAATAGCCCTTGTGAATTCTTCTCTATTAACTTCGAAAATCATACTTTACTCCTTGTGGAAAATATCTACAATTCTTACTACTTTATTATATGGGATTGTTTTCACTTTTCAATTTCTTTTTAAATCATTTTTTACTACCCCTGTTTACTATATCTCTCCATCATATTTATCAAAAATCTCTTTAGCTTTTATTTTAATTCGACTCAAAGCGTTGTCCACACTTTTAACATTTACTTTTCTTTTTCTACCTCGGGACTTATAAAACTTATTAATTTTATCAGTTATTTCATCATATGAATATCTACAAGTATACAAAACAAAGACATTTTTCTCCAACTTGGAGAGTCTTTTATATAATCTCTCTATCAAATTACGATAATACTCTTGCTGTCCAACCTTATCAACTAACGAACCTTTTGTGACAGAAAGAATATCTACTAAATATAAATTTTCGTCATCGTGGGTACTTCTATCTTGATCCAAAGAAAAACTAGTATTTAGGGCCTTCTCTTTATTACGAAAACTACTTTTTAATAAAGTTGATAGATGCCTCCTGATACAAAGCATAGCGAATTTGTCAAAAGGATAAGGTCGATCACCATGTCCTTTATCTTTATCATAATCAGGAATAGCTTTAAATCTTAAAGCAAACAAAGCTTCTTGCAATATATCATCAAAATTAAGACCAGGAATATAAAATTGCCTTGTAATATAAAATACTTTGACTTTTATTCTTTTCTCTATCTCATTATAAGCGTTATTTTTCCTTTTAGTTCTCGATCTACCTCTTACAACATCTACTAAATCTTCATATTCTAGTTTTTCAAGTGGGCCAAAGATCCGCTTAACGGGTCTGCGTTTACCCATATGAACTCCTTTCAATCATATATAAATCACACATTTATATCGACATATGATTGAAATTGTATTAAAGTTCATTTTTGCTATCTTTTAGCAAACATACGGATAGATTCTACCGCAAACTTATTCAGCAATTGTGCTGGATTTAAACTATACTCTACCCCAAATGAGACATTGCTTAATAGGTTCATCATTCTTAGTATATCATCTCCACCACTCTTAGCTATTGTAGAGTTTTGATGTATATATCTCTTAGCTTCTTCCTGTGTAAAATCAAAAGAATCTAGATCTTTTCGACATGTCCTCGTAACCAGCAAATTATTCAAATGCTCATAAACTCCATCTATAACCAATTTAGCTTCTTTACCATCGCAAAATATCTTGTTAATAGTCATAAAGCATTTCATGGCATCTTTTGCTATAATGCCATCGAAAAGATCAAAATATAATACATCATCTATCACTCCAAGAGCTTCTACCGCAGATTCATATGTTATTGAATCATCTCCCACATAATTCATAATTTTCTGAAGATGTTGTAAAGAATTTCTCACTGACCCTTTGGAATATCTGGCAATTAATTGAAGAGTTTTATCATCACAACCAATTTGCTCCTGCTGAGAAATATTTTGCAAATGACTGAATATATCAGCCCTACCAACCTTGTTGAAACTCCACATAATGCAACGACTATGAATGGTTTCCTTAAACGCCTGTGGCTCAGTAGTGGCTAAGATAAATCTAACCATAGGAGGAGGTTCCTCTATCATCTTTAAAGACGCTTCTGCTGCTGAACCTGTTAAAGAATGTGCCTCATCAATAATAACATATTTTGTTTTGCATTCTACGGGACATTGATGTAAAGATTTGTGTAATGCTCTGATATTATCAACCTTACCTTCACTTCCCGCATCTATCTCAAGAACTTCATAGGATTTCCCAGCAAAAATTTCTTGACAATTATTACACTTACCACATGGATCTTTTTTATTCTCTAAACAATTTTCAGTTGCCGCAACAATTCTAGCAACTGTCGTTTTTCCGCAACCAAATTGACCTGCTAGAATATAAGCATGATGCAGATTATTTATTTTGAAAGCATTAGTAAATGCTCTAACTACTACTGGTTGCCCTACTACCTGAGATAATTTTTTAGGACGATACTTGAGAGATAAGGGGGTTTCAACTTTCACTTATTTAGCCTCCGTAATTTTATCACAAAATTCTTTAATAACTTTTATTTCTTCATCTGTTCCTGTTACTTCAAAACCATAAGAATAATAACCATCATCTGCGTTGTGATGCCATATCTCTAAAGTGTTTTTATCTTTAGAGTCAATTATCTCATAATCTAAAAGAGCATCATTGTCCTTATTCCCGTTTTCTGGCTTTTTAAAATTAACTTTCATTCAACTTTCCTCATTCTGAAAAACTATATCTTCAATTTTTTCAGGGTAGCAATCTATACCTTTATTATATCTTTGTTCCCACCACCCCTCATCTACCTCTTTTGTTTCGATACTCTCTATAGAACAGGGAAGATAATTTTCCAATATTTCAAGAATATCTCCCGCACTTAAATTATCATTCTCTTTTTTACAAATACCATCTACATAAATAGCATCCCAATCAGGATAGAGAACCATAATAATTTTCATTTTTTACTTCTCCATAAATTTAGCGGTTGCAATTACTTTTATCATAGTGTCTTGATAAATTTCTGCTTTGGTTTTATATAGAGGCGGTCTAACTTTGGTGATCCACGCATGTGCTGTTAAAGGTTTACCTATAAGGACCGCATGTTTGAAACGTAAACGAAAATCTGCTGTGTAAGTTACGTGCCCATGAGCAAATAAACAATTACCCATGGCTCCATCTAAAATAGCTGAAATTATGCCCCCATGTAAAACACCACTATGCCCTTCGTATTCTTTACCAAAATTAAATATAGATGAAATACTTCCATCATCTGATAATTTAAAATCTAATTTTAATCCTTTTGGGTTATTCTGACTGCATATTACACAATTTGGATGAACTTTTTGTTGAATTTCTGTTAATAGAGTTTTACTAAATGTCATTTTTATTATCTTCTATCTACGAAGGGCTGCCAGCACTAGATTATATTCTTTACAGCTTCCTTTGCGAGGACGGAAACCAAACCTCTCCTTAAAATCATTCGCAGACATGATTAACCACCCTGAGCTACTAGAAATTGAATCATAAAAGCAACTATCGCTTGTCTTGTTGGGTTTTCTTTCCCATACTTTTATAATATCCCTTACACTATCCATGTTATCTCTGCTTATCCAAACTTTCATTTTTTATTCCTTCACTTTCAATAAATACTTACATCAGACCAATTAGACTCTTCTAGTTCTTTCGGTTTTTCTAATTTGTATCCTAAACTTTCTTGAGTATTAGGGAGGGTTTCTACCTCAACTCTAAATTTTATATCTCCATGAGGAGAAGAGACTATGATATTTCCTCTTTTTCTTTGCTCCAATTCATATTGATATGTGGACATATCCCCATCAGGCATGGGTTTCATCTCTCCTGAGAAAACAATAGTCTTCTTCGCTTCTTCGATTGCTCTTAATAATTCCCTAACCGTTGTCTCTGAAAGACATACTTCTGCTTCTTTAACTTTAATCATTTTGGACCTCTGCTTCCATTCCAAATAGCATTTTTAACAAAATGTTTTTTGTTATCAACTCCCTATCATACAGTTGTATTACTAAATGAGACAATGCGCATGGTGTGGCACTATCTCCTGGATAACCTTTGCCAGTTCGTTCCCCTTTATCAAAATCTATTTCGATAATTTTTGACAATTGTTCCTTTGTTATTTCTTTCCTATCATAAACCTGCAAAGCTATTACAGACATCTCTATTATTCCAATACCATTAACGTCGATACCGATAGTTAAATTTTTCATTTACATAACCTTTCTATTTGATTTCGTCGTCCTATTAATCGCTGAACGACTATATTGAAAAAAATCCTTCATTTTAATTACTTGGAATCAGAATCTCTTATCTCCTCATTAAATTCCTTTGGGTCCAAAACGGGATCTGGCAAATTATCAAGTTCTTTTGGCAATTTTCCTTGTCTAATAAGTTCTTGAGTTTCCAATAAACAACAAGCGTTCCAGATAATCGCACACAGATGATCTTCCCCTTCTAAACCTCCCGCAAATTTGAAAGTATGCCTTAATAGGGAATCTAAATACCTCTTTAAGGGTATACCCTTGAGCCAATTTGAATCTCCATATTTCACGGCTCCGTTCTCAAAATGACGAGACAACCGAAACATCGCATTAATAGGCAACAAGTCAAAACGTCCCTTACCTTCCTGCGTATCTCTCCTGGCTCCTGTAGAGAATTCCTCACGCGCTCCACTATCTTTTACACTATCAAATTTTTTTGCCATTATCCAACCTTCTTAACAAAAAACAATGTCTTACCTTGTAAATCAGGATGATCTACATTGTCAATTGGTCTGGCTCTCAAATCTGTCCCGATCCAATCTTTCTCCTCTTTTCTCTTCGTAGAAATATTACCAAGATAAATCTCAACAACTGCTTTCGGAACTTCCGAAAGTATAATAGATTTTACACCACTATCTGCAATAGCATAAACCCTATCCTTAGTATGAACATCAGTTGATCCATAAGCATATTTTGTTTGAGAACGTTTTGCCGAAGTTTTGACATTTACAAAATATGCTTCCCAGTTATTTTCTCTATCAGTAGAAGTTAAAGCATTTTGAACATTAAGATCAGTAACTTCCTGCTTACCTCTCTTAATAACCTCATCTATATCTTCTGAGGTCATTATAATGCTACCTTGTCCATACTCATCTCTTGACCATAATTGAAACTTTGCCATTTTTAATCCTTATCTAAATTCCATGTCACTGCTATTGCTTCTCCCCTCAGGACAGCTCTAGCATCTTTTTTTCTTTGTTTTCTTTCTCTCCAAAATCCTTTTGTGAAAAGACTATAATAAAATGGTAGGGGTCGGGCATGGACCCAAACCCCTGGAGAGATTTCCATATCAACACCCTTGAGACTATTGTAGTATTGTAAAAATTTATCTATTCTATACATAGTCTACTTCCATACGACATCTTCATCAAGAAGATGAGGAATATCAGGATCATCAAGATATTTGATTCCTAAGGTCTCGAAGACAGGAAGATAGCCCTTAACGTTACAAGGATTAACTCTACCATCGTTATCTGTCTCATTTGGTATTCCATGCAGAACATCAGCTACAAGGGCAAGTTTATGCTTGTCGCTCATATCGTCCCAATCATTGGAATGAAGGATCACATACCACCCGAAAGGATTATGAATAGCTTCAGGCATCTTGACTGCTTTGAGCTTCCATATTCGATCTACTGCTCCTTCTACTTCTTTACGATCTTTGTTCGTTAAATTAACACAGCAAACTTTGCCAACTTCAATATTGTCAAACTTTTCTGCATACTTTTCGACAAGTTGAACTGCCATATTATTAAACTCATCATTTACTTCGTAATTAGGCTTTTCTTGTGCCATGTTTAATCTCCTATGTTTGATCTATTTTAAGACACGTTTCATTCTGTCAATCATTATTATCCATTCACTTTCACTTTGCAAATACAAATCTACACTATCACCCATCTATCATCAGGAACTATTTTACCTTCATGTATCAGTTTAAGGTGCTCAACACACTCATCTACATTATTAAACACCTCATCTTCATCCACATGCTGAATAAGCCATGAAGGGATATCATATTTCGATTGTCCTTCCCCCATAATAACAAAACAGGGCTTATGCTGCCTTTTTGCCGTTACGAATTCCTCATACGACCCACAGAGGTGGACGTCAATATCACAATAAAGAACAAGAACATGACTAAGATCTACCATCCTTAAGTCGTATCTTCCGAATACTTTAACTTCAGATTGGGCTTGCTCCCATTTTCTTTTTTTCATCAAATTCTGTATTCTAATTTTTTCATCTCCTATTTCTGACCCCATCCCTTTTGGTTTATGACAAGGGTCGAAAAAATCAAAAGGCAATTGTAATTTTTTACATTTGTCTTGAAATTCTTTTCTCCATCCAACTCCATCATCTTTAACCCGATCGATAGGTCCGCTCAAAAACAATCTGATACCTTCTAATTCATTCATACTATTTACTCCTATAAGTTTTTAATCGTCAAAATATAAATTTACTTTTTTCTGCCCAACATCAAAAATAGTTTCATCATCTTCTCTCTCATCAAGAAACACACTTGCCATCTCTTCATCGAATTTCTCATTTTCTTCATCACTCTCATTTATATCCCAATAGCTTGATAGATCATAATTGAAAAATGCATTAGATTCTGCTGATATTTGAGATATTTCGTCAGAATTGTTTTCAAATTCTGTGATACGAAACGTTCCTCCTTGCCACGTTGTTACATATGCAAAAACTTCATTCTCATCTAATGTAGGACCATCATCGTCAAATTCGTCGTCAGAAGTTCCTGGCACGTCAAAAACTTCATGTGGAAAAGAATGTCGTGATTTGAAACCTATCATGCTAATAGTAGGACTATATAGTTCAAAACCCCACTCATTAAAAATTGCTCTTTGTATCCTATCAACTCTAAACTCAACAAAAGTATCTGTCTTATGCTTATGGCGTTTCTTTTTTTCTGTTCTATTTATCTTATCAACTGATTTCCATTCTTGTTTATTAAACCCTCCTTCGACATCTATATAAGAATTATATGGTCTACTTCTATCTAATACATCTTTCCAATTTTCTATTTGCTCACAATTAGCATCTGCTACTATAGCAAATGGATTAGCCCATGCTGACCAACTAGCTGTAAAAGTAACTGAATTATTTGATTCATGATAAACGATTCTTCTAATTGGCATTCCTTGAATTTCTTGGAAAATAAAATATGAATTAGCATCTTTTTGAACACAAAATATAAAATTCATCTTATAAAGATTATTACCATATTTTGTCTTTATGATAGTCGCTATATTTTTAATGTCCGAAAGTTTTATCATCTGATTTGTTTCTTTTTTCCCAATATATTTTACAACATTGTATCTGTTCATCTAATTTAATAGATTTATCATTCATTTTTCTCCAAAATGATTTCAAAATAATATCAGACATATCATCTGGATGGAAAACTCCCTGTTCTTGAAACCATTTGCACAAATTAGATTCAGTTCTCCAAAGTCCCCAATTATTCCTCAACCATCTTCCTATTTCATGATGCAAAACACACATATCTCTTTCGTCCATCTTTTTTATTTCTTTAATCCCTTCAGGCGTAAAAAAATCTTCAAATAAAGATAAACATTCTTCTAAATTTCGTGGAACATTGCTATCTCCATTTTTTCTATTTGCTTTTTTATCTCTTTCTATTGCACGATCTCTTATTTCTTCATTTACCTTTTTATTATTTTCACGTCTAATTCTTTCCCTTTCTTCATCTATTTCTAATGCAAACTCAATCACTTCTTTTAACTCAAGTATTTTATCTCTCCCACGAATATTAAATTTAAAAGATGCATCATGAGTATCTGTTTGAATAGTTAATTGAATAAGATCAGGAATAAGTTTATCTTGAAAATCATAAGTTGTAGATCTAAAACCTGTAACACTTATATTTTTATCTATTTCTACTTTCTTATATGTATCTTTTGGAATTGGATATTTCATTTTTATTCTTTTTCTATTATATAGATTCAGCTTCAACTTTAAATACCGTATTGCAATTGGGACATTCATAGACCTCAGCCCAAACATATTGAGGAAAAGAAGATAATAAAGATAAATGGTAAGAATATTCCTTCGGACCATATGAAATTATATAATCACCACAATCTGGCTCCCACTCACATTTAGGACAAATATTTTCTATAATCATTTTTTCAAATTCTTCTGTCCATTCAATTAAATGATTATCAAAATCTTCTAACATTTTTATATCACTCTTCTTCATTATCTCCTTTTTTATCACCTCTTGTTCCACTTCTCACCTTACAAACAGGACATTTTTGACCATTACCAACTATTGCCCTGTCGCAACTGCTACACCATCCACTACCTCTTTTAGGTCTTCGTGCCATCGTTCTATTAGTATCATAAATATGACGATCTTTACGTGGTTTTCGTGCCATTGTTTTGTTCTTTTTCATCAGAATTTTTCTATTTCATTTCGCCTTTGTTTGTAAAACCTCAAAACATTCATCTAATGATCCACATTCTTGACATTCTTTATTTTCCCCAATATAAAGATCCCATTGTTCTTTGGAATAAGGTTTCCTTTCAATGGCATAGGCGATTTTATCGCCATTTTTATAAATATAATATATCTCTATTTTCCCAACAACTTCAGTATCTACCGACCACGAGTCCTTAACTTCTAATTTTAAAAGAGAACCTATTTTATAAGCTATTTTTGATGCCTCTTTTACGGGCATACAACCATTATAAGCATCTCTACAACCCTCTAAAAGAAAGGTATAATTACCAACTACTAATTCAGGACGGTAATTATTAGGGGGAGATGGATCTCCCCTGTCATCATAATGAGCTATATTTACATATTTTTTATTCATTTTTTCTTTTTCCATTTTTTAAATTTTTTCTTTTTAAATACTATTTTCTCCGCACTATCTTTGTCAAAAAATCCTTTGCATTCTTCCGTCTTATTCCAGTTGCGGCAACTGAGATATTCCCAATTTTTCTTACTTGTCTTTTTAAGCAATAGCTCTCCACAACTAGGGCAATTAAAACTACTTTCTTCTACCTCTGGTTTAGGAGGCTCAAATGGTTCTCCATTTTCACCTATCTGACATTTATATTGACATTCTATGGTTTTATTAGTTCTGTTAGAGCAAGCATAGAATGGTCCATACTTACTATGCTTTCTTAAGAGATTAGCCCCACACTCTGGACACTTATAATCAGTCTGACTATCTTCTTCCCTCTTCTTTTTAGCATTTTCAATATCACTTTTCAATCTATCCCAAAAACATGTCAAAACTTGTAATTTACAAGCTTGTTTATTGGCTATTTTATCAAGATCATCTTCCATAGATTTTGTGAAGTCTAGATCTACAAAACAAAAATCAACTCCTATTAAAAAATCAGATACTCTAACTCCCATCTCCGTTGTATGAATAATATTTTTCTGTTTTTCTATATACCCTCTGGCAAATAAGGTATTAGGGATAGAAGCATATGTACTAGGACGACCAATTCCTCTTTTTTCTAATTCTTTTGTGAGAGAAGATTCTGAGTATCTTGGTGGAGGAGAAGTAAATTTTTGTTCAGTTGTTACATTTACAAGTTTCAGTTCTTCTCCGACTACAAATTCTGGCAAAACTGAGTCAGAATATGACCCATAAGTCCATACTTTTTTCCACCCATCAAAGATAACTCTACTTCCATTAGCTCCGAATTTATATTTATCACAATCAAACTCAGCACTACCTGCAAACTGCACCATATTTGCCATCTGAGAAGCCACAGTTCGTCTCCATATGAGTTCGTAGAGCTTTCGAGTATCCCCACCACCCACATTCTCTATGGCAGTATCGGTGATTCTAATAGCTTCATGAGCTTCCTGGGCAGACGCCTTATTCGACCACGTATTAATTTTATTAGATAAATAATCACATCCGTATTTTGTGGGGATTGTACTTCTAATTCCTTCTACGAAGTCAGGAACAATATATGTTGAGTCGCTACGAATATACGTGATGCTTCCTTGTTCATATAGCATTTGAGCTACTGAAGCTGTTTTTTTAGACCCCCAACCAAGAACAGAAGAAGCTGCCTGATATAGAGTAGATGTTATGAATGGAGCATAAGCTCTATTAGATTTTTCTTTTGCTTCATATTTAGAGACAGTCCATTTCTCCTTTTTCAGAACATCTATAATAGCATTAGCTTCACTTTCATTCTTTATATCCAGAGGTTTCGGGACTTTAACAATGGCTATTACTCTTTCTCCATTCTCCCTTTCTAATTCTACTTCGATAGGCCAATATTCTTGAGGAACAAAACTTTGTATTTCTTTTTCTCTTTCGGCAAGCACTCTTAAAGCTGCACTTTGCACTCTACCTGCTGAAGGGCCACCTGTAGCTTGAGTAACGGGAAAGGACGCCTTATAGCCGCATAGTCTATCAAGTATCCTCCTACATTCATAGCTATCAACCATATCTCCATTAATCTCTCCAGCATTTTTTATAGCATCTTCTACTGCTTTTTTCGTAACTGAACCATAAACTATTCTTTTGTAACTAGTTCCTTGCGGAAGTATATTAGCTATATGTTGAGCGATGCCCTCACCCTCTCTGTCAAGATCGGTTGCTATATAGACAAGTTCTGCTTTTTTAGCTTTAGCTATTATATTTTTAACTACATCTTTTTTATCAGCATTTACTTCGTAGGTTGGTTTAAAATCATCTTTTATACTCACTCCGATTTTTTTCTTCGGTAGATCTGCTATATGCCCCACTGAAGCTGTCACATCATAATCTTTTCCCAGGAATTTCTTAATATATCCTGTCTTTTTAGGAGATTCAACAATTACTAGATATTTTGCCATCTATTCCTTCCCTTAAAAATTCACCAACTAATGTATTGAGATAACCGATAAGATCGCTATTCTCCCTAACGCCAGGAGGAGTCATAGAAATTATTCTTTCCATAATATTTTTCCATAAATAGCAAGCTTCTGAATAAGAGATCCATCCTTTTTGAATCATATAGATAGTAGTTTCATATTCATTATTATGAGGAGTTTTAATATGCTCATGACTATTCATGGGGATAAGAAATGCTCTATCATTACAATCTATCCAATCTGCTCCTTTAGATAAAAGAGTTTTTTTAAAAACAACATGATGAAAATGATACGACATTTTTTTATCTAATTCAAATGTGTCCCAAATAATATCCCAATTTGTTTTCCTTCTAAGTTCTCTGATGCATGATACCACTGAGCCCCCACTAGTTATATATTCATTAGATTGCATACCAAACACCTTCGCACAAGTCCTTATACGCATATATTCTGAAGCACACTCATAACTATCAAATTCGCTTTTACCCTTATTAAAACAACTATAGCCGTATCTTTTCAGAACTTCTTTTTTAGTAGTATTTAATATAGAACGTCTGTTCCCTGGTAAACTCGTTAAATATACAGATATAGAATGACTATTTTTTTCTTCAATCTCTGGAATAATAGATTTTCCTATTATAAGCCTTCTAAAACCAATAGAATTAAAATTGGTAAAAGATGGATCTCTCACAATTCCACCAATAAATGTTTGTATATTTTTAGCCCTTTGAGAAGATATCGTAAGACCCTTTTTAGCTAATATTTTTATTATATCAGATGCTTTAGTTTTATGATTCAATTCTTTATAAGAAAAATGACAAAAGTTATCTAAAGGAACCGCATTAAGCCCCATTTCCCCGAAATAGTTAAATAATATATCAAATCCCTCAAACCCACGACTATTATCCCATAAAAATTTTCTTAATCTATTTTTCGCTTTTATAAATAACTTTGCATTATAATCATGATTATTTTCCCCTCTACTATCAAATCTGAAATATTGCACTTTACATTTATAACCTGGAAAATCCTCATTATCTATAATATGAAGATATTCATTCATATCTTTCCAATTAAATTGCAATAGCATTCCATCGCAACTAGCATTTTCATATCCAACACCAATCGTATTTTGACAGAAATCTTTAAAAAATTCATTAGGATCTCTTACAACTGTTTTAAGATACGCTCCCCATACAGTATCTCCATTAGGTCCTTGAGTTTTCTGAGCACTATATATAATTTGACTTTGTAATAAAAATAATCCTAACCAACATGACCAAACAAATCGAGGAGCTGCAAATGTCCCTATCTGCAAAATTTGAAAATTTCTATTTATATTGTCAACAATAGAAAATTCATCAAAATCGATAAGATTTATATTTTCATCGGAAGTGTAATAAAAAAGTTCTTTTTGTATTCTCTGAAAAAAATATTTTACTTTATCATTTTGACATAATATTTTTGGTTCATACGAGCTTTTATAGATGTCTAAATAATATCGCACTTCTTCAGGAGTATTATAAAACAATTTTAAAGCCCTTAATAAAAATAGCATAGGCACATAAATGTAAAAATTTACACGCCCATGCCACGGAGGAGGATGAAAAACAATATTTTCCTATACCTTCTAAGCGTCTACAACCTCATCAAGGTCATAAAGTCTCGTCGATGCATTAGGGTGTGATTGAATATATACTCCACTTTCCCCTCGACAAGCAACAACCCCTTCGACCCTCCCTTGTCGAGCAAGGTCCCAGGCATCTCTACGCGATACCCATTTTCCGCCAATTTTCCAGCCAATTGTGTGTCTTTTCGTATTAACTCTTCTTTTTTGAACTCTCATATGGTTCTCCTAATAAAATAACAACTAATATACTACTTATTATACTACTTTACTTTCACTTTTCAAGCGTTTTTCCTAGACCAATGAGTCCCCCAGCAACCCCTGAGACATGGCACCACGCTCCCCTTTCTGCCTCAGCAGCAGTTCTCCATTTGCCATCAACTCCATTTCCAATTAATAAAGGATCATTTTTGATATCATGTCTAGCATTAAATATACCGCTAATTCTCAATCTCTCAAAAGCATTTTGTAGATTGATATTATAATGAGGAATATCTAGATGTTTTGACAAAGAAAATAGATTAGGAGTCGCTCCTTCTATCACAGAAATAACACAAGCTATCCCTAAACAACCCTCCCATTCCGCCTCGGGTAAATGACCATAATCATCTACCATACAAATTGTTTTCAACAAAGATTCATATTTTTTTAATCCTCTGAAATTTCTCTTCTGTTCCATATTACCATCCTAACAAAATAACAACATTATTGTACAAGTTGCAAAAATTTTACATCCTTCTGGATAACATTTGCAACTAACTCTGAATACTTTTTCCAAACTCTTTTTTCATTAGGCCTATCAGGAAGGACAGACTTATCACGCATTCTTTCTGCTTGGGCAACAGATTCATCATGCATTACTTCCATATCTTCTTTTGTGTATTTACCGTTCCTGATATCTAAAAGCACATCCTTATCGGGGCGAGGAAATGTCATCGTTCCCGTTTCCATAAGCTCTGTCAACTGCCTTACAAGACGAATCGAATGGGCAGCACTCTTCCTGCAAAAACCATATTGCTCAATATCTGCCTTTCTTTTAGCCCCAAGACCAGTCATTGAAGAAACACATTTTTTCTTATCTACGGAATCGAGAATTTCGATAATCCTATCCATATTCTCTTTATTAAGAGTCCAATGATTACGCACATCATTTATAATCTCTTTTTTAGTTTTATTAAATTTAGTCGAAACTAATTTAACCGCCATTGCCTTACGCCATTCTCCTGTACTATATCCCATGATTCTTCCATAAATGGCATTACTAATAATATCATCCTTTAGATCCATTATTTCTTTGCCCAATTCCGAACATTGCACAATATTCTCTTTATTTGCAAAAAAACTTTCCGAACATTGAGGATCTCCCTTCATTGCCAATCTAAGAAAATGAGCAGCACTATAAATTTTCTTATCTCCTTCCATTTCTTGGCACTCAAATTTCTTAATCCCAACAAGATATGAAAATGGAGGAAATACAAATCCCCTCAAATCATAATCTGATGTAGGCGTAACCATTCCATATAAATGGCTACCTGACTCACAAAGAAAATCAGGATATAAGAGGGAATTATTTAATAATTGTTCATCTTTCACTTTTATGCTTCATCCTATCTGCTACTGCTTACTTTTGGACAATATCTCTACATTTCATACCAACTATCATTATAAAGTATTCATTTTCACTTTCAAATGTTTTTTTAACAATATAGAAAATTAACATAAGTACTTATTAACAAAGGACTTATCCAAAAATTTGTCCAATATCAGGTATTTCATCGTCCATAATATCAAAATGTATAGTATCCATTACTTCATCATATTTCTTCTCATTAGGGTATAAAGTAAAAACTACTTGTGTTTTCATCTCTACTTTATCGTATTTTAACTCCACATCTTTAATATTGTTCTCTATGGTTGGAGCATCAGCCAGATCAGTCACAAATGTTATTTTTCTTTTACCAAATTGAGCCTTATTGATAATCGAATAAATATCTTCCATTAATATTTTCTTTCTAGAAACTCTTTTTCTAGCTTTCTTTTTTACTTCCTTTTTCCTAGTTGTTTTCTTTTTAACAGCCTTTTGTTTAGCAACTCTCTTAACTGCTTTCTTCTTAACTACTTTCTTCTTAACTACTTTCTTCTTAACTACTTTCTTCTTAACTGCTTTCTTCTTAACTGCTTTCTTCTTAACTGCTTTCTTCTTAACTGCTTTCTTCTTAACTGCTTTCTTCTTAACTGCTTTCTTCTTAACTGCTTTCTTCTTAACTACTTTCTTCTTAACTACTTTCTTCTTAACTACTTTCTTCTTAACTGCTTTCTTCTTAAATGCTTTCTTCTTAACTGCTTTCTTCTTAACTGCTTTCTTCTTAACTGCTTTCTTCTTAACTGCTTTCTTCTTAACTACTTTCTTCTTAACTGCTTTCTTCTTAACTGCTTTCTTCTTAACTGCTTTCTTCTTAACTGCTTTCTTCTTAACTGCTTTCTTCTTAACTGCTTTCTTCTTAACTGCTTTCTTCTTAACTGCTTTCTTCTTAACTGCTTTACTTTTTAAGTTTACCGTCTTCTTTTTCACTTTTAAAGTCTTTTTATTATTAACTTTTACCATATATATCTCCCAACCCCTCGCAGTTGTCGGACTGTGCCACCATATTTCCATCTTTTGCCATTTCATCTAGCTTAACCTTAGCAGGACTTTTTTTCATGCACACATATCCTATCTTTGACAAAGCAATAAATCGACATGTTTTATCTTTTTGCTCGATTTTACATACCCCTTCTAGATGTGCTTTAGGAATTTTTCTATCATCATCTAGTAAGTAATCAACTAATTGATTATTAAAATCTATTCCATACATTATCGTTTAAACTTTCTAATATATTCTTTTCTATTTAGTTTCTTAGGGCCTAATTTTTTTATAACATCTACTATATTTTCTTCAGGCCAGAGCTTATTCTTACTACAATTATGTACAGGAATAGGACAATTGTCTCTCATCCACTCCATAGCCACGTTACACATTTTTAACGTATATGATTTATGATCTTTATTCTTGCCATAAAAATCTGTTTTTCCAGATTGATATTGACAATCTGTTCCTAATAAAATTATATCCGAACAACCTAAATTAACAGCTAGTTGAGCTGCTAAAGCTGTAGTATTCCCTGTACCATGCAATATGGAAGGATCATTCCCGAATTTAAAATTTCCACCCTTAACTTTAAAATTTAGAAATGCCTTACGAGGATCACTAACGCTATTACATATTTTTAACGATTTATTATTAGCTATTTTTTTCTTTTCGCTATTCCACATCTGAATATCTTGCCAAATCAATATAGTCGGAGTAAAAATATATAATATCCTATTAACACCTATCGTAAAATACGGATTCAAAATATCTAGATTCTGTCTCGTTATGCTGGGAGCATTCCCCAATATAAAAGCTGCTTGTCCTTCTAATAAGCTTTTCCATTCACGAATTGGTTTATAAAGTGACTTATCCCCAAAATTCTTAATATCTATACTATTTAAACCAGATGTCTTACTAATTCTTAATTGTTTATTTTTCTTTTTAGATCTTTTGACGGGTCTAACAACTGGTTTTGGATCAGCTATTTTTATCTTCTTTTTTTTCCCTCCCCTAGGAGAAATCTTCAATTTATTTTGTTTGATTTTCTTCCTGTTTAAATGCATACTTACTATTAATCTTTCATGACAGCAGAAGTATCATTTTCCCAACCCCAATTTTTTCTGATCTTTTTATTTTGTTCCCACACTGCCTTTAAAACTATCGGATCAATACCGCTCTTTTCCATTGTATCAATCAAAGAATTAATATCCTTAGGAAAACACACACCCCCAAATCCCATTTGCCCATCATGCCCTGGCACTTGATAGTGCGATGTCCCTATTCTTCCATCACTCATAACTCCTTCTAAAATTTTGTCCCAGGATAAATTCTTTTTATCAGTTAGTAATTTCATCTCGTTAAAAAACATAACTTTGGTTGCCAAAAAGGCATTTGACATATATTTAACTGTTTCAGACTCTTGAGATGTCATCATTATACATAGAGTTCCTGGAAATCTATCTTCTAACAAGCTTTTAACTTTCCCCCCTACAAATATATTTTCACATCCAACTATATTCCTAGATGGACAAATAAAATCAATCAGATAGGAACGAGCTGTTAAAAATTCTGGACAATGCACTAAATGCATATGTGGGTATTGTGCAGATAGTCTTTTAGTCGTTCCTATTGGCACTGTAGATTTAATAATATAAATAGAGCCCTTATTTCTATCTTTAATATTATCTATATCTGCAATACATTTTTCAAATATAGTTAAATTAGTTTTTCCACCTTCTGCGGAAATCATAGGAGTTGGCAAACATAAAAATACAAACTCACAACTTATTACTTCTTCAAAATTGTGGGTTGATTTTTTCTCATCTATATCATATATCTTCACGTCCGAAAATTGCGCGAATCCTTTCGTCACCGCCTTTCCAACAAAACCGCAACCAATCACGCCGATTGTATTTTTCATATTTATTTATCTTTCTTTATCAAAGTATTATTATATTCTAATAAACTTCCGGTAAGCTCTGGGTTTATCCCAGCATCTTCTGCCCATTTGTGCCATCCATAAACATCTTTAGGAATGCATTTAGAATTTAATCCCCTATTATCATCATATACAAAAGTCCACCACAAATTAAACCTAGGGTCATCGCCATAAACTGCCTGTCTAATAGTTTCATAATCAACCCCTGATTTTTGACAAACATCGTATAGTTCTTGACACTGAGCGACTTTATATGCTATGGCTCTATTCTCTGAAAGTTTGATCACTTCTGCTTCTAAAGCTGTTACCTTTCTTATTCTCACACTCGCGTTATATACTTTTTGATATAATCTTATAACTTCACCTACATCTTTATTCTCTCCTCCTAAAATCAGAAATGGACTTTGAGATAAGTTAGTAAGAGGATGATTGGTAGTCTCTCCAAAATATTCTGGTTGAACAACTATTTTTTTTCTATATTCTTTTGTTAAGTTATCTGCTGTGCCAGGTTGTAAAGCAGAACAACATACAAATATTCCTGGATTCAACTCTTTTACCACTCTCTCCACAATGGACATATCTAAACCATCATATTGATTATGAGGAGTAGGAACGCATATAAAAGCTATATTACAATTATTAATAGATTTTTTGTGCTCTTCTGTGTTAAAAATAGTTCTAGGATTAGAATCATATATACACAACTGTGCTTTGCCTGTAAATAGCTTAGCTACTGCTTGACCTATTATCCCATAACCTATAATACCCACTTTTTGCATTTTATTCTCCATTAAAAATATTTTTGTTTATTTTGTATCGCCCATGTATAAATCTCTAATTAATTTCATCTATGATAACATTCTTAAAAAAACTTTTGTTCCTTATTCAGATGATAGATCATCATCGAATAAACTGGTTTCCCAATCTTTAAATTCTGCCGCTAGACAATCAGTCTTCCAATCTCTTTTTTCGCAATCTCCTATCTGTTCAAGAAGATAGTTACCAGCCCTATTACGCAGGCCATTGATCCCATGAGTAAGTTTAAGCAAATTAACATCTTGATCAACTCCGCTTCTTGCTTTTGACTCATTATACCAAATATGCTCATTCATCTGTGCCATTATAATAATAGTTCTAATCATTTTTCCAGTTATTTTAATATCATTCTCTTTAATAATAATATCAATATCATTCTCAATATCTTTCATCTCTTTAGCATATTTATCCTTATGCTCTGGGAGAAAAACTTCTTTTAGTTGATGAATCGACAATCTGTCGATTAATTCCGAAAAATTTGGTAACCATTTTCTTTCCATGTTACATATCTCCTATATTTTTATTTAACTTAAAGACCGTATGTATTCTGATAAATCTTTTTTCGGATTTTTACTATATCCATATTTCTGTAACTCTCTTCTTACTTGCCATGGTAAATCAACACTTTCTAAATGCCCTATCTTTCCCCTTCCATAAATATCATGATCGTTAGCTATATATTCTGCCCAATCATCCGACATTACCCTCATACCATATTCTCCCGCAAGAGCCATTTCTCTAAGTTCAGTACCAGGATATGGGACTGCTATCTGAAATGTTATGGAATATAAATCTAAATTTGTACCAAATTCAATTGTTTTAAGAACAGTGCTTTTAGACTCCCCTGGCAAACCTACTATAAATGACCCTAGAGGGGCTATCTTCGATTGTTTTGTCCATTCTACAGCATTTTGCATCTGTTTAGGAGTAGTACCTTTTTTAATGATATCTAACACATTTTCATCAGCATTCTCAAATCCGTAAAAAACAGAAAAACAACCTGCTTCTTTCATTCTTTTAAGTAATTCTAATGACACTGAATTAACTCTAGTCCCACATAACCATTTAATTTTTTTATTCAGTCCAGAAGAAAGCATAGAATCCAAAAAATGGTCCGTCCATCGTTTATTCAAAATAAAGGTTTCATCCATAAAACTTATTGTATTACAATCGAAGTCTCTTATATTTCTTTCTATTTCCTCCATTACCGATTCCACAGTTCTCCTCCTACAATGATCCCCAGACTGCCTACAACAAAAAACGCATCTAAAAGGGCATCCCCTACCTGTTGTTATCGGCAACCACGGTTTTTTCATATTGTGTAAATCTTTATTTATTCTAAATTCTTCCCACGCTGGAAATGGAAGATTATTAACATCCTCAAAAAATACATCATTAGAATTTTTTTGACCTCTTATAATCACTCCAGATATATCTGAAATGTCCTTATCAGCATTGATTCTCTCAATAATCATTGGCATACTAGTTTCTGCTTCTCCCTGAATCACGAAATCAGCATCAGGACACTCTTCTAATGTTCTTTCAGGCAACGCAGAGACATGACACCCCCCGATACATAAAATGATATTTGGAAAAGCTTTTTTTATTTGAGAAAATAATTGAATTACTACTGGAATTTGAAAAGTAAAAGCAGGCATACCAACAATTGTGGGAGAATTATTTCTAATATACTCTATCAGATCATCTGCATTCATTTCTTCCAAAGTCATATCTATAAACTTTACCTTAAAGCCTTTATTTTTAATTGACGCTATAAGATATGCCGTAGATATTTTCAGTCCTTCTTTAACATCCTCCTTCTTAGTAATTCTCATGCCCTTTTTTCTTTTTAAATTTATCTTCCAATCTAAACATGGTTCTACTAGTAACAAATCCAAATTATTTTTCATATTATTTGCCCTTTAAAAAATTCTTCCATTATTTATTATTTTCTCTATAATGTTTTATGGTCCTCTCTATACCGGACCTCAAATCAAATTTAGGTTTAAAATCTATCAACTCTTTCGCCTTAGTTATATCTATCAATCTTTTAGGAATCATAGTGGGTTTAGTTAAATCGTATTCCACATTAGCATCTGTATAGCCATCTACTTCCAGAATGGTATTTAATGTTTCTTTAATACTATAAGATTTACCGCTAGCTATATTAATAATAGTAAATTTTTCGATATTCTCCATAGAAGTAATTATTCCATCAATCAAATCAGAGATATAAGTAATATCTTTTAAATCACTTCCATCTCCCCAAACCACCAATGGATCATGTCTTTCTACTACCCTTCTAATTAAAGCAGCAGTCGAATGAGAAGTATCCCACTCATAATCATCATAATCTCCATACAAATTCCCTGGTCTAATTATTATTGTTGTCATTGGTTTTTTGATTTTGCTGCCATACATTTCACACATAATTTCTGAAAATCTTTTCATCCACCCAACAAAAAAATATTTACTATAAAACTCGTCACTAATATCATCTTCTTTCAAAGGATATTCAGAAATAGGATATACGGTCGTACTACTCATAAACATAAACTTTTTTACCCCTGCCTCATAAGCAGCTTCTAGCATTAAAGCGTTCATAATCACATTTGGAGTAACATGAGCCAAAGGGGTACTTTCCATAACTGCCGCACCAGATGTATTTGCAGAGCACATAAAAACATAATCAATTCCATCTACTACTTTTTTGCAATCTTCTTTATTAGTTAAATCACCCCACATATAACTAATTTTATTAGAATCAAAATCAGTTTGAGGTTCTTTATGATGCAATACCCCCCTGACATTAGAACCTTCTTCTAGCAATCTTTTAATAAGATTAGTTCCCGTAAATCCAGATGCCCCTGTTACTAAAATATTTTTATCTTTAAAAAACATAATTCCCTTTCTTTTTTACTAAACCACCTTTCCAGCCTCATCTCTTTGAGATAAAATTGGATTTTTAATAGGCCACCACATATTAAATCTTTCATCATTATACCTAATGGTAAATTGCTCTCCCATACCTCTATAAGTACAAGATTGTTGATAATAGAAAATGGCTTCCTCACTCATAACAACATAACCATGACCATGGAGAGGAGGTATAAGAAGTTGTTTCTTATTTTGTTCGCTCAGAACAAAACTTTGGTGCTTCCCATAATATTCAGATACTTTATCATAACACAAAACATTAATAAAATATTTTCCTTTTAAACAAGTTACATATTTCCAAGTCCTGTCATCTCCATGAATACCTCTCAACACATGTTTAGAAGATAATGCTATATTAGTTTCTAAAAAACTTATTGTATAACCAATATATTCTTGACATACTTCATCAAATTTGATTTTATTATACAATTCTTCATAAGTGCCACGATGATCTTCAAAACACTCATGTTCAAATAATAAAACCCCTGGTAAATTCGTTTTTTCTGCCTTCATCTTATTCTTCCGTAAAATAGTTTTTTCTATTTTTATATTCATCGGCATTATTCACGAACCACTCCCATGTTTCTTTAAGCCCGTCAACTAAAGACGTTGAAGGGTTGTAACATATCATCTTTTCAGCCAAAGAAATATCCATTACCCTTCTAGGAAAACCAGAAGGTTTACTAGTATCAAACTCATAATTAAAATCTAAAAAGCTATGAAGAGCCTCCACTAATTCTCTGATTGTGACTCCTTTTCCACTTCCAAGGTTCACAAATTTTCCTTCAGTACCATGACACAAAGCTTGAACAATTCCCTCAGCAATATCTTTACTATAAGCAAAATCCCTTATAGCAGAGCCATCTCCCCAAATAATTACAGGATCTTCCTTCTTATATATTCTTTGCATAAGAGTAGGAATAACCATAGCATTATCTGGATCAAAGTTGTCTCCTGGCCCATATATATTAGCAGGTCTAACAACTGCAAAGTTCTTTAAACCATATTGAATAGCATATGATTCAATTTGTTTTTCGGCCATTCTTTTAGCCCATCCAGGGAACAAGTCCATAGGTTCTCCTGTTAAGTTCTCATCTTCTTTAAATACCTCAGCGCTAGAATAAGCCCCTACAGAACTCGTATATACTACCTTCTTAACATTATTAATTCTACAAGCTTCTAGAATATTGGTATTCATCATAAGTAAAGGAACAAAAAAACTAGATGGTTTTTCCCTAGTAACTTTTACTGATCCTTTTATCCCAGCTATATGAAACACATAATCCTTACCTGCCGTTATTTGCCTACAAATATTAAAATCGCATAAGTCTCCTGCCAAATGTATAGCTCTTTTGTCAACATCGATATCATCTAAAGATATAATTGTAACATTAGCACCAGCATCACATAATATTTTAACCACCTGTCTGCCTATGAGCCCAGTTCCTCCAGTAACTAAACAAGATTTACTTCCAAAACTTTCTAACACTTCCTGTGAAATCATATTATATACCTTTCTTAATAGGACATATTATTTTGCCTCAAATATTCCTGCAATACCTTTATATTCGCAATTATTTCTTTTCTGGAAAAAGAGTTTTCAATATCATCGTATTCGAATGGTAATCCACCCTCTTCATCCTCCCCATATCGAAACATTAGATGAGAATGCTTGCTCCAATCACGATCTATGTATTTTATTCCATATTTTTTCGGATTCTTAAATATATCAGATCCTGGCACAGGACACAACCCAGAAATACTAACATAATTGGGCTTATAATCCTCAAAAAATTTAATGGTTCTATCCACAATGTCGAGAGGCTCTCCAGGCAATCCTAATATTAAATTTATCCTTGTCTTAATATCGACTTCTTTACAATATCTAATAGTATCAATAGACTGTTCGATGGTTTGATTTTTATTTATACCATCTAAAACATTTTGACACACACTCTCCACTCCGAGAACCAATTCAACACAGCCACTATCCTTGGCCAAAGATATAAGATTATTATTTATGCCAACCCTTGTTTGACCCCTCCACACCACGTCACTATCACCTATAGCATGAAGAAACGGAATATATATTTTTTCAGACATTCCGATACACATTTCGTCTCTTACATTAATAGCCTCAACATGATAATTATCTTTCAAATAATTAATCTCTGCTTTTATATCCCCAGGAGTTTTAGTTTGCAAACGATTGGGGATATTGTAAACACAAAATTTACATTGAAAAGGGCAACCTCTCGAGAATAATACAGAAGTCCCGAGAAGACCTCCATATTCTGTAAATAACTCTCTATTAACTATTGATGATAATGGCAAAAAATCTCTTTTTGGAAATGGGAAATCCTTATAATGCACATCTTTCCAATCGTCCTTATAAACTTTAGATGTCAAACCATTAATATAATCATCTATATATCTACTAAAACTTCTATCTCCTGGGCCATTTACTACTGCATCAAAAATTAAAGAACATTCTTCTATAAAATTGTCCACATGAGTTCCACCAGCTACATGTTTAGACTCTGGATATTTATCCCTTAATAGTTTAACTACTCTTTCAACTTCATAAAAATCGGCAGTTTTAGGACTCCAATAAAAATAGATATCTCTTTGCGGTATAATAGAATCACAAAAAACATCATAATCTAAATTATCATCATCTAATTTTTGCTTTCTATAATCTCTAAGATCTATAATATCAATTAAAATAGAATCTGAGGAAAATTCTTCTCTAATTATTGTAGAAAAATATAATTCCAGTAACGGCTGCAACTTAAATGGATTCGAAAAATATTGCCATGTCGGCACTATGAAACTTATTTTAACCATGATGTTTTTTATACTCACTAATTAATCTTTTTATGCCACTATCAATACCAATACGAGGAGTAAATTTTATTTCTTTTTCCATCTTTTCCACAGAAAATAATCTGCTACTATCCAGTTTTTCTGTTTCAACCCTATCAATGGACAAGTCATTTATATTCTCTAGCTTACAAATAATGTCTATAATATCATTAACACTATAATATTTACCTGTGCCAATATTAAAAACTTGAAAATCATTAGACGAATCTAATAGCAAAACACATATCTCGGCAACATCGTCCGCATGAATAAGATCAACTATTTTTTCTCCGTTTCCCCATATTGTTATATGCTCTCCATCTATGATTTTTTTTACCATAGTCGGAAGCATATGACACTTATCGGAATTAAACCCCTCATTCTCCCCATATACGCAAGTAGGTCTTATAATTGAAATTCTCATTTTATGTTTGATCTTATTAGCATAAAATAAACAAACCTTTTCCATAAACCTATTCACCCATCCAAGGTAAAAATATTTATCTATTGGGTCCCCAACGAACATCTCTTCTTCTTTTAGTTTCCCATTTTTGTCTGGAAATCCAGTAGTGCTACTGGCCCAGACCACCCTTTTGATTTTCGCTTGATAACAAGATTCTAGAACCCTAGATGTTATAACCAAATTATCGGTATTTTTATTAATAATTTCTTTCTCAGATAAAGATGGAAGAACTATATTAGAGGCCAAGAGAATGACATAATCGGCACCATACAATATGTCATCGCAAGAGCATCCTCTTAAATCTTTCTGAACATGGTAAATATTCTTCGCTAATACTTTTGGAGTATTTTGAAAATAAGTAGACACCACATCAATCCCATCTTTATCTTTCAACAAAGACAGAACAGATGTCCCTATAAGCCCAGAACCTCCAAAAACAACATACTTTCCTCTTCTAAAATTTACCATTTACTCCACAACAAAATAAGAAGCCCTAGATACATTTGATATTCTTTTTAATCTAATATTTTCCAAACCAAATACTTCTTTCAGAGCCACAGTTTCTCCAGGAGAATCTTCATCATTTAATTCGTCGAAAGCTAAAATCGATCCCTTAGTAATAAACGACCTTATCATTTCTAGACACATCTTGGTCGGTTTGTATAAATCGAAATCAAAATATGCCAATGCGATGATAGTTTGAGGATGTTTTTCAAGATATTCACCTAACTTTTCAATAGCATTTCCTTTTATTAAATTATATTTTTTGATATGAGGAAGAGGCTCGTTTAATTTTTTATTTTCCAAAATATTATTAAGATAACTGTAATATTTTTCTCCCACTTTTAAATTCCCCCTTTCCATCAAATTAGAATTCCCATCTTCTTTAGTTACTTCTGGAAAACCGTCAAAAGTATCGAAACCTATAACCTTTCTATGTCTATGAAATGGCTCGTACATACTTCTAAAAGTTGAAAATAAACACATATTATTACCAAACCTTGTTCCCATATCTAAAACAACCCCTGGGACATCCACAATCTGCTTGTAAATATGATTCATAAAAAATATCCTTGACAGATTTTTAGAAGTAAGAAATAATCCTAAATTATCTAATATCTCATCGTTTGGAATAGGACATTCTTTTAATAATTTAACTATTTTTGACCTTGCTTCTAATTCATCTTTATCAGAATATACCTTAGCACCCAACTCAGTATTATCCATCATTAACCTTTCTTTACAATATAAACGGGGAGGAGAATATCATCTCCAAAAGCTATATTCCATCCCCAATATCTTACTCTTCCTTCTATAAGATTCAAAACTCCATTCTCATCCATAACTCTAACTGGTTTAATATAATTCAATTCTTCTCGACTTAAAGACAATAAATAATCTGATATATCCCTAGGACTGGGACAAAAATTATATCTATTTTCTAATGCCTCTTCCTTTGTATTATATACCTTATGACCTCCAAAACCGTTTTTAGCAACTTGAATCTCAGATACTTTTTTAAATAACAATTTTCCCTTTACTTCTTTATTAATTAAATCCATATCTTGTTCATCAATTTCAAAATCACAAGATGTAGCATTCTCTACTATATGATCTATATTAGAAGAAAAAGGAACAGAAATAATATCATGAGATGCCAGCCAATTTAGTGATATTTGGGCTGGCGTCTTATGGTATTTTGCAGATAGTTCTTTTAATATCTCTTCGCTATCGGAACAAATATTTCCCCTATTTAAAGGAGAATAAGCAATTATTTTAACATCTTTATTTTTAAAATATGGAATTATCCCTATTTCTGCAAAGCGATCAAATAAATTATATTCTATCTGATTGGATACGAATGAACCGAAACGAGTATCTTTAGTGTTGAATTTCTCAAAATCCATTGGTAAAAAATTACTCACCCCAAAATATCTTACCTTGCCATGTCTGTGGAGATCATCAAATGCTCTTAATATATCATCGGGACACAAAAGATTATTAGGCCAATGAATTTTGTACAAATCAATAGTATCAATATTAAGTCTTCTTAAACTATTATCGGCAGAAGAGATAATGTCGTTAAATAGTAGATGATTTGGAGAGACTTTAGTACAAATGAAAACTTTTTCTCTACATTTACTGATAGCTCTACCTATAATTTTTTCCGATTCTCCCCCCGTATAAACTTCTGCCGTATCAATAAATGTAAGACCATTATCTATCCCAGTTTTAAGAATCCTATCGTAATTAATAGATGGATCTTCTCCTATAATAGATCCTCCCTGCCCTATTAATGGTACTAAGTCTTCACCTATTACTGAATATCGCATTTAAGTTTTCTCCCAAACTGTAATTGAATAAACGTCTCCATACTTACTTCCGCAACTCACTTTCTGCATTTTTAAGATGTTTATCACACCATCTTTCTCCAACTTACGCAATCTGCCAAAAAATCCGTTACAATAATTTCTACTTTTTTCAAATCGACGAATCAAATAATCAACAAGACTGTTATCGGAATCATATAATTCAGATATCGAATTCAAATGAACATATCTTGAAAAAGGTTTATCCAATAAAAAATCGATAAATTTATGATGATCAGAGCCTAGTTGCTCAAGAGCACCTATGGTCAGAGCAACACCTCCATTTATTTGCAAATCACGATTAGGATCAAACATGTTAAAAATGGAACCATGGACATTATGTCCAAGATGTTTTCTTACTGCATCTATAATAGAAATAGACTGTTGAACCCAATCATATCCATAATATTGTTTATCTGGATCTATCTCTGAGAAAGCTACTAAATTATATGCAGAACCACATCCAAATTCATGAATACTATTTTGATCTTTTAAATACCTATAAAATACAAAAGCCCTAATTAACTCTATAAAATTGATTTCAAAATTTAAATCAACAGGTTTGACATAATCCCCTTTTAGAACTATGTAAGAAGACTGCTTATTATATTTGGGAATTAAAAATTTAGTATCGAAATCATTTTCTACAAAGTTTTTTAAATTCTCTCCCCACCCCTTTTCCCATCTCTCCTCCTGATATTTTCCAGACAGTGAATAAATTTTATTATCCATTTTTTTTACAAAATTTAGTATTATCCTATCTCTTTCTATTTTACTGCAACAGGTATATCTGAAATCATGCTTATTAATAATCTCTACACACTCAGGTGGCATTTCTTCATTATTTATTCCAAAAAATTTAGAGAACTCTCCTACTGTTAAATCATATATTTTATTGCTCACTAATATCATTCTCCGTACAGATTATTTTATTCATAATAGAACTACTATCTAAGCCGTATTCTGCTCTTATCCAGTTTCTATCTCCATATTTTTTGCAAAATTCATCAGGGAGAGAAATTTTCATCAATGGCTTATAAAGTTTATGATCTATCATAACTTCACTCACAATACTTCCGAGACCACCTATAGAAGAATGTTCCTCTATAACGACTACTCTTTTATGACCAGATATAATTTTAACTAACCTTCCTTCATCTAGAGGTTTGATTTGATAGATATCAGTCAAAGTTGTATTAATCCCTTTATCCTGATTTAAAAATGGAATCATTTTTATTACTTCATAAATTATAGAACCAGTAGTCATAATAGCTAAATCAGATTCTGGTTCTAAGGGACCTAAAATACCAATGGATTGTTGAGAAGGAATACTATCATAAATATCTTCAAAATTCCCCTTATCTAGTCTAATATAAGAAGGACCTTCATTTCGATATGCTATTTCTGCAACATATTTATTAACTAACGGAGTCGAAGGGCTATATATAGATAAATTAGGAAGTGATCTCATTAAAGATATATCATATGGTGTATGGTGAGTCGGTCCGTCATAACTATAAGTCAAACCAGAGCCAATTCCAACAATCATAACTGGCAAATTCATACAACATAAATCAACCTTAATTTGCTCAAAACATCTTTCTGTTACAAATGGAGTAATAGTATAAACACATACTTTTTTACCTTCTTGGGCAAGACCTGCTGCTACACTAATCATATTTTGCTCAGCTATACCAACATTTATAAATCTGTCATTTAATTTGTCTTTAAACTTTTGCAGACTAAATGCCCACATATCTGCTGTAAGAAAATAAAAATTATCATCATCTTTTATTAAATTGTATAAACTATCAAAAAAAGCATCTCTAAGATCCATCTATCTCTCTCCTGGCTATCTCCAACTCTTCTTTGCTTGGAACCCCGTGATGCCATTTTGGATTATTCTCCATATAAGAAATACCTTTTCCTTTAATAGTCTTGGCTATGATTGCCAATGGTTGATCATAACATAACCTTTTTGGCATGTTAATAGAGTAAATTATGTTTTCTACATCATGACCATCAGTATTGGCAACAACCCACCCACATTGACGAAGACGACCGCTCAATTGTCGCAAAGGACAAGCATTTTTAAGAAAATCTGTAGCACAAATATTATTCTTATCTATAATTAAAACAATATTATTTAATTTATGCTTGGCAGCGAATAAAACAGATTCCCACACAGAACCCTCGTTACACTCCCCATCTCCCATTAATACGTATACATCCCTATTTTTATTGGCAATTGCCATACCGCAAGCAACACCAAGACCATGACCTAATGAACCAGTGTCAAATTCTATTCCGTTGATGTTGATATCTGGATGTCCCCCTAACACATTTCCATTCATATAACATCCTTTGTAATCTTCATCACTGATATAGCCCAAATCATGAAGAATAGGATAAAGAGCTATCGACACATGCCCTTTACTAAGAATAAACTTATTATCCCCAGCAATAAGACCCCCATAATAAAGAGATATTAATATTTCGACGCAAGAAAGAGCACCTCCAACATGTCCCTTCCCAGATCTCATGAGAATATTTAGAATCTCTCCTCTTAACCATTTGCACTTATCTTCCAACATTAAAAAGGCCCCTTAAACTTTTTCTCATAACTATAAAATTCTTCTCCATCTAGATTAATTTCTTCCAAATCAAACAAATCTTCTATTTCCTTAATAATGTTTATCGCACTAGGATAAAATTCATTTTCCAAATGTCTTGCAGTAGGACACGGAGTGTGAATAAAACCCATTCTAACTACCCTTTCGGTCAAAGAACTTATACATTTATGATATATTTGAGCCGCTAACTCAGCACTAAAACCACAATGTACCCAATCATAATCTGCTATAATACATCTACCTGTTTTACGAATAGATCTACTAATAGTCCTCATATCTACCGACGATATGCATCGTGCATCAATAATTTCAACTTCAATTCCTCGTCTAGCCATAACCTCAGATGCTTTCAATGCCTCTACATTCATCCACGAAGTGGCTACTATTGTCACATCTTTTCCATCTCTTATTTTACTAGCTTCATTAAGAGGCAGTACAAATGGCTCTTCTTCGACCTCTCCTTCTTGAAAATATAACCATCTATGCTCCATAAGCATAACTGGATTATTATCTCTTATAGCGGCTGCTGTAAGCCCCTTAGCATCTTCTATAGTAGTTGGCATAACAACTTTTAAACCAGGAATATGAGCAAATAAAGATTGCATAGTTTTAGTATGCTGACTACCCTGCCCCCACCCTCTTCCTATAATATTTCTTATGACAATAGGAACTTTAAATGCTCCATTAGAAATATATCTAAAAGCTGATATTTGATTTATTAATTGATTCATAGCGAGCAAAGAAAAATCTACTCTCATATGCACAAGAATAGGTCTCATTCCGTTAAGAGCTGCTCCTAATGCCATGCCAGTAAGAGCGTCTTCTGATAGAGGAGTATCAAAACATCTATTTTTTCCAAATTTCTCGACCAAATTAGCAGTTGTCCCAAAAATCTTTTTATGGTCAGGCACTCCTATACCATATATGAAAACGGTTTTATCCCTCTCCATCTCCTGAATAAGAGCAAGATTAATAGCATCTTTAAAAGTAGTTTTTATTTTAGCCATAAAACACATCCTTATAAACTTCACTTATATCTGAAAATTCATCATTTTTAGCAAAATCAAGAGATGCATTAACTTTTTTCGAAATCTGATCTTCAATACTCTTAATATCTATATTCATGTCAATTAATTTACACCTCATAATCGAAACAGGATCAACATCATCACCATATAACCACCATGAGTCTTTTTCTCTATAACTTTCTTTTAGATCAGAATTTACCCCGACATGCTCTAAATATCTAAAATAACTAAATCGTAAAAAAAATGGAAACTCATTTGTATCTATGCTCATGATGGCTTTTTTGGATTGACATTCAACAAAATCTACTTCTAATCCGCTACAAGAAATCGTATTCATTTTAAAATTATTTACAACATTTATTATATCATTATATCCTTGCCTTTCAGAAGAAGGAGTATGAACCGCCAACCTATTATCTTCACATACAAAAATTATAGGAAGTTTCCATAAACAAGCCATGTTGATACTCTCCCAAAAACCACCCTCATCCAACGCACCATCTCCAAAAAATACAACTACTATCTTCCCATTATCCTGTATTTTATTAGCCCAAGCTGCACCAACAGCTACAGGAATATTACTTGCGACAATGGCAGAAGAAGAGATGTGCCCAGTACTAGGAGAAGCTATGTGCATTGACCCAGCTTTCCCTGCGTATTTCCCCTCTTTTTTCCCATACATTTCTGCAAAAAATTCATTAAGGTTCCCGCCGCTTGCTAAATATGGGGCATGAGAACGATATGTTGAAAAATATTGCCCTCTATTCCCTAATGCTGAGCAAACTCCTACAGCAATTGCCTCAGAACCTTTTGACATATGCATAGGTGTCTTCATCTCATCGTCATAGTAGTTATCTCTTATTATATCTTCTACTTTTCTAATAAGATACATTTTCTTATAAAATTCTACAAATTTACACATTTCTTCTCCAGCATTCTCTCCAAAAATCAAGAGTATCTTGTAATGTTTTATCAAATTCTATTTCTGGTTTCCATCCTGTTTTATTTACAAATTTATCAACACATGGAACTTGTAATGTAACATCAGAAGGTCTAAGAAGATTAGGATCAACTTCTATTTTAATATCTTTTAATTTATAAGATTTATTAAGCAGCATCGTCAACATGTCTCTGATAGTCATCGTGATGTTTCCACCTATATTATAAACATCTCCAGGATCACATTTATTCACAAGTAACCAATATGCCTTAACAGTATCTCGTACATCTGCAAAAGTTCTTACGCTATCTAAATTACCTACTTTAATAATAGGTTTTTGTAATCCCTCCTCTATTTTAGCTATTTGTTTTGCAAAGGCAGCGACTACAAAAACATCTCCCCTTCGTGGACCAGTATGCGTAAACATTCTTGTTCTAATTGTCTTGATGTTCCATGATACCCAGTATTGTAACCCAAGCATATCTTCTCCTGTTTTACTAACAGCATAAGGAGAAGCTGGTCTAAAAGGACAATCTTCTTTAATAGGAATATCTTCTTCTCTCACTTGGCCATATACTTCAGAAGACGAACAAATATGCACTATTGGGTCATAACCATCATCTATTTTTACAAGCTTGATAACCTCTAACAAATTACAAGTGCCAACTACGTTAGAATCTAAAGTAGCTGCTGGGACATTAAAACTATATGGAACATAAGACTGAGCCGCTAAATGAAATATATAATTTGGTCTGACATTTTTAATAATTCTATATAAAGAAGAAAAATCAGTTAAATCGCCATGTTCTAAAACAATTCTATCATGATCAACCAAATGGAGAATATTCTCCTTTGGAGATCTCCATCTCGTTAAACCATGTATCATCGCATCCGTTTCTTTTAATAAATAATCTGCTAGATGACTACCAACAAAACCAGTGATCCCCGTTATAAGAATATTCATATCTAATCTTTCGTTTTATCAGACTAATTTTTTATATAACTATATCTTTAATAATATTACCACTAAGAAGATTTACACAATTCTCAACTGCCCCTAATTCCATCAGGTATTTCGAACGTCTATCGGACGCTCCAAGATGAGCAGTTAATATTACATTGTCCATGTCTTGCATTACCCCGCTATAAGGTTCATTCTCAAAAACATCTAATGCTGCTCCTGCCAAATGATTATTTGCAAGACACGATTCAAGATCTGATTCTCTAATAATACTACCTCTCGAAGTGTTAATTATGTAAGCTCCTTTTTTCATCATGTCAAATTCTTTGGAGCTTATAAAATGATAATTTTCCTCATTCAAAGGAATATGAATAGAAATTAAATCGCTTTCCGCAAATAAAACCTCTTTATCAACCCATGTAACCCCATCTATATCCTTATTAGGAGCAATATCGCAAGCCAATATATTAGCACCAAAAGGTTTCAATCTATTAATAACTCTACCCCCTATTCTACCCACTCCTAGTATCCCAACATTAATCTGCTTAATAGAAAGACCTAATATTCTTTCCCACTCGCCATCTTTAGCCGATTGATTGGCAAGATGTAAACCCCTTAATAAATTAAAAATTTGAGCAATAGTTAAATCTGCTACGGAATCAGACGGAGCTTCTGGAGTGTATGCTACTTGAATTCTATTTTGTTTACATGCTTCACAATCCACACTATCTAATCCTACACCAGCTCTAGAAATAACTTTCAAATCTTTAGCATATTGGATAGTATCCTTATTATAAGGTTCAGTACCAGCTATTACAGCATCTATTCCTTTTAGCATACCCTTTACTTCATCACCTTCTAATCTTCTCCCCAATGGATTATATTTTATATTCCATCCAGTTTCTTTTAACAGTTTAACTGGCAATTCTCCACACTGACCAAAAGGATGTGTGCCTATTAATATATTCATTATAAATAACCTCCATAACAATCAACAATAAAAATATTCATATTTAATCTTTCATTTTATTCAATATGTTAGTAGTTGAATATCCATCATAGAAAGGTAAAGAATATGCTTCTCCTCCATTTTCTATCACAAAATCAGCACCAATCATATTTTCTATTTTCCAATCGCCCCCCTTGACAATGACATCTGGTTTTATTTGTTTTACTAATTCTAAGGGGTCTTCCTCATTAAAAATAATAACCTCATCTACACTTTTCAAAGCCAGTAAAACTTTTTTTCTATCCTCTTCATTATTAATAGGTCTATTTTCACCTTTTAATTTTCTCACTGATTCATCACTATTCAAACCTATTAGAAGAATATCTCCCAATTTTTTTGCTTCTTCTAAATAGTCAATATGACCTCTATGAATAATATCGAAACATCCGTTAGTAAATACTATTTTTTTATTTTTCATTTGTATAACTATATAATTATTTTTGCTTAACTAGTTTTATAATAGTCCCAACATCTAACTTTTATTTTTTTCATACCCAAGCCAGAACAAACTGCTGCTCTACGATTACCATATAATAATTTGAACCCTTTATTTCCGTTAGGTGCTATATAATTCTTTATAACATTAATAAGATTATCATTAGAATTATATGCTCCACCGCAATAACCATATTCTTTTATGCTTTTTGTTAAATTGATCAACCTATTTGCAGATCTTCGAGCATGACTTTTTTTATCCATTTTCTTAGGATGAATATTATCTATATTTTTTTTAGCTATTTCAAATGCTTCAAATCCCCATTTAGAAACAACATGATCATCTATATTTTTTAATATCTCATCTCCCGATATAAGATAATCTTCAACAAACAAAGCCCATGGTGAATTTATGATTTTAAAAACAGTATCATCACCTTCTCTCCAATATTTTTGAAACGCATCTTGCCATTGACGATATGGATAATATACTAATTGCATATCTATAACTTTTACTTCTTTAGGAATATTTGCTGATATTTTTGCCCTTTTTTCTCTTCTTTTTAATCTGGCTTGATGTTTTAATCTTTTTCTTTCGTTATTCATTTTTTTGCTCTCTAAAATACGCATTTAAAAATTGATCTACGAACATGATCTTTTATATTTCCTATGAATTCTATTTTTTTTGCGTGAAGATTAGATAATAACTCTTTTTCCAATTCTTCTTTAGTATTTCTCTTATGCCCTTCAAACCAACAAATATCACTACAGTAATTGTTAATTATATTCCATAAAACTTTCTTATCATCAACATGATGATAAATTGATAAAGCAAATATATAATCGAATTTCTCTTCTCTCAAAATTTTTACCAATGGCTCAAATCCTTGTGTGTTCAAATCGTAACCAATAAGGGATATATCATAATTGTGTCTTTTAAATATGCTAGATGATGTTTCTAAAAGAGTTGTATTATAATCAATACCAACGACCCTCCCTGCTCCTCTCTGTTTAGCCATGTATGACATAGCCCCTAAATTACATCCTATATCTAATACTGATTTACCTTCAAAATCCTCTGGTAAATTCATGAATTTGTATCTAAATTCTGTTTTTCTTGTTCCTTTTAAATCTCCGATAGCTTGATATGGACTTGTTCTATTTTTTTTATTAGTAAGTTTAACTATCTTTAAAAGCTCTCTCTTGTCATGTTCTGTTAATTTTATTTTTTCCATTTATTTGCCTTTGAGTATATTGTATAAACTATCTGATTGTTTTGTATAATTAAATTTATCATTCCACTGCCAAGAAGTATACTCTTCAAAATTATTAATTATTTGCTTAACTGCTTCAAAATAATCTTCATAAGGAATGGGTCTAGCATGAAATTTATTTTTTGATACCATAGAGAGTGGTTGATATTTATTATAATCGCTCAAACTAGATATATAGGGGTCCGTATCGACCTCTATTCCGCACTTACCCAAAACTTTTATATATTCTATTCCAGCACAATTGTTACTACAAATAAACGGGACTCTATAGTGAAGAGATTCTGCTATAGTTTTTGGACCAGTATCAAATGGAGTAGGAGTTAATTGAATATGAGATTTTTTAAAAATATCTATTAATTTTTTGTTATGAAAAGATTTTTTATAGTAGTGTATGTTTCCGTCTTTCCTGTAATCTTCAGCCCCAATAATATTTAATATAGAACCAGGATATTCTTTTTTCAAATAACTATTATAAAGCTTAATTATCTGCTTAAGCCTTTTGTAGCGTCTTTTATACCATTTAGCTATAGCTATAAATTGAATGGGACCATCAATGTGTCGAGGCTTATCTATAGGATTTAAATCATTATCGACAGGAAGCCCACCAAAAAATAAAAGTTTAGAGTTACTGTTTGATTTATGATCAGATTCAATAATATTTTTACAAAAATCAGAAAGATATACAACATGATCCATATTCTCCCAACCATCCATTCTATTGCGTTTTCTGATAGTTGGAACAGAACAAACAAAAACAACTTTTCTTATTTTTGATTCCCCTTCAAATAGGGTTGTGTTATTCCCTAGCCAAACATGCCCTTTCTGTCCATGCTCATAAGAAATAAATTCTACTTCAGGATGATTATAATGAGTCATATTTATCAAATTAGTAAGAGCGGTTCCCTTTTTAAAAGAAGATAAACACAATACTTTTAAATGCATTCTTAAACTTCCCTCTCATCAATTAGATGTTCATATTTTTATGAAAGAACATTCTCTTATCGAATTTTTTCATCTATTACTGTATTTTTCTAATTAAAATACCTACCCTAATCTCCATCCTGTGCCCTTAGGATGTAAATATATTTTATTCTCATTCTTCCATAATCTACCTATATCTTCTACAATACTATTATTTTTTTCACCCAGATTAGTATTTAAATTTGTAAATACATAAGAATTGATAACAGCTAATTCTAAGATAGAACACATTTTTTTTCTTGCAAGGCAATATGATCTACTTATTACTTTTTCTGGATTAAATATATCGGGCATATAATCACATATTTCTAAAAATTCTTTCTTAAATAATGAAGGAGACAATGTAATATCAGAAGAACGACCTTCTGGAAGCCTCCCCCGATGTCTCAATCTTACATTCATTACACTTTTATCTTCACCTTCTAGAATATTAATCATATTTTCTATATGAATTTTTGATAATAATTTCCAGTCTTCCTCTAAATGAAAAACATATGAAGTATCAAAATTATGCCTCCAACACCACTTAACGGCTTTAGCAAAATTAGGCTCATCAGATATATTATGAACTACATCACCAAAAAATTGCTTTGCCACGGTAATACTTTTGTCTATATCTCCTATACCATCATAATAATCTAGATTCAAAAATAAAATAGATTTATTAAAATCTATTCCTTCAAAATTCTTTACAAAACTACTATAAGTCTCATAGAGTAAATCGCTTCTACAACAAGATGTAGTAGTGAAAGTAACTTTTTCCATATAAATTTGCCCTACCATTTTCCTCAACTTTTTTCAGATTTAACTTATTGATAACTTCACTCCATATTTTTCCCATTCCAATACCTCTGATTTATTCGAGATGAGAGTCTCCATCAGAATGATATTGTTTAATTAATTTTACAATTCTGTCTCTATCTTCAGGAGTATCTACGCTAATACTATCATGTTTAGTATATCTCATATAAATTTCAATATCATTTTCCAACAATCTATTTAAACCTATACCCTCCATATTCTCTAATGGAGATTGCTTTAAACCATTATAAAGTTTTAACATTTCCCCAGTAAACATATAAACTCCTATTTGTTTCAAAATAATTGCTTCATCGTTAGTCCTTTTTGTCTTTTCATCATGATAGGGAATAGAATATCTCGAGAAATAAAGAGCCTTGTCGTTACGAGAAACAACTACCTTAACAGCGTTGCTATCATATTTATCACATGTATCATGTACTTCAGTATAGAAATTAACAATAGAAGGGGATAAATCTGTATTAAGAGTATCTACATTAAATAATGGTTCGTCTCCTTGAATAACGATATATTTATCTGCTCCTTTATTATTAGATTCTAAATATTCAGCAACTTCTGCCGCCCTGTCTAAACAATCTGTATGAGTATCTTTAGTCATGATCACTGGTATTTGTAATTCGTCACATTTTTCTTTAATTTGCAAATTATCGGTAGCCACATAAACAGCTTTCCATTTATCCCAATCGATAATTGACCCATAAACTCTTTGAATCATAGGTTTACCAAAAATATCACATAACGGTTTTCCTGGAAATCTAGATGACTGGTATCTGGCAGGTATAATCCCTATATATGTTTCTTTCATTTTATTGTTCTCCCAACTTATTTATAATCTAATATATTTTGAGGACTTTTCTCCTTTGGACACATATTGTAAATTCTCCTTTTATTTAGCTTATAAACATAATCTACTGTTTTAAGTATTTGGGCCTGATATTCAAAACTAGTTTTCAATTCTGTTTCATTTCTATCTTGAGGAGAAGCAACTTTTATTTTTTTTCTGGCTTCTTTTATATATCCTTTTTGATTTTCATAATTTTGCCTAGTAAACTTAAAAGAATCCATAAATCCTATTAACCTAACTTCTTCAAAACCCAAATTATATAAAATTTGTAAAGAATTTGCCAGAGTTCTAGCTCTAATATATTCCCATTTTTTACATGGAAAATGATTCAACAAATTAGATAAAACTCTCATATTCTTCTTATTGAAACTTCTAATTAAATCCAGATTATAAGAATAAACTTCTTTTAATGCTGATATGGATTTTACAAAATGAAATGTCTTATTATTTTGTTTATTATCAAAATACTCACGATCAATCCTTGTTTTATGAGCCTTATGAAGACCCAAAAAGATTTTTTCTGTTGTGTCAAAAAAAGAAGACACAGCTTTTTTTTCTACATAATCATATATGAATTTTTCTCCTACAAAATAAAAATCCGTCAAATAATCTAAAATACCATCATTAAGACTAGCAGTATAATCTGAATCTCCCATTGCCTTTTCCATATCTATATATTGTTTTGATTCTCCCGGTCCTATGAAAAGGATAGATTTTTGTCGATACTTATTAAAAGATAACATACTTATTCCTTATATTTATGAAAATATTAAATTTTGATACTACTCCTAATTATGATAATTTAATCATCATAGGAGGAGGTCCGTCATCACTTATTTATCGGAAACAAATAGAAACTTTATTAAATAATAAAGAAACAACTTCTATATCCTCCAATCGTAAAGCTCCGATAACCAAAGAAGTAGATTATATGCTTTTCCTAGATAAGATATTCTTTAAACAATATCTTAAAACTCATAAACCAGGAGAATCTCACCATATTATAGTTGGCCCAAAAATAAAAGTACCTGAAAAAATAGACAAAACCCACGTTTATTTACTTAACTATAATCACAAAGTTAAAAGTACTAAAACAATAAACATTAATCAAAACGGGTATATAAATCATAAAACAGGAGGGTCTGGCTTTGCCTGTCTATTGTCGTCTGTATTTTTTCAACCAAAAAATATTCATATAATAGGTTTTGATGGACCTACAGAGACAACTATGCATCATTTCAATGGGGCTGATAAAGAAATAGGCATCGAAAAAACAAATAGAAGCAGAAAATTTCTTAAATTAATTTTGGTATATTTAATAAACAAAGATATAAAAATATACTCATATCAACAAGATCAGTTTTGGAATCTTAATCGAGATGCGCTAGGTATACAGACTCACTAATTTTAAAATCAACCTCATCATCAACATCCAAAGATTCTATCTTTGATATTTCAAATAAATGAGGATCATTTTTCAGCCATGGCCATATCAATCCATTATTATCTATAAATCTTTTTCTACTATATATATGAAAAGCATGTGCAGCCCTATATGAAGGATCTGTTCTTTTAGTATCTCCATGGGCCAAATCAGAAGGATATAATAACTTCCCATCATTATCAAATATCCAGTCATTAATCTTTTCTACAGATGTCATGGACTCATAATTAGATGCTTTAAAAAAATCTACAGCAGATTGTATCGTATCTACTCTTAAATGGGCATGAGAAGGATTGAGAAACATAACATAGTCAGACTGAAAAGAATTATAACATTCAAATACTTTTGTTAATGGCCCATCAATAGATACAGATTCTTTACTTCTAACATAATGTTTAATAGAAGAATTATGTTGATATTCAAAAAACTCTCTATCATAAGCACAAACAAATTTTTCATCCGACCTCACTTGTTCTAGCTTCTTTAAGGCGATATCGAACAAACATGTTCCTGCAAAAAATTTAAGAAGTTTATTTTTGCATCTAGAACTATTTTTTCTAACATTTAAATATATTGCCAGTGTTTTCATTTATTTAATACATATATTTTTATATTCAAAATTATCATAAGATTTCAAAATATCCACAATCTTATCACTTGAAGCCCCATTACCATAAAGATATTCTGGCTCAAAAGTTTTATTATAAACTGATTTTATTCCACTAACGATGTCGTCCTCAGAGCATTTAACATTAACTACATTCTTTCCACTCAGTCTACCTTCTTGCCTTCTACCTATATTAACTGTTGGAACACCAAAAAAACACGTTTCTCGGATACCACTACTTGAATTACCAATCATACATTTGCAATGTTTAAGTAACATCATAAAACATTCCATAGAGATATGTTTAAATTTCATATAATCGTGTTTTCTATTAATAGCATTAATAATCTTTTGATGAAATGGATCTGTATTTGGATAAAAAATAGCTTTTTTATTCTCAAAATTATCTAATGCATCTAAGATTATTTTCATATCTATATCTTCTTCTATCGCCACGTTTGGGTGTACGATTACAATAAAATAATCATCTTTTTTACTAATATCAATATCGTCTTTACAAAAAGGCAATAAAATATTATAATCAATATCGTCAGGTATATCTAAACTTTTTATATAATCAAAGCTAGGACAACCGACATTATAAATGTATTGTCTATCTTCCGATAAAGACTCAACTCTTTGCCTAGCATCTTCATTTGAAACAAAATGGATATGAGCAAATTTGGTCATAACATCCCTTATAACATCATCTATCGTTCCTGTTTTTTCTCCCCCCTGTATATGGGCAATTGGTATATTCATCATAGAAAGAACATATACAGAAGTCAACATATCAAAACGATCTCCAACTACTAGGCCAAGATCAGGTTTTAATTCATCTATAATATTCGTTAATTCATATATTTCCATGGCTGATGATTTTAACATTGCAAGCCTATTGTCTCCCTCAACCATACAATCAACTCTTTTATGTATTGTTAAACCATCATCAATTAATTCTTGAACACCATCTCCAAATCTTTGTTTAATTTGAGCGCTAGTGGCTATTATGTACAGCTCAAACTCATCGTCCTCGTTTATTTGTTTTAGAAGATTTTTTACTTTAGCATAATCAGAACGGCTGGAAGTAATATAACATATTTTTTTAAATATCATTTCGCACCTTTATGAATGGTTCTATAACCTTTTTAAAATCTTCTCCCCTGATAACAGTAAAAGCTCTAACCAACTCGTCACCCTTCGACCTAATCTTTATTGATTTATCCATACTTCTCCCTTTTTCTTCCAATATATTTATCTTAAGTTTTTTTATTATTCTTATTTCTTGTCTGCAATATTCAAATAGAATATAACCATCGTTATTCAAAAAATTAACAGCTTTCAATAAAGTAGGAAATCTAAAAAACGACGGACCGTCAAGTATTATCATATCGAATTTATTTTCAAAATTTATATCATAAGATATAAGGGAATGATGTTTTTTATAAACTTTTCTAAATCTATTTGTGAATAAAAAAGATTCATACCCATGTTGACAATCTGTATCTTTTAACTCACATAAATCAACATCTATATAATTAATATCATCGCCCAAAGGAAATCCAATATCTCTTAAAATATCTATTATAAATTTAGATATCCTAGAAAATTCTTGCATATGATCAATCGTTGTAACATGAACATCTTTCAATCCCATCTGAGCATACGCTACGCTAGATCCCGAACCCGTGCCGCAGTTTAAAATAGTTTTAACATTATTATCCTTAATAAATTGATTAATAAAGAAACCCGTATCTAAATTTATATGATGAGACTCAAAAATACTAAATTCTCGCCCCTCACCATAAATTTTCTCAACTGGATCTTTTATTTTATCACCTATGCCAATATCTTCCATTTTATTTCTTAGAAGTATGGGGTATATAAACCTGTAAAAATTATGTATAGGATATAAATACGATATGTCTTTTTTGTATTTCGTTAAATCTAATTCAGTGAAATTTACCGTGTCAATTTTCTGGATCTTTCTAATCATATCAATGATATGAGTTATTCTTTTATCATCAAATGTAGAATAATAATCATCCATTCCAAACCTTCCTATGATATATCTTCGAATAAAATTGGACTATCTCTTAGAATACTATTTTTAATACTCTTTCCTATCACATTCTGATATTCACATGAAGGAATTCCAACTAAAGGCCTTTTACTTGCTATATCCTCTACTCCTATCACATCCCCTTTAGCCAAATCCTTTTTAGCGACTATTCCATGTTTAAATAATTTCATAACATTTTCATCAATAATAACGGAATTTTTATTTCCATCGCCCATACATTCTTCTACTATTTTTATGGCTTTCACCATCTCTTTTAATTCGTTTGGTAAAATAGATCCTTCTTGATCTGTGCCAGGTAAACTTTTATCTATGGTAAAGTGTTTTTCCACAACGATTGCGCCCATAGCAACAGCAGCTAATGAGGTATAAATACTAGGACTATGATCAGACAACCCTACATTACAATTAAATTCTTTTCTATACACATCAAGAACCTTCAAATTAATAACATCATAAGAAGCAGGATAATGAGAAGTACATTGCATTAAAATAAAATTAGCATTCATACTATTTAAAAAATGTACCATTTTATTTACTTCTTCCATAGAACTCATACCTGTAGATATAAGAATAAGTTTACCAGTTCTACATATTCTTTCTAATAAAAGAAAATCATCAGTTTCTCCAGATCCTATCTTATAAGCATTAACCCCTATATCCTCTAACCAATCTACAGCCTCTACGCTAAACGGAGTTGATAAAAATTCTACTCCTAATTCATCCGAGTAAGTTTTGAGATTTTTCATTTCATCAAAAGATAAACTCAAATTATCTATATGATCGTAAATGGTAGGAAATATAGTGGCATATTTTCCTATATCACCTATCATTTCTTTATCTGCTATGTGGGTTTGAAATTTAACGATATTAGCACCGCTCTCACTGGCTGATTTAAGCATTTTTCTAGATAACTCATAATCTCCATTATGATTAACACCGATCTCAGCAATAACTTTTGTATTCATGTTCATGACCTTCACAAAATATGTTAATTTATTTTTCTTTTATGACATTGTTTTTAATATCAAAATTATCTCTAACCATCTGCCATCTATCATATATATCGGAATTTGAGCACCATGGGGTTGAGATATTAATGAATTCTTCTTTTAAATCTTGATAAGAAATAGTTACTATACGATTTATATCATCCTCATGTCTAAACCAAGAATTTTCACTACATACATTATACAAATTCGTGGAAGGATAGGGAGTTGCAATTAAAGGAGTTATAAATGAAACTCCCTGAGCCTTTATCTTTTTCATAAATTGAAAAGTTTTTTCAAACGATTTTTGATCCTCCCCCATAACCAATAAAGAATCATCATTATAATCAATTATGTCATTTTTATAGTGACTTAAAATAAAATCCCTATATTTAAAACTCTTAACTCTTCCACCTGGATAACCTATAATAAAAAATGCCCCTGATTCTATGCCCACTTCCTTACACCATCTAGCCACTTCTAACGATTTATCCAGATGCTCAAAAGCATAAGGTTTATTCATGAGTATCAAATTTTTAATATCACCAGATTCAACTGGCAAATAAACAATTTCAACCCCAGCTTTCTTAAACCCCAATATATCATCTTTATCCAAAGAATAAATCATGACCCCATTAGGAAATGATAAAGATATATCAACACCATTTTCTCTTAATTCGGCTATATGGTTTACAATAGGACGAGAATGATCATGATTAAATGTAAAATTATCATCCTCTATTTCCAAATGATTTATTTTATATTCATCAATAAAAAAATCTATTTCATGAATAACCCTATCGGTATCAAGCTCTCTTAACGCTTGCTTATTTGTCGGAACAGAACAAAAATTACAACTAAAAGGACACCCTCTAGAAGTAATATAGGACAATGTAATATCCGCCCTGTTGCCCCTGGGAGACCATTTAATATATTCCCCTATAGGGATAAACGATACATCAGATAAACCAGGAAGACAATTTATATCATAAACTTTTTCTGCCAGCCCGTCATTTTCAACTACGTCTATTCCTATCTTATATGCTATACCTGGTATTTCTGATAAATTATCTTCTCTTAATATCCTGGCAGAAGCTATTTCTCCCTCCCCTTTGACGACAATATCAATGCCACAATTCCTTATAACTTCTAGAGGAGATGAAGTTGCCAATATGCCACCTATTACTATTCTGATATGAGGCATAACTTTTTTAATTTTATTACATAGAGGATATAAAGCTAAACGAGAATCTGTAAATGGAGCATTAATAAAAATATAATCAACATTATCTGGAATTTTATCGATAATCCATTCATCGCCATGACCAAATCTATATATATTATAATTGTTACATTCTATCTTCTGTTTAACATCTTCTCCACCAAACATCATCGGATCTATATATTTGAGAATATTATGTCCACATTCTTTTATAAAATTACCGACATAAGCAAGACCCAAATTCTGAGACTTAAATTCTACCTGATTTTGAAACAACCATGGGCAACATATTATAACAACATTTTTAGATAATTCATCATTTTTGATATGATATTTTTTAATTAACTGATTCATTATTACTCAATAATTTATAAATATTATGTATTTTTCCAAAACATTGCCTACTATCGGAAGCAATATCTCTAGCTATAATAACGTCCGCCTTCTTAACTCCGCAACTCAATAAAGCTCCGATTCTATGATGGCCCATAAAAACTTCTGGACATGAATACTCACTACATTTAACTCCATATCTAGTTTCTACTAAAGGTCTTTCTAATAAGACGATGTAATCTTTTTCAAATCCTTTCGAGAGATATCCTTTTTTTAAAGAATCAAATAACCTAATTTTTCTCATAGGAACATTAATATCTCTATTTAATATTTTACTTTTAAATTGACAGTACTTTGTATTTTTAAAATTTTTCGTGAGCCATTTCAACCCTTTTCTATAGTATAAAAATGCAAATTCGCGATGGGGTGAATTTTTCATAGTTAAATCAATTATTCCATTTTTATCTCTCATTAGGTCATAGAATAAAGATTCTGGTCTATATTGCATACAAGTTTCTTCCAATTTAACATTTTTCAACATCAATAATTCTAGATCATATTTTCTAATATATTTTATTAAACTGTTTTTTGACATAATATTAAATTAATTACCAACACATCTTTCTCCGATCACTATCGGTTTTGGATATCCATCCCATTCATATATTTTAAAAATAGAATAAGAGTAATGCTGTAAAAAATTTGTCATACCATCTATACCTGCTTCAAATTGATTCTTCTTTTTCACTCTTGGTAAATTACCTTGCAAAACTATAAATCTATGGTTAGGAGCGCCTTTAATAATATTCTTCATTACTCTATCTTGATGAGGCCTCAAATGATATAAAACGCAAAACATTGTAATTATATTAATATTATCATTAATAATTATCTCTTTGCAGATATCAACATTTTTAATAACAACTTTCCAATCTTCCTTTTTATTCTCTACAACATATCTTTTATAGAATTCGATATTTTCTATATTAGAATCCACTCCAACCACACTTGCTCCCATCTTGGTCATTTCGTGATCGTATAAACCCATATTACAACCTATATCTAGAATACTTGGGTTATCAACGTGGCTAAATAAACCACCCATAATTGGTTTAATTTTACACCAGTTATAAAAGCCAAGAGTTTTATCTTTTTGTTTCTTCTTATTAACTTCCACTCCATCGAAATTATAATAATAATACCAATGCTTATTTTTAACGCCTTCTCTAATCTCTTTTATATTCATACGTTATCCAAAACAGAGAGATTACAAAAATCTTTAAATTTGGTTGGAGTAATAATCTCGAATTCAACTCCGTAATCTTTTAGAGCATGTAAACCATCATCAACTAACCTATCCTTTTCCAAACACTCTTCCCAACTAGCATCATCAGTATGCCCCTTCCCGTAACAATGTTGATTGGCTCTCTTTTTGATGACGTCCTTTTTATTATACAAAGTAAATCCATCCATTCCTACAACATCAATTTTATTGGCCCCTCTCACATGGGCAATCATAATAGCTAAAATTCCAGCCGTTCTAAAATTTCCGCGTATAACACCTTTATTATATGAAATAGCAGCAGATTTATCATTAATATGATTAATTCTTTCAAAATCGCCTTCCCAGTATTTTCTTACAAGTTTATCTGATAAACTATTTCCAAACAATAACTTTGATTTCTTATCTATGCAATGATATTGTGTCTTGTATCTTTGTTTATTAGTCCACAAATGATAATTAGGTACACATAAAGATGTCATCATATTAATACCAATTGTTAAAGCACTATTCTTTTCAATGTATTTTAAAATCTGATTTTTATATTGTTTTATAGTGTGTCCTGCTCCAATAATAATAACATGACGATCTTTCAAAATCTATCCTCCACTTAAAAATTTAGTCCATTTATCTATTTGTTTGCTCCAGCAATGATGTGCTATTATACTATTTCTAATGTTTTTACTCATCTTATTCTTTAAATTTACACTATTTTTAATAAGAGATATTTTTTTAGAGATATCTTCTACGCTTCTATCAACAAAAAAACCATTTTGGCCATCTTCTATTATCTCGGTACAACCGCTAACCCTAGTTGAAACAACAGGAACCCCGCAAGATGCTGCCTCCAAAACGCTCAAAGACATCCCTTCAGAAGAAGAAGCGCAAACGTAAACATCTAATTTATTGTAAAAAGTTGGCATCTCCTTAAGAGGAACATACTTATCCGTTTTACGAATAGCAAAACACGGCTTAGCTTTAACATTATTTATGGATGGTATTATAAATTTATCTATGCCTTTCAATTCATTACCAACTCCTGAAAATCCAACTACAAAATCATTATGATTATTTCTATCAGATGGTTGAAAAATCTTTGTATCAACACCATTAGGAGTATAAGATAGATCAGAAACTCCTGACTCATTAAAAATATCATACAAATATTTAGAGACAGCATTTACCCTACAAAAACCATTTAAAAATTTAATAACCGTTTTATCAGGCATTATTTTCTTACCTGGTTTTGTCTTTTTATTATCCCAAGCTTGGCACGAGTGTATCCCAACACTAGTTATTTTCTTTGGTAAAAAATCTACTTTTTCATAAGTTTGAAATCCCATAACATAAAAAAAATCATATTTTTTATATACTTTTTTTATCTTATTAACTCCTGCCTTAATGGGTAAAATATCCATATCCAAAATATCACAATTACTATATTTCAACAAAGATTTAGCTATACTATGATATGCCCAATTAATTTTATCTATAAGAATTAGTATTTTCATTTTACAAATTATACGTTTTTTGTCTATATTCTAGATTGTTTCTTTTAATAGTTTTTGCATTTTTATTTGAAAATATTTTCTCATAAACGACAACATTAATATTTGTTTTACATATTCCCAAATAGATTAAAATTGATAATCTATGAGTGCCATCTAATCGACAGCCATCAACAGTCACTATAGGGCAATTAGTTTTTAGACAATCATAATCACCACTCTTAATAGCTTCATACATTTTTCTATAATTATTAATCCTACGAATAATAAGTCTTTTTGATTTACCTCCCCTTGATAAACGATCAACAAAATAGTCGCTTTTTTTATAATTCTCATCATTATTATCGAACATTTTCAATAAGTCCATATACCTATCACACTTATAACAAAAATCACGAACATCTAAATAATATATGTTCTCACTTTTTCTAACAAATTTAATTGCTTTTTTCTTCCAAACACTATTTGGAACGCCAATAACAGGAGTTAAAATTTCCATACTACAACCCCATCTCTTTCGATCTGTCCCAAAATTGTTGTTTCATATTATCCTTACCAAAGTAATGGTCAAAATACTCCTTATGTTCTGGACAGAAAAATCTGGATCCTCCATGCCAATCTACTTCCAGTATACTCAGTGCGGCATTCATTGGCTTTTGATCTCCCCCTCCCTCATGTTTCTTAAATTTTGTAGAATTTTCCAAACACCCTTCATAAGTTAATTTTAGCACAGCAGCGTGGTCTCTAGGATGAAGAAGGTATAAACCTGCTACAACTTCTCTATCTGGAAGAATCTTACATCCATGTTTAACCATTAGATGTGCTTGTGGTTCACTACACCATTGTTTTAAAGAGTCTATATCTTTAACGTCAATCTGACTTTTTTGAAACTTGGATCTTTCTGCCAGATCTTTGCCGTGATGAAACCAAGTTTTATCACATTTTGCGTCAAAAAAAGAAGATGGATTTTTATACCATAGCACATCTCCATCAAAATATATCATATACCTATCACCAAGGGGTTCAGGAAATGTTTTGTACAAAGATGCGCTTTTAAATAAAGAGTATTTTCTTCTTCCTTTTGAATATTTCCAGACAACAGCACTCAAATCCTCATTAATCACGCGTATATTTTTTATCTCTGGAAGAACATTTTTAATGAGATTTTTATCCTTCTTATCATTAACAGCCACATATATATCAGAAGGATTAATTCCTGCTCTTAATAAAGATTTCACAGAATACTTAGTAAATTTGTTTATAAACTCTTCGCCAGAAACGGCAGTTAAATAATAGTATTTACTCATATTATATTTTATTCCTTATATTAATATCTCCATGCTTACCATATGTTTTTGGCTTCCACCCATCAGGAATACAAAAATCTTCCATATAAGAAAATTTGTTCCTTCTGGCCCTTTTCTTAATACGTCTTATATGATCAGCACCTAGCATTTTAAAATAAAACTCCCCCAAAGGAGGGAAATAATTTCCATACCTTTCATCTCCTCTGACATAAGCACAATCAAAAATCATCCCCGAATTAGCTTGATAAGCCAATGCTCTATTAAACCCCTTCTTGCGGCATTGTTTACCAAACCATATCTCTCCATTTATTTTACCAACATATCTATTTTTCTCCATACCCCAACTAATAGCGTCTACAGGATATTCTCCGATGCTATCATAAATAGATGTTCTAGTAAAACCACTATCGCATGTTCTTTTCTCAAGCAATATCCCATATTTATGACCATTAGCTTCTACATTTCTAATTTCTCCAATCTTCTTTATTTTTCTTCTCCAAGCCAAATTGCAATTAATTTGCACTATATTTTTATGCTTATTAAAAATATCTATGATATCATCTAAATGAGAAGATATATTATAAAGATACTGAATATCATCTTGAATAAAATCTAATATCTCATATTTATGTTTTTTAGCATAATTTACCGCCCAGTTCATAGCCCTATATAACTCACCTCTTGTCCTATCTGTAAATTTCTTCATAATAATGTTTTTATGCTTAGAACATAAATCATTAACGTATTCATCAAATCCTGACTCTATAGTATTGTTATCGCATATTAATATATCTATCCTATCCATATCAACACAATTGATAATTGACTCTATACAATTCTTAAAATAATAGAACCTATTACAAGTTAAAATGGTAAATAATATTTTCTTATTCATAATTTATCTTTTTATTCTTAAATAGAATATTACCAAAATGCCATGATTTATTTTTCTTATCATTAAACCATGGAAATTTTTCTACTATATCAAAATAAGGAGAAATCAAATCAACTATTTCTGGCAAAAGAGCTTGACCTTCTAAATAGGTTTTTTCAGTATACTCGGTATAAAAATATCTAGTATTTTTTAACGTTTCCATACCTCCGTTTATTAATTCTCTTTCAGAGCCCTCTATGTCTGACCATATAAAATCGACAGTACTCGCATCAGTTTGCCTATACCACGTATCTAATCTCTGTGTCTTAACCTTAATAGAATCCTTAAATACAACATCATGCAATTTTGTTGTTTTCCCCCTTAACGAAGAAGAATTTTGTTTGCCACCTGGCGGTTCTGGATAAAAATCAGCCATTCCATCCTTATCAGAAATAGCAATATCATAGACATAACAATTAGATTTAGATCCAAATTTTTTACTCAAATATCTAAACCATCTCGGCAACGGTTCAAATATATGCATCTCCGCCTGAGGCGATAATTTTAAAAATCTCTTAGCTTCTCGACCATTATTGGCTCCCAAATCTACTATCACCTTGGATTTTCTAACAATAGGAAATATTATATCTCCTTTATGGCCCATTATATACTCTCCTTATTATTTAAAAAATTTCCAAACAACGTTCCTCTATTATGGTTAAACTGAGGTAAGAAATTGCCAGTCAAATCATATTGTTCCTGTAAAGACATAGGGAAATCTTTGATAAGTTTTTTTGCCCACTTCTTTTTTGCTTTAAAATTATCTCCAGCCGCTTCCCCCCTTATACCCCAATATCTCAAATGTTCTTTGAAGTCGCCACAAGCATGAATAGCAATAACGTCTCTAGTATATTTTATTTCATACCCCTGCTTCTTAGCATTAACCGTAAATGGTTTATCTATTTTCCCTAGGTGGTCCAAATGAAATCCTATCTTCTTGGCTATACTGGCATTATAAACCTTAATACCCTTACACACTTTATTACTCCATGGCTCCCACAACCTCCATCCTCTTAATGCTATATTGTCACTTTGTTTTTGAACACATGTGTACATAAAATTCAAAGCAAAAGGATGAAGCAACATGTCATCATCAACCCTAAGAATAAATTTAGACTCGCTCATATCAAGCATTTTTTCATGAGCTGCCTGCCATCCCATATCTCTGATAATAATACTTCTAAATTTTACTCCATCCTGACTTTTTATAGAACGATCACTATATTCAAAAGTAGAACGCCCATTAGTTATAATAAAAACATCTATTATATTTTTCAGATTTATCATATTTACATTATAATCCTATTACTTCTAAATTTCCTTTCGACTTAATCGTATTGCAGCATGTATATAAATAATATTTTATATGTTTTTCTTCCTTACACAGCAATTTAAAATATTCTATCATATTCGGAGATCTTTTCAAATTACTTGACATCCCAACATTATTTTTCTCTTTAGTAAAATAAGGAGTACAATAAAAATCTAAACCTATTATATGAATTTCCCTAGGTTTATAAGCGCTTGCCAGGTCTACAGCAAATAATCCTAGAGTAGGATAAGTTATTCTCCCATTCCCGTGTTTCCTTTTTGCTAGGAATCTAATGTTTCTCTCTTCTCTTAAATTCGATGGTATGGGATACGTTTCTAAAATCCCTTCATACCTCTTTTGAATTTTTCTATATTTATACGCTTTACGATCACTAATGAGCGGATTCAGAGTTGTTTGCAAATCTTTGATATTATACTCGGAGCATTGTTTTCTCTCCTCTTTACCTGGCTTATGGAAATTGGCACCCCAAACCTTAACCATATTAGACCCTTTAATATGTTGACCTATCAACTGCAAAGACTCCACATGTTGTCCTACCACAAACACGTTTTTAAAATTATCTTTATATTTGCCTATTTTTCCAAGAGACACCCCTCGACACATAACTCCGATGCTATCAACGTTGTGAAAATCACAACAATTATATTTATGAAGTTCTATATTCATTTTTCTCCTAACATAAAATCATACCATTCCCTATATTTTATCGACCAATTCCATGATGCAATTTTACTTATTAACTTTTTTCTCATTTTTCGATAGCCCTTTTTTGATATATTTTTCAACTTATCCATAATATCTATGAAAGATTGCTTGTCATTCTCCACAAAAAACCCGTTTACTTCATCCTCAATAATCTCGACCATATTACCCACCCTCGTAGTTATTACAGGAACACCACATGACATAGCTTCCAAAGCAGGATTAGGAGTCCCTTCCGTTAAGCTCGACACAACAAAATAATCAAGACTATTATAATACTCCTTCATTTGCTGCTGGTTTTTTAATTGATACTCATTATCTTTTTTATAAGTTCCCACAATTTCAAAATTGTATCTCTCACTTAACGGAACAATGATTTCATTATATCTTTTGGTTGCCCTATCAATATTACCCACCCACCCGAAAATAAGATTATCATTCAAATCGTGATAATTAGAAGTAAAAAAAGATGTGTCAACACCATTGGGGGTGTAATATAAATCTTTAATATAGTCTTTGAATCTATCAAATAAAAAAGTATTATTGACTGAGATTCTATGAAATTTTTTAAGCACTTTTAATGTCTGATCAAAATCTAATAGACATTTATGACTTGTTATAGAAGTGATAATTATTTTATTTTTAGGAGCAGGCATTTTCTTGTGTAAGGAGAAATGAGAATAATAAATAAGATCATATTGGTCCCAATTAATATTATCATCTTTGAGAGTAACAATACCTATTAAATGATCTTTAATCCTATCTTTTAATATTCGGGCTCTATTATACTGAATTCTCCCTTTTTTATCGGTAACAATAAGAATATTCACACTAATTTCCTAAAGAATATAACAGTATTACACTTATCTTGTTTTTTACAAAATTGCCCCAACAACAAAACATCACAATTATTAAAACATCTCTTAAGATCTTTCGCTGATAAATACTGCTTATGACTTTTATTCTTAAGACATAAAGTTTTATCAGATGGAACAGTAATACAGATAATACCGTCCTTTTTGGTTGATCTTTTTATCTCTCCAACAGCCTGCTCTAATTCTATATTGCCCAAATGTTCCAAAGTCTCCGAACAAACAAAAACATCTGCTAGTCCATCCTTACATGGCAAATCGCATATATTCGCCTCACTAGCTTCAACACCCTTATGAATAGCACTATTGATTAATTCTTTTGATATATCATAACCAATTACCTTCATATTAGCAGACATAAGAATGTTGGAGCCATAACCGTCCCCACAAGCACAATCAATTATAGTAGAATATAATTTTACCTTCAGCTTTAAAAGATTTCTAAGAATATAATGATATCTTTTATTTCTAGGTTTTGCCATCCCATACCCCCATATGTTTTGACAATAAGGATTTTTTATTATAAGTGTACATCTTAAGTTTAGGATAAATTTTCTTTACTTTTTTAATTAAGGTTATGGTATTCTTAGCAGTTTGATGTTGAGAATTCATATTTTTGTTTTTATCTTTTACAGAATATCTGGTTTCGTTATCTTTTAACCAAAAATATCTTGAATCATACAAATCAACTCCAACAAAAATAATTCTCCTATACCCCATCCAAACCGCAAAATGAAGAGCATTTGTCATAGTGGTCTTACCATGATATATTCCACTATCAAAAATACTCTTATCTTTCCATAATTCTACTCCTGGATCATTACCCTTAAGCTTAGTATCTTGCACAACGATATAGTCAGACAAAAATTTCTCACTATTCTCACAAAAAGAATAATTGTAGGCATTAGGAGAATGCTTTGTTAAATCATGAATGACTAAACAACTATTATTATAATATTTGTTCATTATGCTATAAAAGTTATTTATCGTTTCTTCCCCATGAGTCCTCTTGCTCAAATTGGCTTGCTCTCTGACTAAATAATAAGTAGTCGGGATCTTCGAGAAACAGAACCAATTGAACGCCACGCTATCGAACTCACTTAATGCATGAAGCTCCAAATCCCCTATGCGATTTAGAGAATATCCACAACCATATATTACAGCCGTATCAGTTTTACTTCTTTTATTAAATTCCTGTTCAGATATAATACCCATTAATGCTTCCATCCCTCCACTCTATGATTTTGTTTTAAAGTATCAAATACTTCTGGCATTAATTTAGAACATTTTAGTCCAATTTCTTTAAAATTGTTCATTAAAATACGTTCTCTCGGGTTGTCCCCATCATATTTGATAAAATCGCATATAATAGTAGATCTTATTAAAGCAGGATTAAAACCAGCATGATAGTTATTCTTAGATAAAGTGTAAGAACCAATTATCTCTGCCTTTTCATACGTTATTGGTTGCCCTGTAACGATATTCTTTTTCTTATCTTTTTTCTTATTCAACCTTATAAAACCAACATCTTTATTATTATCCATATAGACTTCTAAATCTTTAAAAGGCATAGGTCTTACGCATGGAAAATCGTTTTGTAAATTTAGAATATAATCATATCCTTTTCTTACTCCTTCTTCCCACGCTTTTGTCGATGCTCTAAATATCCCCTTATTAGTCTTATTCTTTATAACTTCAAATCCCTTACCCTCCAAATACTCAACAGTTCCATCTGTAGAGCCATTATCTATAAATAAAAGATCTATGTCTTTTCCATTATGATGAAATAAGGTTTTAAGAGTATCTTTAGTGACATTTAACCTATTCCATGTCAAAATAACTATTAACGTTCTATTGTTCACTATCCCCATCTTCCTTTATGATATTTTCTATAATACCCCTCACATTCTTGTATTGACAGCCCCCTATCAATAGTCATTTTTTCATAACTATCAACAAAATTTCTGATTTCTTTAAGCTCATGAGGTAAAATAGATAGTTGATTATCTTTTCCTGGGAGATTAGTATCAATAGTAAAATGTTTTTCAACGACAGTGGCTCCCATACAAATAGCAGCAATAGCATCATGAATGCCCAATAAATGACCACTATAACCAACTCTAGATGTTATGGTTTGTAAAAATTTCATTTTAGGCAAATTTATATTCTCTAAACTACAAGGATAAGAGGAGACACAATGCAACAAAGTCACATTCTTCTTAAGCGCCCATCTAGCATATTCTTCTACATTAGAAGCTCCAACAGCCAAATAAACATGATTAAATTTTTCTATAACCTGCTCCATTAATAGATCACATTCTGATTCTGGACTAGGTATTTTAACTTCATCACAAAATTCTAAAACAAGATCCACGTCTTTAGCGCAATAACAAGCAGTAAGAAACTTAATTCCTACAGAATCACAATAATCTTTCAGGATCTGATGTTTTTCTCTTGTCAATTCTGCTGTTTTGTATACTGATCTCCTACCATCCGTGTCCCAAGGCCCTGGAATCAATCTTTCGGCATTCCAAGTTTGAAATTTAGCATAATCAGCACCAGATTCTTTAGCTGCTGATACCATCTCTTTTGCAAGAGAGACGTCCCCTATCCAATTCCACCCTAGTTCTGCTATTAATTTAGTTTTATGCATCGCAACTACCTTTCATTAAAATGTTTTATATATTTTTCGAGCTGAGGATAAAATAACTCTTTTCTTTGTTTTTTACTTAACGTTCTATGCCCTTTTGGAAAATGAGACAATAATTTATCTTCACTTATCCCCACATATCTACCTATTTTTCTTGATAATTCTGATAGCCACCTGTCCAAATTAGGAAAAGGAGATATAATTCCAAAAAAATCAAACCACTCTTTACTTACAATATTAGCTCCACATATTTGTTTAAATCCTTTTCCGTTATCCATAGGAATAGCTATGTTAAAAATATTATCCTTATATAAATTATCATCGACAAGTTGCATCAAACAACTATACCAATCTCCCCTAATAATCTCACAATCTTCATAAAGAGGCCATATTAATTTGCCATGAGATATTTTACACAAATCATTAAAAAAAATATGACCCGAATACCTTCTATGATAAGGAGGATAATTTAACACCTTAAATTTGCAAGGACCATCATTTAATAAATCAAAATATCTTTTATCTAATTCATCAATCTTAACCAGTATTTCAATAGATTCAATTCCGCTTGATGATAACAATAAATTATTGTATAATTTTAAAAAGTCATCATAATTCTTAGAAGATATTAATAAACTTATACTAATATTCGAATATGGATCTTTAATTATATCTCTTATATTATCCATTTCACTCATGTTCAAAATACTTATGAGAAAAATTAGGATTAAAATACATGCATGCACTAGAAACATTGGAAGAACTATGAAGAACACGATCACATTTTGATAAAAGAATACACTCTATCAAAACTTCTTCTCCCACTTTAGGCCCTCCTTTGTTCCTAGTAAGATTTCTTTTGAATCCGCATGTAGGACTAAAACCATTGACAGACCGTTGACTATTATAATAGATAATTCGATCCCTATACTTTTTTGCAAAATGATCTACAAATGGCTTATAATCAGTGGTTATCAGAACTTTTGCACTTGGATTATTAGAAAGATATTTATCGATATTTTTAGTATATTTACCTAACGGAATATCTCTATGCCCTCCTCTATTATCTCTACACGCCCTAACGTGAGCACCAATTACTTGATTATTCTTCATATTCTTCTCATAGAAAGAATCTATTTTGCTCTGTATAGGGGACTTAATAGCCACATATTTTTTAATCAGAGAATGCATAAATGCCCTTGCTTCGGGACTAGGATTACTAAGACAAATTTCTGGAGGAGAAGATATATAATCCCAACAACCATCTGGCTCGGAATGTAATTTTCTTCCCTTTATGTATTTCTTTACTTCTTTTACATCATCTTTATCTCTATCTATATCTTTTAAACTGAAAGGAGAAACTGGTTCAAAATAATATTCCCAAACATTTTTAGAGCCATTATAACCCTTCTCTTGAGAATACCATACAATATCCCAGTCCACAATTGGTATTCTATCCTCCACTTCAGATAGATATAAATATTGAAGAGTATGAAGAAAATTAGAAAAAAGACCAAAATTTCTAGATTTAATTATTGTAATTTTTTTTATGCTCATTTAACACTCTCGCTGTTTGCGCACTGGAATATATTCATTTTCTATATCTTTATTTAAATACATTACCGAAGCGCTCACATTAGACATTCCATGTACTAGTTTATGACATTTGGATAACAACATAGCATCAATTATAGCTTCTTCTCCGATTAATGCTCCCCCTGTTTTTTTTTCTAAGATAGAAGAGGAACCAGTTACTGTTAAATAACCATTTTCAGATATATGACAATCATAATTCACCAGTTTGTCGCCAAAAATATCTCGCATGTATTTGAGACAAGGAGCATAATCAGTAGCCAAAAAAATCCTTGAATTATCATGTTGTAACAAATATTTTTTCATAGGTTTTACATAATCATCAAATAACAGATTTCTCTGATGACCCCATCCAGTAGCAGCGCGTATGTGAACCCCTAACAAATCGAATCCTTCTAAATTTTTAACATAAAATTCATCTATCTTATTCAAAATAGGTTTTTTTATTCTAATATATTTAACAATGATACGATTAATAGCCTCTCTACATGCTCTACTAGGATTATTTAAGCATCTCTTAGGAGGTTTTACTTTATAAGTCCAACAGCTTCTATCCCACCCTCGTATATTTTTGCCCTTCTTCCTATATTTATTAGCTATTTTTACGCTATCTTTATCTGGATTGACATCATCAATAGAATAAGAAGAAACTGGTTCAAAATAATATTCCCAAACGTTTGTAGATCCATTATGAGGTTCTTTTTGAGCATGCCATATAATATCCCAGTCCACAATTGGTATTCTTCCATCTAATTCCGATATATACAAACATTGAAGAACCTGTAAAAAATTAGAAAACACGCCCTTATCTCTTGATTTAATTATTCTAAATTTTTTCATTAATATTTTCTAATCCTTTTTGTCTAATATTATTCTGGCCATCAATAGATCGGTATATTCATCTATATTTATAGTTCTATCTTCTGGCATAACATATGGTCTAAGAACCCCAGTTAACCTATCTCGATACTTTAATAACCTATCTATAGATGTGATATAAATAGAACCATTCCTCACATAAGCAGGAGGTGTTAAATCTTGCCTCCTACTTTCTGTGGGCTCTGAATAAAAATCTTTTAGCAAATCATTCTCAATGTATTTTGCTCTTGATGGGTGATGATCCCATATTCTTACAACAGACACGACAGAATCAGCATCGGTACTATCTAATTTTTCTATACATTCATCTATATCCTCAACTGTTTTAAGGGGATTAGTACACATCACATCTACAATATAATCAAAATCTTCTTCAATATCATTTATAACCTCTATTAGAGCATCAGCGCTTTTGGAGGTTGATTGGGCAAACTCGGCAGATCTATTATAATATTCAACATCAACATTATTACATACTTTTTTAATGTCATCATCATCCGTAGAAACCATATACCTATCAATATATCTACTTTTCTTAACTTCTTCAGTCGTATATTGCAATAATGGTTTACCACATATATCCACAATATTTTTCTTTTTTATCGTTGTAGACCCGCCCCTTGCTAAAGTGACAGCCAATATTTTTTTATTATGAATCATTCTTTATTCTCCCTAATATTTTTTAAATAAGAAATTTTGATGATTACGCCTTATGGATTTAAAACCAAGTTTTTCCAAAAAATTTATCATAATATCTTTATGTTCTTTATTTTGTTTCCAGAATTCGATATGCAACATTTTTGTTATTTTTAACGCATTTATACCTCTCTCAAACATATTTCTTTCTGATCCTTCAACATCTACTTTTAAGATATCTATTTCTGTAATATTGTTTTGCAAAATAAAATCATCTAAAATCTTAAATTTCGCAACAACTTTATTGGTTAACTCCCCCTGGCTGAAAAGGGTATAAGTCCCTCCTCTAGGATCATCTTTATCGTATACAGGAACTCCTAATTCCATTATTTTCTCTTCTTTATAAAAACCAAAATTATACGGAATGACATTTTTAAGATTATTAGCTTCTATATTTTGAACTAAATAATTAAAATTCTCAACAACTGGCTCAAACGAATATATTTTTGCATCTTTATACCTCATAGAAAACAAAAAAGAATAAACACCAATATTAGCTCCCACATCAAAAATAACTTTAGGATTATATTTGCAATATTTAAAAACAGTCCTCTTCAAATCTTTATTAGATTTATGAACCATTCTCTTTGACCACTCATAAGAAGGATAAACAATCATTAATCATCCTCCCTTGCCAATTTAGATATGGCATATAAATATGCTATTTTCTGTGCTTCTTTGGTTGTCCCAGAAATATGAGGACTAATAACAATATTCAAACCTTCATTCATAGCATTAATCATCGCGCTTTCGCTAACATCGTCTTGATATTCACCAGATATAACATCAGCAGCATACCCCTTTATTTTGCCTCTTCTTATTGCTGCTATAACCGCTTTCTCATCCACAATATCTCCCCTAGACGTATTAACTAAATAAGCACCATCTTTCATTTTGTTAATAGCTTCTTCATTTATCATATGATATGTTTCTTTATTCAAGTGAATATGAAGAGCAATAACATCAGATTGATATAATAATTCATCTAACTCTACCTGAAGATACCTATTACCCACATCCTTATAAGGATCAGTTACTATCACATCCGCGAAAAAAGGATCACAGAATTTTGCATAAATCTCTCCTAATCGACCATATCCAATGATACCGACTCTAAGATGATCTAATTGTCTACTTCTATATTTCTCGTAGTCCCATTCATATCTACTAACCCCCTCAACAGCTTTAGGTAGATTTCTAATTAAAGCAAGCATTAATGTAAACGCCATCTCTGCTGTAGAAGTAATAGTCTCAAGTATTTCATAATCCTTGGCCAAACATAAAACTTCTATGTTATTAATCTTGCAATAATCCATAGCTATATGATCTGTTCCCGTAGAAGCAGTACAAATAGTATCCACGTTTGTTCCTGCTAACAACTCTTCATCAATCTTAAAAGTTTGTTTACATGGATTCGAAAATATGGTATCTATTTCATGGTAAATTATTCTATTTTTAAGATCTGTTTTGGCAATATACGGATCATAAATAACTTCTCCACATTTTTGAAGAGCTTCTATTGCCCCCTCTATATGTTTAATGGGTGTTATACAAATAATTTTTCTTGATAAGTTAGTCATTATATTTCAAAGCTCCTTAATGGTCCTTTTGTGTAATCATATTTATAAAATTTATACAACAATGTATCTTTATATTTGTCTTTAACTTTTTCGAAAGTTGAGGGATGCTCAAAGTCCCATCCCCAATATTTAATCCATGCTTCAGGACCAACCCCAACTGCCGAGTGATAAGTATCATCTTTTTTTACTCTTTTTACAGACAAAGCAGGCAATCCAAAAAGCTTTTTTAGATCAGGTCTATGTTCTATATATAAATCAGGCAAAACTATGTTATATATATTTTTATTCAAAAACTGAAAAGCTATATCATCCCAAGATCTAAAAAAACGCATATCTCTATCTAAATCTATTTCCTTTTTAAACAGAGATACATTTACAGCTATAGCATACCAGACAGGCACCGCTATCGCACATGGTTTTGAAAATTTATCTTTACCAACTGGATGACCTATCCTATTTTTCACCTTCTTTCCACAATAATAAAGATCTCTTGCTCCTGCACTTTCTAAAACACTTCTTGACAATACTCCCAACGGCATTTTACCTTCTCTAAATTCTTTTATTATCTCCTCGTGCTGATTATCTCTTTTGAATATATTTTGAGCTAAACTATTAAATCCAATTGTCCCAAAATTATCTAACTTACCATTCTCTACAATACTATTAAATATGTGAAAAAAATCTTTTTGAAGAGGCCAGCAATCATGCTGAAACCATACTATATATTTTACATCATCCCCAAAAAATCTTATAGCTGAATCAATGTTATAATGCATCCCTGGTTCTTCTCTATCCATATAAGTCATGTTGTTATATTTATCACATAATTCTCTTCCTTTTTGTTTTTCTTCCGCCGAAGAATCTTCATCTATATTCAACACTGGAAATATATTACCATCAGATTCTTCTAAAGTCTGTTTGCACCATTTTTTCCCCATAAAATCATAATTATTTCTACTTGTCAATAGAATACCTATTTTATGATTCATTTAACTGCCTCCACATTAAGATGCATTAACCTTCCCTGCTCTTTATCCATATGAGGCAAATAAGACTGACTAAAATCGTCAATATGGGAATGCTCTGTATCTCTCCAGTTATATCTATGAATGTCCTTAAAACCAATTTCATATAAATCTTTTTGCAAACTACGAAAATCCCAACACATATGATGAAAATTCTGCTCATAGTCCTGACCCCCATATAAAAGACCAAGAATTGAATCCAGATCTTTATTATGTTGATAATATTTTACAATTGACTCAAAATCTGGCACTCCTATCCTTAGCTTCCCCCCTGGCTTCAATAATTCATACCATCTTCTTAATGCATTTTTGTACTCCCATCTAATAAAATGCTCCAAAACAGAACAAGAATAAATAACATCCACCGTATTGGGCTTAAAAGAACGCAAATATTTTATATTATCCACCTTATCCACTTCTTCCATTGGCCTTATATCAATATTAATATATCCATCAATATGCTTCTCTCCACAACCCAAATGTAATTTTAAAATCATTTAACCTCTCCAATTATTTTATCTATTCTATCTACATATACATCAGTAGAATTAAAATCTAAACCGCCTTCTAGTGTATCGGTAATAAAATTAATATCTTTACCATCTTTTTCTTGTTTTTCAATAGATTCTCTCATTTTTATAGGATCACTACCAATCATCCCCTGATAGTTCGAAAAATTACCACTCACCCCATATCCTTTTAACAAAATACTTGGTATTCCCATTTGAATAGATTTAAAATTCAATGTAGATGAAGCGCCTATTACACATATAGCATCAGCAATAAGCTGATTATGATCCTCGTGATAATCTATACAATGAACATTTTCATATGATTTAAGAGAATCTTTTAAAAGTGTAGTTGAATAAAATAGTTTCAATTTTTCCTTAATTATAATATCACAACTATAATCCTTACTTAGTTCATGAATTTTTAATTCATCAAAAATCTGTTTCGTAAATATCTTAAAATGAGAAGTCTGTCCACCAATTAAAGCAGGATCTGTAAAATTAGGTATAATAAGAATATATTTATTCCCCCTGCTATATCCTTTTAATTTATCGTTATCTGGAATGCCTCCCGTAAAAAGCTTATTTGTTAATTTCCCTTTAGAAATAGATTCTAATGCTTTCTTTTCTTTTTTCCCAAAAACAAAAGAATAATCGTAAAGTCTGTTTAATCTTTTATGAATCCTATAAGCTTTAATCTCCTTATTTCCATGAGGACAACCTACATTAATAATATCTTGTTCCTTAAACCATTTATATATCTCATTCAATTGACCACCCTTGATAGTAATATTATTATCCCAAATAACCAAATCATAATAATCTCTTTGTAAGTATTTGTCTATTTTCTTAACAAATCTATAATTCACCTCTGCATCTTTGTCGGCGGCGTGGAAATACTGTGGCCCATGCACGATATGAGAACAATATTTCTCACACATGTCATAAAAACCTATACGAGGATCATCCATATTAACCCATGGTGTTTTATTACTCATTTGATACATATTGAGAACATGAACATTATATTTCTCTGATAATTTAGGAATAATAGGATATATTTTTTCTCCAACTCTATACACGGTAGTAATCAACAAAATATTTTTCATTTTAATTAATAACCTTAACTTTTATGTTTCTAATGCCTAATACGCAACAGGCTGACGCCCTGTGCTTTTTACTTTTTAAAACATATACTTCTTTATTTATCATATATTTTTTATCGACATTTCTAATAACTCTTATTAGATGTTTAGATTTGTCATACTTGTTTTGACAATATCCATATTTTTTTACAGAATCAACCATATCTATAATTCTTCGAGAAGCATTGTATTTGTGAGTATCATTTTTAACTGTTGGAGCTTCAGAATATCTATCATATTCATATTTGATGAATATATGACTATCTAAATTCTCCAATACTTTCTTACCATATTTTATATAATCTTCCGCAAAAAGGGTTAGTGGATGATTCCCCATCCATAAATAGTTGCCATCTTTCCTCCAATACTTTTGATAATAATCCACCAAATCAGGTTTGTAAGGAAAAAATAATAGATCTATTGGTATGGTTATTATCTCGGACATGACAAAACCTCTTCAAAGAATTTGATATACTGTTTTGCTATATATTTGATATCTAATTCTCTTCCATCAGTTTTTACAGAATTATTTTTAACATAAAACAAAGCATCTGAAATTTCTTTTAAATCAAGCTGTGGAGGATCATAAAGAAAAGTAGGCTTATAATCCCATTGAACATCTTTAATCGGTACCCCCCCGAACCTGCCAACTTCAGCAGAGCCTCCCGAATCAGAATATACAATAGGGCATCCAGCCACGATAGATTCCACCATAGCATTAGGGCACCAATCTAACCATGCTAAATGAATAGTAGAAATAGCATGTGCTAGATACTCTTTAATAGCATCTGAAGAAATCTTCCTTAGCCATTTCACATTAGGATGCCGAACAATTCCTCCTCCATCTATGTCCCCTGCAACAAACAACATAGAATCTAATCCATTCTCACAGGCCTTTATAAATCCGTCACATATATTTTTAAGTCTTTTATGAGGTCTCCAATGACAATAAGTAAAATAATAATTCTTTATCTCTCTATCTAAAAAATCATTAGGTTCTGCTCCGTTTTGAATACACGTATATTTCTTATTGACTCCCAAAAATTTTTGATAAGCATTTTTGCAAAAATCTCCCTGATATATTAGAGCATCACTCCTATCAATGTATTTAACAATTTTTCTATTGTTTTTTTCATATGGCTTGGATTTATTAAGAATTAAACCATCTACTCTCATGATAGTTTTTTTCGCACTAATGCCTTTGATGTTTCTGCCTATATGCAATAATATATCTGCATCATTATCAACAATTTTTATGTTATTATCATTAAAACATTTTACAAGTCTTTTCAGAAACTTATGTTTCCCGCTTCGATCATTCAAACGTTCAGGAATACACACTTTCATATTTATCTTCTCTCCCAGGTGATAAAGTTAGACCCCTTCACTTTGTGGTAATTACTTCTTTTTTGCCATTGTCTTCCTGTATGTTTAATATACTCTCCATTACCAAGACCACAATATATTCCAGCAAATTTGTTTTCCGATAATTTAAACTTTCTTCGGATTTGTTTTTCTGGATTGTCCAAAATATTCATTTTACTAGCCATATCTCTAATAAAACCCCCCTTAAATAGAGTCGGATTTAATAGTAACTTATGATGTTTTATAAAATTATTTCTTTCATCTTCTTTATTTACTTTTTTAAGACTTAATTGGGGCAATCTTAATGACATCATATTATTATTTTTGTTTATTGTTGATACCATATCATCAATTAGTATTTTCCTGGACAATGTCCAATCGTCCTCCATGTGAAAAATTAATTCAGAATCAGTTGTTTGCCAACACCATTTAACTGCTTGTGCAAAATTAGGTTTATTAGATATATTATATACTACATTATCAAAGAAGCTCCTACCTACATTAACTACTTCCATAGGATCTATATCCTCGCCTATAGGATCTACATTCAAAATTAAACGATAATCTTTTTGATTAACCAATAAATTTTTAGTAAAAGACTCCAAAGTTTTACATAATAAGCTAGGTCGTATTGTTGCCGTGGTTGTAATGTCTAACATTTTTAAAGTCTACCCCATGTAACAAAATTAGAACCCTTTCTTTTATGAAGATTACTATTTTCCATCCATGAGCGACCACCTATGTCTTTAACATATTTACCCACTATATCTTTCTCAAAATACACCCCGCTCATAAAACCATCTTCTTTTCTTTTTCTATATAAGGTTTTTAATTGTTTTTCTGGATTATCTCTATCATTCATTCCTTGAGATATGTCCCTTAAAATTTCTGATCTCCATAGTGTCGGGTTTAAACCAACTTTTTTCCTAATACGAAATCCATAAAAATTACATTCTGGAGTTAGCCTCTTTCTAGACAATCTTAAAGAAGATAACGTTTGATTTTCGTTTAATAACTCAATCATACTATTAATATTTACTTTTTTACAAATGACCCAATCGTCTTCAAGATGAAAAACGAACTTTGACTCTATATTTTCCCAACACCACTTAACGGCTTTAGCAAAATTAGGCTCATCAGGAATGTTGAATAGAACATTATCAAAAAACTGCCTAGCCACTTCTACCATCCTCATAGGATCAACATCTTCTCCTATGGGATCTATATTCACAACAATCCTATATTCTTTCCTATTAATAAATAATTTATCAGTAAAAGATTTAAGAGTTTGATGAAAAAGATCGGGCCTCACTGTAGCAGTAATTGTAATATCTAACACTTTCTAACCATTTTCCTTATGCAATCATTTTTTCCGTTTTTTTTATAATATGATAATGTTTCTTTCCATTTCTTGGGGTGATTTTTTATCATATATCCAGCACACTCCATTGCTTTAACAAGGTATCCCTGTTTAGAACTGGGGCAATGTTTTTCCATTTGCTCTAACGTTTTTAAAACATATTTCAAAGCCCTATCGTGATCTCCTATTCGAGCATAATATTTAAAACACCAGAATTGTGGAGTGAACATTTGCTTTAAACTATTGCATTTATAAGCATTTTCCACCGATTTGAGATAATATGATTCCATCTCAGTTTTTTTGCCCGCATTGTTATTAAGGAATGCCTCATCTCCCAACCTATGTGCTTCCATCTCATAAAATAAGCACAACCCGTAATAATTTTTTTGTTCTTCAAATCTATCCCTTAAAGAATACATAAATTTTCTAGGCAAATTCCAATCGATATCTTCTCCACTCATCCTTTTAAGATCTTCTTCAGAACGTAATATTCCCTGTTTTTCGAACTGACCATATATATACCTAATGCAACCAGCATAACCCACATGATTATTAGGTGGATCATGAGGAAATTGCAAACTCAATTGCTCAACCACCCTATTAAATTGATTTTCGCTCAGTTTAGGTAAAGCAAAAAATATATCTTTCCCTGGTCTTCCAAGATAATCCCCTCCATTAAAAGCTCCCTTTATATTGCCGGAAGATTTAGGAACTTTAGCCAATATTTTCTTTGAACAAAGATCAATTAAATCTTCAAATAATAAATCATATCCCATAATCATTCTACCTTATCAAAAATTGCAAATATAGTACTCTTCCCCCTATGATCTCTACCTCTATAATTTTTATAATCTCTACCCATCTTCTCTACCATCTGCTTCAACAGTTTCATCTCTCTTCCTCTATCCGAATCATCTACGATAATAGTTACATCAGTATCAAATAAATCCAGATGATCAGCTAGAGGCATCCTGCCGATTTTTTCACCATCTATTTTTCTAGGAGGACCATCAACTAATAATAAATCATAATGCTCTGGTATGCCCCTCTTAACGGCTCCTATATCATACCATCCATTTTTTATAGGAGCATAAATATAATTAGATCCATATCTGTTCATCCATTTCTGACTATGCTCTACAGAGTAAACGGTATAATTTTTAACCATCCTTGCCGTTCCCTTCCCGCTTCCTAATTCTAGTATAGCACTACCTTTCGGAAGATTAGATTCAATCCATTCATGGATTTCATTGCACATTAAAAAACCTTTTCCCATTGTTCTGATCCTTATAAAATAGACATCAAATATTTATTAAAATCGGTATAAACAACATTTCTATATTTTTTATGACCTTCTATTTTATTAATAATAGACGCTAATCTTTTTGTGGTATTAATGAACCCGTATTTTTCCATATAATTACTCTTAATAGATTTAGCATCAAACTTCCTATTTCTCATTTCTATTAATGATCTTTTAATCTCATCGTAATAATATTGTCTATCCTTTTTCAATTCCTCCATAGAAAAAGCACCATCATATAACATTCCATTCGTATCATTAATATATTTCCACCCACCTAAGATATTTTTATTCATCATTAATGATTTACCTCTTAATAGTGTCTCTGGTATTGTTCTAGGACTAGCATCTCTTGTATTGGGAAAAATAACAAATTTACACTTATTCATTAATTTGCTGATTTTCACTTGATCAAACCAACCCCTTTTTATGACTATATTACTACGCCCCTTCAAAGAAGAACGAACCTCGCTAATTTGCACATCCCAGTTACCACCAGAATCGCAACGAGGTCTCGGAAAACGAGGATAATAATCTAATATCAAACCTCTCATATTTAATTCTTGAGATACTTCTACTATTAAAGGAAGAGCATATGCTCCTTTACATTTTACCCCCTGACTGCTATCTATAGTGAAGCAGAAAAAATCATATTCATAATTGGACCTATCTTGCAATAACGATATTTCTGGCATCCATAAACTGTCGCAGAGATCGGACTCTGAGAATAAATGTAATTTTTTATCACCAGTAGGAATATTATACTCTCTAAAAGGATGACAAATAGCTCCAATATTATCAGACCAACCCCTATCCTTGTAATAATATGAAAAATTACATACTATGCAAATGGAATTAGGTGTCAATTTCTCATCCTGCTCTTTCTTCCACCTCTGCTTTCTCATCACCCTATTAGGAATAGATACTATATGATTTTTATTATCTATCGCAAGGAGTCTTTTATACTTATCAGGAGGTATGTTCATTATTCTTGAACCTTTCTATATATTCTTGACAGGACATAATACCTTGCTTATTTTTTATTTTTTTCTCCATATTAAATTCCATATTATTGTCCAAAGCATAATCTACAAATTGCCTTCTGTAGTATTTGCCATCTTTATAAAAATTAGTTCTACGAGCTACACAACTCTTAACGCTATAAGATTTCATCGATGTCCCTTTATCTCTAACTCCTCTCCTAGTCTTTTTAGCTCCTTTTCTTTCAAAATCAGCAGCATCTAATCCAGGATGTAATGCTAATCTTAAATACTCTTTCCTCCAAAAAGCTACTTGCAAAGATATATAATACCTATATTTTGTTGAAATAGGGAATATGGCATCGTTTTCACATCCTATCTCTGGGAGAACTTTCTTCTTAGTATTAGATAATCTCAAAAACCCCATTTCTGGATAAGAAAGAAAATAATCAAAATGTTTATTCCATTTATCTACATCATTCTGATCAGTGAAGATATGGTCTTCGCAACACAAAGTAAAAATATCTTCTTCCACAAAGTCTAAAGCATATAAAATATTAGAAGAAAATTGCAAATCCTTATCTAATTTTATCAATTTGAAATCTTCCCCCATATTAACATGCTTTTTATAATCAGTAACCACATAAAATTTATCAAAGAAGCCCAATTTCTTCGCTTCTTTATAAAACATCGGGACAACTTCAAATAAAAACGCTGGACTTTGGATCAAAATAACTTTTTTCATTGTTTTTTATTTTCCTTTACATACCAATCTATTGTTCTTTTCAATCCATCTTGAAACTCTATCTCGGCCTGAAAATCAAAATAATTTTTTGCTTTATCCACATTTAAACATCTACGAGGCTGACCATCAGGTTTACTTAAGTCCCATATAATATCGCCCGAAAACCCACACAACCTAGCTATTTTTTCCACCAAATCTTTAATTGTAATTTCGAAACCAGCTCCGATATTAACAGGCTCCGGGTCATTGTATTTTTCAGTTGCTTTGACAACTGCTCTTGCTGCATCTTCTACATATAAAAATTCTCTTGACGCTTCTCCTGTTCCCCAACACTCAATTGATTTTTTATTAATATCGATAGCTTCAACAATTTTTTTAATCAAAGCCGGTATGACATGACTACTATTGATATCAAAATTATCTCCTGGACCATATAGATTAACTGGTAATAAAAAAATACCATTTAACCCATATTGATCTCGATATGCTTGCAACATTGTCAAAAGAGATTTTTTTGCTATTCCATAAGGAGCATTTGTTTCCTCAGGATATCCACCCCAAAGATCTTCCTCTCTAAAGGGTATCGAAGCAAACTTTGGATATGCACATATAGTGCCAATCTGCACAAACTTTTCCAAATTAAACAAACGAGCTTGTTCTATCAAATGTAGCCCCATTGCCATATTTGAATAAAAAAACCGCCCAGGATTATCCATATTAGCTCCTATGCCCCCAACCTCAGCCGCTAAATGAATCACAACATCTGGACGTAAATCTTCATACATTCGAATTACATTTTCTTCTTTTACTAAATCATAATCTTTACTAGAAACAGTAAATATATTATCATCAGAAAGAGCATAATCCCTTATATTCCTTACAACACATTTTCCCAGAAAACCATTTCCTCCTGTTACAACTACTCTTTTATTATCAAAATAGCCAGTTTTCATTATGCGATATTATCCTTATATAACTTTTCTTCTTTGGCTAATTTCATATCACTATTTATCATCATTTTAGACAATTCCTTAAATGAAACTTTGGGTTCCCATTTTAAAACATCTTTCGCTTTGGAAGGATCCCCCAATAATATATCGACTTCTGTAGGCCTATAAAATCTTTCATCTATCTTTACATATTCTTGCCAATCCAAATCAAGATATTCAAACACCTCGTCCAAAAATTCCCTTACAGAATGAGTCTCTCCTGTTGCTACAACATAGTCATCCGACTCATCCTGCTGCAGCATCAGCCACATTGCTTCAACATAATCACCTGCAAAACCCCAGTCGCGTTTGGCGTCAAGATTGCCCAGGTAAAGATCTTTTTGCAACCCTAACTTTATTCTCGTAGCTGCCCTGGTTATTTTACGAGTAACAAATGTTTCCCCCCTTCTTGGTGATTCATGATTAAATAATATACCATTACAAGCAAAAATATAATAAGCTTCTCGATAATTAATTGTTTGCCAAAAACTATATACTTTTGCACAACCATATGGACTTCTTGGATAAAATGGAGTTTTTTCATTTTGAGGAGTTTCTACTATGTTGCCATACATCTCGCTACTAGACGCCTGATAAAACTTAGGTTTATTGTCCATTAACCTCACAGCTTCAAGGACTCTCAATGTTCCAAGGGCATCAGTATCAACAGTATACACAGGCATATCAAAACTAACTCTGACATGACTTTGAGCACCCAAGTTATAAACTTCATCTGGTTTAATGTCACTTAAAATGGAAAATAACTTTCCATCATCTGTCAAATCTCCATATATCAAACTTAAATTATCATTTCCTACAATATGATCAATACGCCCTGTACTAAAAGTAGAACTAGGGCGAATAATACCATAAACCGTATACCCCTTATTTAATAACAACTCCGCCAAATAAGAACCGTCCTGTCCAGTAATACCAGTAATAAATGCTTTTTTATTCACTTTCTATTCCTCCAACATTTTCCCTAACAATATCTTTAGAATCTATTTCCACCCAATAAAATTCATAAACCACGCAACTGTCAATAATAGAAAATCTATGATATTCTCCAGGAGGAACCACACATGTTTGACCTTCTTGCAAAATCGTCTCATCTATAAGATCATAATCGTTTTTCCATCTTTCAACTTTTATTTTCCCACTCTCAATAAAAAACATATTATATTTGTGGTTGTGCTTATGTTTAGAACAATAACAATTAGAGTTCCCAACTATCCTATAAACTTCTACGTTATTCTTACCAAATATCTCAGAAGTAAAACCCCATATTTTTCCCTGCTTATCCATATTTATCCTATTTTAACATCTCAACGCCTGATAAATTAGTTTTTCTTTTCTCTATTAATGCTAAGACGTGTTTCTGTAACTTATTATTTATTCTTAACTTTTCTGGAGATCTATGCATTTGCCTATTGTGCCTACGATACAAACTAACATAATCTTCCACATAAGTTGTCTTAAAATTATGAAAAAATATTCTAGCGAACATTTCTCTATCACTTTTACTTCTTAAAGACTCATCGTATAACCCTATCTTCTTATGGATATCTTTTCTTAGCATGGCGCTCTGAGCATGAACCAATTTATAACAAGAAGCATTCTGTTTGCTCTTTTTCCATTTGGGCCACAATCTTGATTCTTTTGTCCTTGTCTCCCCTCTTTTTACAGTAAAATCCAGAACTGGACCATGAACGAAATCAAAACCCTCCTGTATCTTCTGGTATCTCAATGATATACCATTTTTCACATTCATATCGTCAGCATCTAGCATCACAAGAACATCAGAATCAGCAGCTTTTATACCCACATTTTTAGCATGAGAATATCCTTTATTTTTATCTAATTTGATATACTTAACTCTATCAGATATATATTTTTTAATACTGGGGTAGGGTTTATCAGTAGAATTATCATCGACTATAATCATTTCAGAATCTTTAAAATCCTGAGTCAAAAATGATTCGATACAATCAACGATATAATCCCTGTAGTTATATAAGGTCGTTATTACCGATACTTTAGGCATGCTCTTTTATCACCTTTATATATTGTTTAGCAACATTGTGAATATCTATTTCTGGACGATATGTTTTCTTCTCGCTTCGTAACGCCATTAGTCTACGTATGCCATCAGCTACTAATCCAGACGTTATTCTATCATGCTGACCAAGACCTGTTGGTTGAAATTTCCACTTATCAGTTTTGATCATTACCCCATCTTCAGACGGTACAATTTCTTTTGTTCCCTGTAAATTGCTATATAAAATCTTAAGCCCACAAGCCAATCCCTCAATAACAGCATTCGGACAAGACTCTATTTGAGAAAGATGTAATTGATAATCACATGCTTTAAAAATAGAAATGGACCTATTAAAATCACAAGGACCTAAAAAATGAATATTTTTATGTTTTCTAAATCTATTAAGATACTTATCTGGAATGCCGTACGTGTCTCCAATAATATAGAAATTATTTTTTATGCCTGCATCTATAAAACCCTGAATCATAGAAACTGGTCTCTTATTCTTTCTCCATATAGCAGAAGCAACAAAAGAACCCCCTGGAATAGATGAATCTTTTTCTATTCCCTTTAATTCGTCAAAATTAATCCCATTATGAATAATAGTATTTGGCCTCTGAATACGCCATATACTTTCGCACATTCTACGGGAAAACTCAGACTGATAAATTACAAATTTGGCATTTTTAGCGGCCTCTTTGTAAAGATGATTTTTACCTTCATACCCTCCTCCTATATAGCATCCATCCACTCTTAAAATCACAGGTTTTCTATGTTGCATTAAATTTCTTACAAATGCCAATTCTATATCAAACTTACCCTTGGGATCATGAACTATTTCTATTCCCATTTCTTTAGATTCTTTTTCAAGAACATCAGACAATCTTTGTCTAAATATCTTAGGTCCGCCACTGAATTTTTTCATTACTATAAGAAGTTTCATATATTTCTTAATTATCCAAACATTTTATTTTGTTAAAAATATTCAAACTTTCTTCGTTTTTAATCTTTACGACGCATGCTGAAAATAATTTGCCTTCATCAAACTGATAAAAATATAAATTATTATCTATATCAACTAATTTATCGACAACCCTCTTAATCCCTCTCCATTTTTTATCTCCATAATCATGAAAAAATACAACCCCAGAATCTTTTACATATGGCCAAAATTGTTCTAATGAAATTTTAGCTGGCATATACAAATCGGTATCTATATGCATCATCGCTATATCAAAATCATTTAGATCTTTAATAAATTCTGGAACAGTTTTTAGAATGTCTCCTCTAACTAAAGTGCAGAATTTTATAACTCCTTTTTTAGTTAAATTGCGAATACAATCATCGTAGGTATCATTAGCCATCTCCACTCTACGTTTCATTTTGCCCCTATCTATTTCAGAATTAAAATCAAAATCAGAAAAATCAGGAAAACCATGCCAGGTGTCAAACAAATAACCATCAATATTCAATCTCTGGGCCATTCTTACAGATGAAGACCCCTGCTTAACTCCGCATTCAACAAAAACATCATTACCTAAATGCACGTGCTCACAAACTATGTTAGAAATTTCTTCTATAAAATAACGATGCCATTGTTTCTTCGTTCTTTCTATCATATTTCACCTTCTATAATGGGATATGGTTTTATATTATGCTTTTTTCTATTCTCTACTAACCCTCGAACCAACTTCTTCCACGTATCTTTTGTGCTTTCTTTAGCAACTATCCCCCTGTTAACACCTTGCCTATATTTATAACAAACCCTATTGATAAACATCCCATTACCTAACTCCTCTAGCCTATAACCCATATACTTATCAACTGCGCACCTCAGTCCTTCAGGCAATAAATTACTCAAATCAGTACAACGTTTAGAGAATGTTCTCCAATGAGAATAAACCTGTTTTCTTTTTTCTCCTGAATCCAACATAGAACCCCACGGTGTAGGCATTCTACAAAAACCATCTTTAATATAATTCATTTTAACATCATTAATAGAGAATTGGGTATATATCCACGCAATATCTTTATACCGATTATATTTGCCCATTATGTATTCTACTGCATCATCTGATAGCATATCATCCGCATCTAATACCCCCATAAAATCACCTGTAGCATTCTCTATTGCTCTCCTATAAGAACTACTACAATGCAATCTTTTCTTATTTCTAATATAATTAAAAGATATATTATTCTCCGCAAATCTTTTTCTAAATCTTTTAACCAGCTTTCTAGTACCATCATCAGAACAATCATCCACCATAACAACTTCTAAAGGTCTATACTTTTGGGCAATGATAGATTTAGACCAATCCTTAAGATAGGAATATTTATTAAATGAAGATGTTAAAATAGTAAATTTATCGTTCATATTATATATTCTTACAATTAATTATTGGAGATGTTTTTAAATTATATCTTTTCCTACGAGAACTTGCTTTTCTCTTGATATCTCCCCACACATTAATGGCCTCTTTTGTTGAAGAAACAGATTTAGGAGAACCTACAGGATGTTGTCTATATTTATAGCACACTCTATCAACGAACATCCCCTGACCAAACTCTTCTAGTCTATATCCCATAAATTTATCCACGCCACATTTTAGTTTTTTACCAAATATTTTATTTATTCTTGGAAATCTATAACAAAATGTTCTCCAATGACCAAAACCGTGAACCCTTCTATTCCCCAAATCTAATAAACTTTCACCTTTTTTAGGACAACAGCAAAATCCCCTTTTCCTAGATTTCATATTCATATCGCAAATATCAAATTGAGTGTATATCCACGTAACATTGTTATATTCATCATATTTCTTCATCACATATTCAACTGAATCATCTACCAACATATCATCAGCATCTAGCACTCCGAAATAAGAACCTGTGGCATATTTGATCAAATCATTATATGAAGAACCGCAATGTAATCTACTGTCGTTATTAACTAGCACAAATTCGATACCACTATCTAAAAATTGTTTTTTAAAGCCCTCTACCATCTCCAATGTATTATCTGTCGAACAGTCGTTAGCAAAAACTACTTCTAATGGTCTATATTTCTGGGCCAAAATAGAATTCGACCAATCATATAAAAATTCTCCCTTATCAAAACTAGATGTTAAAATAGAAAATTTTCTACTAGGTTCCGGGATTTTTGCCAATTCTACACTAACTTCTTTTCGAGAAGGCTCCGATTCAATTAAATTTGCTTCATCCTTAAATCTATCAATTATTTCTACATTTTGTTTTGGTTCTTTTATCTTATCCGGGTTATTTCCCATAACCTCCTCCATAACTTTAATATATTTACATGCCATATATTGAGAATCCAACTTCTCCTTAAAATGAATCTTAGTAGTCGTTTTAAGTTTACTTAATTCTTCTGGATTTTTCACTAAACGATTCAAAATCTTTGCAGCATGTTTTCTGTTTTTAAAAACATACCCATTCACACCATCTTCTATAATCTCTTTATTCCCAAAATGGTCACTACAAACAACTGGAACACCACATGCCAAAGACTCTAAGATAGCCATACTTATCCCTTCGTCCTTATTTGTTTCATATAGAAATACATCCCAGTCTTTCATAATAGAAATTTTTGTAGTAAAATCACTAATACCCCCCATCATATTTACTACATTTCTTCCTTTGCTTTTTTGCCCTCTAACATTATTTCTACTTCTTCCAACAGAATTTCCTATATATTCATGAACCATTGCTTTTTCTAATTTAATATCTTTACACCAATTGGCCCAATCAGTTGGATGCTTCCACTGACATATCCTATTTACTCGACCTGTTAATAAAATACCTTTTTTATTAGCTTTTCTAGGAGCTATAGCGTCGTATTTATAAGATCCTACTGAATTATGAATACATACTTTATTAAGCTTAGGATACCAATGCTGCATAGCCTGCAACATATGATTACTAACTGCCACCATAATATCAATACTTTTAACCCTTGCCCATGAAGATGATTTATAAAGAGTATGATTAATAACCACGACTTTAGCGCTTGTTCTACTTTTAATTAAATCTAATATCTTATAATGAGAACTAGCTAATTTATGATAAATAACAACAACATTACCTCTTTTATTGATCTTTTTTAATATCCAATCATTATTTTTAGCATATCTACAAGGAACCCCATAAGAAGATATGAATTTATCATCTGTTCTATTATTTTGCGTATAAAAAATACTTTGAGGATATTGTGGATAATAATTCGCGAGGGCTTGATACAATTCAAACATCATAGATTGGGCGCCACCAATGCCAAGATTATCCACGAGATGCACGATATGAAACATAAACCATTCCTATCTGATATATTAGTCATCAAATATATCGAAATAAAAACAACTTATCTTTAGAAATGAATCTATTAGAAATGAACTAAATGACAATATATATATTATTCATATATGTTGCCATCATCTCTCTTGCTCTTTCTATATCATCAGAATTAGAAATGAAGTGTTCATAATGATATGAAGGAGATATTCTTAATAAGTGACAAGGAATACTCTTGTCAATAGAAGATAAAAATTTCCCCACTTTGCGGATCTGATCCTCTATCTCATCTGAAGAATAATATAAAGGAATACTAACCTCTATATGAGTGCCAGAATCATATGCCTCTCTTACTATATCCCTCGCCACAAATGCAGTTGCTCCAGTAATAGATAAAAAAGCACGAGTCCATCCTTTCCAATCTATATTGATCGCATCTGTTTTCGAGCAAATCTCCCTCCACGGCTCTTTATTAATAAATCCATTTGTTTTTAAGGCAAATTTTAAATCATACTCATGACATCTATCTGCCAGATCCATCAAATATTCATAAGAAATAATAGGCTCATTATAAGACATGTTGACAGATTGACAACTATTTTCAATCGCTATCTCTGTAATTTTTTGAGGCGTTAAAACTCTTGCTTCCGAATCTATAGGGACTTGACTAATAGTGTTATTCTCACACCATTCACAATTTAAATTACATCCAAACCCACCGACCGTAAGAGTTCTGGTATTAGGGAGAAAATGTCGAAATGGTTTTTTCTCGATAGGTTCTACAGCTAGGCAACTAACGGCCCCTGGTTTGATATGAACAATCCCATCTCCATTATTCTGACGAACACGGCACTTACCAAAGTCTCCCTCTTCCAGATAGCAGAAGTGAGGACACAATAAGCATCTCAGCACACCTGCATCTGCTGTTTGCTCAAATACTTGAAAACTCATAGATTATTTTTCTACTTTTTGTTCTTCTTGTTCTCTTTTATAATCTTCGGATTCTACTATCTCATAACCAGAACTTTGCTCTTCTTTCTCTTCCGGTTTTTTAAATTTTGCTTCTAGCTCTTTTTTCTTACCTTCTGGATCTTTCCACCACTCATAAATTTGACAATGGCCATACTCAAGATGCTCTATCTCATGCTGGGCAACAATACCAAGTATATCACCTTCTTTATACTTAGTAGTATGTTCTTTCCAATTCTGATCAAAATAAGAAATTTCCACCCACGCAAATCTCTCTATAAAAGCATATGTTTCTGGATAAGACAAACATCCTTCTCTACCCAATTTTATTTGGTCACTTTTTGATATAATCTCAGGATTAATCATATAGGTGATTTGATGAGAATCAGAATCGGACTTAATAACAATCAGTTTTTTAGATTCTCCAATCTGAGATGCTGCAATACCCACCCCGTTCTTGGCAGCATTCATAACTTGCGCCATCTTCTTAAAAATATCTTTTACATCTTCTCCCTCAGGAACTATTTCGCATTTGACCGAGAGCGCAGGATCATCATATTTCTTGATTTCTCCTAATAACATTTTTCTTCTCAAAAAGAAGGCGTCCTTCTGCTTGTTTTTATTTTTTCTACTGGCCCTAGCTTTTGCCTTACCCTTAAGTTTGGTCATATCTCTACCTTATGAATTGTAATAATTGATAACTTTTATTGCACTCTCAATTGAATTTCAATTTGCCCATTTTTATTTTCTCTGCGAGAAAGAATGGAACACTGCGTTGTGCTACCAACATATCTTTTTAACTTGTTTTCAGCATATGTTTTATTAAGACCTTTTAGATTAAATCTTGAGATATCTATATGATCTGCATGCATTACAAACCCTTTCTTAGTTCTCTCAAAACCCAAATCCCCATAAGATCCATTAAACTGCTCCTTAGGAACAACAAGATGGACATTAGATTTGCTTTTACTATAACTATTACTAAGTTGAACACCCTCTTGATGCACAGTTGGGTTATAACCCAAATCTTTTAAAGATTGAACTAACAAAGGCTCATCCTTAAAATTTACTTCTATTACGTGGTATGCTGAGATAATACACCTCTCTTTTCTTTGAACTAGACCTTAATTATTTTTCAAACAACTCATATATTATAAACGTTCGTCTTTCACTTTCAAGAGAAATTCACTATTTAACTCATTCTAAGTTGAATTTCTATTCTTCCGTCTTCACGTTCTGTTCTATTTACTACGTTCAAATTCACAGACTTAGAAACCTCTTTCCTTAATTTATTTTCCGTATACCTTTTATTCAAAGTTTTTAACTTTTTTCCTGTTCTCCAAGCAGAGTCAAAAGCAGAAGCATGAAGAACAAAACCTTTCTTTACTCTCTCAAAACCCACATCATTACTAGCTCCTCCAACCTGTTTGCGAGGAATGATAATATGTGCTTTTTGCTCTCTTTTATCTCCCTGATACCCAAATAGATTCTTAGCTTTCTCATGGACCTCAGGCTCATAACCCATTTCTCTCAAAGTTTGGATTAGGACAGGCTGATCTTTAAATACCACTTCTATGATATGAAATTCGGACATTCTATTCCTTTTTATTTTCGCTAGTATAAACTGTCGTAATCTTATCGACATATTTTATATCATCCCAATGAGCAATCATCTCCTCAGGACTTTCAAATTCATAAACTGTTCGATAAAGATCATTGACCGCTCTATTAATAGCATTGTCAAAAGAACAATAACGATCTTCAATACCACTTATATCAACAAAACGATCTGTTCGTAATGATATCCATTCCCATGTGTGCTGACCTGGACCAACCTTAATCTCTTTCAAAAATAACTTTTGTTTTGTATCTGTAGCACAAATATAAGTATGTTGCTCCGCAATAAGAACATGTGTCTCTCCAACATTAGGCTCTAAAATTTTCATTCTTACTCCGCTCCGTTTCTATTTGTCTTAATATAAACATACAAAAATCATAAACCACTCCTCTGCCCCCTGGAGATGAAGACCAATAATTACAATTTTTCTTAATAATATCGACAGCATCATTAGGACAACCCGCATATAATGACTGCTCTATACTCTCCAAATCATTTTCTGCATCACCGAAATAAGCAACATTATCCCAAGATATTTTTTCTTCAGCCAAATATTTATCTAACTCTTGCTTCTTATCCTCTACTCCTCTTAATAGTCGTAAAAAACCATTCTTATAACAATCACTCCAAAAAGAATCTGACCTCATAGTCAATCTATTAATTTGTTCAGCAATAACTGAATCCTTTGATTGACTTATAATGATCACTCTAATACCTGTCTTCATCGTTCTTTCAAGACCATCAAAATCCCTCGTATGAAAAGATTTCGATACATAGGGGATTCTCTGCATTAGAGAGTTCGCATCCTCAAATGCCGAAGTTATAACATAATGACCATCTGTTAAACAGCCGTCTACATCAGTTACGACAACTTTTATATCACTAAATTTCATCCTAAATCCATATAAAATAAGTAGTTATATCAATCTTCACTATCTACTTGGTCTATTATACTACATCCACATTCACTTTCAAATCATATTTTTCACTTTTTTTGCCGATACGTCCAGTTTGTTAGAGATATAAGAAATAGCATTTTTTAATATAGGTATCGGATCTCTAAAATCTACTTCATATCCCCTTTCAATAAAACCTATCATAGAGTTACATTTGTGACAAAGTAAACCCCTTGGATTCCCTGTTTTATGATTGTGATCTAGACATAATTTATTTTTCAATTTTTCCTCTGGAACACCACAAATATAACAACACCCTTCTTGATCTTTATAAATCTTTTTGTAATCTTCAACCGTTATTTTTATGCCCCGACTTTTCCAAACAGACAAGCGGCTTTTTATTGGATTATTATCTCTATATCTTTTGCTTCTAGCTTTTCTTTTATCCTTATTTTCTTTTTCTGGATGCTCTATCCTATATTTCTTAATTCTTGCCTTTATTTTTTCTTTATTCGTTTGATAATATTCTTGCTGAAACTTTTGTGCCTTTTCCTTGTTTTTCTTACGATATTCTTTATCGTAATCTCTCTTAGCCTCTTTAGATATCATTTCTCCCCCTTTTTATTTTTAATTTATTTCTATTTTTTTCTTCATCAAAAGTAAAATCTATTTTTTTATAATCCAATGACTTATAACAGGCTTTTAAATCTCTACATAATTTTTGCAACCCAGATAGTTCTAAACTAGCAGAATTATCAGTTCCTTTTGCCGTTCTATCCAAAGTAAAATGCCTTTCTATCCACTCGGCGCCAAGAGTATAAGCACTTATATCAACTGCTATTCCAAGATGATGACCGCTATAACCCACTTTTTTAAAATTCTTTTTTAACTCGACAATTTCCATTAAATACAACTCTTCAAATTTAACAGGATAAGAAGAAGTAGTTTGATATATTACCACCCTATTTTTTTTATCTTTAAGATACTCGAATAACTCTTCTTTCTCTTTTTTCCCTATCATGCCTAGTGATACATGAACATCTCTTTTGTAGTTATTAAAAATAGTATCCAATAAAAAATAATTTTCATTCATTGCAGAAGGAACTTTTATAAAATCAGGATTTAAAGATATAATATCAAATGCAGAATCTTCATCCCATACAGAAGAAGAATACCCTATACCAACTTCTTCACAATATCTTTTTAAATGCCTATGCTGATCTATTGTAAATTCTAAATTTTTCCTATGCTCTAAATAAGTTTCTCCAAATGAATGTATAGGACATGGATGAGACTGATTATGCATTTTTATAGGCACCGCCTTAATAGGATTTCTCTTTTGGAACTTGACATAATCTGCCCCGCACAATTTGGATGATATTATCATTTCTTTTGCCATATCAATGTCTCCCCCATGATTACAACATAACTCACTAACAACTTTACATTTCTTATATTCCATTTGAACTCTCCTTTTTATAATTCTTAATATATTCAAATAAAACATCGGTAACCAACTGAGTAAATGTCTTCTTATTCTCTTTAGCTATTTTTTTACATTTCTTAACAATCTCCACATCCATCTTCATATTAATGGGTTTTTTCACTCTTATTCTCCAATAAAAAAATCTTTATCTCGTATTTAATATATAAATACAAAATAAAGATTTAAAAACCTTCTTTTATTTGAAAAATATGTTTACAATAAATTAAAAATCTGACATCTGAAAGTCAGATCTTTTCATCTTGCGTAGCAAAGTAAAATCAATAAGATGAACATCTCTATGATATTGTTCTAAATATTTTTTTATATTTCTTTGTCCGCGAGGATTAACCGTGTGGATAACTATACAGGCATTTCTAGCTAATTGCTCCTCTTTCATCACCCAAGCAACATCTTCCCCATTCTCTTTAGGATGACCAAGATCTCTATCTAAAAATATAAGATCATAATCCTTAGTCCTCAATTCATCACAAGCTGTTTCAACATCCTTTGTATAAACTATATTACAATCGCCAAAGGTCTGCTGAAACCACTTGATTCTTTCAGGAGCATCTTCTAATATGAAAATATCTAGAACACCTTTATCCATTTTAATAATCAATCAAATACTCATCAATATTTTGTAACTCATCCTTAGTCACTTGACTAATACTTTTCACTCCATGCTTATTAACAAATTGAAAAGCGAATTTATCAGAATTAACTTGACTATCATTAGCTAACAAAACTCCAATAACCTCTTGTTCTCCTCTGACTAATCTTGCCCTCTTGCCGTGCAAAATATTAGGACCATGAATCTCTACTCCAACCTTTTTCTCTTTATTCTCTTCTGGCATTCTTATTTCTCCTTTACATGCTATCCCATCCTATGTTGGCATAACTTTGGTTTGATTGTTTATCTATATCCTGCAATGCTTTTCTAACTTTCATTATGGCTTCTCCTAACCAATTAGTTCCTCTCCAATTCTTGGAATCTAATATTTTACAGTCTGTAGCCCATAAACCCACTCCCCAGATACAATCTGTAGGACTGGCTTCAACAATAATTTTATGTTTTGTTTCTAATAGCTGTTGTTTACAATCTTCATTCTGAGTAAATTTAGCATAATTAGCTTTATAAACAACATCTCTAGCTATTTCTTCCCACTTATCTTTATCGAAATTTTTAACTTTTCTTCCCAATGCTTTTTGCTCAGCAGGATCTCCAGAACTCCAAATCTTTTTAGCAGATTCATGATCTCCAAAAAGTTTAGCTTTTCTATACATCATATACTGCTCACAGCAATTAAAAAGATTACCATCTAATTCAAAACTTCTCATGGCCCATTGAGAATAACACGAACCATAGAAATATACGTGGGTATCTGTTTCGTAATAACTTTTTGTTTTCATTTTATTTTCCTTTATCTTCAATCATTTTCTTTAAATCCTCTTCCATTATCTTTTTCAAAGATGGACTATAACACTTTTCAATATCTTGGACAAGTCTAAATGCCTGTTCGTGCCATTTTTCTTCTTTGTATGGACAATAAAAATAATCATGCAAAGTTTTGCCGTTCGCCATGGCTTGAGCCCATCCAGTTGAACCATTTTCTCCACGTTTCACATCGCAAAACGTTCCACATACTCTACATTTCATCTCATCAACAGAGTCTGGATCAGTAAAAAATACATCATAACCTTTCATTGTTTCTACCTCTCTATAAGTCTAAAATTTCAATTCTGGTTTTTATCTTATTATTCTCTATTTTATTTCTGAATTTTCTTGGCCTTTTTCTATATTCCATCTTTTCCCAATATTCTAAACATCTTTCATCAACTCCGTCATCAGAAAAAGGATGAACCAAATTATTATTACTAGAAACAACCTCACTTTTTGGATGAATGGGAGTTTCCACATATCCTGGGGACCCTACGCCAAATTCACCGCCCCATTCTATTAAACTATCCAATTCTTCTATCTCTGATGAGGTTAATTCTTTTGCCATATAAATTTCTCATAATATTAAAACTCAAACACTTGCCCCTCTTTAACAAAACCTGCAAATCCATCTGCAACAGCATCAGGCATCTCTCCATACTTCCCATCATATTTAGAAAGATCAGTATAGTGGTAAAGCCATATCCGTTCTTTATAATAAAGAGGCATCTCTTTTAATACGTTATAATTACAATGAACACCTCCTAAATTAAAAACATCAACATCTTGAAAAACAAAATCTATTTTTTCATTCCAAATGGTGCCTGGAGGAATAAACATAGTATCAGCAGATATATATATTCCCTTTTTATAACTATCATCTTTAATCAGCAAACCATAACTATACATATTACCAACAAACGAACTAATATGTTTATTTTTAATTAACTCCATTTCCGCCGTCCCAAATGAAAAAATAGGATCATCATCAGGAATAGAACGAACATTAAAATACGTTGCAAGAGTCTCGAAGTTACAACCGCCTTGAAGTTTATTCATAGCTGGTGACAACATACACCAAAGCTCATTAACCAAACTTTCATGGATATAAAGATTAATTTTTCTCTTCAAAATAAAATATGAGTAATATCCGAGCCAACTCAACCCATAGCAATGATCAGAGTGCAAATGTGATATATATACCGAATTTAATTCTTCTACCTTTCTTCCTGCTGCCCTAAGCGAGTGTTTTATATCTTCTCCACAATCAAAAAGCATTGCATTTTTTTTATCTTCTATTAATATATTGGAGTTATAACCATTGCTTAATGCAGAAGCAACTCCCAAAAAAATCAAATTCATTTTAATTTCTTTCTACAAACACTGCATTGAGTTCTATAATTTTTCTTAAAACCGTAGTGGACAAATTCCTTATTACAAACCTTACAGACGGTCTTTTGTTCAGAATAACCATTTAAATTCCACTTATAAGAAAATGATTTTAAAAATCCATCACCGATATAATCTAGAAATTTCAAAACAAATCGACCGCTAATAAAAATAACTGGTTTATCTTTCAAAAAATGGACAGACGCATTAAATCCATTAATTTTATCCTGCATTTTATTAAGAAGCTTCTCCACACATCTTTTAGAGAAAGCATTTGTGGAAAGAGATATTGAAGCGCTTTGTCTTTTCTCTTTACAATTTATACAACCATCTCCTATATACCAAAAATAACAGCACATGGGAGTAAGATCTAATTCGTCTGGAACTATTTTCTCCCCATTCTCATACCATTGATAATACAAATTACGAAAAATTGGCTTACAAGATTTACTCATATAATATTGTTTTTTTCTCTTGAATCTTTTCCCATTTATCTTTCCCTCATTTGACAATTTAACACAAACTTTAGAATTACTTTTAAAAATTCGATTAAGTTCTACATTAACATGTTCTACAAATTCTTTACTAATATTCGCCAATCCAAAGTTATGAGACTTATCTATCCATGCATCGCCCAACAGATTACCATTTATTATATCTAAAAAATTAGAATCTGCTAAGATTTTATCAATATCAGCTTCTTTAATACCTAGATGGCCCAAGGTGTGTGCCTTTGAAATAGATTCTTTACTTAATGATATCCCTTGTTTTTTAATTTGCCCTCTAATGCCAGAATAAGTTCTATTAGGAAGTAATCCCATCATTTCAGATAAAGTTAAATCCGTATTTCTAACAACATTTATCTCCTCTTCTGTCCAAAAATATTTATTCATATTTATCTCCTTTACAAAACTACAATAACGTTCTGTAAAAAGATAATCAATTCCTTTATTTTCATCATATTGGTCTTTCTAACTTCATTGATTCCAATAGTTTAGAGATTAAAAGAAAATCAAACTCTTGGTCAATTTGGATATTATTTATACCACTTGTCTCTACAACACATGGGTTATACCCTATTCTACATTCTGTGTCAAGTAAAATTTCACTTTCTACTAGGTAAATGTTGCCGTTGTCATGAAAGATAAATTCATTTTCATCGAACTCTTGCCTCATCTTCCTTTCACAAGAAGGATTCTTATCAACAGTATATTCCCATTTTTCATCTATTTTTTGCCATATAAAAGGAGTATCTTTACCAGCGGTCAATAAACTGTCATATCCTCCTTTATAATATGCTTCGATACTTCTATCTAACAATCCATCCAATCTGCAAGGAGAGGTAGGTTGTAAATTTATAACAACATCATATTCTTCATTAAGAAATTTCAGAGCATGAATAAGAGCATCTTCATTCTTAGAAAGATCTGTAGCATATTCGTCTGGTCTTACAATCCAACCATATGTCTTATCTTTATCTACCTCTCCTGCACATTGCTCACAAATTCTCAAACACTCATCACAATTAGAAGATAAAATAGTAGCATCAATATATTTTGATTCTAAAGAAGCCAACATGGACCACATGAATAAAGGATATCCACATAAATCTCGGTAATTTTTCCCTGGAATTCCTTTCGACCCACCACGAGCCGTAACTATAGTTAATATCTTTTTATCGCCTATCACGTTTCTTAGTAACCTTTTTCTTAACTATTTTTTTCCTAGCTATTTTTTTCTTAAGTATTTTTTTCTTAACTTTCTTCTTTTTTATCGTCTTTTTCTGCACCTTTCCTGCTACTTTCTCGATGTTGGGATGATCAGCTATGCAATCAAGGGCAGGATCTTTTAGGTTGTATTTTGTTACGATATCCTTTAATTTATCTATAGGCATCTCCCTATCATTCTCTCTAGCTACTGCTCTTGCATTATCCTGAATCCTCTGGAGGGCTTGCGCCTGAATCATATCCGCTTGGTCATAAATGTCAGTTTTTTTCTTCGCTGCCTCACATAATTCCTTTTTTAGGGATACAACTTTATTTTTGATCATTTCATCAACAACCTTATTTTTTAAAAGGATATATTCCTTATCACTAGACATGGTTCCTGTTGTTAATCCTTCTGTCATTCTAGATATATATTGCATTTCTTTTCCCAATATCTCTTCATCTATCCACTCTTCGCTAAGAGTTGATAAATCTAATTTTACACCATCTTTAATTATAATTGTTTTTTCTTTCATTTTTTATTTACTCCTTTTTTTCTTATTACTTTTTTAACAGATTTTTTCGTTTTCTTTTTTGAAATTTTCTTAAATATTTTATCTCTCAGATCAGATATCTTCTTAACATCTTTATTAACTTCTTTTATATTCTCTAATTCTTCTTTATTTAGACAGGCACGCCTGTTACTTTCATCTTTGATTAAATCTTGTGCTTTTATAACAACTTTTTTCTCTTCTGGTTTCCGTGCTCTAACTCTAATTGGATCTTCACCTTTAGATAAATCTATCTCTTCAACATTGGAGTGACGACTCTCACTACCCGAATATCGATAATTTGCTGCCCTATCGGCCACCATTTGCGCAGATATTTTCTGCAATTGATTTTCTGCTCCTAAAACCACTTTATCACAAAGTTTATCAATTTCTTTTGTTATAACACCTTCCATAGCTTCTTCCTGAAATTCAACAAAATCAGGATCTGAATTTAGAATCCCAGAATATAAACCCTTTGATATTTTAGCAATACGAGACATAGATTGTGACACTATCCCCCTATCAGCTTTAAATCTATTTAAACCATCCTTCAGGACCACCCCGTTAGCCATCACAATACCTTTATCTTTACTCATTTTTATTCTCCTTTTCTAATACTTCCTCAATAGTCATCTTCGGAAAACAATCTAAACTACTATTAGAAGCATCTATAATGTTAATTTCTTTTCCTATAATATCTTTATTTACTTCTGCAAAACTCTCCCAATATTTTCTATAAGCTTTTTCATCGAAACCTATTTGTTGAGTTTGACGAGTAAATTTTCTACCTTTTATGCGATATTGTTTTTTCTCGCCAGGAAATTGCCAATAATATCTTTTACCATCTACTACCCTCGCGTCATTCCCAATCAATACGATAGGATTACAACCTAGGATATAGGCAATATGCAAAGCGGAGCCCATAGAGATTCTTGCCCCTATTATCGGTTCATCTTTAGTAAGTCTCAATCCGTCCAAATAATAACTGTTGTTTTCTGGTGAATACCAACTCTTGTGATCATATAAAATAATATTTTTCCAATCACTAACTATATTCTTAAATTTCTTCTCGTAGAAAAATTTGACACATGGAGATTTTTTAATAACGTCATAGTAATTCCAACTTTTTATGTCAGAGTCATCAGATATAAAAAAATCACAATCAGAATATTTATCTATACTTGAATTAACTGCTATACATAAATAATTCTTTATAATATCTATATTTACATCATGAAGAGAAGGACCACTTCCTAATAAAAAAGTTATCTCCCCTTTATTTTTATCTCTAAAATCACTTACTTGCATTATTATTCCTCGGAAAGAGGATATTTCTCTTCAATAGCTTGGATCATAAGAAATTGATAAGGAACATCTCTTTTTAATTCGACAGACTTTTTTCTCGCTATTTGCTTAATATGTGTCAATAAATCTTCATTCATTCTCATAGAAAATACCCTAGTATTATCTTGTCTATAACCGTTTAATCTTGTTTCTAGAATAATATTAGCATCACTATTATCTGTATCACAAATTATAGGATCAGGAGAGATGTCCATAATCTCTTGATCTGATGCTCTCTTTCTAAGATCTACTATATTTTCATTTTTCTTTCTTTTTGTCATTATCTTTCTCCTATTTAAAAATCTTTAGTTATGGCCTCGTCCCAAAATTGTTTTGTAACAGGACCTATGGTCCCTTTATTATCTTTATAAATATTGCACAAAAAATCATAAAACATTTGCGCCTCTCCCTTTAACCCTAATAACTTCGCAGATCTAATTATTCTACTTATTCTTAAAAAATTATGATTACGAGGAGTTAACCACACAGGATATCTATAATGCCAATGCTCAAAAGAAGTTCTTACTTTATGTTCGTAAATATTAAGACCATAGAACATAAGCATAATTTCAAACATAGTTCTCATCTTCTTCTGTAAATCAGGACGACGATTAAATTCGTCTATATCTCCTTGTCTTAATATAGGAGAAGTAGGAACTGCTTTACTTTTTTCTGGCAAAGGAAATATCCACTGTATATAACAATGATTTTTCTCCAATCCTGCATCAGTAAATCCACTTATATCGTCAATAGTATATCCCTCTTGGTTCCTAGCTCTACCCTCGTAAAATCCTATTATATCTTTAGCCATCTTTTTTCCGTAATCGTGCAATTTTGTAAGTCTGTAATACTAATTATTATATTACGCTTCAAAATCCTCCTTTTTTCTCAAAAAAAATGGACAGTGCAAAAAATATTGCATTATCCACTTTTTACTATTTCTCAAAAAACTACAAATCTAATATTTCGAATCTATTCCCAATTGGTTCAAATATCTCTTCTTCTCTCCAAAAATGAACTTCTTTTTGCTCAAATTTAATATTATAATAAAGACTTCTTGGATCGCTTAAGGAAGTATTTGATACTTTCCACATTACTATTCCTTTCTTATTCTTAAATAATTTAGCATGAGATATTCGATCATTATATATAATCTCTACTGATGTATTCAAAGGAGGAAGTTCTTTATTTATTGATATCCATTTGCTCATAAATCTAATATTGATATATAACCGTTTTTCCTAATGATTCGGCATATTTTATCTCTTCCTTTGTAGTCTTTCCTATATATCCACCAACATTCACAACTAATATCTCATCTGCCATCTCTATCTTCCTCTTATGCAGATCATGGAATAGTAATAGTTGCTCATCAGACCATTTAAGATTATCATGATGAGTAAAACAACAAACCGATAAAACTATTTTCTCTTTTAACGATTGCTCCCATGTCGCTTCTTCAAATTCTTTCTTAAATTTTGTAGAACCACATAAACAAATAATTTTATTGTCTTTCATATTTGTTTTATTCCATCTAAATATTCTTGTCTAGTCATGGCTTTTTTCGATCTGCCAGGATTCATGAGTTTAACCCATTCTTCTCTACCTCTTTCTAACTCATAACTATCAGGAGTTTCTTGACCATCACCTAAATTAGCAACTCTATCTAATTGCTCTTGTGATATTTCTTTTCTATGATATGCTAAATAATGAATACAATTTGCGTTAGTCATCTCTCCATTAGACAATAAAAAGTCATGCCCTCCTGCATTTGCTCCACATGAGCAATTATGCCAACCACACCATCCATCTCCCTCATTAAACTCATACCCCTGACCCATTACACTATACCTACGTATAGTTCCCTTTTTAGCTTTCCTCAACGAAGCCGACATCTTTTTAGTCAACTCGTCAATAATAGGAATGTTAGAAGGTTTTTCTTTTGGTTCTATAAATAATAATAATTCTGAATTAATTGCCATTTTATTTTTCCTTTCTTACAAATCTAATATTTCAAACCTATTCCCAATAGGTATTGGTTCCACATAATCTTCTGCTAGACATTCGATCATATCATCAACACAGATATAACCTATTTCTTCTAACTTATACCATTTTGGTCCTTTAGTATCTTTAATTGTTACAATTCTGCCATTGTTTAATCCATTAATCTCTTTTTCCATAAAACGACAAAAACATGGATCAATTTTTATATAGGTTTCATTAATCAGTCCAAATTCTTCCTCCATCTGGTCCCATGTTTTAATCCTTACCTTGTTGCCTATTCCGTATTTCATAAATCTAATATTTCAAACCTATTGTTAATTTTCTTTCTTTTCTTTGTTTTATCAAAATTAACTCTATCCCAATCTACAAAATTAAGCACTTTCCTATTTTTACCTATTAGCTCAACTATATGATCAAGATCAAAATTATCTGAGTACTGGATAAAAATAGGATGTTTTTTTGACAATAACTCACATATTTTTTCTTTTTGATTTTTGACATATCTCACAACATAACTATTTTGTTTAACTGCCTCTAAACACATTTGTTCGGTCTGATTCTCGACAAACAATAAGGCAGTCCCAGTTTGTCTTATTGCTTCTATACATATTTTTTCTGTCTTATTTTCAACAAATTGCAAAGATAAACCATATTGTTTGACTGCCTCTAAACGGATTTCATCTGTTTGATTTTTAACATAACGCAAAACATAACCATTTTGTTTAACAGCTTCTAAACATATTTGTTCTGTCTGTTTTTTAATAAATTGCAAAGCACCTCCATTTTGTTTGACTGCTTCTATACAAATTTGTTCTGTTTGATTCTTAACATATTGAATAGCACGACCATTTTTCCTAATCGCCTTAAAACATATCTCTTCTGTTTGATCTTCAATGTATCTCAAAGCATTACTAGTTTGCTTAATTGCTTCTAGACATACGTATTCTGTTCTATCTTCAACAAACTCCAAAGCCAGACCAGTTTGCCTGACCGCTTCTAAACAAATTTGTTCTGTTTGATTTCTAACATGCTTTACAGCAAAACCTCCTTTTTTCACTGCCTCTAAACAAATTCGTTCTGTTTGTTTTTCAACAAACTCCAAAACACAACTGTTTTGTCTAACCGCTTCTAAACAAATTTGTTCTGTTTGATCTTCAACATATTCTAAAACCAAACCATTTTGTTTGACTGCTTCTAAACAGATTTGTTCTGTTTGATCTTCAACATAATGCAAAGCATAGCCATTTTGCTTAACTGCTTCTAAACATATCTCTTCTGTCTGATTTTTAACTAGTAATAAGTCTCGAAAATCGACATCATGAAAAATCATTTTTCCTGATATATATTCTTCTAGTTCTTTCAAAGAAATATTACATTTTTTACAAAATTCTTTTTTGTCCATCTGTCAAAACCTATTTTTTGTAACTTTCGTATATTCTAACGGTCTTCTAACAGTAGGAGGATGAACTCCTGCTCTCATACTCATAATCATACCTGCTGCTTCAATATAATTATCAACAAATATAAATCTCTCATCTCCATCCTCAAAATCATTCAAAACAGTCGTGTTCTCCCGAACTACTATGATAGGTATATTACTGGCTAAACAAGCCCTATGAGGAGGACCAAAACATCCCATAGGACTTATCATAACATCTATGTCAGGAAGAGTCAGCCAATTTACAGAAAATTCTGGGACACCTCGAACTCCCCACCCTACATCAACTATTCTTGGAGCTTGATGAAGTCCTTTCAATATACAATGAATATAATTCTCTGTAATTATTTCAACTGCTTTTCTTGGATCAACTACTTCCCGAAATTCTTTCATACTATAATCAACAGGACCGTGAGCCACTGGCTTATTTATCCTATCAGCAATTATTTTAGAAGCCACAGCTTCAACCCCTCCTACAGGATTTACTCCACCTTCTCTAAAATAGTATATAAGATCATCTTCAGAAATAGTAATAGGAGTAGCAATAGCTAAAGCATCAAACTCATAATCCTGAACCTGTCTAATTAGTGCTTCCCAACCATGAACATCTCCCGTAGCCAAACCATTTTCCATTCTGGCAATAAGTTCTAAAGGAGTCTCTAATTCAACTATCTCTGCATCTATACCTAAAGAAGCCCTTGCGGCAGAAACGGCATTAATAGATTGATAATCGGCTGGAGCATTTACTACCACTAAAATCTTATTACTATAAGGTTTTTTCAAAATGATACGACCCTCTAGGAACCTATCTAGGATGGACCCCTCAACATACCACGCATTAGGAGGCATCTCATTGATGTCCGACGCATTGACAACGTTTGGATGAAGAATCAATTTATCACAACAAGATCCTATTAATCTAGCTGCTGGTTGAGCATCTCCTGCGTCGCCGCCGATTTCGCAACCAATACCAGTTGGTATGACTAAAACTACATTCATATTATTTCTCCTTATTTCTTAATTTCTTCTAATATCTTGAAGAGCATTATTTGTTAATTCTTCTACAATCTCACATAATTTACTTCTGCACTCTACCTCCAACAAAATTTCATAGCCCTTTACACCCTCTCTAAAGTCATTATCAATAGTATAAAAACCATGATCTTTTAATTCAAATACAATATCTCCATCTTCCGTTGGGTATTTAACAATCTCAACAAAAGCTAATTGATTTTCCCCTAGTTCTTCATACGGTTCATTATTACTAATTGGATAACCATCCGAAAAATTATTATTACCCAAATATTCTGAAATAAATAACCTATCATTTGCTTTGAAAACAAATCCTACTTCCATGAAAATCTCCTTATCTTATAATTTTCCAACATTATCATATTGGCCTAAAAATTCGTTATAAAATTTCTCTTTAGGAGCAAGATGCTCTTTTATGTGTGATCTCACATTTAGATAATTATAATAACCGTCATACATAACGATATAAGTAACACATTCTCTTAAACAACCATCATAATAACATTGTCCATAATCCTTATCATCTAATACCATATGTGTTAATATCCATATAATACCATCTTTATCTATTATATATCCTTTGTCTTTACTTATTTTCTTTTCATATTTAAAAGGAGAGATAGGATATCTATCTTCCGTAGAAAGAAAAAATGTTTTATCAACGGAATATATCATATTATTCCCCTTATCAAACTCCTTCAGGATATTTTATCATCAACTCTCTTAATTTCTCTTTTTCCATTTTCCTGTCAGCCAATGCATCTTTTTGTCTCTGATATTTAGTTTTTCCCGTTCTTTGTGTATATTCTTTTTCCGTCTCAAATCTTAGTCCATAAATTCTGATACCACTCGATCCATCATAATTTTGAGATCCATAAACATCAAAAGACTTATACTTTTTATATTTCTTTTTACAATTATTTAAAAATCTTACAACAGCACCTAATTTATAACAACTCTTTGGAATATCTTCTAGATATTCTCGAATAGTCTGTTTCTTTTGTAGCTTTTTCTTAAGCTCAACCACTTTTGTCTGCATTTTTTTTAATCTATCAGAATCTGTTTCCACGATACTACTCCTATCATCTTTTTATTCATTGTATTCTCCCTTTACAAACTTACCATATTCTTCTAAACTCATTCCTAAATACTCGTGCAACTCAAGATCACTATCCCCTTTATGCCATTCATCAATAATATCATCTATACTCTTATACTCCTCCACTTTTACTCCTAATCTATACGCCAGCCATTCTGCAACAATATGTCTATGGCAGAATTTATCTGGAGCTTCCCAGCAAAGAAGAATAGCATCTTTCCCTAGTTCTTTATACACCTCTGCTGGATCTAACTTGTCCAACACTTCTTTATAGTAATGCTCTGTATAAAAATCTTCATCTTCATCCTTTTTATATTTCTTAAAAAACCAATATTTAGGAGCAAGTTTTTTATACTCTCTTCCCTTATACCATGATGGAGCTTTAGCTGCTATAGACACGGCATTTAGGTCTTTTGCCTTTTCGTAATAATATGAAGTTTTCATTTTTTCCCTATTAATTTAAAAGCATAGTCTATCGATATTCTATCAAAAGCAGTAACTTTAGTAATATTACTACAATTATATATCTCTGCTTTTTTTATATCAGCAAATTTCTTTAATGCTTTATAAGATTTATCATTAAATTCAAAAACCCTATTTTGTTTTTTCCAAGAATCATAAATATTAGCATTAGCAGTTGGTCTATTTTTTCTATCATATAACGACTGCCAAAAATGATGTTTCCTATCATTATCATTATGATCTATTCCGAAAAGAAAAATTAATTTACAGCCCATTTGAAGAGCTAAATCTAGTGATGTAGGTCCAGAAGAGCAATAACAAAGTCCAACATCTTTGGGATTAACTATATCTTCTGAAGTAGGACGTGGAGAAAAAAACAAAGTATTGCTCATTTGTTCTCTATATTTTAGCCAACTATCACGAACTACTTTTGTGCAATTAGATTTCTCAACATCTTTCCAATAGGTCCATCTACGGCACAATACGTCATTGGACACCCAATAATGTTTCTCTGGGTCAAGATCAAATTCTGCCAAAGGCATAAATGCCGAATTAATAGAAATAACAACATAATTTAATATTTCTTTAAAATAAGGAGATATACACAAATCATGTAAAGATGGTCCTGCTCCTAATATTATGCATAATTTCCCTATATGCTTATTAACTAATTGAGTGTAAGTGTTATTCATAAATCTAATATTTCAAAACGACTACAAATCGATGTTTCTTCTTTTGTCTCTTTCCTCTCAACATCAGAAAAATCTCCAGAATCAATATAACCACAAACAGTTATACGTCTTTCTCCAGGAAGAACAGAATGCTGTCCATCAATGCTAGTAATATCGATATCGTTTTGATGCACCTCATAAGAGGTCATACAAATAGGGATTTCTACATCTTCACCATTTTTTGCTACAACATTTACGCCACCAGAATAAGGTCTCGAAAAATCCTCTTGCCATCCATTAAATTGGACATCAGTGCAATCTGCTGTAAAATTATATATAACATTGCCAGAGTGAGAATGACCATCAAATTCCATATGGTCAATACAAAAATTTGTAATAATTTCGCAATCACCATAATAAATAGAAAAATTATCACCTAAAAGTGTCGTGACGCTGCCGTATGCCATTATAAGTCCAATATTTCAAAACGACTATATTTTTCATAAGCTTCTTCTGCATCATCGAATAAAGATATATCTGTATTCTCTAGCTTTAAGGATATTTCAATACTTTCTCTATATCCTCTTTTCAAAAGATAAGAATCTCCCATGTCAGGTCTTGCCGATATATCTACATCAAATATATATCCATACTTACCCACTTTGATTTTTGCTCTTCTTGTATGTAAAGTCGAAGAACAAGAATAATTAGAAAACAATGTTTTTAATTTTTCTTTAGAATCTTTATCTAATTCAATTTTATAAGTAATAAGAGGAGATTGAACTTTCTGACTAGCACCATTTTTAAAGACAGTCCTCTCACAAAAATTAATATCAATTTTTGAATATCGATATATAGGTATTCTTTCTCCGTTTTTTAATAGGATATAAAAATTCGAAACATCAGGAATTATAACTTGTAATAGGTCCATCATAAATCCAACCAATTAGCACGATTATCATTTATTACTCTAAAATTTATTTCTTTTTCCATATCTGATAATTTTTTAACAAGTTCTTTCTCTTCCTCTCTAAGCCTGGATAACTCTTTTTTCCGTCTTTTTTCTTCCTTTGCTAATCTTTTGGTTCTTTCTGCCAATTTGTGGACTTCCTCCCGATATCTTATACATGATTCATTCATTTTTTTCATATTTGCAGTAGAAGTGTCTCCCACTTTGAAAACTGAAACTTTTTCGTCACGAGCAAATTCCGATAATATCTTATAAATAGATTCTTTGTCAGCCACCGAGTCATCAATCACAATTTGTTTGCAATCTCCGCTCATTTTTATCTCCTATAAATCCAATATATCAAAACGAGTCTGTTCCCCATTCTCTTCTTCAAACATATAGGATTTGACTTCGTTTTTATCTAATAAAAATTCTATTTTAACCAAATAAGCATGTTTGATAGAATGATAAATATAGTGTTTTATAAAGCAAGAAACTAATACTCCATCTATGATAAAAGTTGCTGCTTCATTCATATCTGTAGAAACCATACTAATAGCATTAGTTACAACATTATCAGAAGCGGCGACTATCCCAGAAGCATCATTAACATTCAACCATATCTCGTAAGAAGCAGTTAAACGTGATATATCTATAGTAAATCCCTTAATAGCCACTACTGGCATATCTTTATTGCCGTATTGTACAGAAGCTTCTCTTAAAGGAATATATTTAGCTAGACTCATTCTCTAATTTTTTTTCCACAACATCTACTAAAGATTTAAACGTAAGAATAGACTCTGCTTCCTCATCAGGAATCTCAATGTCGAAATCATCTTCTATTTGCATAATAAGCTCAATTAAATCCAAACTATCAGCATTAAGATCAATTCCCAAACGAGAGTCGTCAGCAATGGAATCAACATCCACTCTTAATACCTCTACAATAGATTTCTTTGCTTTGTCCTCAATTTCTAATCTATCCATATCTATCTCCTAAACACCATATTCTATAAGGGTTCTCACATAGATAATGATTATAATATCTATCATCATCTGTTACTTCTTTACCAATCCACGACGGAAGGATAATTTTTTGATCTTCCGATTCTAATTCAGCTTCTGCAATCTCCAATCCCTCATTAAGTTCATGAAAAATATCTATTTCCCATATAAGTCCATTCTCCTTGCACATATATCTTGTTTTTAATATAGAATTTGGACAAAACAACGAGATTATAACATAAGCATCATGAATAGGTATTTCATATTCAAACTCGTCTCTAGATATATATTCCCTGTCTCCTTTTATAGTTAAAAACGCTTTCTCTTCATCAATAATTCTTACTCGTATGTTACTATTTTGAAAATATCCCTGTCTAATATTTTCCTTAGAATAATAAATACTATTCTCATAACTCCAATATGGAAAACGATCTTTTAATAGAAATTTTCTTTCTATCTCAATTTTCATCTTGACCCTTCCGTAATATCCCAGATTCACACAAAAATCTACTTGGTCTGCACCTATTAAAAGATACATCTCCATGTCTGCCAAACCTACGTCTACGCTGGCACCAACTTAAAAGTAAAGCCTTTTTAGCTCTCGTCATGCCCACATAGCACAATCTTCGTTCTTCTTCTAATCCCGCATAAGGATCTTCTGATATAGCATTTTTGTGAGGTAGTAAATCTTCTTCGACACCTATCATAAATACGATAGGAAATTCTAATCCTTTTGCCGCATGCATACTCATTAATGGCATTTTATCATCTTTATCATCTTTATCAGCATTCGTAATAAGAGAAACCTGTTGCAAATACTTACTCACCCCATTTTCTTCTCCATTACATTCTCCAGCAGAAGCAACAATCTGACTAACATTGTCTTTCCTCTCATTTGCCGTATCATTAAACTTACTTAATAGATGCTTATCATAATTAAATTTATCAATCAATTGGGACAAACAACTAGAGGGTCTAGTATGGTCCCATTTGCGATGATAAATACTATAAAGTTTATCACAAGCCCTAGATATCTTAATACCGTTTGCTTTTTCTCCTATTATTTTACAAGCTTGAGGAATACCTATATTCTGCTCTTGTGCTATATTCTCAATTCTACCAACAGTAATAGCCCCCATACCCTCTACAAAAGAACAAACTCTCCCAAAGGCTATGCCATCACTTGGGTTAGCCAATAGTTTCAACATGGCAAGACAATCTCTTATTTCCTTACGATCATAAAAATTCCATGCTCCTATAACCTCATAAGGAATAGCATTATTAACTAATGCCTGTTCGACAGGTTCTGACATTTTATTAGCTCTATAAAGAACAGCCATGTCGGATGGGTCCCATCCCCCATCTTCTATAAATCTTTTAGCTGTTTTACCAACCCAGTTGGCCTCTGCATATTGATCGTTAAAAGAAAAACATTTAACCTTGTCACCATCTTTATTGTCCGTCTCAAAAGCAGTTCCTATATGACTACTATTAAATTTAATTAACCTACTTGCCACCGAAACAATTTGAGGTGTAGATCTATAATTCTTTGACAAAGAAATTACTTTACAATCAGAATAATTGTTCATAAAATCTTGAATGTTTTGATATCTTGCCCCGCGCCAGCCGTATATCGAATTATGACTAACAATTCCGTTCGTTATAAAATTATGATATTCCTCTACATCTATGTCATATAAATTGCCGCTATATTTCAAAAAACAAACTTCTTTTATTTCGTCCATTTCTATTTTATCATCATTGCATATAAATATTTTCATCCCCTCTCTTAAGTGAGACGATGGCATCATTTTTAAAGAAACATTTGAAAACTTAGCTTTCTCAATAAGATTAACGCTCATAATAGATCTTACTTTTTGTAGGATACTATTTATATCTTTCATTTCTCTCAAGACAGAATCTACTCGCCATCCTCTTTTCCCTTTTCCCGCGTCCCTAACATTTAGCCCAATTTTTTTCAAAGCATCTCTATCTGAATCGTCGGACCCAGAAATCATATATCTATGAGATATCTTCCCCCTGCTATCAGCACACATATTTATAGTAAAATTTCTTCTCTTTTTTTTGCACATGCATTTAGGGATATAGTGAGGTCTATCTTCGAATAAAAATGTATCATGCATTAATCTTTTAGCATTTACTGAAGTATCTATTTCTCTAAATAACTTTTTTATACTATTTTGGGAATAATCTAAATCTCTATATTTATTATTATAAAAACACCATGTAGGAATACCATATTTAACAGAATAAAATTGCTCCCAATATTTACCATCGTCTATTGAGTCTACCGCTTTCAAAATCCATAAACACTCAGCCCTTTCTTGCCCCAGTCTGGCTCCAACACCCATTCCGTGTTCTCCATACTTTCTACGAGTATTCGTCACCCCAATTCTATACCCCAAGCTAGAATCATACATTAAATAGACTATTATCTTTGCAGTAGATTCCTTGGTATAGTCTGCAAAAACAATATGTTCTTTTGTAAATTTGACTTCACGTCCTGTTACCGTTTTTATCTGAACAATATCATAGTTATCGACCTTTTTTTTATAGACTCTTTTTACCTTTCCTGTAGCTAATGTATTTTTTGATCCGCCTGCACATTTTATTTCATCACCTTCTTCAATGTCCTCTATTTTGAGAGTTTTACCGTCTGACATTAAAATATTTTGATGTTCAACAACACATTGATCAATATCGCCTATCAACATAATATTCTTCCATTTTCCGCCGAGAAGATTAACCAAATAGAATTGTGACTTATTGGTGTCCTGAGTCTCATCCACCATAATATACTTGAAAGTATTTTGTATTTTTCTCTTAAGCTCTTCATCCGATTCTATCAACTTAATATTTTCATATATAAGAGCACTAAAATCCAACAAACTATTTTTTTTACAATGTTTTAGATATTGCTTTGCTATATCAATAAGAGGTTCTGATTGAAGACTATTTTCTACCCACTCAAATTCTTCCATCTGGTCCCGAAAAAAATTAAGCCGATTTGCTATTTTAAAACCATCTCCCTTTTCTATACTTATTTCGAGCTTTCTAGATATCTGCATGATTAGATCGATTTGATCCCTATCATCTATAATACTAAAATTAGCTTTTAGACCTTTAGTAGGTCCAATCTTTCTTATCATCTTAGCGCAAAGAGAATGGAAGGTTCCCATAAAGAAATCTAATTTATCTATATTAAGTCTTTTACAAACTCTCTCCCTCATCTCATTTGCTGCCTTATTCGTAAAAGTTAGACATAAGATATTCTTAGGTCTGACTCCATTCTGAATTAGACGGACAATTCTTTCTACTAGAGTAAAAGTTTTGCCCGAGCCTGGGCATGATGTGACTAGACAAGGACCATCTTTATGATGAACTGCTTCTTGTTGATACTTATTTAAACCAAATGTCATAAACTACCTCTATTCTAACAAATATTTATACTTCTTATCAATTATTAAAAACTCTCGTTTACTAACTGACCTATTTTTGGTATTAATAGTGCATTTTACATCTATCTCCAATATAACAGCCCATTTATACATTTCCCTTATTTCTTCACAACAATCATATGATAATAACCATGGACAATTTACTTCCTGAAGCAATTCTGCCATTTTCTTATGCTGATCATCATTAAAATAAAATTGATATAATTCTGGTCCTTTTTGATAATAAGGCGGGTCTAAATACAAAAAACTATGTTTAAATTTATCTAACATATTTTTCATAAAAATAAAACAATCATCATAAAAACAAGTTTTACCAATAATATTAATTCTTCTTAAATCGTTATGTAATTTCCATATCCTATTTTCTATATTTTTACTGTTCCATCTACAACCAATTTTATATTTTGATTTTTGAAAAGCCCCTCCAAGAGGTCCTCCCGATCTAGTGCCAAGACCTGAAAATGAAATCTGATGCAAAGCCATCTTCATAAAGCCCACTTCAACTAAAGAATATTTATGGTCCTTTAAAATATATTTTCTTAAACTGTCATCTAAAAATATATTTTTAAAATTATAAAAATCTTCAATTGTAGGATTAAAATCATTAACAAAGTTACATAATTCATCTGGACTGTTAATAAGAGAATGCCAAAAAGCAGCGATACCTATATCATAATCATTTATAGCTACTGATTCCACATTATTAATCAACTCTCTCCATATGGAACCTCCTCCTACAAAAGGCTCTACATAACAACAATTATTATTTCGATAATATAATTTAATAATTGATGATATTTTCTTCTTTAACTTTGATTTTCCGCCTGGATATCTAAACATATTTAATTTGAAACATCCCTTTTCTTTAAGGTTTCATTAAAATCATCACGAGATCGAGGCAAAATCAATTCATCTCTACAAATATAATAATTATAATTATTACCCCCATTACTACGCATAAGCGTTCTATCTTTTCTTTGATCTTTATTTCTTAATATATCATCTTTCCAGATATAACCACATAACTCTATAGCTATACCCTCAATTTCCATCCAACGCTCTGGAGAACTCAGGCTCTTATCTGAAGAACAAAGATTCCTCTTGCTTTGCAAATCTGTAAGAATTCGTCCCCTCCAGAGAAGAGCATGTACGGTAGTAAAAAATATCATATCATATTTAAGATCTTTATCGTTACTATTTTTATCAACAGCCATGGTATAAAAACCTCCCAAATAACCTTTTTCAATAGCAGAACTCGATTCGGTTATTTGACACTTTACATCTATTTTTATACCGTGAACATTAAAATCTTTTCCCCCATCCCCAGTCACACTAACTGACTCATCCACCCCTTGATTGAAAAAAGTTTTATCTACAGAATATTCTCCAACTATCCCCAGAAAAGTTGCAGCACGACCTAAAAACCCTTTTCTAAATTCATTCTCAGACCATTGAACCGATTTATCCCTACCCTCTTTCAAAGCAATTTCTTTACATCTTAAAGTTTCTTCTTTACTTAATTTAACTATTTTATTCATATCTTACTCCATCTCGTCACCTTTCATATAAATACTATAATACCCCCTACTTATAACGCAATGACAATCACTTTTCAATAATTTAGAAAATTATCTTTAAGATATGTTGTGAGTTCTTCTTCAGTCATTGCTCCGATATGCTCCGTAACTATATTTTCATTATCATCTAAGAATTGTAAGTGAGGCAGTTCTTCCACATCGTGCTCTTCACACATATTATAAACTTCCTCATTTTCGATATCCTGTCCATCATAATAATCATAATCAATTTGAAATTTTTCTAGAAGAACAAACACTTCTAAACAATCTAAACATTCCGAACTTCCAAAAAATCTAATTTTCATCTATGTCTCTATGTAAAACATTCATAACTTCATCAATTGGATAATTACTTAGATTATCATGAACACGATTGATTTCCTCCTGAGAGACTATCCCCTTATCATCTTTTTCCGCGTCTCTTAAAGAAGCTTGTTCTGTTTCTACATGAAGATTCTTTTCTTGCCCTATCATATTCTTACAAAATTCTTCTATAATCTCATCTGGGATGTCTTGGGTCACTCCCCAATCTGTCCCTTTAACTGCTATATTGATATGTTTATGTTCTTTTACATCTCTCAATGATAATTGAAAAAGATTATTCTCTCTATCATATGTTATATTTAATATTTTAGCCTTTACTACTGAAGACATCTTTAATTACCCTCACTAATTCTATAATCATTTTTTTCTTATCAAATTCATCATCATACTTTTTTATACCTGCCAAAGCATTAAGAACATTCTCAGGCATATTATAAAGCAGAACATGATCATGAGGAGTTCGATAACTACCCCCAATAGAATCTGTGATCATCTCTTTAGGAATACCAATGGATTTTTCTATTTGAGCAAGTTTTTCCCACCATTTATCAGTATTATCTTTAGTTATATCACTACCATTGACAGTAGATACCAAAAGGCATTGTGGCTTAACAACCGCTCCTATAATAGTTTTATATTCTTCTTTTAAACGTTGATATCTTGGCTCAAATTCTTCATTAGAAGTAATCCCATAAATTCGACAATTATAAGGTCTTACTTTATGAATCCTACACATACATGTGTCTTCATCAAAAAACACACAACCTTTTGAAGGAACAGGATTAACAGCATTGAGCATACATTTCTCAAATAAATCACATATATGCTCATCAGTCCAATTCTTAGATATAAAATGCCAGAGCAAAAGAAACTCTGAATATAAAAGTTGGGGTGTTTGGATCTTACAACACCAAGCATTACAGCTTCCTCCTTCGGCGTTTATATTTTCCATACACCCCTTCGTATCAGGAATCTTATGATAAAGATTGTGTAATTCAGGGAATGATTTTACTATCTTCTCGTTATTACCGGAAAGACGAATCAGTTTATAAAATTCAAAATCTTTCATAATTATCAAAGACTATCATAGTCTCCCATGTTATCAGAAGATGCCCCTTCTTTTACAGGAATATCAACATCCTCTGCACTATCGTCCATACCTTCATCTACTACTTCCAAAAATTTAATGGAAACTGTTTTTTTCTCAGACTCTTTCACTATAATATCATCATTACTCTTTTTGGCCTTTTTTAGAAAATCTTCTAATTTGCCACTTTGCTCCCATATCGCAATCAGCTTACTAGCTTCTCTTTTTCTAATATTATATTGAACAACTTCCTCAAGAACGTCATCAACATCTTCTCCTGCTTTTTGAGCTTCTTTCAAAACAGCTATAAATTCTTCTTCATCATTAACAACCCATTTAGCTTTCTGATTTCTCGAAGAAACAGCACAAGATCCAGGAAATTTAACACTTTTCTCATTATTACTTTCAAGAGTAGATACCATAATAGATTTATAAAAGGCAACCTTATTCTCAATAACTTTAACAGCATCACTAACATCTTGAGATTTTTTCTTCTTATAATCTTTATAAAAATCTTTTTGCTTCTCAAGCTCTTTGATAGTTAAAGCTACATCTTCTAATAGGTATAAATCGTCCAGGGGACGAATTTCTCCCGCTGCAAACATATCGTGCAGCTCTTTACGCTTAAAAACATTTTCAAATTCTGACATTTTAACACCTCATAAATTATTCCTCTTTTGATAAGACCTCTAACAGAATACCTGTTTTTTCTTCCCCATTAAAATCAACAGTTGTAAAACTAGGACTCATCCATAGATTATCCCCATTCTTTTTTGCTTCTCCCTTGGCAATAATAAAAGATTTAATACCATTATTAAGAGAAGCTGCTCCTACACACCTCAACTTTACTGCTGAGTGCTTTGCATATACTTGCATAATAGCATTAGAAAGTTTTTTAATATACTCTTTATCTCCCCCCTTGCCTCCACTAACCAAAAGTAAAGTTTCATCTTTTGCCTCATTTTTTTCATTAACGCCTTCTGTCATAACCACATTCTCCTTAAAAATAAATTTCTAAAACTACCATATAATCGTATTTTTACCAAAAAAACTTTATAATAAAGATTTATAAAATTCTCTTCTCTTTTGTTCTAAGGTTGGACTATCCCATATTTTCGATTTATTACACAGCTTCTTAAAATCGCAATATGTGCAACCATAATCTCTTTTCGAAGTATATTTGGGAGGAGGAAGCTTTCGATTCTTTCTCATTTCTACCATAGTCCTAGCCTGATCCTGAATAATTTCCCACCACGTATCATTCCTTGGAACTTGGAACCAGGCCATCTTAGAATTATCTTTATTCTCATAAGCAATTATGCCATAATCACAATCTAAGATATGAGCATATATAGTAAGCTGAATAAGATAATCCTTATGAGGCCCTTTCGACATAATCTGATTCTTCCATGCATTACTACCACATGTTTTCATATCAATAACAATTTTATTATTTTTAAGAGGTAAGAATTTCTGATTATAAGAAATCCTAACACCTTTAAACCTTTCCTCTTTCAAATTCTTACAATTAAGAACTATATCTGCATTACCTTTTATATGTAACTCTGGTGCTCTCACCTGGGTTTCTAAATATTCAAAATCAGAACAACCACAAAGACATTTTTTTGGCCTAAAAATTGGTCCATTTTTACCCTTCGCGATTCTTGTTTTTTTCTCCGCATATATTTTCTCTAAAGAATAATCTTTCTTAACTTGCCCCTCATTATCAAACATATAACAGAGAGCATTTTTACATCTCCACCTTCCCATTAAAATATTTCCTATATTATCAAAATAGTTAGACCAACGATCATGCATGTTATGCCCCTTATGGAATAATCTATGTTTTTCACTATCTGGTTCTGGATAACTTACATCAATAAGCCCTTTCCATGCATAATGCTTATACTGTTGCATCCTCAAACATTTACCAAACTCTGATGGATGATAATGATCATAACTTCTTTCTTCCCTTCTATCAACAACGTCCCATCTAATATAAGTGTCTATGAGATTCATTACTGATGTTACTTCCTGGGGAGTATATTTATCTGCCATAATTTATCCTTTAAATATTAAATCCACAATCTTCTTTAGATGTTTTTAGTTTCTCTATCATGTTTTTTTTACCTTCTCTGATCAGGAAATCGTCAGGATCGCAATTCTTAGGAAGATAAACAGGAATGAACCTTAATGAATAAGCACTTAGATTATATTTCTCATAAGATTCCATAGCTCTTTTTATCGATCTCCTACCAGCTTCATCTCCATCAAATAAAAGATAATAATCTGTACAATATTTCGTTAAAAGAGCCGTCTGAAAAAGAGTAAAAGCACTTCCGCATAGTCCAACAGTCATATTGAACCCAAAAGTATGAAAACAGGCTACATCACACTCTCCCTCAACAATAATCACTTTATTAGTTCTTTGAATATTTTCTTTCGCGTAAAATAAGCCATAAAGATAAGAACCTTTATCAAATGATTCGTGTAAAAATCTTTGAGAATGATTCTTATCTAAATGACGAGTTGATAGGGCGACCAATTCCCCATAAGCACTATAGATAGGAGTAATAATTCTACCTCTTACTTCATGATTTACATCTGAAGGGCAATAGCCCATATCGAACTTTTCAATTATGTCAGGAGAAAATTTTCTTTCATTAAGTAAATAATCAAGAGCAATTTTCCCCTCAGGTTTAGAAAGAGTTATTTTAGCCGCATTGACAATTTTATGTCTTTCAGTTTCAGGAAACCCATTTATCCATTTGTTCATTACTCTGATCCATATAGGACAATCTCGGGAGGCAGGATAAGATCTTTTTCAGAAGCTTTGACTCTTATTGCTTCAATAAGTTTATCTGTAAGCTTATTTTTTATAATATGATCAATAAAAGCTTTTCTTCCTTCTATTTTTAACTCACCCCAACTAAAGATTCCTTTCCTAACTGAAATAAGTTTTATCTGTCTACCCGTATCGAAAGCGATATCATCTATCTCTGGAAAATAAGCCTCGTAATAAATGGGCACATCAAGAGACTCCCTATACGGTTTAGCAAATCTATTCTTAATCAGAGCTACCTTAGAATGTCTACCTATCAACATATCCTCGCCCGTTTCAGGATCTGGAACAAAGATGTCTGCCTCTTTAGCATTTCGTTTATCCATTCGCAAACGCAAAGAGGCATTATGATGTAAAGAATGACCACCTGGACTTGTTCTTGGGTCTCCCCAAGTTTGTCCTATTTTTTCTCTTAACTGATTAATAAAAACAAGCAATGCTCCATATTTCTCAGCATAAGAAACTAATTTACCTAAAGATTTACTCAACAATCTTGACAGCAACCCCATAAACTCTTTTTCAGTTGCTGCCTCGAACAAACTTTTAGGAATCAAATTAGCAACAGAGTCCAAAACTATAACTTGAACTCCATTTTTCATCATTAGCTGCATAGCATCGATCACATCTTCCGCATAATAATCATCATCAGGATTTTCATGATTTACCATATTGGAATAAATCAACTTATCAATATCACAACCATTAATATATGCTAAATTTTCTTGAAAAGAATGCTCAACATCAATCCATGCAGTCTTGTATCCCATCTTTTGAGCATAGCCTGCAATACGATACGCTAAGGATGATTTGCCACTACCTTCTTCTCCAAATATTTCAACCAATTTTCCTAATGGTATTCCAAGAGCAGTCTTAGGATCATATCCTTCGAGACTATTCAAATCCACTTTGGTAGGATCTTGACCATACTGGATAATAAAATCCAAATTAAAATGACCTGTAGGGATGTTACCAGGGCTCGATGCCCTGGCTCCCATCTGACAAAAACCTCCTAGGTTTTTAAAAAGTTCATCTTCATTCGCTTTATTACTTTTACTTTTTGCCATATTGATAACCCTCTTTAAAAGTTGCTTTCCCAATCATCTCCACTATCTGTCGCAGTGTCTGCTGTTGCAACAGGTGTTGAATCAGGTGTTGAATCAGGTGTTGAATCAGGTGAGCTATCAAAGCCCATATCAACAGAAGGCTCAGCTTCTGTTTTATTGAGATCTCCAAACAACTTTTCTTCAATTTCTGGTGGAGTATCAACCTTATAAAGCTTCTGAAGCTTTAGCTTATCCCCGTCCAAGGCTTCCTTGAACAATGCTATCTCCTCTTGAGTGAGAGGGGTATTACCTGCAAACGCCACATCATAAGTAGTATTCAAACCCGTTCCTGTAACTTTGATCTGCCAATCACTACCATCTTTTCCACTACCAGGATTTTTCCCTGTAGCTTCAAAACTGCTACCAATTGGACGGAAAACAGTTTGAGGAGCTTCAAGAATCTTTACTTTACCATCAGCTCGATCAATAACGTAAGCCGCATAACGTTTAGAAGGTTTTTTAAGATCCGGATGCCTGTCTCTAACAGGGCAAACATCAGGTTTTGCACAAATAGCTGTTCTTAATTTGCCTTCATGTTTGTGAAAATACTTATAAAATACCACAGGGTCAAACACTGGGCGAATTTTATACGTATTGCCACTCTTTAGCTTCAGATACTCCGATTTCTCTCCATTGCCACCGCCTTGTGGGACTGCGCCCCATTGAACATACTCTGCCATAATTTAAACTCCTATCAAAAAAATTACATTACACTTTATTTTATAATCGTTTTACAATCACTTTTAAAGTGATTTCTAAAAATTAAATATCATCCCATCCTATTGTCCCGTTTTTATTCCCTGAATCACCTGCTTTAGCATTATCAGGAAGATCATCAAAACCGTCCATCTCAGAAGATGCTGCTGCAGCTTCTGTATTTATTGTATTTTCCGAAAATTTAGAACGATATGATTTATACTCTGGTTTACCATGTCTCTCAACAGGAGGCAAATCCATACAAATAGTGACTTTTCTACTCAACATTTCATAAGCTGCTGCTAAATTCTTTTCAGTATCAGAGACAGATTTATATAAACCTCTTAATCTCTCAAAATACATTTCAACATCACCCATATGCTCTAGAATAAGACCATCTTGTTTTAAAACGGGTTTGAGATATTGAATACGTGCCAAAAATCCCCTTAGCAAAGGCACAAACCTATCGAATAAAAAATGTTGATTATTAACTCTTACACCAATGTATTTAACTCTGTTCCTAAACTGCTGAACATCTTCCATCTGTTTTGTAATTACTTCCTTATCGAATACTTCACTAACTACATCAACCTGGGCATCTTGTAACTCTTTGTCCCACCTAGTAAATTCCACTTGGCCACCAACAAGACAACTATCCAATACCCTTTTCTTTTGCCTATAAAATGGATCATACATACCAGCAGGACTCTTTAGAGACCATTTAACCTGATCTCCATCAAGCATAGAATCGCTCTCTACATTAACTTGATCAAAAGACGTTTCCTCCTCCTTTCCATCTTTCTTTGCTTCTGTATGAAAATCAGCAATATTTTTAGCAAGATCGACTACTTCTTCTGATACTTCTTCCTTCTCAGTATTTTTTTCTGGAATACACTGATCTGGCAAACAATCAAAATCATCCTCACCCTGCATGCTCTCTACAATACCTGCTATACTATCTGTATCTACCTCCTCTGATTTTTCCGATTCAGGAGAAACAGTATCTGCCTCTTGCTCTTCTTCGGTTTTAGAAGAAACATCTCTTATAATATCATGAACATTTTCTACAACTTCTAAAGCTGCCCCTTTATCAGAAACATCTTTTATATCATTGCTTAACTCTCCCTCTAATTCATCAAAAGATGCCTCAGAATTAGCACTATGTCCATATTCCTCTGCTTGACCGTTATCTTCATCCTTAGAAGATAGATCAAACATCTCTTCAAATTCTTTTAGACTATTTTCACTTGTCATACTTTACACCTATTAATCAAAATCAAACTCATCATCTGAAGAAATAATTTGTTTTTTTTCCTCAATAGAAACATCACCACCAGTGATAACCTTACCAATACACCTATCCTCTTCCCCTATCCTCTTAACAACATGATTAAAGGTAGAAACAAAATCTTCTGATATTTTTTCAGTATGAGCTTTTATCTTATTCGTTCTATCTTTTTCATCTTTCCAATAAAAACTTTCCTGCACATCTACGATAACTTTAATCGACTCAAATTGTTTCGGCTGAATAGTTCTATCTATCTCTAATCTCAAAGTAGTCTTATTTTCTTCTGCCATAATTAATCTCCTATTTTTATTCCTATCTCTATCTCAATTTTTGATAATTGAGCTTTAACAGTAAAAGTGAAATCACAACACAAACATTCTGTTTCCTCGATGATCTCCCCATCCTCAATGCATCCTTTTGTATCATATATGAATAAGTCTGTGCTCTCACACTTAGGACACTTTATAATATTCATATATAATTACTCTTCTAATATAATAACAATCACTTTGCAAACTATTAACCAAATATATCAATAGTTTCTACCCCTCTTTTAGCAGTTTTTTTCATATCCTCTCTGATCATGACAAAATCTTTTACTATAACAGAAGAGTCTTCTATATGCTTTTTACCTAAATATCCCCCTGTAGCCAAAGCGTCTATAACCCTAGTATCAACTAACGAAGAATCAGTTTTTCTAACTATATCTCTCATATCTTCATAAGGTTGATTTTCTTCTATGTTCTTGGCAGATTTAGTTAAAAGCCCTTTACATAAAAGACTAGGACGTATTTCTGTTTTTTTTACACCTTCTGCAAGATCTTTTCTTTTTTCGATAGTAAATGATACTTTACACTTATTTATATCTCTGGGAAGAAATTTAACACCCATCTTTCTTTTAAATTCCCTCTCAAATGCTGAAACTTTATCATACCTTTCACCCTGAGAACTATTTATCGTCACATCTAATAAAGAACATATAAATTCATCAGGATAATTAGCTTTTAGATATGCTGTAGTGTAAGAATTATAACCATAACAAGCACTATGAGCCAAATTAAACCCATAACCAGAGAAAGGAACTATAAATTTATCCCAATATTGCTTAGCAACATCTGACGGCACTTTATTTCTTTCACAACCTAAAATAAATTGTTCTTCAAAACGCTTCATTAAGTATTCTTTTTTCTTACCAATCGACTTAATCATTATGTAGCCATCAGTAATAGTAAAACCTGCAAGACTATTACAAATCTGCATAACTTGCTCTTGATAACATAAGATTCCATATGTGCTTTCTAAATAAGATTTTACAAATGGCTCAATTGACCTATGAAAGTAACTAATTTCATTTTCTTCATGCTTTCTTGCACAATACTCAGGAATACTATCCATAGGTCCAGGACGATAAAGAGCTAGTCCCGCTATAATATCTTCAAAACGATCTACTCCTATATCTCTCATAGTTTTTTGCATGCCACTATTTTCACACTGAAAAACTCCACCCAAATTTCCTCTACGATATAATTCGAAAGTAGCATCATCTTCCATAGGCAGATTTTCTAGATCTACTTCTATTCCCCAATGTTCTTTTACCATTTTTACTGTTTTTTTCACAATGGATAAAGTAGAAAGAGCAAGATCATCAAATTTAATAAGACCTATTGATTCCAAATCTTCATTAGGGAATTGAGTGGCAAGAACTCCCTTTTTAGCATTTCTCAAAGGAGCAATTTCATCAAGAGGAATATCAGAAACAACTATTCCTGCAGCATGGCAGCCGAAATTAGCAAATGTCCCTTCTATATGCTCCATATATTCTTTGAAATGACTACTCTCATATTTGTCAACATAATGTCTAAAATCTGGACAATGATCATAAGCATCTTGGAAAGTTTTTATAAGGTAACTTTCACCATCATCGTCAGTAACTTTCACTAGTCCCATTTTCGGAAAAGGAGATAAAATTTCTGTTACCTTAGCAGCATTTTCGCTAACAAAAGCATCACTACCTTTGTGATAAGCATTTGCTAGATCTAAAGCTTTAGTCACCCTGGTCACACATGATTTAAATTTCAATAATCCGTGAGTGCCAATATTCCCTACATTCTCTCTTCCATACTTATCAATTATATAAGAATAAACAGTATCCCTATTCTCGTAATCAAAATCAGTGTCAATATCAGGGAATCCCGCCCTAGCAAAAGCACGCCTAGTCGGAAGAAAATCTCCATCAGGTTTTACTTCCGTTATCCCCAGGAAGAAAGCAGCCCAACTATTAATGTCATTTTTATGACCCACCTCTCCCTTGTGGCTCTTCCATGTATTATAAAATACTTCTAAATTATTCTTGCCTTCTAAACCGTCAGTCGATTCTAAAACATCGAGTTCTTCTTTCACTTTAGAAATAATTTTTGGTAATTTATCGCTCTTGGAGTGCTTTTTAGTGATATATCCTATTATCTCTTTTTTAATATCTGCTAAATCTGCCATTCTCTAAATATATTTTCAAAACTTTCACTTTGCAAATTATAAATCCATTATATTAAATCTACCATCTGCTTTAATTCTAGCATCTATCTCTGCTTGAAGTTCTCTATTATCATTCATTAATTGATCCACTTCTGTTCTTAGCCCCTCAATCTCTTTCTTATTACTCCCTATTGTTCGTTCTAACTCATAAATCTTACTTCTTGTCTCTATTATTTCTTTGCGCTCTTTTTCAAAATTTAATCCCTGCTCTTCCATTTTTAGCTTTAATGCTTGTTTTTCTTCTCTTAATTTTTTATTGATCGTATCTTTAGCCTCATCCGTATTAAGATAAGCACTTACCTGCAACTCTTTTATCTCTGCTTCCTGTTTGGCTATTTCGCTAATCTGTCTTTCTACTTTTGTCCGTAATTGTTTATTAGACCTTTTATATCTTTTAATTGTATCAGTTTCAGGAACAGTCTCATTTTCTATTTTAATAATTGCTTTAGGAGACGGCACTACTGCCTGATCAACCATCATATCCGCTATTTTTTTAAGATCTTCTTCTGATAATTTACTTACTTCACTCATCTTTTATTCCTATATATCCAATATCTCAAATCTATTTATCATTTACTAACTCATCTATCATATCATCAGTCCAAAATCCCTCTATTTCCCTCATGTAATAATAATTAACATTTTGAAAATATTCTAAATGATTAATAGTAAGAATTCTATCACTATCTAGCCGATTCAGTGCCTCTTCCATAATAGAAGAAAAATGTTGATCACAATTTATGAATTTGCTTTCTTCGTCATAATAGCCAAATTCTTTCTCCATCTGACCCTTTGTCTTTATCCTTACTTTATCTCCTGTTTTATATTTCATTACTTTATCTCCTGTTTTTGTATATCCAATATTTCAAATCTATAATTAATATCCATATATGCTGTAATAATAACTTTTTTACGCTGCAAATTAGAACTTCCTAATTTTATTAATTCATTAGTATATCCCTCTGCAACTAATTCATCAGTCATAGGTTGAACTGATAATAATGATTCAATTAGCTCAGGACCAGTAGGCAAATTACCCTTATTACGAACCTGAGCAAATGAATTTCTCACCATCTGTAAAAATTCTTTATCTGTCACTTTTATATATCCAATATCTCAAATCTATAATTAATATCGGCAATATGTAACGACAAATCATACAACCGAGCTTCTCCCTCAAATTCTTCATAATCCAAATCTGAAAAATAAAAATATATACTACCACCACATGACGATTGGCATTGTATCTGTGTTTTATGATTAATCATAATCCCAGCACTATAATATTGACCATTTTCAGATTTCTCGATAAACATGTGATTACCAAGGTGTTCTTTATACTTACGTTTTAACAAACGTTCTGAATCATCTAAATCTATATAATATCTAGTATATTTTTCAACCTTATGAAATTTCTTTATATCTTTGATAGGAATTTTTACAAAAATACCTTGAGGATATGACTTATTATAATCTATTACTTCTATAAATTTCATATATCCAATATCTCAAATCTACTTTCTATTCTATCCTCAATTCGGTCCTCTATCACGTCTTCTACTATCCCTTCTATCATATCCTCAGTCCATTCCCAACCTTTCTCCTTTGTACGATAACAATAATAACCTTCACGTTTTTCTATACTTTCAATAGTCAAAATCCTATCAACATTTACCTTGTTAAGTTCCTTTTCAAGACAGATATGTTGATCCTCAAGACGGTTTCTTGCCTGTTCTAGAGTCTCCCAATAATTACACAACTCTATTAACATGTCTTCCCATATCTTAATCCTTACTTTATCTCCTACTTTGTATTTCATATATCCAATATTTCAAATCTGTTTTTTAATTTCATTTCTTCTTGCTCTTTTAGTTTCCGTTTTTTATTATTTTTTTTACGTTGTAACTTATCGGCTTTTTTCTTGGCTTCTGCTTTCTTCTTAGTTTCTGCTTTTTTTATTTGCTCTTGCTTTTCTTTTTCTATTTTCTCCAATTTCTTCGTATATTTAGTTTTATTAGTGGCCGATTCACAATAAAGAGAACAAGGAGCAACACTTATCTCTCCATTACCATAATATTCATCATCTTCATCATCTTCTTCTATATTCTCATTATCATTTCTATAAACAACAGGATAATAACAATATTCCTTTATCTCCTTTTCTCCTTCTACGATCTGAAGATCATTCCCAAAACGATGATCATCATCCCCTACAAAAAGAGGAGGATTTGCAATACAAAATATAACCGATCCTTTAAAAATATAGTCCTCGTCATAATCATCTTCATATTTATATTCAACTATAACACCATGTTTGCAAATATGACACGATCTCTTCATTTTTTTCTCCTATAAGTCCATTATCTCAAATCTATCATGAATTGCTTCTATTTTTTTAAACCTCAGACAATGATTAAAATCTCTGAAAAACACATATTCTCCTACATATGCTTCTTCATTAACACCAAGACACCCTATAACAAAACATTTATTATCATCTATCATAAAATGTTTCACATCCCTTTTGTTAATGATAGAACTAATCTTCCAAATAGAACATTCATTACTAAAGTTTAGATATATTATCTCTTTCTTCTCTGCACTAATATCTATCTACTTTCTTCAAATATCCAAAATATCTGAACGATTCTCTATCCCTATATCCTCTTCTGTTTCTTTTTTCTCTATTTCTTCTGGAATCCATGTCCTACAATCGGCATCCATAATTAAATTTACTACTTCTCCTTTTTCATCAACAGATTTCAACATTCTTGTTTTGGGGTCAAAAACAACAAAATTGCCTATCATTTCTCCATCTTTTCCAATAACTCCTACCCGTCTGTCTCCCCACCCTATATTAAATTTTTCTTTTTTGTCTGTCATTATTTTTCCAATCTTTAATATCTATCTACCCCTCCCAAATCATCTTCTAACTCTCTATCTCCTCCTAAATCTTTATCTGCCGCCGCCTGCACCAAATCTTCTTCAAAGCCGAAATCTGACTCTTTAATAAACTTCTTAGAATCAAATCCTAAAAACCTTTCCCAAAGAAGTCCATATTTTAATGGATCAACTCCATAAGTAATTTCAATACATCTTAATAGCACACTAGCATAACCACTCCCTCTACCGCAACCCACCAAAACACCCTTTTCCTTTGCGTCAAGAATGTAATCACGAACAATTAGAAAATAAGTTGAGAAATCATAATTATTATTTTCTTGAGCGACCAGAACATCTTCTAACTCTTTTTTTAGTGCTTCAACATGCTCTTTACTCTGATCCCAACCTATTCTTTTCATGCCTTGCCATGCTAAATCAGATAAATAATCATAAGGACTTTTATACTTTTCAGGTATATCGAACTTTGGCAGTCTCATGCCCCCAAAAAGGTTATCTTCTATATCTTTAGTATTAATTCTCTCCGCAAGAGCAACAGAATTAGTCAAACTATGAGGGATATGCCCAAACATCCTGCCCATTTCTTCTGCACTTTTTAGATAGAACTCCATATGACCAAATTTTAATCTCTTTGGATCTTTAACACATCTTTGCTGAGACATACACAATAGGACTTCTTGAGATTCTCCTTGATCCTTATAAATGTAGTGAGAATCATTCGTAGCAACTACAGGAATATCTAATTCTGATGATAATTTTAAGATTAAAGGAATAATTTCTCTTTCTTCCCTAATCCCATGATACATTATTTCTAGAAAAAAATTACCATCAAATATCTCATTCAAAACACCACAAACCTGTTTAGCTTGGTTGTAACGACCATACATTAAATTAGCGTTAATAACGCTAGATAGACATGCTGAACCACACATTACTCCTTTAGAGTGTTTTGATATTAAATCAATATCGATACGTGCATCATAATAAAAACCCTCGGTAAAAGACCTTTGGGACATACGACATACATTCTTATATCCTTCAAAATTCATAGCATAGAGATTCAAATGTCTATTTCCTCTTCTCCCATCGGGCTGCCATTTTTTTATAAGATCAGTATCTCTTTTCTCCTCATTTTGACCTATACTCATTTTTCGAGCCAGATAAAATTCACAACCAAGGATAGGTTTAATAGGAGCGTAAGGAATATCTTTCCCTTTTTTGTCCTTAGTAGCTCTTGCTGCCTGGAGAAATTTAACCCAGCCCATAACCGATCCATGGTCCGTAAGTGCTAATGATGGAAATCCCATCTTTCGAGCTTGAAGAACAAGATCATCTACCTTGGCCAAACCGTCAAACTGACTAAATTCCGAATGTGTGTGAAAGTGAACAAAATCTTTATTATTGTATTTCATAACCTCTTTCCTTCAACCATTTCTTCATAAGTCCAAAATACCAAATCTACTATGAATTTTATTTTCTTCTTTAAATCTTTTATATTCTTCTAAAGAAAAATCTAAATCACCATTAAAAAAACCTTGATTATCAGATATATAATATTTCTTTTTCATCAAATATTCCCAATCTAAATATTTTTCAAATTCTAAAATAAAATCATAAGACAAATCTGTTCTATGAGTATGCCAATACCAATGAATTTTGTGTTTAAACTCTCTAACAAATTCTATTGATAATTTTTGATGACAAGATACACCAGGCCAATGAAGTAATTCAATAAATTCTCTCATCAAATCTTCTGATAAACTACAATGTTGACAAATTCTACTCCACAGAGTAGTTTTTATACACACCCTTTTCTTCCCCTCCATAGAAGGAACTTCTTCTATGGGAATTCTATAAATAGGATCATTTGCCTCTATAATAAATTCTTCTACAGAACAACTAAGATTCTCAATTCTTATTATTTCTTCTATTTCTTTTTTTAATTCTTCTGTCATAAGTCCAACATTTCTGCTCTATCACTAAAAGAAAATAATTTTATTGGACCACGAGGAGGTAATATTTTTCCATAATTATTTATCTCTTTTCTTATTTGATTTGGTATATTTTTGTTTCTAAGTAAACATCTTAAATTTTCTTCATAATAAAACTTCTTGTCGTCTTTCAAGTTCTCAGTAATCTCCCTAATAAAACCTTCTGATAATTTTTGATGTAAAAAAATTTGATACCAATTTATTTCATCTTTAAATTCCCTAATAAAATCTTCTAATAATTTTTGATGCCAAGAAATAGCATACCACCATACTTTATCTTGAAATTCTCTAATAAAATCTTCTGATAAAATTTGGAATTGAGAAATAGACTGCCAAAATGCCTGACTTTCAAATTTCTGATCTTCAAATGCCCGAATATAACTAACAGAAACTTGTGATTTATATTCTTTTATTATTTCTTCTACTTCTTTTTTTACTTTTTCTGTCATTACAAATCCAACATTTCGAATCTGTCTTCAATAATTTCTTCTTTTTCTTCCTTTTCTTCTACAATAATAGCATCATCATCTGTACTACCAATATTTTCTAGATATCTTATGAACGAATTAATAACTTCTTCTGTGCTATTATAGTCATTTAGGACTTGTGCTTTTGATCTCAAAAAACCCTGGACATATCTATTAATATCTTTGTTTTTATTAATACAAGCAGTAGTGGACCTATCAGAAGAGGTATTTCCTGTAAGGCACTGATAACTCGAGCAGAATCCAAGTGATTTTCCAAAACAACCTGAACAACTATTATCTTTCTCTTTTAATACTACAACTCTATACATTATAAGTCCAACATTTCTACTCTATTACCAAAAGAAAATGGTTTTATTGGAGGAGGTAATATTTTTCCATTTTTTATTCCTTTTCGAAATTCTTCTGAGACATTTATTTTTTGATTACTCGATAAATACCCTAAAGAAATCTTGTCTCTAAAATCCCTGATAAAATCTTCTGATAATACTTGACAAAAAGATACAGCCACCCAATCTACTTTATCTTGAAACTCTCTAATAAAATCTTCTGATAAGGTTTGATAAAAGGGAGTCCAATGCCAATTTACCCTATCCTGAAATTCTCTAATAAAATTCTCTGATAACTTTTGTTTCTGACAAATATTGTTCCAATTTACTTCATCTTTAAATTCTCTAATAAAATTCTCTGATAATTCTTGATAATAAGAAATTTCTCTCCAACTTGCTTTATCCTTAAATTCTCTAATAAAATTCTCTGATATTTTTTGACATATAAAAACATTATCCCAATGTACCTCGTCTTTAAATTCTCTAATAAAGTCTTCTGGCAATAGTTGATAAAAACAAAGATATTCCCAATGTACTTCATCTTGAAATTCTCTAATAAAATCTTCTGAAAGGAAGTCATAATGAGAAATTTTTTCCCAATTTGCTTTGTTTTTAAACTCTTCAATAGAACAATCTAATTTATATTGATCTATTAATTCTTTTACTTCTTTTTTTACTTCTTCTGTCATTACAAGTCTAATATATCAAAACGATTTAAATCGGAGTCAATATCTAAAATTTTATGTTTTTTAGTAGTCGCATTTACTTCTATGATATGATCAAAAGGAACCCCCTTTATGTTAGTTTTAACCCCACTCTTGAAAGCTAACAAATCAACAGTATCATCATCGTTGATTCTCTTCACCCTAACTTTTTCAAAACTCATATTGAAATAGTCTTGTTGCATAGGCATATACTTCTTCATAGTCATAGCGAACTCTATCCTCTCATTTAATAAATTGTTAAAAACGATTAGGACTTCGTCCCTCTCTGTTAATTCTTTATTAAATATAGTAGTAACTATAAACTCTTTACGTATAAATCTCATCCATCTATTATGTCTTTTTATCTTTCACTTTTCAACAGTGTTTTGTAGAGTCATATCTCTCTTTATGACCGTCTTGGAATTGAACGAACTTGGGGTTGGACTGCTTAACATACGCAGGATCAGCTTCGAAAACTTCCCTATTCTTCTTCCAACCTTTTATTCCCCCAGGAAATGTTATCCTTTTACATATCTTTCCATCTTTAGATATAAAAGGATTATCTCTCTCTTTCACTTTTCTTATTTCTCTAAATATCTCCCCTGTCTCAGGGTGTTCGTACTCATAAATTGGCATATTGTTTTCCCCTATAAATCTAAAATATCAAGCCGAGTCAGTTCTTCTTTCTCATCCATTCTCATTGTCTTAACCATGAAATTTTCATATTCATTTAATGAAGAATCCATTTCTTCTATCATTTCTTCAAAAACCTCATTAGGATTAGAAATGATTTTATAAGCTTCTTCGATACTTAAACCAAAAAATCGGGCAAAGGACTTAAAACCTAGTCCTATCCACATCCTATCATCTTTATCAATAACTTGTTTCTTCATAAATCTAAAATATCAAATCGATCACAATCGACTTCTTCGTCTATTAACCCTGTCCCTTCTTCTATTTTTTTGGAATAAATATCAATCAACTTCAATCCTCTCTCCATAGCTATTTCTTTAGCTCTATCAAAAATTCTACCAAAATATGTTCTCTCAAATTCTTTTCTTTGATATCGAGAATGATTATTATATGCATAAGTGCTTATATTATTTCTCACTAATATATTTTTTATAGCCTCGTCATACGACAACCCCACCAAATACGGTAAGAAATTATATCTAACAATTTGCTCATCACTATAACCTTTTTGTCTGAGATACCCAACTGACCAACCATAAGCAAATTCTTCTCTGATTTCACTACTAAGAGATCTTTTCCCCTCAAAGACATAACAGTAATGACATAATTCATGAACAATAACTTCATCTCTCTCTATCTTGGCTGTTATATAATATTTCTTATTAACAGGTTGAGATAATTTGCGAGCACCGCAAGCTACAATTATCTTAGACACAGGATCATAAAATCCCTCTGCTCCAGAATATCCCATCTTTGCCAAATCTTTTGCTGCAACCTTATAAATAGAAATTTCTTTTACTTTAACTCTGGGAAATAAATTATCAACATAATCATAAGCCAATTGGTACTCAGGATAAGATATCATCTTAAGAGCAATTTGCTTGATTTTATGAATATTTTTCTGAGTTAATTCATATTGCTTTTGAGCGTCTTTACGAAGTCTATGATCTTTTAAATAAGCTTCTGACAAACAAATCGATTTAAACATTATGGCATATATCCTTCACATTGAACAACAAATCTAGATTGACTACCTCTACTATAGACCTTTACTTCTTTTACAACCCCCATAATACTAACTTTTGTTTTTTCGATAGGATTGCTACAATCTTGAGTAGAACAACTTTCACAAATAGGACTAAAAAAGCCCATTGAACCCACGATCATACGAGACATATCAACTGTTTGACATTTATATTCCATTATTCTGATTCATGCCTTTTCTTAATTATCTTTTTTCCCCCAGCCGTATCCGAACCTCTTATTGCTGCAGCATCTCGTTCGGCACTAGTGGGGTCAGCCTGAGTAACCCTTGTTCGAATAACAGGTCTATCTATAATGTTTGTCTTAGTGTCAGACGTTATCACCTTATTACCAACTTCTACACCAACATTTTCATTTGCTCTCTCTGTGGGAGCATCTACCTCCTGCCCTTCGGTTATATCGAAGGATGATAATGCGTCCATTGGAGCAGCATTTATTGGAGCAGCAGTATCAACTTGCCCATCTATTTGAGGAGGCAACAAACCAGCAGCAAAACTACCTTCACGAATTCCTGGAATACGAGTTGGCACAGTAGCAGAACGGGTAAGCACATTATTAGGTTTTAAAATTTGTTTATTTTGAAGAAAATCTGCCACATCTCCAAACAATTCTACAGGACAATGAAATTCCTGCCCATTACCTGAAACCTGAAGGCCAATCTTACTATTTGGATCATATTTTATATTCCATACAATATCTGGCATTCCCTCCAGAGTGCAATTAAATTCTAATAATTGAGCTTTTTCTTCTATAGGCATTAGTTTTCTCCTTTTATATTCTTTCTAAGCTTATCTCTCATCTGTTCTCTTAATCTCTCCATTTTAATTTCTCTCTGTTCTTCAAAAGAAGATTTCTGAAAAGGTTCTATTTTTATCTTACAGTTAGGACAAATAGTCCCAAATACATTCTTATACTCTTCTATTAAATTTCCATCTATATCATGTATATCTTTATCAATAATATACTCACATTTGTCACATACAATTTTCATAATTACTCTCCAATAAAACACTCACAGATCTATTGTCGTGAATCCTTATAATTGCCTCTCCTAATAATTTAGCAATAGAGATTACTTTAATTTCAGGATAATATATACTTTTTGTACGAGCAACAGTATCGGAGACTATTACCTCATCGATCTCGCTTTCAGGCATCCTTTGATAAGCCACTCCCGAAAACAATCCATGAGTTGCTGTGACTGCTATACTTTTTGCTCCCTCTTTCTTAGCTTTTTTGGCCGCCTCGCATATAGTTCCTGCTGTAGAAATCATATCATCAAACATTAATACATGCTTATCTTTTACATCTCCCATTAATTTACGAGCAACTGTTTTTTCCCCATTTATTCTTTTTTTATCTATAACTGTTAATTCGAGATTTAATTCTTGTGCATACAAATCAGCAGTTTTCATATTCCCAACATCGGGAGATAAAACAACATAATTATCTAAATCCCTATTCTTAAAATAATCTACAAATACGGGAAAAGCTTGAAGATGATCTACAGGTATATTAAAAAATCCTTCAATCTGCCTTGCATGAATATCTATAGTCAAAATCCTTTTAGCGCCAAGAGTAGTAATTAAATCTGCTACCATTTTAGCAGTAATAGGAGTTCTGCCTTCAGTTTTCCTATCTTGTCTAGCATAGCCATAATAAGGGATAACAACATTAATACTATTTGCCGACGCTCTCTTTAAACAATCAATAAAAATCAAAAGTTCCATGATGTTTTGATTAACTGGGTCATTAGTAGATTGAACAACAAAACAATCTTTTCCCCTCACATTCTCCTCTATTTTTACCATCGTTTCCCCATCTGGAAAATTAGAGATAGTCGCCTTCCCCATATCTACACCAACATAATCACAAATATTTTGTGTTAGTTTGGGATTCGATCTTCCTGAAAAAATTGCTAATTCACTCATAATTATAAATCCAAAATATCCATTCTGCTTTCTATTGGACCTTCGTCTTGTTGCTTTTTTAAATACTCTTCAAAAGACATAAATAAATCACAACCACAACTACACATATCTATCTCTGCGCCTAAACAATTATTCTTTTCTTCCCATTGAGTAGGAATTTCTTTATAAGGTCTATTACAATTTAAGCAAAAATATTTATACCCTTTTTCTATTGCTATTTCTGCATTCATTATTTGCTCCCATCTATTTGAGGCCTACCTCCATATAATTTATCGAGATAATCCGAATCTATCACAAGCGTATCGTAAAAATACTTCCAAAATTCTTTATTTGATTTAATTAAATCAGGATGAGGTTGAGGAATATTCCATCCATTTTCTTGAGCCCACATAGATATCGCCTGTATATCAGGATTATAATATAAATCTCCTATCGATGGCTCATAATCTAGTATATATATATTCTTATCTCCATGACATTGAATTTCCATTGACCCTTCACCACTATTGCTAACAATAGTAATAAAACTTCTCAATACCCACTTATCACTACGGGGAGTTTCATTTAGCATTATCTTCTTTGTATCTTCAAAAATTCCATCAGTTTCATTAAGAGTTATATCTGTAAAATTAATTATAAACTCATTATCCATACTATATTTTCCAAGTTAAAGAAGATACTTCCTGCATTTCGTTTCTCTTATTATAACTCTGTGTCCTTTTTTCATTTCCCCTAGGTAAAAGATCAACCACCTTTTCCAATAGATCCACATCTCTAGCTCTAGCTATATCATTAACCCTCTGAAAAAACTTCTCAAAAAAAGTTATTTCCTCTTCATCCTTCTGACATTGCTCTACGATATGTCTCCGACACGTAGTATTAATCAATAACAATAAAAATTCAACACTCTTATTGTCCTCAATACCTGATTCATTCTTTTTAAGATCATCTATAATAGACTGCATCACATCTTGACTATCTATTTTTACATCTTTAAGAAAATGCCGAACAGATTCTTTCGTGCTTATTCCCTCGAGATCACTTTTTAAATTAATTAAAGTAATCCCTGAATGACAGCCAAAGCAGTAATATGTCTGATAATTTCTACTTTTTGTCCCAACAGGATAAACAATAAAAGATGGATCATTATCCCCCTGATGAACAGGACAACGATAAACATATTTATCTCCTGTTTTTTTCTGAGGAAGCACTCCCTTCTCTTCGAGGTAAGAAGTAATAGTCTTTTCTTCTAATATTTTATTGATATGAAAATTCATTATTAATCAAACTCAAAATCATCTCCTGATTCTCCATCATTAATAGATTTTTCTATATCTGTATTATCATCAGAGCTATCCTCACAATTATAATCATCATAATTAGGCTCATATAAATTATCAGGTTCTTCAAATGCTTTATTCATAACTACTCCATCCTTCTCTATCTGATCCATAAGAGCATTTGTGTCAGCAGTAATTTTTTCATTCTCATCATTCTCCCCTGGATCATCAGAGGTTTTATTATAAGGAGAACTACAAATCAAACCATATTCTGGATGTATATCAAGTGTCGCTCTCACTTTTCCATTCTCAAAAACTGTTGGACCATTTCTTGATTTCACACAAAAAATATCTAACAACGAAGATGGCTGTGAAACATTTTTTAATTGTGCAAAAATATTATCAGCATCAGCAGCATATTCATGAGAACCTCTTATATCTTCTGAATTAATGGAAGTTTTATCTCTATCCCCACTAGCTTTTCTAACTCTTTTTAATGCTTCTCTACCCAATTGTGCCGCAGACAAAACAGCAAAATCTAAATCTTTTCCCATCTGTCTCATGGTTTTTAACATATCTCCAATTTCAAGATCGTTTCTACCATATCTATTTTTATGTGCTTCGAGATTAGCTACATAATCTATTACTACAAGTTTAGGTCTGATAAGTTCTATATTTCTTTCTATTTGTCTTTGTATTTTAAGAACAGTTGTATTCCCTGGTTCTTGCATCATATAAAATTTAGCAGGAATATCATTCCATACTTTATTCATATCTCTAATCTGCTGCATCTGATCATCAGTCAGATCTTTAATATTTCTTGTAATTAATTCTGATCGTATTCTTGCCTCCCTGGCACAAGCTCGTCGCCACATCTGATCTCTATGCATCTCAAGAGGAACAAATAAAACGTCAAACCCCTGACTCCAGACATTTAGACCCACATTCAGCATCATAGCACTTTTAAATCCGCCAACATCAGCGCATATTAATGTGAGAGTTCCTTTCTCGAATCCTGTAACCATAGTATAGTCCATTTCCCTTATCCCACTCAGGATAATAGGATCTTCTTTAATCTTGCCACTACGAACATCCTCAAGATATTTAACCTGTACTTCTGATAACACTCGAATATCTTCATAGTAAGATTTTTCATCCGTAACTTTTGCCCCGCTTAAAATATCATCACAATCATTTACTAAACTTTTAATTGCGGGAACATTACCAACTTTCTTTCTGCTTTTAACAAACTTTTCCAAAACACTGGTAATAGAATTATCAATATTACGATCAATAACTTTATTCATCAGCATGGGCAGATCTTCTATATCTGATGATGCTGCATAACATGAATTAAAAGCTAGTTCTTGTGATATTCTCTCTTTTGGAACGGTGTTAAGTTTCAACTTTTCTTTAAACGATTTTCGAGTTAATAAAACACCGTTTTTATCATACGAATCGATAATAGAAAGAAGAATCGGACGATTTTCTTCACTAAATTGATCAGGAGATAACCCAGCATCATAAAAACGATCAATTGCATCTTTATGATGAAGTAATAAATAAATTAACTCCCTTTCTTCTTGGATATTAAGTAATTCACTCATACTATATAATTATTAATTAAATTCTCGCTTAAAGCAATTTTAAATGTTCTTCTACTATCGATAATTCTACCGATACCGACTCCAAATGCCTTTTCCATATTCAGCAATTTGTCTCTTATATCAAATTTAAACACTAGGATTGTAGGTTGTCTATTATAATATCTATCGAGAAAAAAAGGATCAACCAAATCGCTCATTAAAGTAGTTTGTTTTTCGCTTCGAGATTTTTTTATAATATTATCAACCACCAACCAATCACAACTCTTGTAATCTGCCAACTCCATTGAGTCTTGCTCTATCGCTTGAAATAGCTTGGAAAAATCTACCCAGTCATAAGTATGTCCTCGTATATGATGAGTAACCCTTAATCTTATAGCTTCTTTCATTACGATAGAAGCAAGCATTGTTCTCCCGATAGGTCGATCTGATAGCCCATGAATAACTATATTATTACCATTCTCTACCCTCTGCATCATAATATTACTATCTCTTAAAAAAGATTCGATGGAATTTTCATCTTTCTTTTTTTGCTGCAATATCTCTTCCCATCTTAAGCCCCAGCAATATGCGCATACTTTATCCCTGGCAATCGAGGCAACTTTATTAGAAATAATATTAGTTTTACTATTGTCTTTTTTATCTGTAGCACAACCATTAAAATTAAAAATAGTGTAATCCCCAAACCCATCGGGGACTACACTTTTTACATATGCCCATAATTCCGCATTAAATGAAATAACTTTAAACTCTTGTTCTGTTAAATCTATTTCTTCCTTATTAAAATATTTCTGAGCGAAATCACAGATTAACTGTTTTTTAACCTTTTCTATATTTCTCATAAATCCAAATCTTTAGCAGAATTATCTTGTCCTAGATTAACGATTCTCTTAGGTTCATCGTTTGCCATACGACATTTATTTGTTGCCCATTCTCTAAGCTCTTCAAAATCTGCTTGTCTCATTTCAAACAAAGATTTAAATTGACCAAGAGCAGTAACAATGTCGTCACTATCAATTGGCCTAGCTGAATCGCTAAAGCCGACTAGCATAGCATTATCGATCCCTTTTTCAATCTCGGCACCACTATACCCAGAACTTTTTTCTGCCAATAAAGGTATGTTAATCTTTTTGGTGTTAATTTCCCTAAGTCTGAGAAGAACATTAAAAATCTCTTCTCTCTCATCTATATTCGGCAAATCAACAAAAAAGATCTCGTCAAAACGACCTGCTCTCAAAAATTCAGGAGGTATCGCATCATGATTATTAGCAGTAGCAACCACAAATACAGGAGAGGTTTTTTCCTGCATCCATGTTAGGAAAGTGGACAACACTCGACTTGTAGTTCCTCCATCTGAGCGACCACTAGAATTAACTCCAGAAATAGCTTTCTCAATTTCATCTATCCACAAAATCGAGGGAGCAATTGCTTCGGCCTGTTTAATGGCTTCCCGAGCATTCTTCTCAGAATCACCAACAAGATTCCCAAAAAGCTTACCAAAGTCCAACCTTAATAAAGGCATTTTCCATACACTACTAATGGCTTTACATACTAAAGACTTCCCGCACCCAGGCATACCAATAGTCAACAGACCCCTAGGCTTCTTTATCCCATAATCTTCTGCCTCTTGTGAAAAACATTTTTTTCTCTCTTTTATCCATGTGGTTAAATTCTTTAATCCTCCGATATCTTCCATCGAAACAGTTTTATCAAAATACTCCAACATGCCACTTTTACTGATAATCTGTTTCTTTTCCTCTAAAATGAGATCTGTGTCCCAAGTATGGCGCGACACAAGAGATTTACTAAATGCCGTTTGTGCCTCCATAAGAGTCAAACCAGAAACAGCACTAATCAGTTCTTCTTCCATTGCCTTAGTCTCTTTAGCAATAGTAGGAATCTTTCTTTCAGCACCATGAACCACATCATATAAAGCATGACGAATTTCTTTTTTGTTAGCAAAAGGAAACTCAATCATCGGTAAAATGTTTTGAATCACATCGGTGGACTGATAATACGGACCTGTACAAACAGTACTAACAATAGAATTCAAATTAGACAATGCTACAAAACGTCTTTCAATATCTGGATTTGCTTGGATAAAATTAAAAAAGTCCAACAGGACATAAATTATCCCATTACAACCCTTCTCCTTCTTCTCTAGAACACTTGTTTTCTTTTTCTCAAAAGTTCTACCTTCCCCAATAACATGATCGAGAATAGCCAGAGGATTATTTTTCAGATCCTCAGTAGTACCTGCCACCTCTTCTCCACTAAACAAATTTACAAGCCCATTATAGCTATCCCATAAAAAGCATTCATAACCTTTGACCTTACAAAAGTGAGTCAAAAATTGTGTTAATCTTTTTTCCTCATTGTGAGTGATATAAAATAAAGGATAACGACAACGTAAAATATTTGTAAAATCATCCTTAAATTTTTTCGTACACATCTCGTCTAATGTCGCTTCGCTCACTTTTTTACTAATCGGTTTCATCTATTAATCCTTTTCTAAAAACACTACTACTAAATTAACAACTTACTTTTCACTTTTCAACACTATACTGGGACAAGAGTGGTAGATATCGTTACTCTTCTACCTGTTGAAACTTTTGGAGGTTTCCATGTCGCCACATCTCTAAATTCTTCCAAATTTTTATTAATTGTAACTACAGCACTATCAATCATATTCCTTTCTCTGCCATTAAGTTCCAAAGTATATTTAACAGTATATTTTTTTGATAAAAACTTTAATATCTTTGTATGTCTAATGCCAAGATCATGAGAACCAATATTTAAATTATATTTAATCTCTTTAACATGCTGTATTTGCTTTTGATTCTTTTTCTTTTTTCTTTGTTGATACATCATTTTGCCATAATCTATCATCTTACAAACAGGAATACCATTTTCCCCATTTGAAGATACTTCTACAACATCTAACCCTTCATCTTCAGCAATGTCTAGTGCATCAGATAAACTAATAGCCTTCTTAACTTGTCCATCAGTCAAAACCAAATTAACTATATCTGCTTCGATCTGGCCGTTAACATTATATGTTCGTTCCATTAAGCACCTTTCGTATTATCTCCCTTTTGTAAAAATTCCATTTGATTATTATCATTAAACTCTACTTTAAGTTTAATATTTTTATCTATTTTATTTAGAACAAGTTGAGGACTTTTGAATATTAGATTAACAGGATATGGAGAATATATCTCCGTTGCGCTTTGGACAACATCTATCAAATGCTTTTTATACATATCTTTACATGCATCAACGACAACCTTTATCGCATCTTTTTTGTTAATCTTCTTTATCTTCAAAAGCCAGTTTAAAGCGATAACAATTCCATAATTCCCAATTAAAGTTGTATCGCCCATATCATAAGATTTTTGAATTTCATCATGTGTTAATTGATATTTCTTATTCTTTTGTTTTTTCTGCGTCATATAATTAACGAAACGCTCTCTAAAATCATATGTCTCTTGAAATGTTAGAATTATCCAATCTGTTTTCATTTGGCTAAAATAAAAACCATCTTTATTCTTAAAATAATCAATATGATATTCGAAAAAATAAACAATATAATCATATATCATTAAATTACAACAATAACCGAAAACATCAACAAACTTATCTTTAATCCGGTTAATCTCAAGACTACTTCCCCCCATATTTAAATCCCACTCTATCTGATATCGATTAACATATAATTTATGAGCAAATTTAAAAAAATCAAAAGGTCCCCACTCCTCAAGACTACCCTTTTCTCTCAACTTTCCTTTCTTACTTATATCTCTATAATCGCAACATTTAGTCTCTACTTCCAAAAGTGAGAAACCTTCAGTGTTTCCAATTATACCACTTCCACTTTCACTTTCATTAGATTTTTCTACTTTCTTTTTTTTATTTCTTCTTTTACGTAAGTCTTGAAACTGTATGTCTTTAGGGTCTACCCCTTCTATATCTGCCTTTATATCTCTGAGAATATCTTTAGCATCTTTTTGTGCCATCATCAATGTCCTAATCTCCTATAATCTCAAACTCTTCTTCTGTTTTATAGATATTTAACCTCTTTTTGCTATGACTTTGCATGTATTTACAATTGTCCATAAAATCAATAGCTATCGCATCTTTCTTACCCTCATAAGGTCTTAAGATTCTCCCTATTCTTTGCAAAGCTCTAGTAGGAGATTTACCCGCTCCTGCTAAAATCAAAGTATCTAAAGGCCTAACATCAATACCCTCATCGAAAATTACACTAGCAATAGTAATCTGAGGATCTCCTTTCCTCATATGGTCCAGATGAGATTTTCTTTTCTTTTTAGCTGTGCCTCCATATATAAAAGCACTTCCTGGCATTAATTTTTCCAACATCTTTCCATGCTTTATTTGCTTCACAAGAATAAGAACTTTTCTACCTCCCGCTAAACAACGATTAGCCATTTCTACTATTTTATTATTTCTATATGAATTTTCTATAATAGCTTGCTTATAAACATTAGCATATGTTGCAGTCCTTAGTCCTCTCATATTACTAATTTTTATAAAATAGATTGTAGGCTTAATAAGATATCCCTTCTTAATTAAAAAAGAAGCGCTAATATCCTGAATAGTTTTTCCAAAGCATCCATGAATTAATATATCATCTCCTTGATCTCTATAAGGTGTTGCCGATAAACCATACCTATACTGACAAGAAGAAGAAGCATCAGATATTATCTGGCAGGTCTCAGCCGCCCAATGTTGCACTTCGTCGCATATCATTAGTTTTGAATTTCTAATTAAATCCCTAACATTTTCTTTAACATCATCAATGTCCGTATCATCTTTGGTATCATCTTCATCATCAAATTTCACCCATACTCCACCCAATGCTCTAACTGCTGTTTGTATGGTCATAACATTAATGTCTTTTATATCCTTACTGCCCCCACCAATTATCCCAACTTCTATACCTAGATTATTTTGCCTTATAAATCTTTCTAGCTCATCCTTAGCCTGTCTTAAGAGATCAATACTAGGCACATAAAATACAGCAGGAGCCACTCCTACCCCTGCTATAACACCACAAGCAATACCAGTTTTCCCAGACCCTGTTGCTGCCTTAATAATACCTCTATCTATACCTTGGATTTGCTGCGTTCCTATTATTTTATCAATAAGATCCTGCTGATAATCCCTCGATTCAAATTCACTAGACATAGAATATCTATTTGTTTTTTCAGTTTTACTCCTAATATCTATTCTTCTAAAGGACACTCCATTGGCCCTAAAAAAATCTACCGCCTTAGATAGTAATCCCGATTGAAAATGTAAGCCGCTTTTTTTTATATGACAATGGCAGAATTGTTTATTCCAACAAACAGCAGAAATATTGCCGTCCCACTCTTTTTTCCACTTCTCGTGTTCTTTAGCGTTTTCAGAACTATTCTTAATCATCCAAAAAGAATTTTCTGGAAGATAACCTAATTCTCTCTTAAATTTATCATATATTTCACTGCTCATCCTACCTGCTACATACGTTGAATTATGATCAACGCGTAGGATTAACTGATTAGTACTCAAATTGCAAACTCCTACTCTCCTACTCTACGACATCATTAATATCAATATCATCAACAAAATAATTTAATTGATAAATCTTTTTCTTTTTTTTATCTTTAATCAGATTATTATCATCTTCTTCACTAATTGGAGGATGCTCTATTAAATCTGCTTGTAATTTTTTAAACTTTTTTGACTGTATCTTTTTCATTCTTTATTTCTAAACAAATGTTTATTAAATCTCCCTTTAAATTCATTATTTGAACAAGAGCATTTTCATACTGACCATTAGTCAAATAACTAATTATCCCTCTCGTTACTATTAACTGTGAAAATAATTTACTTCTATAATCGCAGTCCAAACCTGCTAATTTTTGCTGAACTCCTAGCATTTTATGATATGCCGGTATATGTTTAGCAGGTTTATGCTCTAATAAATTAATAGCATTTTCTATTTTAATTAAAACACTCGTCAAAAAAACAACATATTCATCGCTATTCATTTTATCTACCTCGATAATTAACAACCAAACATTCTACAATAATATTTCTATTACTTTCACTTTTCAAGGGTATTTACCAGACCCTATCAGATGACAATAAAGACTGAATAGTTAATGTTGGATCTGTTTTATAACCTACGGTCTGCTTTTGCTTTAGACGTAAAAGGACATTAAATGGCACACCATCATCATGACCATTTGCGACCCTTTTCTTCCTCACGTCTTCCACTTTGTCCCAGAAATCCTTAACATATGGCTCTAAATTATTATAAACCGTCCAATCGTCACCACGTGCAGGCTCAATCATTTGCTCTAATACCCCTAACTGCCAAAATTGATTCGGCAATCCTGGAACCGAATTTTGAGCAGTCTTAATGGAATTAGAGTTGATGCGTGCCATTTTATTAGAAATTAAAGCATAAAAATTAATACCCAAATTAGCCATAATTGCACACTCGAAATCAGATACCTCTTCTTCCTCTAAAGCAATCTCAAGCAAACCCTTATATTTATCATACACATCTGTTTCATATATATTTTTAACAACCTCTATCGGAGATAGTCCATACGCTTTTAATACCTCTATGAAAATAAAAGCATTCTGAACAACCCTATTATTAATTATATTCACAAAAATAAATGACTCATCTGATATCTCTTTCGATGGTAAATCTTCTTTCTTATAATATTTAGCAATATCTAGTTCTGGATTACCATCACAAATAATTTTAAAATTGATCAGCTCTTTATTATGTAAAGGACAAATAATGTCTTTTAATAAAATCCAAACCATAGGGAATTGATACAATCTCAAAACATGAGCCTCATCTACAAAATCGCAATCAGGATCATCCCCATACATAAAAGTTCTCAGATTAGAGGCTAAAACAATAAGAAAATCATCTCTATCTGGCATTAGCTGAATATCTAAAATATCTAACGAATTCTCCATATACTCCGCTACAATCTTAAATGTTGTATGAGCTACGTTTCTTGTTTCTCCGATAAACAAAGATCCTGATACCTGTTCTTCAAAAGAGATTGGAACATCTATAAAATTAACATTATACTTTCTACATATCTTCCTAAGAATAGATTCGGCTATTTTGAAATCACTTATTTTACTCATGTTATTCTCTATTTTTTATAATTATATTTCTTAATATCTTCTGGCAACATCCCTAAAGCTATTAAAAATTCTTCATGAGATAAATTCTTATCACCTAAAAACTTCTTTATATCATCTACCTCTTTACGTGTTATTTTGCTTTTAGAATTTATTCTTTTGATTCTCTTTTTTCCTGATTTATTTGCCAATGCTGGAGAATCATCTTTGGATTTCTTCTGAATCTTATTAGATGTCTCTTGGTCTAGTATCTCAAATGCAAAATCAATCAAACTCATTTCTTTTAATTCAAAAATCATCAATTCTTTACAGTCATGACAATATAAACCTATACATAAAGTATCTTTATGAGGAGATTTACTGCTTTCTTGAACACTAATTGACATCAGATTATCAACACTAAATACCATTTTACAGTTTCGACATTCTAATTTTTCCGTCTCGACTACTTTGACAATCCAGTTGGGTATCTCTTGCATATTCATATCTCCGTATCAAAGTATCCCATTTATATTATTCCAATACATCTTATCAAAAACCTTTATTTATTCCCTAAAACCTCTTTACACATCCTGTAATGCTCTCTAACGACAGCCATTTCACTCTTATTTGTCACACTATTAGGATGTTGACGATAATACACCAATGCTTCCTGAAAATTGAAAAATTTAAAACCTGCTTTAGCCGCTCTAGCCCACAGATTAAAATCAGGAACTAGTTTCCATCGACCATCATAACCCCCTAATTCATTAAACAATCCCCTCCTATACATACAAGAAGGATCAATAATAGGATTATTTTTTTTAACTATTATATCTTCATATATTTTTTCATGTGCAGAACGAGGATATGTCATAGATTCGATAAAACTACCATCTTCTTTTATCTTTATGGCCCATGCTCCCACACAAAATATATCATCATTCTCTTCTAAAAAATTGACTTCTTTCTCCAATCTCTCTGGAAGACTTATATCATCAGCATCCTGTATCGCTATATATTTCCCTCTTGCTTGTTTTATCGCCCTATTTCTCCCTTCTCCACAACCCACATTTTTATCTCCTCTAAAAATATTATGATCACAAAATAAATCCATATGAAAAACAATGTCCCACGTTTTATCCGTAGAAGCATCGTTATAAACGACAATCTCAAAGTCTCTAAAAGTCTGATTAATAATAGAATTTATAGACTCTTTTATATATTTTTCACAATTATATGCTGTCGTAATTACACTAACTAATGGAGTGCTCATAATCTAATCGTTACACTTTCCGAACGAACAACCAGGAAATAACATAGTTGATTCCTCATTACTGGCTGGATTACACTCTTTACAACAATATGACCCACAGCGACATTCTACCCATCCAAACCCATGACAGGTATCACATTCTTTCTTTTTTATCTTTCCCTTACCTTTACATTCTTTACATGTTTTGCTCATTTTTTCTCCTTTTCTATAAATCTAATATCTCAAATCTATCATTTATTTCACTTGTCTTATTCTCTGATATATCATTAGATACCATTTCTGCCAGATATGCCCAACCAACAACATTAAACTCATATTCTTCAAATACCTTCCCAACATAATCCCAATAATCCTGCCCGTCGGACCAATCTATTTTCCGACATGCACTAATAAAATTCTCTCTTGTTGGATTGCCTTTATCACGTGGCTCTCTTTTTAAGAGAACTGGCCTATCATACTTTGGCATTTCCTTTTTAGCATCATGCCAATAAAATACAGTAGTTCCTATTAATTTATTCATGTCTAAATTCTCTATCATACAAAAGAACTATATTGTCCCAATCAATGTTGTTTATAAAGTGTTGTCCTTTTTCTATTACTATATTTTTATATCTCTCATCTTTACAGGTCAATAGTTGAAGTATAGCAGCAGAAAAATGATCAATATCTCTCTTCTCAACTATAGCATAACCCTTATTATCCTTTTGTTGGACTATCAAAGGAATTCCTCCTTGTTCTCCAACATTCCCCACAGCAAAAGAAACATAAGGCAATTTCGCCGCTCTACATTCTAGAATAACAATAGGAGCAACTTCTTTCTTACTTGGCGATAAAAACACATCAGAACAATTAAAAGCCGAAACAATATCTTCCCTAGGAATATCCCTTAAAAACCTTATAGGTAGTCCTCTACTTTGTTTTTTTGTCCTCTCAAAAAATGGTTTATCATAGGGGTACTGGGAGGTGTTTGAGCATTGTAGAATTAAAAAATCATCTAAATGCTCTGATAGTTTTTCAGCTATTTTGGGAAGAATTTCAAACCCTTTGCCAAAAAAATATGAAAAAACGCTAAGAATAATATATTTTTCTTTTATTTTATACTTTTCACGAAAATTTACTCTATTTTCCCAAAATTCAGACAAATCAACCCCGTTGGGCACCACTTTAACAGGTAAGTTATTGTCAATACACCACTTATAGTCAGGAGTTGTCTCAGAATGGGTAATAAGATTAAATTTCTCTATATTCTCTTTTAATAATCTAAAAGATTCAGGATGAGATTGTAAATGGTAAGCACCTACGAGTGCCAAGGATGCCCTACAATCGATTTTATCGATATTTTGGAGTAATGTATCGAGCTGCCAAAAAGAATCACTATAAATAAAGATATGGTCGTTTTGAGCAATCTGAGCAAACAGTCCATCTCCCTTTTTACAAGGAAAATATCTAACCTTATTCTCGTAAAAAGGAGCATTAACGCTGAAACTATAAACATTTACCTCATAATCAAAATCGTTGACTAATCTGTCCGATATGTTCTTAATAACATTTTCAGAGCCACCAACATGCTTATATGAAAAATTACAAAATATTCCTAGTTTCATATTATACTTTTATATGATACTTTTTCACTTTTCAACAGTATTTGAGAAGATAGGGATTCTTTTTCCCTGCCATTTATTCTGAAATACTTTCCAATTGTTCAGAAAATATTTCCTATTCTCATTGCTTAACAATGCCCCCTTATGATTATGGTCTATTATTGGATTATAATTCCATCCTATTTTATATCCCTGATAATGTGCCTTAAAGCATAAACTAGGATCTTCAAAATAGATAAAATCATAATCTTCATCGAATAATCCTAATTTTTCGAATATCTTATTCTTAATCATTAATCCACCAGCGCCGACATAGGAAAAAGTGTCATTGTTATCTATTATTTTTTTATATGGGTAAAAATCTTTTTCTCTCATTTTCCATGCTTCACAACCAATCAAATCAAATTCTTTATCTATCATTAATTTTAAATAACTATCCAACCAATCTTTTTGAACATATTGATCATTATCGAGAAAAACGATATAGTCAGTTCCTTTTGATAATTTGTACGCACTATTCCTGCCATTAATAATACCCAAATTAAGATCAGAAAGGAATAAAGTTATATTATCATTTTGGTCTGATATTTTTTTCAAATAATCAACAGTACCATCTGTGGAGTGATTATCTAAAATAACTAAACCAAAATTATCAGTAAATTTGTAAAGATTATTTATACATTGTTTAGTATTTTCTACATTATTGTAAGTTAATAATATTATATCTATAATCATAAATCTAATATTATTCTACTAATCCCTCTATCATCTCATCAGTGAATGCATGAATGGTTTTTTCCATTGTATAAAACCCACTTACTGCGCTTAAGACTGTTAAAATTCTATCTGGGAAATTTTTATTTATTTCTTCCTCTACCTCGGACGCAAAATATAATGGACTATCAAGCATAATTTCTTTTCCATCAGGAAAAGAACCATACTCTTTCATCATATTTTCCCAGGTCCTTATTTTAATTCTATCACCTATTTTATACCTCATTTTTATCTCCCATTTTACAAACCAAAAATATTAACTATATTATAAATCGATATTTTTTCACTTTTAAGTTAATAATTCTTAATTAGTAGATGATGTGATTGTAACAGTTTCTGAACTCACAGGAGTTCCATAATCGATCGTATCAAATGGAGTTATAACACAGTAAAATTTTTGATTCTCAAACAATATGTCCTTACTCACAGTAGTATTTGTCTCTGCTATATTAGTAGTAATAAATCCTCGATATTCTTCGACATAAAATGTCTCTTGCAGCCCATTGTCTACATCATTAAAACCATAAACCAAGGTAAAATTATTATCTCCTGGGTTTTTCCTATACCATCTAACCATAGTCTGATCTTCCTGTAACGTTTCATCAACATCTCCTAGAGCGATCACCTCAAAATCAAAAAATTCATAATCTAGAATAATATCATTTGTTGGAACAAATACATTAGTAAGATATGTTAAATCAAAAACTGTGGGTATAGCATTTTGTACGATAATAGCAGGACTTGTTACCAATGCCCCATCAGTACTACTTGTTTTGGGAATGACCTGAACATAAATAGAATTAGTAATTCTTAAACCATAATCAATCAAAGTCCCTGAAGCTATCTCATTAACTCTTATTTCTGTTATTGGAGGTTGTCCTTCAGGCAAAGTATCTCCATAAACACCTTGCTTAAATATTTCATCATTAACATACCATATTATTTGCGACTGATTATCTCCACCACTATCACTAAAGAATGATTCTGTCAAAGGAGGATCTATTATAGCATCAGTATTAGTCGCTATCCTCGAAATAATATTCCCATCAGGATCTCTACCCTTAATATTTAAACCAGTTAAAACAGGAACAGATTCAATTACTGTTACAGGAATAGATGTCCCTTTATCGCTCAACAATTCTCCATCACTCACATTAACTTCAGCATGAATAATATCTCCCGCTTTTATTAGTGATACTGTTTGTTGTTGAACCCATTCGGATATTGTAAGACCATTTAAATCATCAATGTCGGGATATTCCAAAGCAGTGGTAGTATATAAAGGATCTTGAAAATCATTAATATTATTCCATTGTATCATATTATTTAAAGCTGCATTTGGCACTCCATTTATATACCATGTAATAACTCTTTTAGAAGTATCTTCTGGATCAAAGTTAGAGTCAAAATAGATATAGGTAAGCGTAATAAGACTAAATCTATTAGGAGTTTCATTAGAAATAGCAACTTGTTGTACTTCAGGAGACGCCTTAGAGACAGGCGGCAATAAATTTTTACCTGTAGTATATTCGTATCCTATTCCATAAATATCTAATGTATCTGTTTCTGTTTTATTAGTTAATTCTAGACCAACCTTATACTCTCCCACATTCAAAATACCTATCTTATAATCGCCATCTTGATAATCAGAAGGGAGTGCCGTATTAAAAACTATTCTTCCTTCTCTCGGGTGAGTATTATAGTAATCTGTTGGCATTGGAGCATTATTCTTATCATATATAATAACTCTAGCATTCTGATCCCATCTTCCATATTCCGTTTTTGTTGCAAAATTATCTATTTTTCTTAATGGTTCGTGCTCAAATTGTGTAACGTCCTGTGAAAATCTTATGGGTATAACTACTTTACCATTTTGATCAACAGTGGGTTGAGATTCTGTGAAATAATCATTCCAATTAACAGCATCTGATTTAGCCACTCCTACTTTAATTTGATCATCATTTATTTCATTAGCATCTACTCCCAATGTTATTTGATACGGAGGGACCGTAACATCTTCTTTGTTTAGATACAAATAAGCTACCTTATTAGCATTAAATACTATTTCTATTGATTCTAAAGAAGGAGTGGCAGGAGTTGTTCCATATTCATCCACAGGTACTGAACTAATTCCTGTAACCATAATGATTTTAAATCTTATATATCTTACTAGAAGATTGCTAAAAGAAACACTATCTGTGGAATTATAATTAAGATTTATTGCTGTGTAATTATATCCATCTAAACTTGTTTCTATTGTCCATGTAGCATTAGAATCAGAAGAAGGTATAGTAAAACTGGCAGAAATTCTATTGATTAAAACTTCCTCTCCGAAATCATTAATAAATTCATAAGTTCCATACCCCATTGATCCAACAGCTTCTCTATAAAATATTCCAACAATATCATCTAAATAATCTTCATCTGCTACCGTTATACTTTGCCCTCCTGTCTCAAAAGCCAACTGATTAATAGTCTTAGTATCTGATCTATTAGCTTTTATGGACAAAGTAGCATTATCAGAAATTGCCATATTACCTACAAGAATAGGAACCTCTTTATTCCCATCTATATCATTAGTTTCATCAATGGCGTTTTGTATAGAAGCAACTGAAATATTTGCTTCATTATCAGTAAATAAATAGATAGTTTTTTTACTATTATTAACATCGCTATCAGATAATATTCTATCACCAGCAACTACAGCATCAAACATTGTAGAAGTACCGAGAGGTGTCGAATTTTTTAACTTTTCTATTTCATCTAAAATAATATTTTGGGAACCATTATTACTTCCCAAAATAGAGTTAACCGAAGGTATCCATTCAAGATCGGTTTCACAATTAATGATTAAGTTACTAGAAATTCTAGCTGTAGCCTTATGGAATAATGATTTAGAAGCAGATACTTCTTCTATTTTAGGACTAGTTCCCCTATCAATAGTTTGGATATAAAAACTATCATCATTTACAGAAGTAACAGTAACCTGTAAAGATATTTTATAAGGTTTTCTTGTAACTCCTGTCTCTATCTTAATAACTACTGGAATTTTATCTGGATCAGTAATCTGCTCATCTGCTCTAACCCCACCATCTGATATGATCATACTATCAGTAATCGTTTCCCCTGCTCTAGATTGAACTGTACTCGTTTCCTCAAACAAATCTTCTGATCTTGGCAAAAGAACAATGACACATCGACCATTACTAATACGAATAGTATCACTTGAAAAAACAACAGGATGAACTACCGTTTTATCTTCTAATTCGTTTAAACTATCTTCTGATGTTTGAGTCACGGTCTCTTCAAATTTTAAGAAACCCCTAACAATAACATCAAGCACATCGGGAATATATACCCCGTTCTTTTTAAAGTCCACAGGAATAGAAATAGATTTTTTACCATCTATCTTATCTACAATTATTTTATATTCATTAGTTGTAGCCATTTTATTCCCTAAAGGTCAAAAGAAATATCAACATAATCATCATCTCTATTAACTGTATAACCACCCATAAGATAAATAAACGGAGAACCATCCACATCAGAAAATTCTGCACTAGCTCCATGTTTACCTATAAGCATTTTTTCCAAATCTACTGAAGGATTTGGCATATTATAGCTAGAATAATATTCAAAACCACTATCTTGAGCAGTAATTTTTTCTGTAATATCTAAACTTGGAGAATTATTGTTAAACCCGCCAAAAATATAATAATCAGCATGATCAGCGGAGGGATTCAAATTGTATTCTGTCATTGCTGACTGAGCCTTAGGAACCGAGGCACTACGTAACCAATTGCTTCCCAAAGTCAACCACTCCCCAGAAGATGGAGTAACAAATGATCCTGACAGATCTATATAAAACTCTTCTGATGGATAGGTAAAATTATTACCCTCTAAAATAGCCCCATTAAATACTATTAATTTATTATCAAAAACAATCGATAAAGGAGAAATTCTCTCATAAGTATTTAACTCATTACTTCTCAAAATATTAGAATATTCCCATTCATCATCTTCTACACAATATCTTAAAATCCTTTGATTATGTTCTCTTATAGTAAATTGGTCAGCAGTTACGATTGCATCTTTTACTCCACCAACAATATATATATAATTCTTCTTTCCCATCATAACATGAGATGCAGATCCAAATGCAACTCCTAATTCTTTTTCAAAAGCACTTCCCTCGGCTATTATCGGCATATGCTCGAGTTCCTCCCACATATCAACATCAGCATGATATACTTCTACTAAAATACTTACACCAAGATTCCCGCCAGTCTTATCATTAGAAAAAATTCCTCCTATCGTATATATATCATCTCCGATAGTAACTGACATACCCCCAAAACGAGGAATCGTCATTTTTGTTACATCATTCCATTCATCATTAAGAATATCATATTGTTCATTTTTATCAGATATATTAAGACTATTTCCTAATAACCCTCCTATATAATAAATAAAATTTCCTACAGATCCGGAAAAACCATTACCTCTCGCTTCGCTCATATTGGAAACTCTATCCCATCCATTATCCGTAATACTATATCTGTCCATTGTTGGAGAATATGGGGTAATTGGGACAGGATCTATAGCAATACCTGTACTTGGATCTACTGGAAGCACTGGAGGTTCTTCTATTTCTTTATTCTTTTTATCTAAAGTAAGAGAATAATTTTGCCCTATATGCCTTACCGTTTTATCGCTTTCATCATAAGTAGAAAATATCTCGATTTGCTCAGTCCTTGTTGAATCTATATATCTGCGAGCATTAATAAGAACATCTACATAACTATAATCAGTACTAATTGTTTGTGTATAATATACATTTTGGCTAGCAACAAACAACGAAGAAGCTGTATTATCTCCAACAGAAACATAAACAGGAGTGCCATCAGGAACATTTTGACCTCTCCATAAAACTTTAACCCTGATTGTGACATCCGAAGTATGCTTTACAAGAGTTTCTCCATTATCATCTGTAAAATTATTACTATCTGTAAAAGTGTCAACAGGATAAAGAAAATCATTTGAAGGGTTACCTAAATCTGTGTCATAAAAATAATCTGTAACTTTTCTCCATACAGTTTCCATAAGCAAAGGTTCGTTCATACATATAGGACACGGAGGAATACCATTATACATATTTCCTCCCCCATTTAAAACCAATGGATTATTATTTAAAAATACAGTGGTTTTTCCATTCACATACGAAGTCGGTTCCCATGCTGGCACATCACATTCTGTGATCCCATCACTCCCATTAAGACAAAGACAATCATTAATAACCACAGGTTCTGGTTCGTCACAGAATTCATCTGAAATTTTTCCTGAATCAGAAATAGTTTTATTTATTCTTATATAAAAATAAGTAACATCTGAGACATCTTCTGCATTTAACTCAATAAACGCAGTTCCGTTATCTATAAATCCTTCATCACCAACTTCCAGATAATGCAAACCAGTATAGGCGTCCTCTACTTCATATATTTCTCCATGTAAAATTTCTACTTCAGAATTAAGAAGATTCGTGCTATCAACAATAGCACTAGAAACAGGACCAGTAACCCCCCCTAATGAAACTTCCACTATCTGCCCAGAACTTAACTCTAATAATTCATTATCATCATCTGACGCACAATCTCTAAAACAATTCGCATAAGCAAACTCTCCCGCTGCTGTGCCTGACTCGGCAATTCTTGGATTTCTACTTATTTTAATTTTCTTGTAATGAATACCATCGGTCCATAAAGGCCAATTTTCCGCTGTTGACCACCCTCCACCTCCATACAATTGATTAGGAAGATCTCCTTCCCATCCACCATCTATCTCCATCAAAAATCTGGCTGATGTTCTATCAAATTCTTCAGGATCATAAGGACCAACACTAAAGAATGTTTTAGCAAACGATGACAAACCCTGATATACAATTGATGCCTTAATCTCATGATCTTCATTAATCTTTTCATCCCCTTTGGGAACAGGTCCTAAAAACACATTTCTAGCAGTTCCACTACGAGTGTAAGAGTAAACACCATTAGTTAATGGAACACTATCAGTTGAGTAAATAGATCTCGGTCCGCTACCTGCTGCCCCATCTATCGCCTGTATAAACTCAACATCCCATTGGACAACTGTTAAATCTTCAGGATATGTTACTAACGACGCATCAAGAGAATCAGGAATATAATAATTAGGATAATCTGGATTTATAATGAAAGCATTAGATCTAAATTCAGCAATATCCTTTCCATCAACAGTAAGACCCTCAGAATTCGTATCTATATCAATCAGCAATATACTCTGAAACAGAATGTATATATCTTTAACAGAAGAATATCCCGCTTTTTCTCCTTTCACAAATAGTCTAACAGCTTGAAACGCTTCTGGGGCATATAAGGGTATATCAACGTATGATATGTCAGTATATACTCCGCTGCCATCATAGGTTTCTTCTTGACCTTGAATAATAGACAAAATAGAATCAGGAGGAGGAACCGTTATGCTAGGCTGAAGCTTTGGTCCTTCATAAGATGAAGAAGGAGAGGAAGAGGAACCAGAACATGAATTTTTACAAAGCTCCGTAGAATCAGCGTCCCATACCGCCAATTGTATATTTCCCGATTCCAGAGGTTGTCCTTTATATTTTACCTTTGCTCGTGCAACAAACGGATTTGTTGCTTTCATATATATACCATGAAAAGATGCTGATTCTACATTAAGAACTTTCTCAGAAGTCTTTTCATCCGTTTTTACACAATAACATCTTTGATAAACCTTCTGATTATCTCTACCTACTAATTCTACTTCCCAAGGATTAGTATAATGAACTTGTATCGTTTTAGAATAATATTCATAAAAATTATCACTCGATGTGGATGTGCTTTCTTCTTCCCCTGCTAACTGTTCGATCAAACTAGCATATTCTGATATAGGATCTCCACTTATAGTATTATCATTAGGAGGCGTATACCCTCCCTCTCTAGGAATTAACGCTTTCAATTGTATCTGAAAAGTAGCTTCTCTTATTTGGGCCATAATAGAAACATTAGAGGTCATCCTTAATACGCCTTTAAAGAATCCATCATTAGTTTTTGTAACAAAAAAATCATAAGCTTCTATATCTTCAAATTGAGTTAATACTCCACCACCAAAAATATCATCTGCTTGTGTCTCTCTACTAATAGCAGCAGTGATACTCATTTTAATAGGAGTATCTTCTGAAATAGCATCTCCAAATTCATCTGAAATAGCGCCATATACATATATTGTTTGATCAAAATATGCTTCTATATCTTCTATACTTTTTTGAGGTTGGTCCCACCCTATAGTAATAGTATTACTATCAACCAATTCATAATTAACATTTTCAATTTCTATCAATGGAAATGTATTTTCATTGGCAGAAGAAGTAGGCACCACCGAAGCATGTAAGAAATCTTCTACTTGAACACCATCTTCATTATAATTAGAAGATCTTCCATACTTATCAGTATTAACTATTGTATAGTAAGCATTAATATCGTTAGGAATATTCCTATGAACAAATTTTTCATCTGTCGTCAATCCAGTAAAAACTAACCGCCCACTTGATCCACCATTAATATTCACAACAGGAAAGTCCGAAGAAGAATAAAATATTTTAACTCTTGCTATTCTACTATCTATAGGGTCATTTTGTTTCCATCTTAAGTAAACCTTCCCATTTCCAGAAGTAATTAACTGGCCAACATCTGGAGATTCAGGTGAGTCTATAGCATCACCTTTAGTACCAATAGGATCTCCTGAAGGATTTAAAAGAACAGAAGTATCTAAATCTAAAAAGTAGTCATCTGTAGCCGCTTCTGGAATTTCTACAGTCAATGAGGGAGAATCCGACAGAAAGCTAACATTACCCAAAGAGTTTTTAGTAAATAATCTATAATAATATTTCTCTCCCAGCACAAAATCATCAACATTAGATATAAAGAATTCCCCCGAACCAGGGTCGTCAACTTGATAAATTATATCTCCGTCTTCCTCCCATGAAGGAATATGCTTTTCATTTCTTACAACAGAAATTTCTCCTCCAACATAGTTATAATCTTTAGGAACATTATATTTAAAAACTGCCAGTCTATCTCCATTATCTTCCTTTATTCCTGAAAACTCGCTATCTACTTGACCTCCTTCTGAATTTAAAATAGGATTAGAAACCACTTGAGATTGTATGTATGCCAGATCCCTTACGGTATTATGAATACTAAATTCTGTTATTTTGCCTCTAAAATAATAAAGAAATGGAAAAGAGTCCGAACGATAAACTCCAATAGAAAAACGAAGATTAGTTGTTCCTATTAGCACTGGTGATGCGGTTGTTAGACCATAGGATATTTCAATCCCATTAATATATAATGTAAATATTCCGCCAGTAGTAGTTACACAAACATGCTGCCATTTATTAACCTCTATTAGAGCATCATTACTATAAGCATTATATCGAACGTCTCCATAATTCTGGATAAGATGTAATCTTCCATTAAGCGTATAAAGAATAAAAGAAATAGTATCTGCCTGCATAGAGCTAGCAATAACATAAAGACCATCAACAGAATATGGATAAATCCAAGCACATACTGTAGTAGATGTTTGAGATGAAAGTTCCAACTCTGAAACCCCATCCAAATAAGCATAATCACCCACCCCATCAAAAAATAGTCCCGAAGTCCCTGCAGGAACAAATCTACTTTCATACCAAATAGGATTTTCTTTACTATGCTCTAATATATTATCATTATCACTAAAATCATATAAAAACTTTCCTTCTCCCTCATCCATGTGCCAGATACCCACAGTATTATCATCCCTATTAATACCATAACCTGTAAAAGGAACACCTTTAGTTAAATCTTCTGAATTTACCACTGTCCTAAAATTAGAAATAGATCTAGGAACTACTCTTGCTCTCGAAGTTACTTTAACTCTAACACCCTCACTGAACTTATAATCTTTATCATAAGTATAAATAGTATAATAATATGTATGCCCCTCTACCAATCCGCTATCTTTAATTCTGCTAATAAATCCATCATCCACTATTTCCCCATCAAGAACAGAAGTAGGATAATGATCATCATTCCTAATAATTCTCATTCCATCATAATTAGCAAGATCATCTGCTTTTATCATTTTACTAAGACTATCAATATCATTAGGATCAAAAGAATCATTCTCAATAATCCCAAAAAATAAAACATTAATAATATCAGCACCATATTCTATAAGATTATATGTGATATCTCCTGGATAATTGATCTCTATTTTATTAACTAAATCAGTCGCCACATCATGACGAAAATTGTTATGGTCATTCCATGTCATACTGCCACTTTGGTCCATAATAATAGTTACAATCCTATCATCTAGCTCTAAATCTATACTCTCCGTTCCATCCCCATTATCTGTAATCTTAGTATTTTTTAACTTCTGCCCCAACTTGTCAGAAAATACATTCACAAGATCTGTTTCTGCCTCTGACGGAGGTAAATTGATCTTTTTATTATGTTCATCTATAGCATCAAAATCGCTAGATATTCTATAAGCATGCCTTTTAGTATAATTAATATGCCATACATTACTACTCTCTGTTGACTCTCCATTTAGAGCTTTATAATATTCTAATAAACTAAACGACATTAAACATCCCTTTAAAACTTAATTGCTGATGATGGTGCCACATATTCATCATTATCAATCAATTCCCAAATAATAAAATTAGAAGTGTTAGAGCCTGCCACTGACATAACTAAATAATAATCTTCTGTAAAATCATTTGCTTCATTATACCCGTGGATATTGTCCAATACTTTTATATCAAAATTATACCAATCGTCTTGAATAATTTCTGTTATACTATTCTTATAATCATAAATATAAAGAGAGATTCCTGGTTCTCCACGAAGAGAATCATAAACTTGCATATGAGCAGTTAAATATGGACTAAGACTATAATCAGGACCTTCTGTATAAGGGGTTGTATTATCAGCCTCTATATATATTTTATCAATAGCAGACCCATTTTCCTTCATCTTTATTCCTAAAATATGTTCTCTAGCATCAGGCAAAACAAGAGTAGTATTCACCCAAGTCCACTCCAACCCATCAGAAGGATTATCTATGAGAGTATCGATAGTTTTAAATGTTATCCCATCTATTAATATTTCTGCTTCAAAAATATTAGTATTAATATTTATACATCTAATCCATAGATTATACGTATCGGGAGTTATTGCTCTAATAGGATAATTTATAACACTCATATCAAAATCAGAAAAAGACGGATTATCACTACTAAGAATCATATACCCATTACCAGTAAATCCAGAAACCGTGTCACCAAATATAACAATATTATTTTCTTTATCTATGGTGGAAAAATTGGTGGCATCTATAACAGTTTTAACAGTATTATAAATAGGCCAATAATTACTCGTATTTTTTCCTACCCTTTTTAAATAAACAGATGCTTTAGTCGGTACAAACTGACTATTAACTTCAAACTCTTGTGCTAATCTCAATCTTACGGGGGAATCTTCATACAAATAAACCGCGCCCCCAGTAGTAGCCGATTCGTAGCTAGGAGAACCAACCGCAGCAAATCTTCCAGAAATAGATACAGAAGTACCGAAGTTATCATTTACTGACGAATCCGACCCTACAAGTTTTGTTAAATGACCCCAGCTTCTTTTCTTGTAAAAAATATCTGCCACACCTCTCCCACTTCTAGCTTCAGGAGAACCAACTATAATATGATCTCCATTAATATAAACAGATTCTCCAAAATGATTCCCTTCATAATCATCTTCACCAATACCTACTAACCTATCAACCTCATACCAACCTGTAGAATATTTAAACACATATGCAGCTCCAGAATTTACATCCCCATTTAAACTATCCTTTAAGCTGGCTCCTGCAATAAAATAATCTCCAGAAGCAGAAACAGATTCACCAAAACGATCGTTAGATTCCCCATCAGAAGCAAACAATTTTTGAGTTTGCTCCCATAACCCCGTATCCGCATCTTTTTGAAAAATATAAACCGTTCCCTTGCCTTGATTATCCCCATAGGCTCCAACTATAATTGATTCACCATTAGTCGCAACCGAATAGCCAAAATAATCATTTTCATTGCTTATATCCGGAGTTAACAAAGTATAATCATCGTTAGCAGTCCACGTATCTAAACCTATCCTTTCAAAAACAACTACTGCTCCTCGATTTAAGTTATATCCATAATCTCCAAAAATCACCAAATCATCTGAGATGGCGGATGACTTAGGAAAATCAGAAGTCGAAACAAAATCTGTAGGATTAAAATATCTCAAAGTGGTGTTGAAATCATCTTTATGCCATATATAACCGCCTTGACTAACGGCTGTCAGATTAGACGTAAAATAATTATTATGCATGGACTGACCCCATTTGTAAGCATTATCGTCCTGATATATCCATGCTCCTCCAACATTTCTTTTATACAAATCCGCTCTATCATGACCGTCGCGAGCCACTATTATATGATACCCGTCAATGACAGATCTCTGCCCAAAACCATGAGCAGCTCCAGGATTCGGATTCTCTATCTTTTGTATCTGAGCATAAGCCATTTAATTTTCCTACATAGGAGCGCCTGTTGTTAATCTAATCGGATAATCCAAGAAAGGTACTTTAAATAAATTCTGACCAAATAACCATTCTTCTTCATCCACAATAAGAACTTTATGAATAACATCTAACGATGTATTTTCCTTTATATTTAATACATTATCTGTTATTAATCCAAACGATCCATTACTAGCTCCAATCACAACTTTATTGGCATCATCTGTAGTTGTGTTATTGATAGTATCACCGTCTTCGATAAGACCACCCAAATCCACAGATTCTAGTAATGGAGTCAAACTGTTAAATGTCCCATTATCAGAATATAGTCCTTGATTAGTAGAAACATAAGTATTAACAAAACCGTGTCTATCAATATCTGTTATATCTAGATCTTTTCCTATCGTAGTATCTGTATAAGTAAATCCATTAGACGTTAAAAATATCTTTTTATCAATTGTATTATCCTGCGTGTTCACAACACCAACAACTGCAAATAATATATTAGAACTATAAATAATTTCTACGGGAGTTTCGGAATCCTTAACCTTTTCCCAATCAATCGCATCTGAATCCGACAATTTTATGTAAATACCGTCTTCTGCACCGACTAAAAGGTTATTACTAATAAATCCCATAGAATACAAATTATTAGGCAATCCACTTCTATTATATTCTGCCCATGTTGCACCATTATCAGAAGAAACAAATATATCACTATCAATCAATATATATACATTGTTATTTGTTTGTAATATTTCTCTTACTAATTCGTCACCAATAGAGCCAAAATTAACTTCATTAACTTCTAGAGTGTCATGATGAATAGACAAAACGCCACTTTTACCGCCAACTAAAACCAAACCCGTTTCAGATATATATCTCACTGCTGAAGGATAACTTATTGACAGTGTTGTTGTCTCGTTGACCTCTTGAACATCATAGTTAATAGTAGAATTTAAAGAATCATACCATCCGCTATTAGTATCTGGAATAACAGCTTTGAATTGAGTCAATGGACTAATCAGCTCCTGTTCTCCTGGATATGTTTTTTCTGTAAATAGCCCCATTTTTACCAAATTAACTTGCTGAACTTGAGACAAATAAGAAGGAGGACCAGAATAAGCCTCTTCAAAAACATCTTCTAACTCTCTATGTGAATTATCTCCTGCATTTTTGATTGTAACATCAAATATGTCCGCTGTCAAAGTATCATACTTATCAAAAGGCAAACCAAAAGTAAAAAATCCATCTACAACGTTAACTAATGTAGTGTAAGAAGTTGATCTTTCTGAATTAATTACTGTATACACTGGTTCTTCTATTTCTATCACTTCCCCAGCATTAGAAGTACTATTCCTTTTAGTTATTATATCAGTGTTTATAGCAGGAAGGACAAAATTAGATGTTTGACCATTTGAATCAGTCACAACTCTAGCTTCTTCATAAAGTTGAGATAAAAATAATTCAAAATTTTGATATGTATCGGAAATCAAACTAATAAGATCATCTCCTGTTGGTAATTCTTCAGTAGTTATAGTTGTAATATTTGCTTCTACATCTGTTTTATATTTATCCGCTCCTATTTTATGAGCATTATTATCATCATAAGTAGGAAACACTACAACAGCAAACTGATTGATATCTACTGATATTTCATCTCTTGATTCCCCAAATAACGAATTATTATTATATATTTTAAATTTAGCGTCATATTTATTATATGCCCATCCTCCAAACTCAGTAGTATATATATCATACTTATTAGCAACTACTACTGCACTTTCTTCATCTAATATTTCATCAAAACTAATATTATGATTTGAACCACTATTATTATAATAAAATCCTAATTTCTGCAATACATCATCTACATATATACTTGGAACAACTGTTTCTTTTTGTTCATATTGCAACCAAGAATTACCAGATACTTCTACAATGTATAATAACCTATCTGATCCAACCATCATATTATCATTAATATTATTTATCGTGGTAGCAGGAACAACAGTATTGTTTATATTTAGATTTTCAAACGTAGGCACAATTGAAATATTTTCGTCAATATATATATCTCCAGTTATTGTTTTTTTCAACCCATTATCTGTGGTAATATATAACTGACCTGCAAAAATAATCATATCTTTAGTTCTAGACGAATCTATTTCTGCAATTTTTATAAATGTGTCATTTCCTTTTAGTTCTCTATAAATTGCATTATCTGACAATGCAAATATATAATTTCCATCTATTATAAAATCTCTAATTTTAATAAATGCCTCTAGATCAGATATGTAACTCCATGTTAACCCCTCATCGATAGATTGAACCAAACCAATCTCATTACTCACAAGAAGCCTTCCAACCCCAGCAATAGACCCTCTGTCATAGTCTCCATCATAAGTGATCGCATATGATTCTGAACTTTTAGCTCCAAATATAGGCATTTTTTGCCAAGTATCTTCTATGTATGGAATAAGCTCACTATTTAATTTAAATACCCCCATATCCGTACTAATATATATATTACCACTACCATCCTCAATTATATCTCTTACACTTTTTACAAATTCTAAACCTTCCATCAAATCCCACGTTCTAAAACTTGTTCCATTATTTTTATAAACACCATAATTAGTTAAAGCATAATATTCCTCATTCACAGATTTATATAATTTATGAACTGCCACAAGGAAATCAGAAGCTTGCTCCCAATCGTTTCCATAATTTTCACTTATCCATACCCCATTACTAGTGGCTGATAATAAAACTTCACTATCTGTAGTTATAATATCATAAAAAGTTACAGAATCACCCATTTTATTTCTAAACGAATCATCATAAATAGCTGATAAACTATAAATAAACTTATCTATAGTTTGCATAGGTAGACGTAGAGGCAACAATCTTTCTGATTTTCTCCCATCATGATTAATAGTCGGCATTTGTGTAGATTCAAATCTGCCACTACTAAACTGAGAAGCACTAATGTTCTCCACTTTAATTTCTGGGAGGAGATTATCAACTTCAGATATACCTAACAATTCTAAAGCTAAAGAAGGAGCTGCCGAATAAGGAGCAGAAAACGACCCATTTTGAGAAAACAATGGTTCATTAAAAATTATTTGATTATTATCTTCATCTACTTCAAATAAAATAGGAGATTCTCCAGCTTGAGCCTGTCTTAATGCTGCCGTATTGGTTACTCCATTAATTGTAAAATATTCTGTATTTAATGTTCCTGAAATCTGCAAATAATAATTAACTGCTCCTTCTATATCTTCTTCCGTAGTGTACACCTTATAATCATTTGTAGTCCAATCTGATATATGAACATTTGACCGAAGCTCGATTCTCTTATCAATACCTTCATCATTATCGTTATCATGATGATGGACATCTATGGCGGCATTAGTTAAATCTGTTAAAGGATCTTCTAAGTTTAAAATATTAACCACAGATGAAAGATCAATAATCACACTACTTGTGCCACTGGAAGTAGTAACCTTACCTATCGATATTTGATTGTCAGTTAATACAGAAGAACTCTTCACAATAAGAAAAACTTCATCCCTATATTTTCTAACCATATAATAATAAACTTCATCGTGCTTCAATAAAGTGTCAGTATCGATATAGCTCAATTCGGATACAAGCACTTGATCTATAACTTCAAAAGAATAATTATTACCTACCGATCTCAAAATTTCATAGCCATCAAAAGTCCCAGCACTTGCATCCCAGGATAATTCAGCATCAGTATTATTACTGGAAGCAGCAACAATTAACCCTTCTGGTGGTGATAACGAAGCGCTTTCGCTAGGAGTAGCAGAAACCGTATTTGTAGATATATGGCCATCATCTATTGGATTTAATGATTCTGTGCCATGAGTATCAACGGAAGTTACAAAATATGAATAACTTGTACTGTTTATTACTGTGTAATCTACAAAAGTAGTCAAAGAAGATACAAGAGTCGCTATATTAGAAAAAGAACTAGCCCTCTGATATAGAGAATATACTGCTCTATAAACCTTATAAAATTCTATATCCTCATCTTTTGTGTCTTTGTCCCACGCTAATTCTAACTCCTTATCTCCAGTATCTATTGTTAAACCAATAGGAACAGATGGTCTTAATACATTAGGAGATTCTGTAAATTGCTTAATATACGAAAAATCATTCCCCTCTGCTCCAAAAGCATCATATGGAATAATAGAGATAGTATATCTAAAATTAATACTAAATTGAGACGAAGGTATAATAAAGCTATTGGCTTTCCCTATTAACAGATCTGTTACATAATTAGCTCCTACCACATCAGTCGTAGTTACATCTATTATATTAACCGTTATCAGATTATGCGAAAAATAAGTCTGAACAGGATTATTCCATAATAATAACAAATCATTATCAGTTGCTCTCTCTATGCTAAAACTAGTAACAGCAGGAAGCAAATCAGAAACAGGAGTTTTGGCAACCCTAATAATTGACCCAGCACTAATATTACCATCTTCGTCCTCAGTTTGTACAACAACTACATAGGATTCATATTGCTTAATAGACTCATATTCTAAAACATCATTATTCATATAAGGAATATATTTGACATCCATTTCATAACATTTACCATTTGTTTCATCTCCTCCTGGACATGACACGTTGGCAACTGTTTCTAATACCTCTATAGGCTCAGAAAATCTATTTCCGTTCTCAATAAAAGTTACTAAAAATTTATCAGCATAAGATATAGAGGGGTTTAAACGTTGATATTTCCATGATACCTTTGTTTCTACTCCGACATTCTCAAAAGTGCTGACAGAAAATTCTAATTCAATATTATTAACTTCCCCAGCTCCAGGATTACTTTTCAACAAAACCCTTTTGGAAGCTCCGTCAGATAAATTTCCAGCCCTACTAACAGAATAGACTGTCACCTGATAATTAGTATTTAAACTAAGATTTTCAAATACTACATAACTAGAACCAAATTCAACATCTTCCTCAGCAGAAACAATACTAATAGTAGGGTCTCCTACAGAATTATAATCCACATCTAATTCTTGGACCTCGACCCTATAATTAGGAACATTATCAGTAGGAGCATTATCCCAAATAACTTGTAAAGTTTCATCTCCTGGAAATACCTGCACAAAAAGAGGAGAAGCAGGAATCCTAGCATCTACATCTGTTGATATATTTATATCTGTAGAATCACTTTCATTACCACTAAAATCAACCGCTATAACTTGATACTCATAATGCGTATTTTGTTCTAAATTAATATCAACATATATTAATTCTGTAGTAGTTCCAAGAGTAGTTATATCACTGCCAAAACCACTAGTTATTTTATAATGACTAAAATCAATCTCTGTATTAGCGCTCCAACTAAAAGCAACTTCTTTATAGGGAGTTAATTCTAAAGTATCATCTTCTTCCCCTTTGTCCATTAAATTCCTCAAATAATTCCTCAACTCATCACTAACAGAAGGCAAAGAAGCCAAATAGGCTAATATACTACTCTCTTTTTGAACTCCTAAAGGAGATGCAGGAGAAATTGTGTCTATAGCGGTAACCTGGGCGATATTAGAATGGCCACTACGACCACCAACAACCCCGTCTCTTGCCTCAATCACCAAATAGTGAATTGAATTATTAGTTAATGTTGCCTCAAAACCTCCAAATGACTCTACTACTCTTCTATTAATTAATCCCATACCATTAGAAATTGATATTGTTCCGTCTTTATTATTTGTGATGTCCCATCCAAAAATAAGTCCAGAACCTATATAGTCAGAAATAAAAGCCATCTCATTATCTATAATGGTGAATCTTCTTTTATCTACTCTAGAAGAGTAAATATCTCCTGTTTTAAAGGCTTCTAAATCATAGTATGTTGTTTTGAAAGGCATATTAAATATTCAAAGTGATAAATTCGTTGTTATCTAGTTCAAACATAAGACCAAAATTCTCCACAATAGGAACATCAGCATATTCTCCACACACCTCTGCGCTTTGAACATCTCTAACTTGAAAACTATAAGAGCTATCAGAGAATACGTAGTCATCTCCGTCATGTGCTTCTATTGTAATATAATAAATAGAACCTGAAGAAAAATCATCTGCATCTGGTCTATAAACCACACCAACTGTTTGACCAGATGCCACGGTCGCACCATCCTCAGGAATTAAAACATCATCAACCATCCATCCAGTTCTATCATTTCCGCTAAAAACTGTAGCATATTCATTAGTTCTCTCTAAATCTTGATAAAATTTTATTCTAAAATGATAGTTATTTAATACTGTATCATTATTAGTAAAATTAAAATCAATAGTATCAATAAATGAAGATGTGCAACTAGCAACAAATGATCTATCTTCAGACAAAGTATAAGACGTAGAGTTATATATATATTCTACCCTTACAAAATAATAAGTTTCGCAATCAATATTAGCCGCTCCAGAAACAGCAAATAACACTTCTGCTGTCTCTCCATGAAGCAAACTAACCCCGCCTTCAGGAACAGCTACACCATTTACGCTAAATCCGTCAGGACTATCAGAAGACGAAGCTGAAAAAACTTCATCCCTAAGATAAACATCACTAAATAAAGTAACCTTAAAATGATAATTCTGTACCACCCCTGTATCATTAAGAACATCAAAATCTATTGTATTAACATATAAATTAGAATCATATGGACCATATTCTCCAAAATCTGTTGTATCTATCGTAGAACGATTAGGACTTATAAATTTAATCCCTACTCTTAAATTATGACCTGTTTGATTAATATTAAATATCCTATTTTCATCAACCTCCTGATACTCAGTCCAATCAATAGAATTCGTTGTATTAAGACCGAAAACAACATCTGCCGCCACAGGGACTACTTTCTTACTAGTTATAATACCTTTATTAAGTTTTGTTGGCATCGCAAAATTAGTAGTAAAGAAATGAACCGATTCACTTGTAATTGCTCTAATAGTTGCCCTATGAAAAGTAGGAGACATACCCTTTGCATTACTTATTAACACTGCTTTAAATTGTATAAATTGACCAAGCAAATGACTCAGAGCGACTCCAGCAGATTGCAAACTAGAATACGGACCTTGCCATGCTGCTGTTAATATATCATTAGAAGATGTCGAAGTTCTAACATATATCAAAACTTGAGTATCAAATAATTCTGTTACTTGCCATGAAAGAGTTTCCCATTTAACAAGATCATTTGTACCATCAAATATTTCACTAACATATTCTCCCTTCTCCTCTTCTATTTTTCCAGCAGAATAAAATCTACTATCACCAGTTAAAGTATAAAGATTATTTCCTAATTCGTCTAACTCAAAAATCATATTTTCACTTACAAAATCAACCAAACTTGCTATAGCAACCCCATCCACAAACTTACTACTATCTACATCTACGCTCCCGTCAGATTCAAGAGAAACATCGAGAACAGACGCATTACCTGCTCTATCAATCAGTTTTAAGTATACAACTTTTTCTGAAACTAGAGGATTAATTTTTGTAACACCAGTATCAGAAATTACATATAATACATTAGAAATAGATCTATTATCAAATGTCATATCGTTGATAATTTCGTTATGGGTATATTTCCATACCCATGTCCCAGCATCAGACAAATAATAAATAACATTACCCACAGCAGCAAAAGTAGAAGAATAACTCGTTGCCCCTTCAATCCCCGTAATAACAGGAAAAATCTTTAAAACACTTACTTTGCCAGGCGTTGTTCTAAAAGATATATCATAAGTATTATTAGAAGTAATTGATCTTCTAATAACTCCACTCGTTTCTGATCCAGCAAAAGTTTCTCCTATATCTCCCTGATGATTTAGAGAAACAATAGCCTCAGTAGAGTTATAAATAATAAATGAAGCCTGATTTTCTATATCAACTTCATAGATATAAGCACTCGGACCTGTTGATGCTAACAAATTAGAACTACCTAAAGCACTCGTTAAACCATAAACATTTTCATCTAGATCATCTACTACTTTAGATAAAGAAGGATCTATGGCTTGCGTAGTTCCATCATCAAACAAATAGATGGCTCCACTTGATCCAGAGCCACTAGTATATTCATCTCCAGATCCTATACCAGTTCCAATATAAAACTTACCATCTAGAATATGAGAAGAATAAGCTCTAGATTCAAATAAAGGTAAAACACTATTAGCTTGCAAAGTTCCACTATTATACGTGTAAGTATAAATAATAGCAGGATCTGTATCGTGACCTATACTTATCATAAGATTGTTATTATATTTTTCTATAAAATCAACATATTGGTCCGTATCGTAAGTATACAACTCATCCCACACTTCTGTATCCCAATTATATTTATAAACAATAGCTGGTTTAGAAACTCCTACATATAATTCATTTTCATCTGATATGTATGAAATAACTGAACCCTCCCCGCTAGTCAAAGTTAGATTCTTAACAATATTTTCTAATGACAAACCTAAATCATGAGTCGCAGAATTAGAAAATGGAATAGCAACCAACGGAGTAATACCGTCATTATCTAAAAATTCTTCATTATTAGATATTATCATACTATCTATACCAGATCCTGCTGATACTAAAGAAGTGGTAGAATCACCCTCCGTCTCAAACACATCATCTGTTGCTCCTCCGATATTAATACGAACAACACTTCTATCAATTTGTTCTCCTATTTTAATTCCCTCACCACTGTTTAAAAAAATTGGAGCATGAGTATCAAGATGAACTCTATCAAAAGGTAGAACACTATCAGCATCATTTATTTTTACCTCATTCTCGGACCCTTCCGAAATAACAAATACATCTCCAGTTCCATCTTGATTATCCCTAACAGCAATATCTTTAATCTTTAATAAAGTGCTACCAATATCTGTTCTTTCGGCAATAGTCTGGGAAAAATCAGAAACAACTTCTAAATCACTCCTAGCAACCACTTCCACAATATCATCATTATTAAGAGACATTCCAAATCTTATCGTTTTTTTATCAATACTAACAACATATCCGTAATGTATTTTATTTCCATTTATATAGACTTCAACAATGTCATCTTCAGCAATTGTAGGATTATCTAAATAATATGTTTGCAAATCATCTGGAGACACATTAATAGAAGATGCAGGTTCATAAATTGCTGTAGAATATGTTTCATCAACATCATTAATAATGATCTGATTCAATCTTGACATAGTACCAGCTAATAAAACATTAGGATTTTTCCACATTATACTTTTAACATTATTATTCCATATAGTTTCATCTTCGGATGTTATAAAATTATCAAAATTAAATCCTACCATTTTAGCTATACCATTAGCAGTAGCAATATATCTTATCGCTGTATTCCTAACAGCTATATCATTTATTTTATTAGAAGGCAATCCATTAGAAGTCGTAAAACATAATGCCTTATTCTTATAAAGCCTATACAAACCACTATTAGTACAAATCCAAATATTATTATTATCATCTACTTTCAATGAAGATATAGTATCTGTCAAAACATTTGGGAACTCTGAGAATATCGATGTTAGACTTACCTCTCCTCCGCTATTTCTAAACCCAGTAGCATTAATTGTTATATCAGCAATCCCGTCAGTCACTATCTCGGTATAAGACAAATCAAAGCCATAAAGCCCAGATGAGACACCATCCACTAATGAAGATGTTCCTACATATAATCTATTATCCTTATCAAATATCATAGATGTAATAACTACATCGCTTGGAAGATCTGTTATTGACAAATCTTTAAATCCATCAACATGATTAAAACTATACCTTATTAATCCCTTATCATCACTGCCATAACCACCAATAAATAAATTATTATATACATCAAAAGATATTGCTTTCATATTGCTCCATGATGCTATATCTTCATTATCTATATCATCTTCTATTCCTGGCAAATCTCTCCCTATTTCCAGAGACCTACTCTGATGATTATAGTAAAAATAAGCCCCGCAAATACCAACAATCCATGCATCACCATAATTATTAATAACAGCATCTGATGCAGATATAGAATCGATTCCTATCGAGCTATAATCTATTTCTTTAATATCATATGGTTCAACAGCGTCGTCTATGTAATATTTAAACTCCTTAAACACATAATGAGAATCTATAACATCAGAAAAATCTCCAAATCGTATTTCCTTAGTCGATATATTCTCATTTAAAATATAATCTCTATGAATATTAAATATTCTAGATGACGGATCTGATATAGTTACGTTGTCAGCCAAAAATTCCGCACTACTCCTATCTAAAGAATAAAAAGCACATCTAACTCTACGTAACAGATCATTATTATTTAAAAAACCATATTCATCAAATAAATATGACTCATACAATATTGGCAATTCTCCATTAAAAAATATAGGAATGGCAGGAGCATAAGAATTTCTATCGTCATCAAATACCATCTTTACATCAAAAGATCCATTACCACTAGACAGATAATTCCCATTATAAAGAGCAACAAATATAGCTGAATCAGAAGGCTCTAAAGATTGCACTGAGCGTTCCCCGTATGGATCAAGATCTGACGGATCAAGATCTATACCAAATTCATTATAATCACCAGTCTTATAATCTTGCCACGCTATATAAATATAACCTGTAGCAAGTTGCTCTGATAAAGTAGGATACTTGGCCCCTCCATGACCCTCTACAATAGCAAATTCATTCGTTAAAACATCTAAAGACGGAGATAAAATAGTTGAATAAATCTTATATTTACCATCAGGATTATCATGCCAGACCACAAACACTTTTCCACCAACATTACAAAGAACATTAGAATGATCAGCTCTACTATCAGTCCTAGAGATTGTAACGGCAGACAATTTGGAAGAATTCAAAACATTATATCTCATTATCTCTATATGAGAAGTAACATCTTGAGAAACTGATGACCATGTGATAAATAAATCATCCATATAAGAAGAAATGGATGGACGATAACTACCAAATAAATTAGTAGATACTTTTTCTTCCCCTCTCCATCTCAGCTCATCTGCCAAAAATATATTCAAATATATTTCTTGATGAGTTCTTCTATGATCCTCCCAAACAACGCAAGGATTAGATAAACTATCCAGTGTCATTTGAGGATATTTACAATAGCCTATATCCACACCTGTATAATATGGCTCACTCCATCCCAAATTATTTCTATAAACGAAACCTATTACGCTCCCTTCAGTCTGTTTTGATTCGAAAGAAACATAAACAGTTTCTTCCCCATCAACAACAATCGAAGGAAATTGAACCCCATTATCCAAAGAAACAATTTCTTCAGGATTTGTCCATGTCGTTCCATTAAATTTAGAATAATAAATAGAACCTAGATTTCCTCCATCATCCCACCACACAACATGTAAATTACTATTGGTATCTTCAAAAACAACAGGATTTAAAGAATTACCATTTACTGTGGCGTCCATGGTGAAATTAACATCTGATATTTGTTTGTAAGTAGCATCAGATGCAGGACGAGCATAAAGTTTCAAATTATTATTTTGACCAGTTAACCTATAATTTATTTCTTGAGTTGTGTCATAAATTTCAGTATGATTAGCATTAGCAAAAACAATTTGCTGCATGAGAAAATTGATTGTTTCTTGTTTTGTCCCGTCGTTTACGTACAATCCTATTCCTCTGCCCTTGTTATTTTCATCAATAATCCAATCGCTATCTACAACATTTTCTACTCTCAAATTAAAATCTACTGTCCACCCTTTTGAATTATCTACCTTATTAACCCAATCAGAACCAAACTTATTTTGAGTATAATACCATGTTCCTCCTTTATTGGCTTCATCTCCATATTCATTAATAGCAGAATCAATTGCTAACGAATCATCAAATACCGTCAAATCCTCTATACCATTCCCAGAATTGTATAAAATATTTATTTCATCTTGGTCTAATACCCTGTTAAAATAACATACATTATCGAACAAACTATTGGTATGATATAATCTAGAACCATCATCCCCAATAACAAAAGTTGAATTGCCATATCCGTTAAAAGTTAGTCCACCATCCTCCCCTTTATTAGAATCAACATACACCTTACCAATAGCCCCATCATATGTACAAACAATATGATGCCACATAGCCATAGGTCCAACAATAGCTTCTGGAAAAGAAGAATAATTTGACCTATCTCCAACAGTTAGGCGAATATACCCGCTTTTGTAATATATCCCCCATCCATCATCTCCTTGACTTGGACTAGTCGTCTCTCCGTAATACACAAGTGTATCACCATTACCCAAATCGCTAGGATGAATCCATAAAGATATAGAGAATTCACTCAATTGCAATCTTGAATCGTCAGCTATACGGACATAGTCATTAACTCCAATTAAATCTATAGAGCTATCAAGATCCCCATTGACTCCAAAGCTGTATGTTTCATTACCATAACCACCTGTCCATGAGCCAGGATGATTGCCTTTTGTTTCTAAAAGACTACCATTAAATTTCCACTGTGCAATTAAATTACTATATAAACTCATGTTTGCTCCAAATCTTTATTGGATAGTATCTATATGAAAACCATCTGATTGAAAATAAGCAGAATCGATATTAATATTCTCAACTAATTCCCACCCGCTTGCTGTGGGAAACGTCTCATTTAAATTATTATTAGCATCAACAAAAATCATTGAATGATTAAAAGGATTTATCAAATATCCCGTAATAATAGTAGCCCCTTTTGCATGAGCGGCCACAGTAAATTTTCCATCTGGAGATTTATTTATCCTATTAATAGGAGAATATGTTCGAGCAATTGTTCCTGTTTCTTTAATATCTCCTGCCCTAATCGCATAAATAGTGCTACTCTCATTTTCGCTGTCTGAGTTAAGACCAAAAACATATTTACCTCCAACATACCCCTGCAAAGCAATCACTTCATTGTTCTGAAATTCGATGTAATCATGAAATTGCAAATTAGTATATTCACTTGAAACATCAGGCAGAAAATATCCTGAAGTTGTATAGAAAAAATATTTATAATCAACCGAAAATAGAGAAGTCGCATTATCATGAGATATCTCTAATCTTTTTATATTAGAAGTTTGCGTAAAAATTCCTTCTCCATTTATTATTAAATCTCGATTTAAATAAATCTTTATATCATCATCTCGAGCAGCTACTGTTAAAAAATTGTTGGTAGTCGTTGATACTGTGTATTCTAACTGAGAACCAGAAATCAAAGATATTTTACTATTATATATCCTAACTTCTGCAAATCTATCACCATCATTAATCCTAATAGTTTGATAATCTTCGGAAGTACCTCCTGCATTAACTACAAACATAACCTCAAAAGTCCATCCTGTTGAGTTAGAAACATCCTCTTCCCACCTACTGCCCCTAACTCTAAAATGACTTGTAGAATACTTGTTAAAAGTTGAAGTATCGCTCAAAGCAATACCAATGTAATAATCTCTACCTTTTTCTAAAATATTTGTAGGAATCGTAAATGTATTTCTATCTCCCGTAATAACTGTAGAATATATATTATTCGCCTCAAAAAAAGTTCCTATTTTTATAGATATATAATTCACACTTTTACCATCCGGAATAAATCTCTTCCATCTAACATGGGGAGTTATTGTAGAAACATCTAAAGGATCGCTTTTGCCATCTATTTGTATGCCTGTAACAATAAAATCAGAAGCTACAACCGTAACTATAGAAGAAGAGGTATAAACAGAAGCATCATTATGTTTAATTTCAAATCGAACTTGATCATTTTCTTCTATATTAAGTCTAACAAACTGCTGGTCATTGAAATCCTGGAAAATTCTATTATTAATGTACCATCTAATAGATACATTACTAGACTCTAATTCGCTACTAGTTTCATAAGCAGCTTTTAAAATATCATTAGGATTAGGATGCGAAGGCAATACCGCTAACTCAGAAACAGTAATAGCTGTAGCTGCTATTTTTATTTGAGGAGAAGTTACTCTCACTCCATACTCAAATCCATCTGACGGATACACATCAGCATTCCATATATCTTCATTCTGTAAAAAAGAGGAAACTATACTAGTAGCATTATCAAATTGTCTCTGATGTACTCCATTTTTAAACCATCTTATAATTGTTCCTGACTCTAAATCTCCGTCCACGTCAAAAAAATCATAAGTTAATATAAGATTATCAGTAGGAGCGGGATTAGCAGGAGAAATAACCACATTATTTACAAATGGCAACTCATTATAAAAAAATGAAAAAGTAGAGATATCAGTCGATCTACTCAACTCATCAATAGCATATATTTGGCCATAATACTTAACCCCTCTTGCCAAAGACAAACCTTTATATGACCAAAATAACTCTTGACTAGTTGTATACCCCGTTCTAACCACATCTCCTACAAAATCAATAGTCCCTATACCATAATCAGAAGTACCTATTTTTATTTCATAACCTACTTGACTGAAATCCCCTACATCAGTAACAACTCCAGTATTAGGGTCTATAGAAACCTTATCAACCGTATCAAATACCCAGCTCCATATCGGATAATCATTCAATATTCTGATTCTAAAAGTATGATCAGTGACTGCCTGATTATTTAATTTTAATGTTAATTGCAAATTCATTTTTATAACCTTATAGTATCATTAATCAATCTTAAAAAACCTCCAGTTTGACCACTAGATGATCCGCTAAAGTCAAAACCAGAAAATTCAGCAGAATCAGAAAAAGACCTTCTTGTCTCCCAGAATAAAGACGATCCTCTCATTATTTTGCCATCATTTCTACCTATGAAAATATAGCTTAAATCATCAATCATAGAATTAATGGTAATCGTTTCTGGATCATTCATATAAATATCTGATTTAACAATATTAGTTCCCGTAAAAATATCATCTACTACATAAAGCACGCCATCATTAATAGATCTCTGAATATCTGTTTGAGAACTATTTCTAACATTTAAAAAGAATATATCATCAATAATACCTGTGTTTTTAGCAACACTAGTAGAGTAACCATCTAAACTATGATTTACATATAGATTTAAAAGAGAACCTAACCCTTCCATTAAATTTGAAGAACGAGATCCTGTTTCATCTTGCAGAGTTTGTTCAGACCCATCTACAAAAATTCTCAAATGACCTGTGATACGAGACACCCAGAAATAATGCCATTTATTAGGTAAGTATTCTTCTGTAAAAACAGAATACCCTCCTCTCTCTGATAACTTCAAAGAATTATTACCAGAAGTTTGAGTATGCTCTGTTATCTCTATAATTGTATGTTCTGCGCTACTCACATCTACAAAATTCAATACAGGCATTTCAATAGATACTAAGACTCCAGAAAGGGAATCAATCACAAGACCTGGACTGGCAGAATATAACCAAAAACCAAGAGCATATTCATCAGTAACACTCAAATTATAACCATTCGATCCAATCCCATCACCAAGTAAATATTGGTCATTCTGCATTAAATACCCACCAGTAGAAATAGACGGAGTTATATTATCTCCTATAGGTACTAAATTTGTTTGACTAACTTCTTCAAACATAGAAGAAGAACTAAATCTTACTAAAAATTTCAAATCATTTATAAACATATTATTCTGTTACCTTATATCTAGCGTTTATAACAAAATCATTATTTAAAAACTCAGCACTACCTTTTTCCACATATCTTTCAACCCATACGTACATGATATCATTTGGAAATAAATCACCCATATTAAAAACACTAGGCTGCTCATAAAAAGTTAACGGAGTATTTGAATCAGGAATAAAAAACTGTGTCACATTAATATTTCCCACCACAGGAGAAACCGTTCCAGTTTTAATTCTTTGAGCAGGAGCAGGTAATATTTCATACTCCACAGTCCCAGAAAAATCAAAAGCAGATGAAAAAGAACTATAAAAAGTAAAAGTCCCAGTATCATTATCAAAACTACTAATTATTTTCCCCTGGCCAATGGCCCCACCACTTGTTATTTTTAAATAAGATTCTTTAAAATAATCATCATCATAAACACCAATTAAAGAAGTATCAATCAATTGCATTGTGCTCCAACTAGTAGCAGTCCCTGTTATATATCCACTAGAAGGCCTTTCTAAAGATATTTTGATAGAAGAGTTAACACTCCTACTATTTTGTTTTATATATACTGCTAAATTATAAGCAACTTGTTCATTGGAAGGATCGGTAGAATCTGTAGAAACATTCTTTATTGCAATACATCTATATTGTTTATAACTATCATTAAAATTATCATTAAATAACTCTTTAGATGCTGATGCTCTCGCTACATCCCCTGAAAGATGGATATTATAAATATTATTATAAGCTCTTTGAGTAACCACAATAGAACCATTAACTACAGCAGGAACTTTCATAAGCTCGTTCCCAACGTTAATGTATTCTATTCCTTGCCATTCTGACCAACTTCCTGAAGCGGGGGTAGCAAGACTTAAATTAGTACTATATAAGTCCATTGATGCTGCCAAAGTAGTTTCTGGATAAATAAGAGAATTACTAATATACCCTCCTATTGACTGAGAATAAATAGTTTGATTCATATCTGGCTCTAAACTAGTTAAATATAATTTTAATGTCGCCATCGTTAATTCTCCGTATCCACCGTGCTAAAAACATAATCTCCGCTAGAATCTTGGCTCATCACCAACATCTCTGTAGTATTATAGAAAAATATATATAACATAATACCGTCAGTCCTTATGTTTCTGACACTTTTAAGATTAAGATAATCATCATTTTCCGAAGAAACTGTTGCCCCCTTAAAACTCAATATTTCCCCATTATCCAACCCTAAAAATAAAACATTATCAAACACTTCCATTGCATTTATAACTGAATCAGCAGAATATAAGGAATTTATAACAGTTTCTGACACATCTAAAAATTCATCTTCATTATCAGCAATAGTATTAATAGACCCGCCTGTCAACCTTTGTAAAATACCTTTATTTTCATCGTCTTTTATAGCGACATATAACACGTTATTATATACTTCTAAAGCAGTAGCATCTCCATCTAGCGTAGATATAAAAGTTAAATTTCTATACAATTCCGCCGAAGCAGAGGAAATTAAATCACCAGCAAAAGAAAAATATAAATTATCTTGAGCATGATCATAGAATAAAGAGGTTACTTCCCTGTTTTCCAAATTTTTATAAGTCCTAAAATATTTTTCCTGACTAGCTGTTACAGTATTCCCCCCATAATCTCTAAATCTAGCCTGTATTAATTTAACCCCATCAATAACTCCCCCACCCGCTATCTCCTCTTTGATATCCCATGTCAACAAAGGAGTAAGAGGGACATATTCTCCAGTAACTGATAACTGAGATTGTGTATTAGTTTGCTGAATCTGAACATCTTTCACAAAAGTTACTTCATCACTTGCCGATATTCTAAGTATCAAACTCTTATCCTTAGTATATTCTTCATTATCTACTATCCGAACAGTTCCAGAAGGTGGAGTAGTATCAATAAGAAACAAATTAATATTATTAATATTAATATTATCAATAAAAACAGGAGAAGAAACATTATCCCCATCAACCAACTCTATTTTAAAAACATAATCAGAATTAGTTATAAAATTACTTACATCGATATTAATAGGATCTGAACCGACCATGATATTACTCTTTAATAAAGTCCAATCCAAATCTTGATTATCAGATTTATAATATATCTGATAAAAACTCCTTTGTGAAGATCTGCCCATAACTGCATTATGATCAAATATAAAAGGCACATATGAAAAATAAGTATCTCCTTTAACTGGTTCTATCATAGAAGGAGATGGTAGACTTTCATTAGTAATGATAAAATAATCCGCAGAGAAAGACATATTACTTCTCAGCCCAGTACTGTCCGTTGCTCTAATGCCAATTCGACTCCTAGTCCCTTTAAGATTTTTTTGTATAGTATAACTATAAGACGTATTGCCAGAAGGAATCGTTGCTATTTGAATCAACTCTGATTTTTTATGAGGATCATAATCATCAGTTATAAAAATTTCATACCATATCAACTCGGTGGTAGATAAATTTCCTGGTTCTACCCATTGAATATTTATATCTCCTTCTGTAAAAGTTTCTCCACCATTTGGATAAATAATACTAGGAGCGCTAATAAGATCAATATTTCCAGAAGATGATAACTCGGTTCCGGTCCCATCATTATAAAGAAATGATATTTCATCTACAGTTAATACTTTATTAAATATTCTTACATCATCAAGATAACCATCAAAATTTTCAATTGCATGACCAACGATATTGCCACAACCTACATATACATTAAGATTTGTACCAACGGTCCCCCAATCCGACATGGGTATACCCATTGTTGTTCCAATTTTTACTAAATCCCCATTGATGTATAATAAAGCTCTAGTATTAGAGCCATCTAAATTTTCCACAACAGCAGTAACCATACTCCAAGATGTTAATGGTGTATTGGTAATAATAGCTGAAACAGGCACAGGAGCTTGAGTAGTATAATTTATTCCAACAGTCGTTCCTGTTTTAAAGAATTCTAAAATATATAAACCCCAACTTACCGCCACAAAATGCTGCTGATTGGTACCTTCACCAATATCTTTGCACCACAAATTTATAGAAAAACTATTTTGTAAAGTAGACTGAAATGTTTGATTAGTATCAATATAGTTATTGATCCCATTAAAAGACAAAGCAGTATTAATAACTCCCACAACACTTTTAGCGTCAGTATTTGCTCCGCCATACATTCCGTTATAATTTCTAGCAGAATCTATAACAACAGTATTCGCAGAATTATCATTCATTTTATACTGAGCAATAGTATTAGATGTTAAATCTATAGCCATAATTATTTCCTATAATATCCTGGGTTCCCAAATTTAAAATTAGTATCATCTTTATCATAATTTTGTTTAAATCTATCAATATCCAAACTTTTAGATAATTTATTGCTTTGATATTTTTGATAAACTTCTTCTGGGAGCAAATTAATATTAGCTATCTGCTCCAAATCGGCATTAACAATATTATAAATATCTCTATCATCAGAACCACAACTCTCTGCAACAGTAGTATCTGGAAATAATATTTCTATAAATGCAGCGCCATCCTTATTAAATATCCCATCATTATTATAAAGTTTAAACTGACCTGAAAATTTCGATGGTATTACAGTTGTGAAACTTTGATTTACCAGATCATTTACCCCCTGTTGAATCACATTATATTTTACATCTTCGATAGTATATGAAATTAAACCCTCTTCATCCTTATAAACGGGCTCACTAAATACAGCATCAAAATAAACATTCACATATCCTTCTGGATTGATTGTAACTCCTGGAGCATCCAAAGACAACACATACTGACCATTATAAGTTGGAAATTCATTCCCTGGAGGACTATCTGTTGACAATCCTGACAAACGAGTATCTGCTGTATAAAATTTAAATATATGCTGAGGCACATCGAAATTAGCTAATACTTCTAGACAAAATGTATTACTAATTCCATAAATAGTTAAAACTTGACAACATATCCTTCTTAGACCATTATGTTTTTCTATATTCCATGGAACTATAAATCTAGAATTATCTATTCTATAAGCACTATAAGACGCATCATCACCAGTTCCTGCTCCAGATAAATCATTATCTATATTGATCCACTCTCCCCACTCCCTATCTTCCATATTTCTAAGTCTAACAGCATAAGCCCCGACAATACCGTCTACATCTAATCTTATAGATTTTTGACTAATAACAGGCACTACTTTCTCATCATTAATCACAAGAGAATCTGAGATATCTTCTTCATATACCCTCATCTTTATTTGATCATAAACCCCACTAAGATTAGCAGCAGAACCAGGATAACAAAAAGCTTCAAAATTATTACTTCCTGGAGAAGCACCGGGTGATGCACTATCTCCGCATGTATCAAAACTACATGCCTTATATATAATATTATCCTTCACGGTCCCTGAAATATAGAAATTAAGAGCTGGATCAGTTGTTATTATCGGATGATTAGCATTAATAATTTCTAACACATCATAAAGACCTTGACCAGAAGAATACAAAATATCTTTAACAGAATCCCAGACAGCAGCATAAATATTAGAATCTACGGATGTCTTCCTACCTTGCCAAACTATTTTAAATATACCAAACAAATTAGAAGCTATAGAAGGGTTAATAGATGTGCCATAACCGCTGCTCACCTGCAAATCAGCTTTACCCTGACCGCTACATAACCAGTTATTTTTATCTTGATTATAATTCCAATAATAAGAATCAACTTTATCACAATCTAAAATTAAAGGAATAGTTTCAACAGTCGTAAGAGTATTACTAGAAACCTCGTAAGCTTGCACCTCTACATAATATTTTACGCCGCAAATTAAAGGTTTCTCATATATAATTGAATTATTATTAAGGAGATGCGGTTTCTGAGTTTCTGTCGTTTGCTGAGGCAATGCTTCAGGGTCGTAGATTATATTAACAGTATCAGAAATCTCAACATTCAAACCTCCAGAAGATAGCTGACTGAAAGTCCCATCATTTAAAAACCATCTTTTATTATCGGCCAAAGAAAAAGCAGAATAAACTAGTCTATCTTTAGTAATATCAGTATAAAAATTCAGTCTAAAATGATAGTTATGTTCAACAGATGGATCTTCACTATTATTAATAAAACTAAATGAAACAATATTATCTCTATAAGTTTCTGAAGAACAATAAAATATTGTTGCTGTCTCATTTCTGAGGATACTAGCCACAACTTCTTGCTCAAAAGTAGCAACAATACCGCTTTTATCCCCAGACATAGTAACACTAAGAGTATTCCCAGCAATACTGAAATCAGGCCCTCCCAATGGATATACCCAACCAGTAAATACCCATCCTGGAGCAGGGACAGGATTGATAGCTATCGTTTGACCTGAAATATATTGCCCTGATAACGGAGAAGTTCCTCCAGATCCAGATGCTTCTATAGTCAAATCATAATATGTCCCTACAAATTCTTCGAATCTAACAGATACTGTTTTATTTTCTTCCCCAGCAATCGAAACGCTAATAGTATTTCCTGTCGAACTACTATCAACAACGCCATCAACCACCCATTCTTTAACTTGATAATTATAATTTGGATTAGCACTAATAATTACTGGAGAATTTACATTTGGATTTTCTATTATTAATGATCTATTACTAGTTGAATAAACATCTCCCAAATTAGGAGAATCTAACTTAATTTTACCCTTAGCATTTGTGTAAGACTCTGTATCAATAGATAAATCTAATTGACAAGGAGCAGAAACAAATGTAGGAGTTACAGCAATAGTAAGATTAGTATAATTAGTGAACGTTATATTATGATGCTGATTATCAGACACACTAAGATTATAAGGTATCGCAGGAGCAATAAGCACATCTCCTACTACATACCCATCACTAGCTACAAAAGATATTGGAATTTGACTGCCATATGATGGAGAAGGATCTGACACGCAAATTGAACCTGAAGCAATTCCATCACAATTTGGACCTGTAACTGTTCCACCCAATGCACCATTAATTGTAAGAGTGTAAGTACCAGATAAAAGAGTTCCTGTACTAAAATCGCTTATCTCTCCAAAACGTGAAAGAATTGGATCAGGAAATATCGCAATATTACTCGTCCTGAACCAGAACCAATATGTAACATTTTCTTGAATCGCTCCTAGACTTAGAGTAATGCTTGTTAATGGAACTCCATCTGGACTGGTTTCGGAAGTATCGCTCCAAGAAACCCCAGGAGCATCAGAACTAGGATCTGATTTTTTTAATATTCTAGATGTATTATAATTGTTGGATGTATTAAAATACAAATAATAATCAAGATCATATTTCGTAGTATCATTAACATGTGTAATTTTTAAACCATTTGCGACTTGAGATACACTTATAACTGGCTTATTAGGTGCAAACATAGATGCTGGACTTTTCCATATGGAATCTATTGTTGCAACAGGAGTTAAAGAATAATAAGCATGAACCGGCGAAGAAGTCGAAGTGTTTATAGGAGCCATCCATGCTGAATTAGATATTGGCACGATAAAAATAGCATTATAAGAAGCGGGAGCACTCCAATTAATCACTCCTGTCGGCCCAGTATTTACAGTATGATCTGGAGAAGCAGAAAGAGATGTACCTTCCTTCCATACTCCTATATCATAATAAGGTATAGAAACACTGTAACTATTTTGAACCTCTAATCTTATGATAGCCATATTATACACCCTCTTCTACTAAAACACTATCTAGCTTGGCATAAAGGACCATATCAAAAATCATATCATTTTTATCAGGAGCATAAGAAATACTATATTCTGTATTTTCTATTAATGATACTCCTAAAAAATTACCACTATCATCATATACAATTAAACCATCTGCTCTAACACTATTAATCAACCATCTGGATGGATTATCTTCTAAATACATGGCCTTATATAAATTTCCAGAACCAATATCAGAATAAAAATATAAAATTAAATTATAAATCCCTGTAGTGGATGGAGTAACAATAAATGAAAGATCACACTGTTCTACCTGATCTTCATAGTTCTGCAACATTTTATTCTCACATGATTTTTGAGTGCAATCATATCCATTTAAAGAACGTGCTGCATAAATAGCAAATTCTCCATTCCTGTTGTCATTCCATGCTATTAATCTCTTTCCTGTCCTATTAACAGAAATAGATGGTCTTATACTATTACTTTCGGTATTAGTAATTTGAGTTTCATATCTAAAAGGAGACAACTCGTCCACAGAATTAGCATAATATATATTCCAATATTTATTCCTGTTAGATTGCCAAACTATATTAACATCATCACAAAGACCGATATCCAAAGCTGCTGATTGATTTATGCCCTCAAATGTTATTGGAGTTTGAATAAACGTATTGTCGTTATGAACCTTTTTAAAATAAGCTGAAAAAGAATAAGATAGATTATTAGAATCAGGACCAATGTCGATAGAGATATAAACATTATCAATCAAAGTCACATCTACATCAAATTTGATAGGAATATTATCAAAAGTAGATACAAAACCAGTTTCATATAAAATTGTTCCATATTCTGACGTTACAATTAAATTATCAGTTAAAGCTCCTGGCAAAAATTCAATACTAATTTTTTCAACATTTTCTACACTAAATAATTCTTCATAATCCTCTCCTGCCGATTCCGTATAAGTAGTATAATATTTAATTTCATCCTTACTAACGAAATTGAGAGTAATTAAATTATCACTCCAATCGCTTGGAGCATAAGGAATAGTATTACTTGGAACAGAAAAAGATTCATCAAATACTTTAAAATTAGTTATATCCCTTACAGTAGGAGGCAAACTTACCACTGCATCATTATAAGTATAAGTAGGAGATGAGATTGTAATACCACTAATGCTAAGATTGGCAGTAACGCTATCAAATACCCCTAGTTTGCTAGGGGACATTTTATCAGCCACATAATATCCCCCAGTTGGCATTCCGAAACCTATATCAAAATAATTATATTCAAAATCTATTGCAGTTACAAACGACTGAGAAAATTTAGGAATTCCATCTATAATTAAAGTTAAAGTTCCCACAAATTTGTTTTCATATATTGTCTCATAAGTGTTCAAAACATTTTCTGTTTGATCTGAACTAACTCGTGTATAGTTAACAAGAATGTCATAAATCGCACTCGTGTTAACATCTAATGCTTCTGGAAACTCTCTCACAATAATATAATTGGCTCTAGTATCACTATTATCAGTAGTCTTTATAAATGCCACTAACTTTGCTTTCCCAGTGTAAATTGTTTCTAGCTCTTCTGCTATATACGTAGATATTTGATTTCCATCAGCAACATAATCAGAAGATGTTTGAACATTACTGGCTTTAAAATATGTTTTTTCAAACATTAACCCAAAAGTAAAATCTTTCAAATTATTATCTGTTTTTAAAATTTTTATTTGAGAATCTATATTCGATGGATTAGTAGTATTTGTATATCCATATGAGCCTACTAACGGGACGATTCTATCATAAATATTATCAGATCTTCCTATTATAAACTTATTATTATCCGATCCAATATATGTAGGATTACTAGTAACAATAGTATCTACAGCAACAGTAAAAGTGCTTTTCCAATTTTTAAACAAATTGTCCATCTCAATTTTAGTGACAGTAGCATCAGTTGTAAGATTATTATTTTGAGTTATAACCGCCTCTAAATCAAAAGATATTTGATAATTATATTGAAGCAATGTCAATGCCTTCAAACTAGGATCAACCTCCCCATCTGCATCAGCATCTAATATTTTTAACGAAGTAATCGCCATAGCTTCTTGGGATAAAGGATTAGCTACGATAGTTAAGTCATCTAAATAATAGCCCATATCCGTTAAAGAAACACTCCCTCCTCCGCTTTGCAAAGTATTCCACTTTTCCGATAAAACGCTTTGAGTATCATATTCTGGAATAGGAAAATATGGTTGATCAGTAGCTGCTTTCAACAAAAGAGGCTGGAAATAATCAAAAGGAACTTCTCCTGTAGATAAAAATTCAGAATATTTATCTATTGAAGAAGAAAATACCGTGGCCGAAGGAAGTATATAATTCAAACCTATATTCCCATAATATAACTGATTAATGCCTCCCCTATCACTCTCAAATACAACATGAAGATTATTATAAGAGTCCATCTTGGCTACAGGATTTCTATTATTACCCTGAGTCGAGTCAGTAAGTCTGGTCCAACCATATGTCTTTTGATCGAATATAGAATCTTTACCAAAAACCAAACTATTAAAATATAACTGACTCACATTATTCCCAGTAATAGCTTCAACAACAAAATAAACATAGGTTTCTCTATCATTTCCTATATATTTATCATTAGTTGCAATAGAGACATTAACTGGTTGAGCATATGCTCCATCTTCAAAGTCTTCTCTAACAAAAGGAAGAGGCATATGATCATCAACACCATTAATATAAAGCTGTGGAGTATCCTGATAATTGTAAATAACAGAATTAACACAAAATATCCAACTGTCCAGAGCAACATTGGTTCCTCCCGCCAATGCAACCAAAACATAACCTCCAGTATATTCGTCAATTTCTAAACTATCAATCCTAGCTTTTTGATAACCAAAAGCACTATTATAAAAAACTATATAAATAGCATTAGCAGATACTCTTAGATCGCCCACATTATTAACAGCATCCCACACATCTTCTTCCACATAAATCCTAAAATTTTCTTCTGCTGTTTTTGATGCCACCACGACATCCCTATTAACCAACACATCAACTATGGGAGATGTATACCACGCAGAAATAAAAACTCTATTCACATTATATCTATCATCATCTGGAGAAGTTTCATATGTATTATCAGGAGAAGTATAAGCATACATTACCATCCCATTATTTAGCGAAACCATAGAATTATTATGTATCCTACAATGCTCATCTCCTAATTGAACAGTACCCGACTCACAAACCCTAGTCGGAATATCAATCACCTGAGAACACACATATGGCAAATCGCAATCTTCTTCTAACGGATTACACTCATTACAATCTTCTACTTTAGGGTCGCAAGGCGTATCCTCACATTCCTCCGGTCTTACCCATGTTCCTGGTGTAACATAATAAGTACTGTCAATATCACATCGTGGATCTATATCTGCATGAATAGCTATATTGGTAGGTAAAATATTAATATATGAACCACTAAACACTTTGTCAGTTTTGTTTTCTCCCCTATAAACATAAACTGGTATTTTATTAATTGACTCTAATTCTTTCTTTCCTATAACCTCACTACCTTTGAAATGAATAGTACCGAATCCTGTCTGATTGACAATCACTCTCAAAATTTTATCATTTACAGAAAGAGTAAAATCAGAAAGAGGCTCTCCTTTAACTAAAATACGACATAAATCATCTTGACCTATAAAATTAGGAGAAATAGATATATCTCCATCTTTAACTTCCTCTTCTGGCTGTATCTCGAAAATAGCAGGACAAATCTGTAAAATTTTATAAGTCCCATCTGATTGCACACTGTAAATATTGGCAAATATAGAAATAGAAGATTGTGAAGAATGCTCTGGAATATTCAAATCCATAACTCCAGCATACATATCTTCTAACTTCTGCAAAGATTTAACCTCAATCTTTACATTGTCCGTAGCATTTTCTATTTCTATCTTTATATCATCAATATCCGAGATATCGTATATTTCAAATTTAACAGAAGAAGATTGCTCTCGCGTGCCATATGGTGGATATAATCTTATATTAGCCATATATCTCTCTTATCATATTTATAAACATGTTTCCTACTATTTGATAATTGAATTTATTTCTCATATCAGAAAATGCCCAATTAGATTTCATTCGTATAGATTTTTGATTATTAAAAACATATCTCATAGCTTTTTGTATTTTATTTACTTCCAAAAATGCCCATTTTCTATTTTTAAATTGTGGAATATTATCCATATTATTGAGAAACACAAATCCACTTGGTTCTAACAAAGTGGCAGTTTTATCATTAGCATAATCCTGACAACCTGAAAAATTAGTTACAATCACAGGAATACCTAAGGACATACACTGTAATCCTGGTAAATTAAAACCCTCACCCATAGTGGGAGAAACAAGACAATTTGCCGATTTTAAATACTTCGGCAAATCTTTTTCGTCGAATACTTTATTTTCAAACAAAATAGAGGCAAATCCTTTGTTTATTCCTATCTGTTTTTTTATCTGCTCTACATAACTTTCTGCTTTTTTAATCTTATCTGTCTTTAAAATCAACTGAACATTATCACTTTGATTAAATTCTTTCAAAAATGCTTCCACTAGTTGTTTATATCCTTTTCTTTCTCGGAAAATGCCCATAAATAAAAATGTATATTTATCATATTCATATAGCGGAAGCACGTCCATATTATAAGAATCCACATCTAAACAATGAGGAAGATAATAAATAGGTTTTTTTATTTGCATGTGAGAAAATATTTTATAATCAAAATTCGAAGGAACTATTATAGCATCATTCTTATTAAGAATATTGATCCAATTCTCTGGAGGAGAATAAGTCTCATATGTTGCAAATCCTATACTTTTCTTATATCCTTTTATCCTTTTTTGAATAGTAGGTATGCAATGATATATTAATATACGATCTAGATCCTCTTCCTTTTTAATCATTTTTATAAAATATTCATATTTTTCATCAGAAATGGCTGGTCTACTAGGCTTATCACCAAAAACCCTAATTTTAATATCAAATAAACCTGTCTGATCTATAGCAGCTATATAATTCTGCGCTGCATTGCTATAACCAGACGAATTTAAGAAACACGCATAAGTTATTTTTATTTTAGACATAAACTACCTACTTTTAAAAATTCATCTAATTGCTGTCTATTATTATCTTTTTTCCCATATTTTTTATGAAATTCTAGATGACATATTTTGCATAAAGTTATACCATTACTTTCATCCGTTCTCAACTCTCTATTATTAGAATAATTTCTAATATGATGAGCATTTAAACTACCTCCAATTTGGAAACAACATTTGCAGGTATAAACATCTTTTTTAAATATTCCCTTCCTCCAATTATAATATTCGGAATAATCTCTTTTTAATTCTCTCTCTTCGTCTGTTTTATTTGGATTATAATTACAATTATTTTCTCCTGATCTATTTTTTATACCGCATTTTTTACATCTTTTCCCATTTTGAAAATTATTAAAATTAATTTTTGAGATATTCCCACATTTACACTTATATTTCATTGAAGCTAAAGCATTTTTATATATTACTTCTAACAATACGCAATGTTGCTCTTTAAAATAATTGTAAACTTCTTTATATATGTATTTTTCATATCCACTACACTTTCTACATCTATTCCCATTTTTAAAATTATTAAAATTAATTGCCGAAATATTTCCGCATTCACATTTATATTTCATTTTGATGGAATTATTTTTATACGAACTTTCCATTAACTCGCATCCCTGCTCTTCAAAAAACTTTTTAACATATTCAAAAGACAACCTTTTAGACATCCTCCTCCCCTTCCTCAATACTCTCCCACATTAATTCTCTTAAAGCTTGTGACATAGTCTTGTGATCTTTTTCACATTTTTCTACAAAAGGGGAATATAAAGATGGAGGAACTACTATTCTTATTTCTTCTGTATATTTTTCTTTTCTCATGTATTTCTCCTATAAAATAATATCATATATCATTATATTTAACAACTATAGGAGAAATCCTTCTTTTATTTTAAAAAATTATGAAAAATTATACACTCACAATAAGATTATCATCAGAAATAACTCTAGCACTATTAATGAGATTAAAAGTTCCAGCCCCATATGACCAGTTAATATTTCCGAAAGGATCAATCCTTACCAACCTGCCCGAAGCATCTCCCAGAGCAGATTCTGAAACAACTATATCTCCATCGTCATAACCCGACACAAATGAAGGAAATAATCCATCTGGCGAAGAATACATAATCTGTTGCCTATTATTTATTTTATCAAATACAAATACTCTACCAGCATAATCACTCAAATCATCTATGCCCTTTGCTCTAAACTTAACATCTTCTGGAGGATCAGCATCATATCTACTCAATAAATCACTACCAGTAATACCCGTTAGCGTAGTGCTAGATGATTCTATTCCAGCCACAACAAATCTCCCATTATCATCATACTCATAAATACCACCCAACGTATAATCAGAAAATTTAACATCACTTGAGATTAATTTACCAGTCGTATTCAAAATATCATCAGGATCAATCTCAATAATATCTGGGACTGTTGTTGACTCCTCCTTAGCAGAATCAACATCCACATAAAATATCGAAGAATTTCCTATCATCCAATTATCTTCACTATTTTCATATATAAAAATAGGATGCCTTATATTATCTATAAAAGTAAAATCTCCAACAAAACATATTAGACCTTTAACAGCACTAAAAATACTATTACCTATAGCCCTCATGCCTTCATTAACTATAATTTCCTCAGTAAAAGCACCTGCTGCAAAATCAACAGTAAGATTATCGCTCGTAGCGTTTAGTAATCTCACAGCGGTATCATCATCTAGTTCTATTTCTAAAACCTTATTACCAGCTTTATTATTACTCAAAACAGTATCATCAGTAGTTAAGGCAACTCTAGAAGAACCAACAAAAAAAGCAATCTTTGTTATATCTTCTACCACAGCAGCTTTTGTAAACACAATCGTTAAAATAGTATCTGTTGAATTATAAACAGCAGATAATGGATAAAAATTAGTGTCAACAGAATAAGTAGACCCAAAACCTTTCACCAAATTGCCATTTCTATCTACTTGTAATATTCTATTATTCTCCATATCAGCTATCAAAAATGAATTATCAAATCTCCTTACTACAGAAGCAACAGTTTTAAATCCTCTGGAAGAAGATAAGCTCCATTCTCTTGCCTGATTAGGAGCAATCGGCATTAAACTGCCGCTAAACCCGTATATAGCAACATCAAGATCATTATTTTCACTCACAGAACCAGCTTTAGAAAAATATCTACCTCCAACATTAATAGGGGTAGCAATATTTAATACCGATTGCCCAACCTGAACAGCAGCATCAATATCTAAATTATCCAAAGTCCCCCTTACCCATTCGGCTTCTGTATCAATCACAAAACCCGTAAAATTAGCATCTGTTAATAATCTTAATTCAATACTATTCAAAACGGGAGTAACTGTTCTGCTTTCATCACTAGTCATAATCACTTCTACTTCCGCTGCTGCTCCCGTTAAAGCGACAACATCTCCTGAATCAACAGGTAAAGTATAGAAAGCTCTTGACAACAGATCTGAAGATGATGCCACCTTCAACCTTATAGATATGGATGTACCTGAAGGAGTATCAGCATCATAGAAAAGAGAATAAAAGCTGAGGCTTGCCTGAGTACTATATTGATATCTTATAGTAGCTGTTTCAGAAACAATATTTGTTCTTCTAACAGCCACATCATCTATTTCAAAAGTAAAAGAATCTTCAGTATAAATGGTAAGCTGAGTTACATCATCCAAACCTAAGCCAGTTATATTAAAGACCTTTTCTACAAAAGTTGCTGAATTCTCATCACTAGCTAATATTTCCCATGATGAACTTGGTTTTTTTACCCCGTCTATATCGTCAACTTCGATACTACCATAGTGACCGCTAGTATTAACATTAGAACCATTAACCACGTACATATAAACAGGATCATGAATTTGTTCAGTTGTCTTTACTTTAATAACTAATTCATCATACGTTCCGTCCCAACTCTTCCCAGTTGCATAATCAATTCTATAAAAATAATTTAGAGTACCTCCTCCTCCTAATTGACCTATTCTATTACCATCCTCAGTAGTAACTACAGCTCGCTGATTATTATCTATAATTAGCATTTCTTCTTCAAAGGGCATAACACCACTACTAAAATCAGCTATAGATTCAGTAGAACTATCTGATGCATCGATAAAAACTGTATCATTCTCTATTATAGCATTATTTTCATATGTATAAGTATTAAATGAAAATGTATCATTCCAATATACTGATGTAAAAATTCCTGTTTTAGTCGGAATGCCGCTAATACAACCAGTGCCTCCTAAATTAATATTAGCAGTCGAAGCATTAAAATCAATAAATGAATCAGGAGATACTCCTGGAATCAAAGCTAACTCATTGATAAAATATTCATCTACATCTTCATATTTATATTTCCAAAATATTATGGCTCTTAATAGATTAACAGAATTAATTTCTCCTAATAACTCTCTATTATTTTGAGAAAATGTCCTAATAAAAGAATCTAAAGCAGCATGAGTTAACATTCCATTATTCTCTAAATCATTATGATCAACTAATGATATCCTATCAACATCAAACCTACCACTTACGACCTTAGAAGCGTCAATACCTTCTAATCTAGCGCCAGGTAACTGATTTTTTGTTTCTGTCGGCAAATCTATTTTAGTAGGAGTCCCTCTATGTTTATGCTCATTTATAGCCTCAGCTATAGTCTCATCAAAACCTATTAAATCTCTCACATTGTTATCTATAAATAATATATTGTTACTACCTGTTGATACTATAGCTATTTTGATTCCATTACTTAATGGAGAAGTCGAATATTGAAAATTAACTTTTCTATCTATATAGGTAGACCCAGTTACTGTGGCATATATAGTCACAACTGAATTTGGAGGCAAGCCAGTGATAGATCCTGGAGTTCTAGTCTGGGCTGCCAAATACTCAATAATACCTATACCCTCAGATACATTAACAGAAATACCCTTACTTTCCTGGAACCCGGCGTCTGAGACATTAAATCCCTCAATAACACCATTGCCAAATATTACATACATACCATATAATTGCTTATCAATAACAACAAAACGATTTATCTCTTTTTGAACATTAATAGACTCATTTAATCTATCACCAAAATCAAAGTAAGCGAGATCGTAGTATTTTGTCTGACCCATTTTAATATCTCCCTTAAAATATTATCCTACTACAGGAGGGCCTCCCACCCCTACAGTATACACCTCTAAATTTGCAGCTATATTTATCATCTGCCTACCACCAAAATTTAAAATACCATTTCTACGATACTCGGCAGATCGTTGTTCTCTACTTCCTAATCTAGCTATCTCATTATGAGCATATCCTTTATTAGTATTGAACATTTTCACAATATTATTTTTTAACAGATCCTTACTCATTATTATACTCCTATTAATTGCAATTACTCATCTTCTACAGGGGCTGGCAAAGGTATAATATCTCCAGCATCTATAGGCTGGAATCTTTCACATTCAACCTGCATCCACCATTGATTTTTAGAAGCGTCAAATGCATGATTTACTTTTGTAACTCTTACCACCTCTTCTTCTAACGAGACAATATCAGTAGCCCTTAATGGCAGCCCATAAGTTTCAAACGAAACCTTTATCTTCGGTTTAAATATTACAGAATATTTATTCATAGCTGAAATTACAGCTTCTTTAGACCCAAACATACTCTCTGCTTGAAACGCCGTTCTTTGAAAACCTAAAAATCCAGTAGTTTCAGGATTTTCTATAGAGTCCCATTTAAAATGATCTAAAATCAACAAATGCCAATCAGGAGTATTACTTAAAATTTTAAGATGATTTGCAACACTCGACACATCAAATGATCTCTCTATTTTATTAAACACTAATTGCCCTCTACGCACTTCTGGATTCTTAGTAAAAAAGTAAAGAGGTCTTAAAGATAAAGTGCCCTGAAAATCCTGTTCTACCCAGTCCTGATAATCTTCGTAATGAGCTATACCAAACTCATCAAAATAAAATAGTTTTGCTGACATTGCTGCAATTTTACTAATAGCATCAATAAGAGGATCTCCATCATTAAATTTTAAAGCAGGCTGCTCCAACCTATTATACCCTGAAGGCAAACCAAATGGTTCGTGCTTAAATGTTCTACCATCAAAATGGTTAAAGAATGTTTGAGAACTTAAACTATCAGCAGAAGCTGCCAATTCAGATATTAATCTTGCAGGATCATATACTCCTTGGTCCCTAAATCCAGCCATTCTTACTATCTCTTTCACAGCTATCGTATCTTTCATAGCATCAAACCATGGAGAATTAAAAAATCTCATACCCTTCAAAACAATACCATAATCCTCCAGCTTGCAAGTCATAACATTCTTACCGTACTCATAACTAAGCTTGCCCCCCTGACAAACTCCGGTAAACATCTTATAAAAACCTGGTATTTTTGTATAATTACTATTAGTACATCCTGGCAAATCTCTATAACCTGCCCAAACTTCTATATAAAACGTTCTGTCTTGAAGAGCTATTAAATCAGAAGTTACATTATTATCTACATCCATTTCATGATTAAGATAAAATTGAATTGTACCGCTATGCTCCATAGAAGTCATACTAGAAGCCGACCATGAATGAGAAAACGACATAACATGATCAGTAGCATCAATAAAATATGGACTGTGTCCATTTTCTGGATGCTTACGCACTCCATGACTTATACTTGTTCCATCCTTCCATCGAGGCTCAGGACCTGGCTCAGCAACCAATCTTATATTAGTCATAATCGGAGTCTTACAATTCGGCAAAAGCCATTCATCATCTCCAATAAGATCTCCAGAAAATTTATAAGGATTATCCTCTATAGTCTGAATCGGATGAAGATATTGTACTGTATTTTTCCATCCATCAGTTTTATTCCAGAAATCCAGAGAAAAAGATTCTGTAAAAAGATGATCTCCATTCATCATCCCAATATAAACATCAAAACCTTGATGCCTTCTTTGTAAATCATTCATATATCTATATTTTTGAACAGTTATATTAGAAGTTTTTACATGAGCCGTATTTTTTGCATCAGTATTATCAGCGTCATCAGCAATCGCAAACTGTGGAGAAAATTCTCTTATTGGATCATTATAATAAAAATACCCTAAATTATATAATTCCACTTCACCTTCTGCATAATTTATATAATATTGACAATCCTGAGTAAACAAAGGAACATCATTATATTGTGTCGCTTGATCTCCAATGGACCCTGTTTCCAACTTAAATCCATCATAAGCTTGAAACAACAACTTATGACTCGTATTCGTTCCATCACCCTCTCCATTCAAAGGAAGCCATAAAGGCATGCTCTGAAAATAATCTGGAGAAAAAGTAGCTTCTTCTGCCTCTAGATTATCAAAAGCTTTATAATACGGTTGTGAAACTACCCCAATACCCGTATCATCCCTAGGAGGATATACAAAAGAAACAGCAGTAGCTATATATTGTAAATAACCGAAAAGAAAACCACATTTTATATTACCTCCCCAAATACCTATAGGGCCCTTCGGTATGATCAAATCTCTTATTTTTTCCGCTATATAACTAGCTTCTCCATTCCCGACTTTTTCAGGAACCAAATCAGTTCTTTGTATAATCCATGGAGGTATGTTCTCAAAACCCTTTCCCTCAAACTGAATTGCCAGCCTCCCTAAATGATTCCTAATAACAATATCAAAATAATCAGCCTCTATTAGCTGCTTTCCAGAAATCCCCTCAAATGGTGATCCTAATCTCCTAGATACTGCACCCTCAGAATTTTCCCCATTAAAAGAATGAACAAATGTAGGAAATCCTCTTGATGGTATAATAATAAAATATTCTCTATTAATTTCTATTATATAATAAGGTTGATCATAAAAATTATATATATTAGGATCTATTGCCTCCTCATCAGTATCATCTTTTTTTGATGGGGCCCTAACAGCACTATTAACGTAGGCTTTAAAATTCTGTACAGGATCAACTAAAACAACATCATTGTTTGTAATATCTAACTCAGCATAAACCTTACTATTAAATGGAACCTGACCGCTTGAATCAGGATATCTAATAGCTTCAGTTGCTTTTCTATAAAACCTTATAAAAAAATCAGCCCCTCTAAATATGGGAGTTCTTTTTACAACCTTCCAATGAACACCACTACCATCTTTATTATGTGTTCGATTTTGAACAGGCATTAAAACATTAGAATTATCTATCCTCCTAGTTTCTCCACTCTTGGGTTTAGTTTTCCCAGACGTGGTTTCCAAACTCTCAATATAATCCAACCAATAATCATATTGATAATCATATTCTATATCTGCATCTGTCATCATATTGTCAGAAATAGATTGTCCTTCATACGCCCAAGAAGTTTGATTACTACATTCTTCCACTGCGCTATTCTCACAAGCAAGATCATCATAAACACTTCGCGACGTAATCCAGCTATATTCTCTCTTATATCTAGTTTTATCTACTCCTTTTATATCAGTTGTTCCAGCAGTTCCAGTTTGAGATATTTCTTGATGATAAGCTTCAAAATACTCATACTTGTAATTAGCATCTGACTTTTCTTGATAATTTACATTGTCAACATCTTCATAAAATTGATACATATAATTATGTCTAAATGTTTTTCTATATTTGAAATGCAACCCATCTAGCTTACCCGTGGTCGCTAAAACACCCGATATATTATCTGGCAATATTTGTTGAAGTTCGCTAAAAGTGCTCCTATTAAAAATCAAACTATCCTCTTTATAAGGAGTTTTGTAAAAAGGACATACATTATTTATATAACATTTAAGCTGCACGTGACCTGCATTAAATGCTGGATCTTCAGAACACGGATTTTTTAGAGGATAAGAACCCCATGCATCTATAATATCCGCAATATTTTCTTTAAAATCTGTCAAAATTTAAACACCCTTAAATACATTCATAACTTCCAAATTTGGTTTTACCAGAGAATCAATTATTATTCCATCAATATTACCTATATTATCTTTATAAAAAACTCTGGTTAGACCTCTAGCTGTAACATAGGCATATACTTGAGTATTAGTATCTATTGCAAAATTTTCATTAAATATATCAACCATAGCTTTATTAGCATCCTTATCCTCAGGATCATCTGGGTCTTTATATGGAAAATAAATGGCTAAATCTGATTCAGCGAATGGAATATCATCATCTATATCATTTTTAATAGTAGTTTTTATACTATCAGGAATCGTTCCAACTAAAAATATAGGAAGATTTTTGGTTCTCTCCGTGGGAGGATTTATTTCTGAATCTGCATCAATTATTTCGATATGACTTATCATATCTTGATTCTGTAAAACCCCTTCTGAATCATACCATGGCAATAACAAATTAGTATGAAAATATCGAATAAATAACATTCCATTATGAAAATAAAGAATAGAAACTACAGATGCATCAAAATCATTCCTAACTATCTGTACATTCGATATGTCCTCTGTAAAACCTTTATTTAACTCGTCATTTATATAATTTTTATGAATTGATTGCTCATAAATATCATAATTCCAAGAAATACCGCCACTTCTGCTTCTTTTAATAGAGAGCCTATTATTACTAACAAAATAGATTCTCCAATCTCCATCGTCAGCAATAGACACGGCATAAGGACTTCCGTTAAAATTATCTCTCATTTCTGCTTCTTCCCCAACAAACACAAAACGAAGCGTTTGAATTTTATCTTCATTAACAGTTCCTGCTAAACTCTTATTGTAGTTATTAATATTTTGATTAATAGTTTGTTGTTCTATAAAATAATCATCAGTCGCTGAACCAATAACAAAATAACTAAGTTCTCTCCTTAGAAAAACTCCTTCATCGTTATATGCTCCCCAATAAGCTCTCTCAGGATCATCCAAAGAAAGATCATAATCTCCAGCCTGATATGAAGTAGGAACAGAATATGTGACCAAAGCATTATTACTATCTATAAAATCAGAGTTAATTTTTTTATACATAACAAATTTATCATTTAAAACATAAAATAAATAAATGAATTTACTGTTCGTATCTTTTATTACAAATGGTAATGTTGCTGTTTCTCCAGAAATTAATCTTATTAAATTTCTATCATATACCCATGTCTCACCGCTGTTATATGAAATAGCAACATCAATATTGCCAGTTTCTTCATTAGAATAAAAAACCAATACTCTACCTTGCATATCGTAAGATATAGCACTTTGACCAGAATCTATTTTATATGTATCTACATTATATATAGGATGAAGCGATTCATCATTTCCCATAGCAAATCTAGCGGTAACTCTTACTATATTTGCTTTTTTCCAGAAATTACCTAAAAATTGAAAAGGACCACCAAAATAATATTTGAATACAAATCTAAAAACATAATTATTGCCATTAGGATAAGAATCTGTAACCACAAAATTATTTATAGAACTTTCTGTATTCTCAAAATAAAAAGATACATACTTTTCAATATTTTCTATAGGAATAAGAGGATTGTGAGAAAATTCTATTTCTACATATTTAACATACCAATTAAATGGTATAGAAACTCTGGGAGGGACATCGTTAAGATTTAAACCGAAAGAAGAGCCATCAGGCAAAATATCAGTAAGTAAATTATAATTATGCCAAAACAAAATAGATACATCACTATCAGGATCACAATATGGAGAACAAACTTTAAAAACTTCTTCCGTAATAGGTACTCCATAAGCATAACTAGGAGTATCCCCTAATATTCTATTTTGACCTGTTATAAGATTCTGATCATGATCAAATGCCTCAGTAACAGTCTGACCTTCCACAACATGTTCATAGGTATCTCTATTATGATTTTTTGTTTTATCAATTTTTATAAGAGACAATTCTTCTTCAAAAAAATTATCATTCATAGCATAATAGCATAAACAATCATGCATATGATTGTCGCTAAATACGACCATAGATGATGAATAATCATAATTAATATCTGCTGAAATATTACTAGGCACGAATGGCTCAGTATCAACATATATCCAACTATAATTATCTAATGAATTACCTCCCATCTTTTCAATATATACTCTACTATTACTATTAAATTCTCCACAAAAATACGGAGTTTCTAACTTCCAATAACTTTCTATAGTTCCCCCATCAGGTCTCCATTCAAAAACGCTATTCTCAATATAACCAATATCATACCATGCTCCTGGCCCATCATTCAACGCATCGTAATTTTCAGACCAATAATTGCCAGATCTTAGATTGAATTGCTCTTCACAACTACGAGTTTTTGCAAAAGTGGCTACAACATGATCAAAAGAACCATATGATAAATCATAATAATTCAAATCAATAGGGTTGCATAAAAAAGAGCCAGTGGCATAATTAAAATTAGTATAAGAATATTCTCTTCTTGTAATTGTTTCTCCGTCTATAACTTCTGTTTTACTGCTTACTCCTATTGTGGGACATATTAACGGCAATAAATCAAGATGTGGTATTCCTATACCCGTGGTATTATCATCCTCCCTATATGAACTAACAGTTTTCAAAGCATTGGCAAAAGGTCGATAATAATGAGTTTTCTCTCTATCAAAAAGTAAACTATTAACGATCTCTGACAGATCAAACAAAAAACCTTCCATATCCCTAAAATCTATATTATCTTCTATTTTCTTTTCCAAATCTGATGGCAGATAAGTATATTTTGGACTACCATTTGCATCTACAGGATCATCAGGATCAACAGGACCAGTTGGAGCAGTAAAATCCAGACTTTCTAAATAAGTAGTAAACCATTCTTGATCCCCTATTGAGGAACGAGGACATAAAACATTAACCTCTATACCTCTATTTTTGATGTACAAAATACCACGATAATCAGCAGCAAAAAAATTACTTATTCTTTTCCATAAAATAGCTTCTGATAACCTCCAACCTTCTATCTCGCTTGCTTCATCACCCGTTAAAACAAAATTTTCATCTTCTTTTTGCTTGGCATCAATTTCAACAAAATCTTTTAGAGTTAATTTGTAATCATCATCTTTAGTATAATTATCAGTAACCTCATCTATATTAGATATGGTTATTCCAGTGGATAACGGAGGAACTTTCCATGTCCTTAATCTATAATCAAAAATATCTTGTACACTTCTAATAGCCCCCATAAAACCGATTACACCAACAGTATTCCCCTGAGCTATACTACCGCTATGCTCTACATTTTGCCTTAAATGTCTATCTCCAACAGTCACATCAAGAGTTACATAAACAACATTCCCTACAAATAAATCAGTAGTATCAATCCTAATTTGTTTATCAGTAACATCAATACCTGTTGTACCACTAATTTGAAAAGGATAAATACCACCTCCTACGGCTTCTTTATTATCTCCTCGAAATTTTAACGTTCTATCATCATCTACTATTTTTACAAATAATTGTCTTTGTTCTCCCAATAAAACAACTTCTCTATCAGGAGTCTCTCCAGAATCTCCTGAATTTTCAACTATCCTCAACCACGCATTTCCAGCACCACCGAACAAACCATCAGAGTCTGTTGCTCCTGAAATCCTCTTCCTCCCAGTCCCACTAAACATACCGGAACTAAATCTACCTAATTGAGTTACCTGTTCTGCACTAAAGTCTAAGCCCATTTTAGTAAAAACATTACCCAATACATCAGTCAATATCTCTGCTTGAGGGTGACTTACTTTATAGGTATTGGCAGCATCTATATCAGTGCCAAAATTCTCCACATGTTCTTTAACTATGCCAAAAATAGATAAAGGAAACCCGTCAAATTCAATAATAGAAGTATCCAGAATATCTTGTGTAATCACTACTTTTTGATTGATTCTTGTTCTAGCTTCTAGAGCATGGTATGTCATTTCTGTTAAACCTGTAGAAATACCTCCAAAACCTATCGCACTCATACCAACATTGCCTAAAATGCCTCCTATAATACCAGGGACTAATGGGCCTGGTGGAATAGGATGTGTAACAGCATTTTTCATTACCTTACTAAAATCAATTTCAATCTTCAGTTTTTCAGCAGGTAATAATTTTTTTCTTTCCCTAACGCTAGTAATTGCCTGAGTGGCAGAATCTCTACCAACAATATACGTAACGCCTTTAGGAGGATTTTTTAATCTTGTAATATTAAAAGAAGAAACAGGTACATATTCTTTTTCAATAAAAGTAGGAATATACCCATCTCTTATCAAATCTCGATTATTATAACAAAGATATGTTCTTCGATTGTCAAATGCCATCATAAACTACCATAAGAATTGTTATTATTTTATTGATCGACCTACTTAGGGCCTCTAGGCATTTCCATACCAAACTCACTGTAACCATTAAAAGCCATATTAATTGCAGTCTCTACTTGTTTGTCTACTTCAGACAGTACATCTTTTTTAATTTTAGTAAGATCGCCTTTAGCATTTATATTAAAAATCAATTGCAGACTGCCAGAAGTAGTTGCGGTTCCTCCAGACTGAGCAACAAGAGATGGAGAAGCAGGAGAACCAATTCCTCCTCCAACAGTTCCTCCCTTTCGTTTTCTTCTATCCGTCGTCACTCCTCCCTCCGTAACAACGCCTCTTGCCATAGCATTCCCTGCTCCAAGAGCAGTAGGAACACCACCACCTCCAACAACATTAGCCCCCATACCCATCATGGCTTGAACTGCTCCCCTCGCTTCTGTTTCCAAACCTACAGTGTTATATGGCATAGTAGCATTACCTCCCCAAGCCGAGGCAAATTTGCTCCTACCTTCAACCCTTCCACCTATGCCTCCACGAGCTGTAAACCTCTGAGAACCACCCCAACCTACATTTTCAACAGGCGCGCCCCCTGTACCTCTTCTCGCCATAGCACCAGTTACATTAGATCTAACAGCACCTGTTAATCTTTGCATCTGAGCAAGACCTTTATTTCCGTCCATTATAATTTCTGTAAATCCTCCAAAACCAGTATTCATGGCAGAAATTGCTGAGACCCATCCATCTCTCATTACTTTAATGTTTTGAGCTTGAGCTAATTGATGTTGTAAGATTTCATTTTCTATTTCTGCCATCCTATTTCTTACAGAAAGAAGTTTTTCTCCCGATGCTGTCTCCGACATCGCTCGCTGTATTTGAAACTCTTTTTTTAATCTATCTATAACTTTTCCTTCTGCCTCGTATTGCCTAACCCTCATCTCTGCACTAGCTCCAACACCAATCGCAAAATTATCAGCTAACTGAACCATTAATCCTTGCTTAGTAGTCGCTAACTCAGCCGATTTAACCAGCTTATCCATAGCTTTTGCCGATGCGTTGATCATCTCGGCACGCCTTGGTAGAATTGTATTTATCTGCTTTTCAATTTCAAGCATTTTTGTTGAATCAAGAAGGGCAGATACAGATTCCTCTCCCGTTAGTTGCATGCCCTTAAAATATTTCTCTTCTGCTTTTGCTAAATTTTCCTTATCCTTCACTTGAGCCCATGTTAAATCTTTATTTGCTTGTAGAGTCTTTAAAAAAGATTCAGCAGATGTTTTTTCCGCTTCCAATAAAGAAAGAGATTTTTCTAAACCGTCCGTAAGGGCCCCCATATCTATATTTCCCGTTTCTGACATTTCTTCTACAAGAGAAGTAAAAGAACCTGCTTGAGCCTCATAAAGACCAGTTATAGCCTGTAATACATTTTGATGACTTCTCGCTAAACCAGTAAGCAACTCCTGTTGTCCAGTTATAAGAGCCTGTTTCCTATAGATATCCTGAAGTGTCTCATCTACTTCCATATCCACAGCCAACTCCTGTTCTTTGGCTGCTATAAACTTTTTAAAATCGGCTATATCTGCCTCGGCAGCTTTCTTTTCGTCTGGAGACATAAAACCAGCATCCATAGCATATTGGCCTTGTTGACCCACCAATTGCCCTTTAAGAGCTTTTATAGATTTTTCTCTGGCTGCATACGAAGCTACTCCTTCTCCTCCTTTTATACTCATAGCCCTGCGTTCTTCTAATAACTTATTTTGCACTTTAGTCTGTTTTGCCAAATCTTCATATATGGCGACGATACTTCCGCCTCCCGCTAATTTCGTTAAATTACTAGTGTGTCCCGACACCAACAACTGTTTCTGTGATTCAGATGTTATACCTTTCTTCTCTTCTTGCATAAGTCTATAAGAAGTAGCTTCTTCAGGAGTCATTCTTCGAGGCCCTTGCTTTGGAGCAAATCTATCGGTTGTGCCAAACATTGTCCTTAGATTCTTACGTATTCCTCCCCATTCAGTGGCTAATCCATAGAGACTACCAGCAATAGCCCCAACGGCAGTTCCAATAACTGGTACAAAACTACCTATAGCTGCTCCCGTAAGTGCTGCCCCTCCTACTTTTGCAAGACCTCCTCCAGCTTTAAAACCAGCCCCAGTTTTCTCATGCCCTTTCTTTTCTAATGTTCCGCCATACCAATCAGCAGCCATGCCACCGCCATATAAAGCTGCCCCGATTCCTAATTTTTTTAATGCTCCTGGTAATGCTTTTTTAGCAAATGCCCCATATCCCCCTGCCTTACCAACATCTCCTTTCATTTTACCCCAAAGACCACCTTTTCCCCGAGCCATCCCAGGCAAATCTTTGCCTCCCAACGATAATGGCCAATTAGTAACATAAACACGAGTTCCTCCGCCCATTGCGCCTAATATACTACCTCCAATTCCACCTTTTTTGCCACCAACTTTTCCTCCTCCTAATACTCCTCCAATAAGCCCCCTACCTCCTGCAACAAGAAGCCCTTTAGCTGCCATCAAACCAGCAATAACTCCTCCAGCTACAGTTAAATCTTTCGCCCAACTTCTTGTCCCAGTTGACCAACTTTTAAGAACATCGCTAACCTTGGTCATTAACGGCATTAAAAAAGTTCCCACCGCCATATGAATTTGCTCAATATGCCTTCTAAATTCATTCATTGCTTCAGTTTGAGCCTGTAATTCTTTCTGGCGTTTTTTATCGGCAGCAGACATCTGCTGATTTCCACTCAAATAAGCAGATATTTGCTTATAAGTAGCATCATTCATCTGACCAATAATATATAAATTTCTTATTCTAGATTTCAGAGCAGCTCTATCAGAGGCAGAGGCATCCTTCGATAATTTAGCAATTTCTGTTAAAGATCTCGAAAGCATTGGAAATTGTTCAGATATACCAGCTAAAGCCCCCTGCATTTTGCTCATAGCATCAACGTTAGTTCCAACAATGCTACGAATTCTCTTCATAACACTTTCAAAATCACCAACAGAAATAACCCTCATTCCAGCTTGAAATTCATCAAATAATTTATTGACTTCTACTCTTGTGAGAGAAGTTTCTCGTGATAATCTGCTAAGATTCTTTTCAAGACTACTTAAACCTATCCCTAAACGATTAGTACTAGCAGATAAACTTAGAATTGTTTTATTATATGCATCAACTGTCTTTAAAGCCGCCCCAAAACTTGCAGGAAAAACAAGCCCTTTCATCGCCTTACCAGCTTCATGCAAACCAGTGGTATATTTCTTTAGACTACCCGTGAGCTTATCTAAATTTTTTCCTGCTGCTTTCTCAGCTTTGACCATCTGATCAAAGACCCCAGCAGCATTAGAAACCCCTAGGGTCTCTAATTCTAAAATTACATTTTGTCGAATTGCTCCGCTATCAGGCATGATTTAATCCATATAAAAAATAATATTGCATAATTATTAATACTACTTTTTGCATAATATCCCTTTATTTATTAAATATAGAAAAAGAGGTAGTAATTGACTACTACCTCTCTATTTACTATTAAACATATGACAAATATTAAAAATTAACTAAATATACCACCGACCTGCAAATCGATCTGAATTCCCACTACAGTAGCGATTAAAGGATGTAAGGATTTTATATCTTCTTCTGTAGGTTTCTCCTCTTGCCCTTTAAGATCCCAGCTTTTAACTAATGCTGCTATTTTATTATATCTAGCTAATATTGGGTTAAAATTAACACCATCATCATTCACTGAAAAAATAGCATTATATAACGCAGCAGTACTCCCAAATGATGGTTTCTTACAAATAACCTTATAATCCTTAATCTCCATGCTTTTTGCTCCCTCAATAGATTCTACTAAAGATTCTCTATTAATATCACAAAAGATGGTTCCATCCTCATCAGTAGCAACTGTGAATTTAATAGTAAATTCTTCATTTTCTTGTACAAACAAATTTTGCATTTTTATCTCCTATTTTTTGCTTTCCTATTAGCTTGTTCTGTTTCTTGATTTTTAACACTATTATAAACTGACAAAATATGCATAATACCTTTGATTTTCTTAGGTTCTTGCCTATCTATTTCATCAGGCAACCAGTGAAATTCTTTTGCTAATGAAAAATATGTCAATTCTTTAGGAACTGGACTAACCGTTATCTTGCGGCCACGAGCGTACTCGCTCGCAGCCATAGTTAGTTTCCCAATTCTTCCTCACTAAATTCTGTAAATCCATTAAATTTATCAAAAAGAGCAATCACAACATGACCTGGCAGTTTGTCAATATTTTCTGAACTCACTGGCACAGGTTCTTTATTTATTGTCAGATTCCAAGATTTTAAACACTTCTTAATAATAATCTCTCGATACACAAAAAAAGGCACTGGCTTATCTCCAGTTAAAGAATCTACAGATTTAGAAGAAGCACTATCAGTTTCTCTCCAAATTTCATTCTGCTCCTTCCAATTCGGCATATCCCACTGAGTCTCCAATATTTCTACTTCCTTAGCTTTTTCTTCATCTTTTAACAACTCCTCTGCTTTTTTATCTTCTAAAATAATTACCTTTTTACCATTTGACGTTGTAATATATTTATAATACAACTTTATTTCTATCAGATCATGACTATCTAATAACGACATATTGCTCTCCTATTAAACGAAAAACATCTTTTTAACTGTTATATTAATATCGAAAAAAAACAAAAATCTTATAAAAAAAATAAGAAAAGAAAGGAAAATAGAGAAAAGATAGGCGAAAAATTAAACAAAAATAATCAAATTTACAAATTTATCTAACTGCTGTTGAGTATTATTCTTATTTCCATATTTCTTATGAAATTTCTTATGACATTTTTCGCATAAAATGACGCCATTATTCTCTTCAAATCTTAATTCTTTATTAGTAGAATAATTCTGAATATGATGAGCATTTAATTTACCGCCCCTTTGAAAACATCTTTGACAAGTATAATCGTATTTAATATATATTGCTTTTCTCCAAATTTCATTTTCTGGGATTTTTCTTCTATTTATTCTATCTTCATCAGTTAAATCAGGATTGTAATTAGGATTATTTTTACCTGTCAATTTTTCTATTCCACATTTTTTACATCTTTCTCCGCTTAAAAAATGAGCAAATGTTATTTTAGATTTTCGACCACAAAAACATCTATAATCTAAAATATCATGAGATCTTTTGTATTTTTTACTTAACAATTCACATCCATTAATCTTAAATGTATTTTTTACCTCTTTATATGAAAAACTTAATTTGCCCTTTGTTTGTTTCGTGCCACATGATCTACATCTGTGACCTCGTAAAAAATGAGTTAATCGTGTTTTAGATATTCTTCCACAATTACATTTATACTGTAAAATATCACGAGCATTTTTATATTCTACACTTAATAATTCGCAATTTTGCTCTAAAAATATATTTTTCACTTGCTCATAAGAATATTTTGTATTATTACCCTTTTTCTTATTACCACATTCTTTACATCTACAACCATTTAAAAAACTACTTAAACTTATTTTAGAAACAATACCGCAATTACATTCGTAATCTAAAATATCATGAACCCTCTTATATTCTCTACTCAATAATTTACAACCTTGCTCTAAAAATATATTTTTCACTTTTTCTATCGTATATTTTCTAGCCATATATCACCAATAAAAAAGAGTAAAATCTAATTTCTGAACTCAACTAAAGAAAAAAGAAATCACTCTTTAATATGCAATTATATATTTTTAAAATACTTTATTGTTGAGTTCAAGTATTTTAATTATTATCAACAACTATGCTTGACTCTCATAATCAAAAGTAGTAGATCCAAGAGTAGTGAGCAAAGGATCACAGACCCCACTTCCTGCTGAGGGTAACGAATGCCAATTAACAGTAGATTCAAAGATGTCATTTGTAAGGCTCATAGTTTCAATTTCGTATACTACATTAGGAAGAGTTACATTAAAGGTTGATGTCGAACACCCTTCGCCCGTTCCGGGAGTAGCGTAACCAAATTTGAGACTAGCTGATTCTGTGCAATTATCTTCATTAGTTAAAGCAACAGAACTCAAATCTGGATGTCTACCAATAAGAACCAAACTACCTGTTACATCTCTCTTACGAGGAGCTATCGCCTGTGCGAAAAGTTTAGTATTCAATGAATAAAAACGTTCTGCATCATTATTAATATTGGCTTCGAAAGTCCTTATATATTGACCTCCAATAGCGCCTACTAATCGACCTCCACTAAGCTCAACTCTGGCATCATTCCAAGTAACAATTCTTGTAGTTCCTAAAGTGTCTGTACTAGTCGTCGAAGATGTAGTGCAAAGAGAATCGCTTCTGGTAGGAGGATTCAATGTCCCAGCAGGTTCACGATTAACCCCGATAACATCAAACGTACAAGTAACAATATCTGATTGAGCCACTGCAAATTGCCATGTATTAACAATACATCCCGTATATTTAAATTCAGCATCATTAAATGGTAGACTATTAGAAGCTGCATATTTTACTTCAAAATCAAAATCACTCAACGCCCCGCTATTTTGACGAGTAACAGCATACCTGTAAAGGATTTCAAACAAAGTATCAGTTTGACCAGTAGGAACCTCATAGACAACAGGAAAAGAAATACTCCCATCCACTAACTTTGGACCTAACTGATAGACAGACCTATCATAACGACTATCAACTATTTCTGGCTTTGATATCTCTTGTGTTAAATTAACATCAGCCGATGTCGCCCTAACAAGATAAGAGGTATGAGATACAGAATCAACACCATCGTTATTACCCACAATAGTCCCACCCAAAAGCCTCACAAAACCTACAAAACCCATGTAAGCAGGTGGCGCATTAAAAAACCCATGAGGACTAGCCATTTTTATCTCCCTTTACAATTTATTTTATTATTAATCATTATTTATCCTGATAATTAAACAGTTGTCCAATCCGTTGTGTCGTAACCAGCATCTGCGCTCAAATTAGCCCAACCAGCAGGGCAGGCTCCTCCTGTCCATGTGCCAACCATATCGACATTAATCCATGCATCCAATTTAGCCTTTGCTGTAGCCGCGTTTATGGTATTATTAATAACATGATTATTAACAGATCGAACTGCGTCTAGTAAAGAAGCGACACTTACAGATATATTTGTAGCTGAAATATAAGCAATATTAAACGGCGTCAAAAGTGCCAATTCTATTTCTAATGCAGCATCTGCATCTGCAACCGATGGAGTTTCATCAGGATACGTAGTTGTATCTACATCTACAATCGCATCAAGAGCAGTCCTTGCCTGAGTACCAACTCCTGACAAACTAACATCGATAGCTGCATAAGCATCCGCGATTGTTTTATAAAGATCTCTATCTATCTGAGCCATTGTAATTCTCCTATTGAATTCTTATATAATAGTGTTCTCAAAATTATTGTTATTTCCCTTTTTTATTCTTTATTATTTCTATATTATACAAAATTATTATCAAATCCTCTTTTATTCTGTTACTATACCGCTAATAAACTCTTTTCTATTTATAAGAATATCATATACTCTATTTAATTTGACATCTATCCAAAATTTCCTCTATTTATTTACATTTTCTAATTATCTCAATCTAGGCTCATCTCTTCTCAAGAATTGCATTTCTTCCTCCTCAGCAAACCAGCTAATTTTAGCTCCCTTAAGCAATTCTCCCTTATGTATACTTCCATATTGAATACTATCAGGCCATGAATTAAATATAAATCTATTTGGCACTACAACAGTTGTATCATCCTTATCAAAAGCATAAGGAACACAATCCTTTAATCTAAGAGCTTCTTGAGAAGGATCTTCCTCAGGAGTAAACCATGTGGTAGCCCAATTTTCATGACTTTCAAAAGGGTCTTCTATCATTATTCTTCTATTGTTGTTAAATAAACTCCTATCTGCTACCCATATAGTTTCATCTCCTACTGCGATATCCTGTGTTAAAGAAGTTAAGTCATAATCACTAATTAAAGGAGTTATATTATATTTTAATCCCTTCTGTATTTCATCTACCATCGCCAATAAAAATCTATAACCTGTTTCATGTGTTGAGTCTTTAACATAAACTGAAACCTCTATTTGATATCTCTCTTTTGTGCTCTCTAACGTAAGCCACTCAGAGCTTCTACTAACACCATTAACAGCAATTGCAGGAAAATGAGAAATAACATCAGGATCTCCTATATAAATACCCTGAACAAATTGCTCATTAATTGTTTTTATTAAAACTGTATTTTCAGCTACTGTCCAATCGTTTAAAACAGCAGTGCTTAAAGTAATAAGATTAGCCACCTTATCTATCTCAGAAATAACTAACCCAGTTTCATAAACTGTGTTATTTTTCAACATAATTTGGTCCCCAACGGTAAACCTACGACTATTTTGGACACAAATAATTGTATCACCCCTACTTACGTCTATATTAATTCTGGTAGAGGTATTCACCCACTTATGAATAATCTTTCTAACACCATCTAGCACTTCTGCCATTGCCATATTAATTATTTCCCCAAAATTTTATTTATCTCTCTTTTCGCCAGTTCTCTAATAATGTCTTTCTCAATTATATCAAACTCTGGAGGAGGATCATCCATAGGCTCATGTTTCAAATATTGCTCCGCCATATGACTAACCCATGCTTGCCTATCAGTGTCAGCAAGCTCTGTTTTAATGATATCATTATCTTCTCCTATAATTTTTCCGTCAGCAGCTCTTGCTCTATCAAAAGCTTCATTCAAAAACTCTGTTATTCCACCTCTCATACCCATTATTGAATCTGCCTACGTCCTTTCTCAATAGTTCCACCACTAGGCAAAGCATATTGATCCACAAGATTAGGATTATAAAACCTACGACCAATCCTATGCTGCCCATGCATTATAATTGTACCATTTAATACGTCATTCAATCTATCATATGCCAACCCTCTTAAATTCTCACCGAAATTAGAAGTATTAGGCGAGCTTTCTGATGAAAAATATTTATCATAAATATTTGCTGCTGCAAGTCTTGAAGACATAAATCTAACAGGAGGAGGATATGTAACCCTTAAAATTCTTGTCCCAGCGACAAAAGAATACTGTATGGCGGTGACTGTAGAAAAAGTATCTCCACCTATAACCTCATCTATCTCGTGACGCTCTTCATTGGTCCCATCCGTTAATAAAATTATGTCCCCAGCAGCTAGCGGGCAATACTTCTCTATAACAATATAAGTATTATTGGATGGGTCTAAATCAGAATATAATTCTGTCTCGAAATCCACTTTTTCACAAAAAGGAGTAGCATACAACTCACTCAAAATACTATCTATTTCACTATCTGCCAGTTGAATATAATAACTTACGTCATCAGTAGTTACCAAATTTTTATCTAGAACATTACCGACATTCAACAAATTAGAAAGAGTGCCTAAATCATCAGAGGTTTGAGCGGTAGCTGATGTTAATGCTTGAGCTATAATCCTTGTTATATCTGTTTCTATACAATAGCCCATAATATTCTCCATAAAAAAAGAAGCTATATGCTTTACACATATAACTTCTTAAAAAATATATTAAAAACCTTGTTTTTTATTCAAGCATTTCCTCTATCTGCTTATCTTTCACTTTCTTTTGAGAGATAATGGCTTGAGTTAATAAACCCTTAACAACGGCATTTCTAGGATCTTTAGATTGAATAACGTCTTTAATTTCAAATGGCAAATCTAAACTATCAATAACAGATTTAACCTTATCCTTAAATCCTTTAGGCATAGAGGTTCCACCAGCAATAACAACATCCAATGGTGCCTCAAACTCACTTTTTACACTAGCGAACTTCTTACCAAAATTCTTAAATACATATTCTATCATATTTGTATAATATGCCTCCAATGCAAAAACAACATCATCATCATAATCTATATTGTTAAAATCTAACTTTGTTTCTTTTATGTTAGTAACTTGAGAGATAGGTTTATCTGTATGCTCTGAAACTTTTTTATCAATCCAATCTCCAGATCTGGCAGCACTCATCCCTATAACAGGAAGAGCTTTATATGCTAAAACACAATTAACTTTTCCTGCTCCAAAAGATATTCCTATACCACTAAAAGGGGTTTTGGACCCATCTTTTTCAATCATAACTGGTTTTTCTGACAAAATAACAGCATGCCCTTCTTCTATCACCTTCACATTCCACCCAAGACGTTTGAACATTCCTTCTAATCTGGCTTTATGAAACAAATTGTCTTGTGCTCCGTCTACAGGATCAGAAGATACACAAGTGCAAACTAAAGAATTATTATCAGGAGCTTTTCCTATAGAAGATTCTATCATTTTTGCCATAACAAGCATCTTCTTATCCTCTCCCTTATTTAAAACTCCGCCCTGCATAGGTCTTCTTAATTCAACCTTACCTGGGAACATTCTGGCAACTCTCATTGAATCTTCTCCTATAACATAATAATGTTTATCATCACTAACATATTGCCAGTCATTCTGAGCAAGGACTTGCTCTATATCTTCAGAAGCTTCTAACTCCACAAAAGCATTTCTAATCTCTTTAAGATTAAGTGTACCATCCTCATTATTTTCTGCGACCTGAAAAAACATCGTGCCACAATCGAGTCCGTATATCCTAGAAACCATCCTTATACTCCTTTTTCTTATTCTTTCCTTTTTGTATTACTTCACTTACCATTTCTACTATAGTTTTTGACATTCGTTGAAATATTTTTTCCTTACGATCATCTAATGCCTGAGCAATTATTTTATCCTTTTTGTCATCTGGTATTTTTTCAAACATTTTATTTTGTCCTATAAATCCAATATCTTAAATCTATTGCTTATATCTGAAACAATATCTTCATATTTTTCTATTTTATATATTTTAGTTTCTTTGGGCACAGAAAAAGAGAATCTATAAGGACCAATATGATCTCTTATGGGCTCCACCATAGATTCAGACAATCCTGCTCTTCCCTCATCAGTCTTTAATGCTTCGCTTACAATCCATTCTTTTTCACTATCTGTTAATGGCATTATTTTATCCTAACCTACCTTCTTTGTACCTTGTTTAGATTTAAAATCATCTAATTGTTTTTTAGTTATATTCTTCCTGCCATATATCGAATGAAATATATCATGACAATCTTTGCAAAAAGTTATTCCATTATCTATATCTTTTCTTAATTCTTTATTCTCAGCGAAACCCTCTATATGATGAGCGTTTAATTTATATCCTATCTTAAAACACTTTTGACATGTATAGTTATCTTTTTTATAAACATCTTTAACCCATTGTTTATATCCTAAAGATTTTCTTCTATCTTCTCTATCTTTATCTGTTAAATTAGGATTATAATTAGAATTATTTTTCTTATTACATTTTTTACATCTTGTTCCTTGCCGAAAAGAACGAAAGTTTATTTCCGACTTATTCCCACAATTACAAACAAATTTCATTTTAGTTTTATTGTTTAAATATTTTGTTTCCAATAATTTGCAACTAGCCTTTTTAAAATACTGTACTACATATTCGAATGTGTGTTTTTCTCTTCCCCTACATTTCATACATCTTTGCCCGTTTGTCAAATTATTAAAACTAATTTTAGACTTATTCCCACAACTACAAATAAACTTCATTCTAGTTTTATTATCTATATATGTTGTTTCTAATAATTTACAACTACAATTTTCAAAATATTGCTTAACATACTTAAATGTATTCTTAACTTTTTTTCCTGCTTTTTGAGACCCACATTTCTGACAACGATGCCCATTAAAAAAACTATGCGGCCGTATTATCGACTCATTTCCGCAATTACAAACATATTTTACTTTAGATTGACTATTACAATAATATTCATCGAGCAACTCACACCCCTCATCTTCAAATCTCTTTTTTACTTCCTGGTAAGTCAGTTTTTTACCCATTATCAACCTCCAGACTATATTTCTCTTCATATGCTTCTTTGATTAAATCTATATAACTTACCTCAACATCTTCTTTATATGCTTTCTCTCTAGCAATTTTTTTTAATTTCTCAATATGACTTATCGATATCCTAAAATTTATCCCTGTTTTTTCGACCATTCCTATCTCCATAATACAATAAGATTAACCTTTTATAATAGTATTATATTATGCTTGGAAATATCCTTGTTCTATTTTTCAATCATTTAAAAATAAGTCCTCAAGTTCACTGATATTACTTAATATCGTATTTTCTTGCTTTTCTTCTTTATAATTAAGAGATTTAGCATCACTACCCTCAACAAGTTGATCAACTGCTCTGGCACTTATATCTGCTAAAATCCCCTCATCCATCTCAACTTCTTCCTCGGTCTTTATTTCCTGACCTTGCCCTTGAATAACAACTGTTTCTTGTTTAGGTATATTCTGTATTATTTGTTGTGCAAAGTCTGCCAAATCCTTTTTGTCTAAACCTGATTGAGCAACAGGTTGAGATTGTTGAGATAACAAATCTTTCATCTCTGCTATCATCTCTTTTTTAAAATTATCAAGACCATTTTCAACTTTAGCAGGTTCTACATTAGATGGCTTAACTCCATCTTTGATACGAACACTTATTTCCCCTTTTCTAATAGCTGCTTTTAAAAATTTAGATGAATCGGACTTACTTCTATCCATACTTTTATCTAAATCAGTTGCTTGTCTGGGGCCTAATGTAACCCCGATATCAGATATGACTATCGTATTTTTTGTTTTATTAACTATAAAAAACAAACTACATTCTCCTTATCCTGGGCAAAGGAGTAGAATCTGCTTTTAAACTAATAACGCTCTCTTTTTCACAGTCTGGACAAATGTAATATATTTTACCATCTTTAAAATTGATTTCTATTTGAGGATCCTTATCATGATTCCTGCAATGAGAACATACTATTGTTATAACCATATTTGAACCTTATTTCACTCAAATAAATTATCAAAGAAATCATCAAAATCTCTTTTAACCTCTTTTATAATATCGTCAACTGAACCTATATTTATAAATGCAAATTTATAACTCGATTTCTTGATCTCCGACAACTTTAATAATCTATTTTGAACAATTCGGTACATAGACTCCGCTATTTTAAGAGCAGATAAATCAATTTTTTTACCACGATCTTCAAATATTTGTTCTAGTCTTGTTTTATTTTCTTTAAATTTGACAAGCAAATCTTTAGTCCCTTCTCCTTCTCCAGCTCTTTCTGTTTTTCTCTTTTTCTCTTCCTTTGGCACTCCTTGTTGAAGAGTTTTAATCTTTTTCTTATCTTGCAATATCATTTTTTCTGTTTTTGCTAGCCCAAAATAATCAGCATAATAATCTGAAGGCAAAGCAGACGCCTTGTCCCAACTGTTCATCTTTTCTTCAAATTCCATTTGTTTAGCAGGGTCTTTAATACGATCTCGAATATTTTCTAAATCTATCTCTCCTGACTCAATCTTATTAACTATTTTATCATTAGCTTTAGAAATTCTTGAACTAAGTCCTTCTTGAACCTTATCTAATCTTTCTTTTTGTTTTGCATAAGATCTTTGATAAACGTCAAACTGTCTATACGTGTCAAATACATCTTTATACCACTCATCTTTACTAAGAGCCCCCGTTTCCTTCCCTTCCGTATACGCACCTATCATTGACTTGACATGTTCTGGAGGTTCTGTCCCTCTAATTTTATAATATAATTCAGTATTTGTTCTGTATAGAGGATCATCATATCTATTTTTCTGTTGCCCCAAACCTATAAAATTTTGCATCTTAGTAGGATTATGATCAAATAATTCTACAAAACCGAACAAAGCGCCTTGTGAAAACTTATTTTTTAGCACACCCGTCTTCGGGTCCACAACTTTCTCATCAACTTGATCAGCTAAAGGGCCTAAAATAGGAATATAAGAAGTGCCAATAAGAGATTTAAAATTTTTCCCCATCTCTCTTCTCATACTATTAATTTCCTGCTCTTTACTCCTGATACTATCTTGTTTATTCTGATTATATTTAAATGATAAACTCTCTTTATCTTGTTCTATTTCTCTTTGCAACCCATCTATAACCTTTGTGTCTTCATAAGCTTGTAAAGGAGCTTTTAATGAATAACCCTTAGGATCTTTTTTTAAGGCTGGATCTTGTTTTAAAGTCATATAAATAAAATCAGACATCTTTTTGTTCTTTGTTTCTTCTGTATCATTGGCATCAACACCAGAAAAATGCTCCAATAAACCCAATCCTCCCCCTCCCGTTAATGGAGCTATAAATGAAGCAGGATCTGTATGTTTTCTTTTTTTCAGATCAAGAATCTTACTTTTTATTTCCCCCAATTCAGCAAAAGATCTCATAACAAGATTATAATTGATCATTTCTTTCCATTTGGGTGAAAACGGCTCTTTTTCATCTCCAGATTTTATTCTATTTTTATATTCATCTATATAATTCGTATAATCTGAAACCTCCTTATATCCCTCTTGCTCCCCCTCTTGCTCTGCCATTTCTCTAGATCTTTCACCAATATTCATCATTCTTTTCATGACATCTACATCCATTACCGCTTTCCCCTCTGGATTCCTATATACCAATTGAGTTATGTCTCTAGTTAAAGGATTGCCTCTAACATCGAATAAATCTTTTAACTGACTAGCAACAGCTAGAAAATATGCATTTAATTTTTCTGCTGCTCCATATTGCTTTAAAGCGCGAGCTTGATCTAGAGACCCTTCAGAACTATACATATACTTATTTTTTCCTTCTTCCATCATTGCTGTAGAAGAAATTTGATTCAATACCCTCATCTCATTAATATTGTCTGTTAAATAGTATTTTGTAGCATCTGATATAAATTTACTTGATTCCCCTTCATCGGCGCCAGTTGTAGCAAGAGGAGCCTGTTCTATCGGATCAAGACCACCAAGTTCTGAAGTTTTTCCGTCATCAGTCTCTGGCATAATATCTGTTTGAGATTGTTCTCTTACGTTTTGCCCTTTTGCTCTCCCCTGATAAGGAAACCCCCTCTTAAGCCAATTTACAACTGACGGATCTAAAATATCTATCAACCTATCTAACACAGAAAGCAAAAAATCTCCTTTTTCTTGTTTTAATAAATCTATTTTCTGGAATTTTGAGTCATATTGCTGATATCTTTGTGCAAAATCAGGATCTGCTTGAAATATATCTTCCAAAAAAACAGGATTACTCAAAAAGAAATTCATTCTTTGATCTATTCTACTTCCTGGAGGCGCATCAAAATGATTACTAACAGCATCAGATAGCATTTGAGAAGTGTACCCCATCATCATCTGGTCTTTAAATACCTGATTCTCCTCTGGAGTTAAATTAACTATTTTATTATAAAGTTTTTGACCCAGACCCGTTTCTGGCAACTCTATAGTTTGTTGACTTTTTAATGCATCTTCTTCCTCCATCTCCCTTTCTCGTTCTTCTATTGATCCCATCAAATCTTGAGTCCTAGCCATCATTGTCTCTACAAATAAATCTGACTGAGCATCTGTTAATCCAGAATGATTAACTTTTATTTTATCAGATAAAATTTGTACATATTCAGGATGAGATACTAATTCTCTATACAAACCAGGATCAGCAGTTACAGCAGAAATTTCCTCATTATTAATATCTTTAAAATTCTCTTTTAGCCACATATTCATTCGATCTTCTACTACATCAGGAACATCTTCAGGAACAGGAGCCATTTGAACAGGAATATCAGAAGGTTCAACAGATACACCCTGTTGAGCTAACCATTGTGTACCCATATCTTCTTCTAAGCGATCTGACTCTTCATAAATATTTTTCTCTTTTTGCTCCGTAAGCCCGATGTCTTCTCCCGTGCCTCTATACACCGCTTGCTTGCTAATATTAAAAGCATTGCCAAAAGATATTCCCTTTTTAACTATTCTCATTAATTTTTTTAAATTAAACATATTTTCTCCAAGAGCGCAACTTGCCTATTAAATATATAAATAAATATTCAACTTTACACCCTTAAAAACCTTTATTTTTCCTCTGAATATCTTTCTTCTATCTGCCTCACAATTGGGTTCCTTACGATATCCTCATGAGATAATTGTATAATACCCAAACTATCTATTCCTCTCAATCTCTCACAGGCATCAACTAAACCATTCTTACTTTTAATATCTGTCTGCAATGGATCTCCAGTAATAACAACCTTACAATTCTCCCCAATTCTTGTTAAAAACATTCTAACCTGTTCAGGAGTAGTATTTTGTGCCTCATCTAATAATACAAAAGCATCACGAAATGTCATTCCCCGTTGAAAAGCAAGGGGCAAAGTTAAGAAACATTGATTTTTAACATATGTTTCTATCTGTTTTATTGTTAAATAATCAGATAGAAAATCAAAGATAGGATACATATAAGGATGTATTTTTTCATTCAAATCTCCTGGAAGAAATCCCAGATTCTCCCCATTTGCCTCAACACATGGTCTTGTGAAAATCATTCTATCATATTTTTCTGCTATAAACCCTTTAAGACCACTAACAACTGACAGCATCGTTTTGCCAGACCCTGGAGGTCCTGCTGCAATTGTTATTAAATTTTCTTTAATGGATTTTAAGAGTGCTTTTTGATTTTCACCTCTAGCTGTTACTGTTATTCTTTTTATCGTTCTTACTTCTTTTTCGGCTGTTTCTATTACATTTCCATTACTATTCCCGTTTCCGTTATCGTTCCCATTTCCATTCCCATTACGTTTTTTTCTAGACATAGGACTCCTAGTAAATAAAAATTTTAAAAGTTAAAAATTAACTATCAGACGATTTAAGAGATTCTGACGGATCATAGACGATCAAACAAACTTGATCGTTCATCTCCTCAGGGATTGATTTTAATCCTCCCATTATAAAATGAACTGCTTCTGGCACGATTTTATCGAATTGCTCCTGGACTATTTGCCAAAATTTAGTAGAAACATAGACGCTCTTGCCCTGTATCGCTTTTAATCTTATTTCTAAAATATCATAACCACACAATTCTTTTAATTCATCAATCTTCTCATTAATCTCATTACGATAGAATAAATCACTCCATCCCTCCTTTAAATATGAATTGTCTAAAAATTTCTTTTGCTCAGCAGGGAGACTCTTGAAAATGATTTTTCTCTGCTCCCTTGACAGATACCGAGCGTAATACCAGTACTCAGTAAAATTCTTAAAAACAGGCTTTTTTAACATTATGCTCTCCATTAATTATTAATCTGCCTTTCGATGATGTCCATAGAGACTGCATGATGAGTCACAAACACTAAACAATTAACATTGTTTTTCTCCAACAAATCCACTATCTGATTCTGAATATTATTTATATGTTCTTCACTAGCAGGGAATTCAGAACTACCTACTTTAACATGAAGAAATTTCCCCTCCAAATCGTCAAATTTAGTGATTTCGATATTTTTGCTCTTAACGGTTTTCTTAGTCGTTTTTTTAGATGTGTTTTGCATAGCTTCCTTATTATTTTCATTATTCATCGCTATTCTCCTCTTTTTTTGTACCATCTTCTTTTGGTTTCAGTTTAACTGGCTCTTTCATCCTCGGTGAAACTACTCTAATATTCCCATTATTAAATAACCAAGTATTTTTCGTATCCAATGTCCCTTGACAATATTTAATAACCATATTAGAATCTAATCTAATAGGTTTTCTCTGCAAAATAATACTAGTCATAACCCTGTTAATTCCTTGAGCTTTCAAATCCCCCTTAGCAATCTTATTGCACAATTCTACACTTGGTTCAAACATAAAATCAGCCCCATTGATAGCATACTGAAGAGCTATACTTTTTTCTTCTTGTGTCAAACCGTTCATAATATTTTCTCCTAAAAAAATAATAACGTACTAATATCGTCAATTTTTGACATTTAAAATCAATAAGATATGACAAATGAAAATTCAGGACATAAAAAAACCACCCTATTTAGAAAAGATAGAGTGGCTACTTTTTATTCTTAGAAAGGATCTGAGTTTGTAACTCTCTCTGTCTTAACATCTTGTTCCGATAATTCGATATCAGATCTAATTTGATCATCATAATAAGAAATAAAAGCACTAAGCAGATAAGGATTTCTAAGTACTCCCTTGGTTCTCACATCTATCAATTGCTCTGCTTTAATATTGTCAGCACGATTCTCATTGTAGTCATAAGAATATGTATAAGTTAGAACAACTCCACTTGGTTGCGGCCTATTTGCTAATACCCCTGGTAATTGCTCTCCTCCCGTAGCAAACCAGTTCCTAAATTGTTGCCAATCCACTTCTATCTCAGATTCTCCTGTCTGAGTATCTACTACATCTTCTTCAAGACCACTAGGTATATCTCTTTCTGTAAGTTGCCCTGGTAGCCCAGGATCTCCTATAGACCAAATTGCCTCTTTTTTCATATATGATTTGCTCTTGATCATTTTCATGGAATATCCTCCTTCTCATATTGTCTAATCTTATCTTCTTTTCTTGTTCTTAATGTCTCTAACCTTGTTTTAGCCTTATCAAGAGTTTCCCTTTCGATCGGAGTTAACTCTGGCTCAACAGCCCTTTGTTCGAATCTTTGCCAATCCTCAATCTTTTGAATTGTTTGTTCTTGTTGAAATATTTGATCATCGATAATAGATATATCTACTCTCTCGTTTATCAATACATCTTTCTTAACTAAAGCATCATATCTTTGCTTTAACTCGTCTGATAAGGTATTAACCATCTCAGATTTAGCAAAATATTTATCAACAGCGAAGATTGCACCAAGAATTGTAACAACTGCTACTACAATATAAAAAACAAATTTAACTTTATCAATAGTAGTAGATTCTTTTTTCTCTTTGGCCAAAATATTTCTCCTGCATTATTAAATAACTATATACTTAACAATTATGAAGAAATTGAGAAAACCCTTTATAAATCTAAAATATCAAATCTATCAGTAATAGGCTCTGATTCTACATCTAGAAGCTCCCATTGAACTTTTTTTATCAAAATATCTGCGAAAGGATAAGTTTTTGAAGTAACCTCTACCCTATCTTCCATCACCTCACTAATAAAAGATTCCCCTAAACTTTCGACTTTATATTGAGTTTGTATTCCCTGACCAAATCTGGTGATATGAAAATCATGAGTCTTGCCATATTTGCCCATTTGCTCAAATATCGAAGTAGGACAAAGATATACTTTTATTTGCTCATCATCTCTATCCATAACAAAAGAAGCGATTCTTCGAATTGATCCTTCTATTTTGTTCTCAAAATAAAAAGCAGTTCTAGTTTCATTGTTCCAACGAAAATAGATTACTTGTTGTTTCCCCACAAAACGGACAGTAATTGACTGACCACTTTTAGGAGTGTAAAGAATCAAACCCTTAGGCTGAGGACGACTAAAAGCTTTACCAAATTCTACTGTTTCTGCCATGCCATAAATCCATAATAATAAACCTATTATCTATAGATTTATCTTTTTCATCTTATATCCTTTTCTTAATCAAAACCCCCACCACCAGAATCACTGCCTCCAGAATCATAACCACCTGAATCACTCTCGCTGCTATAGCTCTTAGTATCAGAATCAGAATCAGAATAGCTACTATCTACATGATCTTCTGATGTAATACTATGTAAAGAATTGTCAGCATTGGTTGCTGATACGCTATCCTCACTAGTAAAACTTTCCTGCGCAACAACACTTACAGGCTCTTCTACAACCGATGCTATCTCTTCTACTTCCGATATGGTGCTTTCTTCTGCCATATCTGACTCAGATTCGCTTCTAATATCTTCGTCCATAAACAGGAGATAATAGATTAAAAAATCAGATGCCAAATCCCTATTACAATCATAAATATCTCTAATATCTCCAACCTGAGAAGAAGAATAATAACCATTCTTTTTTATCTCTCTAAGCTTAGCAACTCTCTTCTCTCTGGTCATTAGTTGTATATCTGCCCTGGCCCGTTCAATCTTAACCTTATTTCTCTTCTGTGTCCCATTTCCAAATAACCCAAAAAATGCCATAACTATCTCCTTAATTTAAGATAACAATTTTTCATATTCTTCAAAATTTTGTTCATCAAAACAAACTATTTGAACCAAATCTATATACGTCATACAATGACTATTGAAAAAATTCTTAATAGAATTAATGGATACTTCAGCAGCGATATCCTTCGGAAAGCAATATGCTCCTGTAGAAATACATGGAAATGCTATTGATTTTAATCCCTGAAGATCTGCTAATAGCAAACAACTTTTATAACATTCTCCCAATATTGTCTTTTTTTCCTCGGAAAAAGCAGTATTAGCCCAAACGGGACCAACAGTATGAATAATATATTTAGAAGGCATGTTGTAAGCCCCTGTAATCCTTGCCTCCCCTTGAAGACAACCATACAAATTAAGACATTCCCCTAAAAGCTTTTGACCTGAGGCTTTATGAATTGCACCATCCACACCCCCTCCACCTGTCAAATCATCATGAGCCGCATTCACGACAGCATCGACCTCAAACTGTGTTATATCTCCTTTTATAAGCTCTATATCAACATAAGGAGTCTTTTCATTAGTCTCTCTATCAGCAAGACTTACACCCAAATCTTCACTTATTTCATCTATTTCTGACATAACTCACTATTATATCACTTTCTTTTCACTTTTCAATAAAAAAACCACTACTCATACAAAGAATAGTGGTTTATGGCACTTTCACTTTCCAATAAAAAATCTAAAAATCACCGTTCAAATGACCATGAATAGTTCCTTGTAACAGATATAACCCCACGATAGGATTATGAAGCCATATAAAAACTACCACCACCGCTATGGTAATTATCGTATCCGCCAACCTGGGCAATTTTGTCCTATACCATTGAGTAATAGTTTTTTCTTTCTTTTTCACCAAAATCAAATCTATTACTAGCACTGCTGCTAATGCCAAATAACATAAAACAATTGCCTTCAAAAACAATAAGACCAAAGACAATATCCACACTGCCGAACCAATCTTCTGTAATTTATAATCCATTTTCTTTCTCCTCTTCTAAAATATAAAACTAAATTTTATGATTCACATATCCCCTATCCTTCTTTGTCGCTTCTGTTTTCTTCTTAACACTTTTCCTTTTCCTCTTCAACCTAAATTTCTTCTCTTTTTTATACCAACCATACACTTTTAGATCTAATTCTAATTTACTCTTTTCTCCGCAATGCTCACAATCCCACTCTGCTGTGTAAAATTGAGGAATTTCAAACTGAAATGCAAAAGTAACTCTATTTCTGTGCTGACAATGTGGACAATGCCAATTAAACCAAACCTTATCCTTACTAGACATGATATGCTCCTATACAACAAAATATAAGACTATTTTTTAGTTTCTTCAGTATCTGCTATTTTAAAATTGTGGTTTTTAACCAACTTATTAACAGTCCTTGTTCTTGATCCCTTACTAGAATACGCTTCAGACGAAGTAATCGTTTGCCCATTCCTTGGTTCCATAATCCTAAATCTTGGACCATCTTTCGATTCAAATAACTCTATTTCATACATATTATATTTCCTTAAAATAAAACATTATTCCTCTATATACTTATCGGGTTTTTACTGTGAAAACATAAAAAAACCCTACTAATTTAATAAGCAGGGCTTTATACTAACCAACTGATATAATAGTTTTTATTCCTTAAGTATTGCCTCTTCAACTACTTCTGTATCTATATCTACTACTTCATCTGAAGTTACTATATCTGCTATTTTATCTTTAATTGTAACAGCTCCATCTTTAACGACAGGCCCCCAATTAGAAAAACTAGCAACAGCAATAGATACAATCGCTGCCAAAATAATAGAAATGCAATAAACCTTCTTCGAACTCTTTTTCACTTCAGATCGTATACCACCCTCCATAGTAGATAATATACTAGTCTCCATCTGAGATCTTTCTTTTTTTGTGAGTGTAGCCATATCTCCCCCTTATAAAAAATAATAAAACTTTAACTGTAAGTCTTATATTTCTCAAATACTATCTAAAATCCTTTTTATTTTTCAAAACCAATAAGAAATCTCATCCATTTTCTAACTGATTTTCTATTGTGCTTCTCTAAATAATAACGATTCAACCCATTAAGCCCAAAATACCTTAATAACCTAACTCTATGTAATGCCTTAACTATACTTTTAACCCTATTAGGATCAGCTTGACTAAATACAGATACCCAACTAATGTCAGGAGAAACCACCATCGGCACCCAATTAGCAATAAAATCAGCCGAAACAATATTAAATGATTCACTAAGACTTACCTGCATACCTATATCCATAGTTCTAACAACATCAATAAACCCCTCATGATGCATCCAAGTATGCTCCACTAACTCATGATCTACATCACTAAAAAGATGTTCTAAATTCTTTAGAACACTTCCACCATCTTGCTCTAATCTAGTCCCATTAATATGGAAAAATAATTTCTTCTTAATGTTATTAACAAATTGAATGGCAGCTATAGCCTGAATTAAATTATTCTTTAACGGACGAATTGCTCCAAAACAACCAATATGAATATGATCGTAATTCTTCCCTGGAGACGCCTTTAAATCATACTCACAAGGATAATAAATATTAGGCAAATAAATAATCTTTTCTTTAAAAATTCTGCAAAGACAACGAGATGTTTCTCTATCATTAAAAGATATATGAAAATTACTATATTTATTAGCTATTTCTTTATAACCCCATGTCCATTTCATAGCTATGCCCTCATTAGCAAAAAATGGAATTTTACTATGAGATCTAACAACCCACTGAACATCAGGATATAAACTACACAATATTTCAAATTTTGACGGAACCACCCAAAAAGCTTCTATTACAACCAAATCTGGATCATAGTCATGAACCTCTTTATCAATACTATTATTATCTACAGCAGAAACAACCTTAGATTCCACCCCCACATAATTTAACGCGTTAGATACAAAAGTAGCAGAATTGTACAACCCCGTAGATACTCCATATCCAATAATTCTTTTTTTACATATAAATAAAATCTTCATAGCTATCCTCGGTAAAAACCCTTAATAAGTCCTTGTCTTAAATGATGTTATAGTTCTGCATATAACTTATTATAATGGATAATTATTCCTCTATTATTCTCCCAAAATATAAACAAATAAAAGGATTAAATCTGTTAATGTGGAATAAATAATAGAAAGAGAAAAAGGATTAAACCTGCAATAATAGAATGTAATACTATGAATTGGTTCAAAACTAAAAGTCTAAAAGAAAAAGTTATAACTTCTTCTACTATTGGTCTGTCCAAAAAAATAAAATGATAAAACTGGCATATATGACCAAGGGACACACAACAGACTTTAATGACACAATGGACAAAGACGCTTATACCTGTAAAGTCCAACTGACAGAATCAAAAAAAAGAATAGTTCTAACCGCTGTATTTATGAATGAAGTTCACTCATTCCCACTATTCTCAGAAGCTTGGAAATATCCTAAAGATGAATCAACAAGAGCAGTCAAAGCTTTCAATAGATGCGTCAATCTAGTAGAAGATCTAAAAACTGAATATGAAGACGACGATATACCAGGACCAACACTACAAGGTATGGCAAGAGAATCTCTTAGATATCTAGATATAGATAGAAAAAATGTTACCCCAAGCAGATCACTCGAAGCTGCTAAGTATCTCGATGGAGTTACTGATTGGCGTAGCTCAATATATGGAAATCGCATGCCTCATCAATATGATCATCCTCTCAACCCTCCTACTGTCAATATCACAAATAATGTAGGAGGCGATATGACTATTAATACTAATAAGTCGATAGTATAATATGCCAATAGAAATAGAAAAATCTAATAAAGAAATGTGGTTCGCCAAAAATATCACTCCAACGAATATTACCATAGGAGATCTACCATTACTGCCAGTTATTAAACCAGATAAAACAGTTAATCTCCTAAGGTTCTACTCCCGCGAAAAAATAGTAGATTCCCAAATGCTCACGTTCTTAGTCCAAAATAAAAAAATCACAATAGAAAAAAAAGAACAAACAATTGAGAAGAATAATGGATGTTAGAACAGCAGAAAATTATAGAGAATCATGGTTTATAACCAATGATTCCAACAATAAAATAACAATAGGAGATCTGCTCCTTCTACCTGCTATCTCTCCAAATGAAACAATAGATGCACTACAATACTATACAAAAGAAAAAATTGGACATTCTATTGTTCTAACTGATCTAGTTAAATCTGGGATAGTTTCTTTCTCCAAAGAAAAAATATACGATAACGACCTACCTGGACCAATCTCTTCTGATGAAATAGATGAAGCAATCACTTCTGCCGAGGAAAATGAACTAATTAATCAAGTATCAGAAGGTGAAGAAATAACAGATGATACAGATGGTATCCTTCTGTTCGGAAAAGATCCCGACGATGAAGCTCAGCCAATAGGTATATCAGGAGAAGAAACTAACGAAGTTCTAACAGTAGATATAGATGTCGCAACAGTCCTAGAAGAAATATATGTCGAATTAATAAAAGCCAACATTCAAATGGCTATAATTACAGGAAATGAGATTAAAAACAAAGAAATTCATGTTACAACACAAGATAATTAAAGGTTTTTTCTTCAAAAAAGAGAATGACAAATAAGAATGTATTAGGATTTGGAAAAGATATAGACTCAACTGCTAAACCAATAGGCATAGCAGGAGAAGAAAATAATGAGCTACTAACCGTATCTGTAGAAGAAATGATGCTCTTGCAAAAAATCCTAAAAGAATTGAAAAAATTTAATCTGCAATTAGAAATGACGACCAATACAAAACTACACGAAGAAGATGCTAGAAACTATAGAGATAAATCCTAAATAGGAAATAAGTTATGGGTATTATTATAGAAGATGGAAAAGGTTCAGGAAAAAAAGCTGGAATCGATAATGATAATCGCTTGTTAGCAAGAACATTTTCAGAATCAATACAACATTCGATCAGCCATAATGAAGGACAAGCTTATCAAGTGATAGGAACAACAACCCTCTCTAACGGAACAGTAGTTCCTCTGCATATTACTAATGACTCCTCTACTCTAGATTTAATTATAACATATTGTCGCCATCAAATAATAGATTCTTCTGGAGGAACCTCTTTCCCCAATATTAATAATTATTATAGCATTGCTTTGGGAAGAACATATTCTTCTGGAGGAACAACAACAATTCCCATAAATCTCAATACAACTAGTGGAAATGCAGCAGAAGTAACCGTGTACACAGATAATCCTACTTTGACTGGAACAGAATCAGAAATAGACAGATGGCACACCAAAGCAAACGGAGATATGAATACATTTAATAAAGAAGGTTCTATTGTAATTGGACAAAATGGTACACTAGAGTTGTCATATATTGGAAACCAAACCTCTGGAACAATTTATACTAGATTATCTTTTTTGATGATGGCAAAACATTAAATACTTTATAGGAAAATAATAATGGCTATTATAGAAGATGGGAAAGGATCAGGAAAAAAAGCAGAGGTTAATGCTGAAAATAGACTATTAACCCATGCAATAACACAAACTTTAGAACACCATTCTAATGTGAGCGAAGGAACAGCATACCAGTTGTTGTTTCAAAAAACTCCTTCTTCTGCCGACTGCTGTTTTGTCTATATGAAAAATGGTAATGGAGTAAATCTAATAGTAGAAGGAATACTGTTAAGAACATCTAGTGATGAACAAATTGAAGTAAAACTAAAAACTACAGGGACTGCTGTTGGAACTGCTGCCGTTCCTGCCAACTGTAATGCGGGAAGTGGGAATAACGCTGATGGAACATTTATTGTTGATGACGGCATCACTGGACTTACTCATGGAAATACAGTTGAAAGATTTTATATAACAGGCAGCAATACTAGTTCATATTATAATTTCGAACAAGATTTAATAGTTCCTCCTAATCAAACTCTATGCCTCCATGCCGTTACAGGAGGAATAGAAATAGATGGAACACTGGTTTTCCATTACCACCAAACAAACTCATAATTAAAAGGGGAATGAAATGCTAATAGAAGATGGACAAGGATCAGGAAGAACCGCTGGAGTCAGCACAGAGAATAGATTAAAAACAATAGCAGTAACATCATCAACAGAACACCATATAAATCATGATGAAGGACTTGCTTTTAATTTAATATTCCAACAAACCCCAGCATATGACGACCCGTCAAATACAACTGGAGATGTTTGTTTCCTATATATCCAAAATACTCATGAAGGAGAAATGGTCCTTGAAGGAATCGATCTAAGATTGGGAGGAACAGGACAAACAGAAATAATAAAAGTAATAGGAAAGGATAGCGGAACACAAGTAGGAGGAAGCGATATTAGTCCTGCCAATCTAAATCTTGGAAGCGGGAAAACAGCAGACGGAGTGTTTAAAGGAGGAGATGAAATAACAGGATTATCTGGAGGAGTAGAATTACAAAGAATATATATAAGCTCTTCTGACACAACAAGTCATTTCAATTTCGAACAAGATATTATCGTCCCTAAAAATAATCTAATTACACTATATGCAACAAATCTTGATACAGAAATAGATGGAACTTTGGTATTTAATTATCACTCTACGACAGTAGGATAAAAATGGGAATAGATACCTACATAACAGATCCAAGAGATCATAGAAATGCTCATATAGTCACTGTTAATGACGGAGACATAATCGATTGCTGTGATAAAAATGCAGTAGTTGTAGCCACATATCCTCTCCGTCGATTTGAAAATAGCGCCTTATATTTCTCCAATCCGACTTTTGGAATCAATATGAATATACAAGCTGGAGTTTTCGGAGGAACCCCAGAACCAGTATATGATGAAGATACAGAATGGGCAACATCTATTATTGTAGGAGGAGGATGGGTTTTTAATAGCGGAGCAGTTGGAGCTATCTCCCCACATAGCGGAACAGTTATGATAGATGCAACAACAACATCTAATAATGATACTATGCAATTAGCGAAAGGTTCTAATTTAGATTTAACCAATTACACAACTATAACAGGATGGATAGCAATCTCAGCATGGACGACTACAGGAACCAAAGCTGCAAATTTAATAGGATGGGACACAGGAGCTGGGGCACAAGTAGGAACTACAGTAAATATTGGAGATTATGTCAATACAGGAATTACTACCACATGGCAAAAATTTACTATACCACTAGAAGACATGTCTCTTACAGCACAAACAATCGATGCTTTTAGAATAACTACTGTAGATATAGGAGTAGGTTCCCCTCCAGATTATTTTCTCGATGAAATAGATGTTCAAGAAAAAGGAGGAACATCAGATATTTCATCTGCCACATTTAGTATAGAACCAGACCTAGGAACGTGGCTTCATGTTTTATCATTTACTTTTGTTTTCGCAGATGATAGTTATTCAACCATATTGGCAGATAGCACCATGCCTGGAATACCATATAATTCATTCTTCGGAGTTGCTGAGCTATCTAATGGAATTGTATATCAAAGAATTGTAAGCGACGAAATAGAAAGCCAAAATTCTTTTCGCAAATTTTCCGATATATTTGCCATTCCAGATACAAGATTAACAGCATATGGAGGAACCAACCCAGCAGGTGGATCATGGCTATCTGGAATTTCTTATGTGGCAGAACCTCTAGTCCTTAAACCAGAAAATCAAGACAGATTACAATGGATAATCTCTGATGACCTATCTGGACTAGATGTCTTTACTATTTCAGCAGCATGTAAATTAGAAAAAAGAGAATAATTTCTATAAATCTAATATATCAAATCTGTTGTTGATTACTTCATCATCTTCTTTTATTCTTCCCCCACACATTTTTACTATCTTCTCATGACCCTTAACTGCCTCATCCCATGTCGTATATCTCTCCATATGATCGTTATGATCCCCACCAAATACCATAGTTTCAAATAAAATAGGATCAGCATAATCATCAAAAGCATGATTTATGCCTAAAAAAACAGTCGATACCCCTACTCCTTTTCCTACCACTGTATGCTCAACTATTTTATTCTCAGGATGATCATTAAAATCCTGAGCCCATGCCTGTATGTCATCATCAGAAATTGACTCTACACTGTGGTCCTTATTTAATCTATAATATCTACTCATAAATCTAAAATCTCAAAACGACTCGGAACCGAAACACTCATGGACTTGCCTTTTAACCCTTCTATTTTAAATTTTTCAAATATGCAAAAAATCCGATGAGAAATATGCCCGTTAGCCCTATTATTATAAGAAGAACTCCATTCTGAATATTTAATTTTAAGAGCTTTTCTATTCTTCATTATAAAATAGAAATTCATCTCTGGATAGAAATTGTATACTAAAATTAATTTTGATAATCCCAAAGAATAAATATCACTCAAAATATCTGAATGTTTCATCTGCGAAAGAATAGTGATATTTTTCAATTCGCTTCCCAAATGTATTATATCTGTATATGGCACGTCTAATATATCCGCTATTTGACTAGGAAGAACTATATCTTGTCCAATAAAATGCGCCATAATACGATTTTTTCTCTTAAAATAGTCCTCTACGAAATTGACCAAATCTATATTCCTATAAATCTAAAATCTCAAAACGGTCATTAATAAAATCATCGACAAAAGAAACTGCTTTTGTTATTTTAGAAGAAGATGATTTCTTCTTATATGAGGCATAAGGATTACGAGGAGGAGGAGAATAATGAAAAACAGCAGCAGCATCTTCAGCAGATAATATCTCCCCAATATTTATTTCTTGCCTTAATTCATTCGATATATTTTGATGTTCCCGAACAAATTTAAGCCTATCCTCATTTTTATTTATTCTACCTCTCATCTCCCTAATAAATGATTCAGATAATTTTTGAAATTGTAAAATATCTCCCCAATATACTTTGTTTTGCACTTCTCTAATAAAATCTTCAGATAATTTTTGACGACCAGATGCCCAATGCCAATCTATTCTATTTTTAAATTCTCTCATAAAATCTTCTGACAAATTCCCATAACGAGAAAGATATGACCAATCTATCCTATTCTCAAATTTTATAGGAGAAGCACCAAACATTTCTAAAATACTATCAATAGGAAAAACGAATGCGTCCTTGTTCTTAAACTTTTCCATTATTTCTTCTATCTCTTTTTTGACTGATTCTTTCATGATTTCTTTCTCTTATATGAACTCATAAATCTAAAATCTCAAAACGACTATTAATTGGCCCCGACTCAACAAAATCATTATCTATTTGAAAATCCCCTATTGTAAGACTTTGGATCTGCCATAAAATATTATCTCCTGGATCTTCAAAAACTCCCCCAAGCCATTCTTTATATCTCTCTAACCATCTTTTTTCACCCATTATTTATTCCTAATATTTTTTGCCATGAAACAAATACAACTACATCATATGGGTCAACTTCCTTGGGAATATTTTCAACTGTCCAATACTCTTTTTTTATCTCTATTCGTGATAATGGACCTTGAGCACCATCAGATTGATTATAAAGAAATACCTCCATCTCTGGATCTTTATTCTCTAACTCTTTTATTAATTCTTTTACCTTCATAACTAACTCCCAATTTCTTATGCCTCTTATCTTATTCTAAAATCTCTTTTCTCTAATTCTTCATATATCCTGTTAAATATTGCTTCATTAATATTATCAACTATTACAGCATTTCGATACATAGTCCCACATACATTACCTTTTCCTCCCCATGCCCTAATAGGATTATCATCTGCATGTCTTCCTAAAATAATATTCTCAAAAAACGTTTTTATACGCCCATGGTCTTTGAATAAATGACAATCATTCCCATCTCCATCTGACCATACCATCTCATTTAAAAATATATTATCTATTACCTCATCTTTAACATCATTAACACGCCTATAGTCAATATACTCTTGTAAAATCTCTTCTTTATTCTTACTCATTACTTACTCCTAAATAAAAACTAATTATAGTGATTCCTCTTTCACTTTCAAACAAAAATTGATAAGTAGTTATAGAATAAGGAGTTAGTGAAAAGATGTGTTTATAAATCTAATATGTCAAAACGATTGTCGATAAGGTCATACTCTAAAGGAACCTCTCCCCCTGTCGAACACTCAATCACCTGATCAAACCGTTTGCGTCCTAACTCTTCCATTTCTTCCCATAACCGATATGATATGCTTACATTCCAATTACAAAGCAAATGGTCCAAACGTAATCTACTTTTAAACCTTCTTATAAAATCTTCCGAAAGCTTTTGACAACCAGAAATACAATCCCAAGATACTCTATCTTCATATTTTTCAATAAACTCTTCTGAAAGATTCTTTTTATAAACTGAAATAAATATCCAATCTACTCTGTCCTTGTATTCCTCAATAAAATTTTCAGAACAATTTTGATACAAAGAAACCATTTCCCAATCTACTTTATCCCCGAACTCCTCAACAGAACAATCTAATTTGTATTGCTTGATTATTGCTTTTACTTCTCTTTTTACTCTATATCTCATGATAAAAATAATTATAAGGAATCTACTTTCACTTTCAAGTAAAAAAGATAAGTGCTTGAAAAATAAAGAGTTAGGAGATAGGGGAAATGGGGTCGATATCGATAGGGAGGAGGGGTTATAAAGGATATTTCTGTTTTTCTTATAATGAATATAATATGAATTGGTATAAAAAAGTTAAAATAAGCTCCAATACTCTCAAACTTCCTCCTGAAATTTATCCACAAATAGAAACAATAATTAAAAATATTCTACTTTTTTATAAAAATTTTCAGAGTCTCCCCTCCTCACCTATACAAATAGGAACAATTTCATTTCTTGATAAATATTCCAATCAAAATGTTTCCTCTAATATCTATATTAATAATAAATTTGTAGAACAAGCAGGGAATATACCCGCACAAAGGGATAGAATTACTGGAAATATCTATTTTAATATATATAAAGAAGTAAATGTCTTTCCAGAAAGAATAGATGAGAATTATTTAAAAAATATCTTAACTAATCAATTATATCATGAATTATCTCATTCTATAGATCCTAAAATAATCTCCCTTCAAAAACAGTATCCGAATATGAGCGATTGGTCCAAACCCACAGAATTCGATGCCTATAGTCGAGAATTAATAGAATATGTAAAAAATGCCTACCAAAATCCTCAGAATAAAGAAAGTATAAAACAATGGCTAGTTTCGGAATCTTTTGGAGAAACAAACCCAGAAATAAATACTATACTAAATATCCCTTCTCCTCTTTTTGTAATAATTAATTTCTGGAAACAAAATAATCCGATTTATATTAAAAAGCTAAAACAAAGAATATATAATGAGGTGATAAATCAAAATATTACTTAATAAATTAAATGATTTTTTAAAATTTAAAAAAGAATATTATGAAGATTGTAAAGAATATTGCAAACAACAAAAATGGGGAAAATATAGCAATACATATCTAAAACTATTTGAACAAAAATCTATAAAAAAATGCAAAGATATTATAGAAAAAGAACTTGGAAAAGATACAAAAGATTATTATATAGCATCAGCATACTTCTGCCGACAGTATAAAATTATACTGTGGACGGGAGATACTTTTAATGATGATAAAAACTTTAAAGTATTGATATGGAATGATGAAATGGGAAAACTATCTATTAAAAACCTATGTAAAATATTAAAAAATAATAATAAAGAACATTTAATGCTAAAAGGCAGATTTGGACCGATGGCATTAGAAACCTTAATAGTAGAATTAAGTAGGAGTTAATATAATGCCATTTAGAACATTTGTAAAAAAGAAAAATATAAATATAATGATATAGACGAGGTAAGAGAGTGGTCAATAGAAAAAAGAAATAAAAATATTGGAGATATTAATCCTAAAATCCTTATTGAAGTGCTTACAGAAAATAATGAACAATTTATCCATCCAAATTTTTTAGAAGAAAAATAATTACAACTTATCTTTCTCTTCTCAAATAAGAATAAGGAGATAAGGACTAGGGGTCGATATCGATAGGAGGGGAGAGAATGCCTCTCCTCTACTTGCTATTTTTCTCTCTTTTCTTTACTTCTTCTTGCTGCTCAGATAACTTTTTCATATATGCCTGACAGGCTAGTATTATATCCTTAGGCACTGCTGCTCGACGAAAACGTATACCACTACCATCATTATATTCTGTCCATTCATTATCTTTACACATGGTTTCTCCTAAATAAAAATAAAAGAAAAGTTAATCTTTATTTTATAAAATTTCTTATGCCCTTTTAACATTTGTTCTTGAAACCACTCGATGCATAGCCTCTTCCTGATATTGATAAAAACTACCAGTCATGCTCTCATTAGCTTGTTTCTCTTCTCCCTGAATAATAAATCTACCCTCTTTCTCTTTTATATACAAATGCTTCCAATCAAAACCTATCCTATCACTTTTGTTATGCTCTTTAACAGAACTCTTAAACGTATCTACCCATCTGTCATCAGGATCAGGTGTAAAGAATACTTCAAAACAACTATCTCCATTTTCATCTTTTGCTTCTTTTAAACTGTATTTAATATCTTTGCTCATACTTTTCTCCTATTAAAAATTTGTTATATTAATATATCGACACATTCCCTATCATATTTATAAGGGAAAATTATTTATTTTTTCTTCTTATACTCATCATAATCGACTTTGTAGAGCATAGAGGGGATTATGTGAGGACGAACGAGGGAAAGGAAATCATCGACAGAAGTAGAGTCGATAATAACTCGATAAGACATCCCTCCGTCTTTCCTTCTTTGTCTTTTCCTTAAATGAGCATCAATATTCCATCTTTCTTTAAACCACTCCACTATATTGTCACAAGATTGTTTGGAGAATGAGTCAGTGCAAAAAGAAGCTGATGGAATTATATTGTGCCCTGTTTTTATCATCTTATTATGAGAGTAATCAGTCGTCCCGTCATCCATAAACCATACTGCCAACGACAACTCTGAAAGATTATTCAATATATCCCTATCAATTTGTTTCCCATCTTCTTTGTAAAATTTATTCATACATTCTTCTATATCACTATTGGCTTTAGTATAAAAACTCCAAGTCCCCGAGCTATTCTTATATTCTTCCCTATCATCAACGGATGGACGAAATTTCAGAGTTTTTTCATTAACAATGCTTTTGAACTCTTCGAACTTCCAAAGCAAATAATCCTTTTGTCTTCCACTCTGACCAAAACCTGCGATCGAATTCCACCTATTACTTTGCCTTTTCGCGTCTCCCATCATACTACCATATAAAATATCTTTTTGCCTTTGAGTTAATGAAATCTCCGTATTCTTCCTGTTAATAAAAGTGGCTCCTTTGCGTTTAATACCATACAACTGACGTAAATATGTAAGATCTTCTCTTGTAACAGAATACTCATAACATATCTCCTCTAGAGACAAACCTTGATGATAATTATATTCAAATTGCTCTTTAGTTAAACCTATCTTTCCTTGACAAAAATTACTAAAAAACTGCAACACCTTCCTAGAAATCCCCATAGAAACCATATCGTTAATAGATAGTCCAGATAATATGTGCTCTTTAAACTTTCTAAAAACAATATACTCATTTACCCGTTTGCCACAACCATTCTTAATCTCTACATCAAGATATGGCTCTGCTAATACCCAATTATATTTAGATAAAAGCCTCGATAATTTCGATTGTTTCATCTTCTCAATTGCTTCTACTGATAATATCTGACCTTTTGCTGGCATAACATATACTCCTTAATAATTAACCCATATTATACATGGATTACTTTCACTTATATATACTATTCGACAAAAAAGCAAGCATTACTTTAATAAAAATTATATATTCCTGAAAAACAACGAGAAAATTGATGTAAGTCCTTATTTTTAGACACAAAAAAACACCACACAAAAGTGAAAGTGTGGTGTTTTTAAAAATACAAAATCGTTGTAAGTCCTTACATAGTAAGGATTTATCATTTAAAGAGCATACGAAACCAACGGCTTCTCCCACCTGGGAGTGTAAATTCTGGAGTGACCACCATCCTCGTACGTGGCCACGGGCCGAATTTCTTTTGTTCGAGCAATTTTTCCCAATCGCTTTCATAGTTCTTTTTCAGAGTTTCGAAATTAGCAAAAGCTTTTTCAGCATGTTCCGTACCACCAAAGACCTGAGCAGGTTGTTGGAAGTTTAGGCACATCATAAGATTTCTCAGAGCATCTTTAGCTGCTCCATAGAGCACAGCAGGGATATATCGATTAGGTACATCATCGAGAGTATAGCCAGAGTGAGGAGGAAATGTATTAACAGTTTGTAGAGCATTAACAAGGAACCTATCGAGTTCTTCTTCTGAGAACCATTGAAAGTTATAATCAGCATTAACGGTTTCTTGTGGGAGCAATTGAGTATCGAATGTAACGCTTCCTGTAAAGTAATTTACTTCAGCATCTGCATTAATTACTGTTTCATTTCTATATATTTTAACTCCTGACGATTGGTTCCAGTTTTCGAATGAAAATTTGAATGTTGTATTATCTCTAGACGGTTTAGCTTGTTCAAAATAGACAGGGATAGCTTGAGCGCAAGAGATATGGTGAGTAAGAGCTTCTCTAAAAGCTATTAATCTTTCGGTATAGGAAGAAGATGGAGCGGCATTAGTTTGACTTTCGACTACTGTAACGGTTTGGTATTCATATTTAGTTTCAGCATCTACTATATATTCCCACGTTACGCTATAGTTTCCCAGAGCTTGATCGCTATCGATATCCCACGAATAGACATAATATCCATCTGAGATTAGGAATGGATTACTTGCATCTACAATAGTTTCATCATCGGTGCTAGGTGCTTCTGTTGGTCCTACAATAGTGCATTGTATTGTGCTAGGATTTATAGGAGTTCCATCAAAATCTGTGATTTTAATTAGGAGATCTGCAATGCTTCCTTGTTTAAAGCTTCCCCTATAGCTAGCTACTGACCTTATTTCGCTCATTTTATTTTCTCTTTTTAATATATGGTAGTTATACTCTTATATATTAGAGTTTTATTATAAAATTCCTTTATTAAGCATCAGTTTATTTTTTAGGAGGCATGAGTAGTATTTTATCTTTCTCTTCTGGGTAGATATGGGCAGGTTCTACTTTTTGGATTTCTTTTTTCTCCATTCCTATTGCTTCTCTTATTTTATTAAGAGTAACTCCTCTATAATTTCCTCCAAGAACAAGTAAAAGAGTAACAAAGATTACAACCATGATGATTTTAAGACTTCTTTTAATATTTCTAACGCATTCCCATATTCCAGGGTCTCCATTTCCTTTTAGGCTTTGATCGAAATCATTTAAAGCATCTATTTTATCTCCTGTCGTTTTTTCGGATAAAATGATTTTATCTTTCAAATTTTTATGGCTCGATCTAATTTCATCAGTCAGGGTCTGTATTAATTTTGTTATTGTTTCATTATGTGTTTGATTAGTTTCTTGTAATGTTTTGGTATCCCTTTTAATTTCATCTACATCTTTATCTATATGATCATGTTTTATTTTACACAATTCCAAAGAAAATTTATTTTCTTCTTTTGCCATTTACTCTCCTATTTATTAAATATTTTATCTAACTGAGAATAAACTAGTTTCGGTATATTCTTCTTATTCTCCTTCTTATATTGTTCGATTAAAACTGCTCCTAATCCTGCAAAAAATGCTGTAGAAACTGATGACCCTGACACTTTCACATATTTATTATCTAGATGGGTGGTATAAAGTCCTTTATTAGGCAGATAAAAATCAATATTTTCCTTAATAAAGTTATTTCTTTTTTTAGATCTAGTTAAGAATCCTGCTGATATCACTTCATCATATCTTGCTGGAAAATCTATTTCATCTCCATCTCCAGAGGCAGCAAAAATACAGATATTATGATCTTTAGCTTTTTTAATTGAATCGCAAAGAACTCTATAGTTATATTGAGTTCCCATGGCGATAACAATAATATCTACTTCTTTGACAATTGACCATAAGACTCCTGCTACTAATGAGTTAAAACTACATGCTCCTTTATGGCTTACTACTTTTCCGAATAATAATTTAGAATGTGGAGCAAGTCCTATAATAGATTTTCTACTATTTGATTTAATAATTCCTGATATCATTGTTGAGTGGCCATTATTATCATCAACAACAACATTATCTTCGCAGAAGCTTATTTTATCTCCTTCGACTTTTATATCCTTATGGTTTGTGCATCCTGAGTCTAAAATTGCTATTTTGACTCCCTTTCCAGTACATTTATTATCTACTCCATAAGCAGAAGGAGAATAGACTATAGTGGATGGTGTTTTATCAAGGATGGTTGTTTTTTTCTTATCGATTAAAAACTGATTAGCTAATGTATTTGTAGTCATATATACTCTCTAAATAATATTCATTGGGACTTTATATATTTCTCCATTATCAAACATTTCTAATTTAGTAGCTAATGGAAAGGTTTCTAGATAATAGACATATTTTCTAAGAAACATAGCTAGATGAAATGTGATTAGATCATCTGTTATAATTTTTTTACATTTATTAATTTCGTCCATTTTCCGAAAAATATTCTTTTTATAAGGAATATACCATATCCTCTTATTATCTATTTCTAAATTATCTAAAACATAATTTCTAATATTAGCATTAGCTACTGATACTCCTATTTTATTAGATTTAGTTCTTGTTTTTGGATAATATCCTAGGTCATATCCTTCTCCTTTCCACGTTAACCCGCTTAACAAAAAATATAACTGAAAAATATTCATATTAAAAGATTCTTCATTTTCTGAAAAGATTTTTTTGAATTGGTCAAAATCAGGATGAAAACAAAAACCTGTAAAATGTTTTATAACAGAATTTGTTTTAAGATTTTCTGGGAAATAAGGATATAAATTAATCAGAAGATGATAGTGTTTCTTATCTGCTACAAACTTATTCAAAGGAATAGTTTTTGAAACAGATTTATTATATTTATTTATATAGCAAAGACTTTCATCTTCCACCACCCATGTAAGATTAGTATTAACATTTTGTTTTTTAATACCATTTACAACGCTTGTGGAGGGAATTAACTGTGATGCATTTCCTAGGTGTGTTATAACTATTTCCATATATAGCCCTTATAGCCCCTCTATCTCGCTCATTAATTCGCTCATAGTATTAATTCTTCCTCCTTCTACGGCAGAACCCATAGACTCCAGATCTATTATTTCGGCAGAAGGATGATCGTTACTAGTGATACCTCCATCTATCATATTTTCAACACTTGTTTTTACAATAATGCTATCTAAACTAGCGTCTATTTCTTCTTGTTTTATTAATTTCTCAGCTTGACTATCTTTATATTTCAACATTAATTTTCTTCTCTTCATTTCGCCTATAATCTCTATTTTCTTCGTTTTAATAAGTTGTCTCAATAATTCATTAGTTTGAATAGTTGTAGTCATACTTTCATCAATAAGCTTAGTATCAAATTCTCCCTCAAATTTCAAAAATTCATTAATATAGATAGTCCCTTTTGCAGGAGAATGTAGATATTTTACCCCTGTGTCTACAGGTATATCTTCTTGTATCATTACTCCCATACCCTTAATCATACTAATAACTTCCTGAGCATTAGTTTGAACAGCATTTGTTATATATAAAATATTGTCATCTTCTACATAGGTATACAACTGTCCCGCATTTTCGAAAGGAATTTTAACTACCCCTTCTTCCCCATACAATTCGATCATACGACTATTAACATTTAGGAATAATATCTTCATTTTATTTCTCCGATATATTAGAAACTATTATTTTATCGGATTTTACATAAAAAAAATCCACACTCCTGTGAAGTATGGATTTTTGAAATTATGATATCAATATGATTATTTTTTCTTTTTCAATTCCTTTTTCAAACCATTCTCAAGATCTTTACACTGCTTTGTCTTTACGTCCATGACGCATCTTTCATACTTCTCTGGGTCTTCATCTTTATCAACAGTTGTATGACATACGGCCCACGGATTTGGGTCCCATTTTTTTTTCTTTTTGGAGAGTTTTTGATACAATGCTGTTTTGATAATCTTCATAGTATTACTTCTCCGATTTACTTTTCAACCTCTCTATTAAAGCAGAAATTTTATTCCATCCTATTTGATACAATTTAATCCAAAAAGGAGAGAATGCAGCACCAATAACTATACCTATGATTAAAGTTATAATCTCCATAATCATTTCCTTTCCAAAAATATTTATACCTGTTGATAATCTTGTATTCGTCTAACAATTCTAAATTCTACTTTTCTAACCTTGCTTGAGATACCATTAATATATGTTCTGGTTTTTAAAATATAATTATCTATACCTGATGCATTTCTTCTAACTACAAATGGAGCAAGATACAAATTAGCTTTTGTTTGTTTTGGATCTTTACCGTTAAGAGTATAATATGTATAAGCCAGTTCGTTTTGTCCTGCAATACCACCTGTTGGTTGCCCAACAAATGCTCCAGAAGCTAAAGCTCCAGCTCCAAAAGTCCCCTGTCTTGTAGCAAAACCACTAGTCTGATCAGGAGTAAGAGTCACAGTCACGCTATTTCTAAAAGCATCGACTTCTCTTGCCGTTACATTCCTAGCTGTTGTTTGAGTATCAAGACCACTTAACGCCTCAGACTGAGTATTATAGGTTCTTGTTACAAGCGTATAAGTCCCAGCTCCTGTGTAATAATCGTTTGCATCTTCCATCCAATCGCCACGAATCGCTACTACAGGAGGATCTATTCTCTGATTGGGGTTGTTAGGATGATTAATATATATAACCATTTTTCTCTCCTTTTTTAAAAAATCTTATGTTAAATATACATTGCTCTAAATATATATTATAACTTAATATTCTAAAATCCTTTTTTCTTTTTTAAAAAGATTTTTTACTCTTTTCTGTCTATATAATCCACAGAAGTTACATCATCCACCTTAGGAGCTACGTAACTATCTCTATTTTTAGCCGATTTGCCTCTTTCGACTTGCCCTGCCACATATCTCCTTACATGCTCATGCATCCACTCTGCATCTGTATACTTAGCAATTTGAGGCACAGTAGTTCCATCTCCTGGATCAACCCAAGCAGGATCATCCTCTGTTTCTATATTTTTATGCACATATACATAATCTCCTACATATTCATTTGTTTTTAAACTAGGAATTTTGATATCTAAATTTAAATCTGCCATATTATTCTCCTATTTTTTAATATATAGTACTATCATATATAGTACTATCATAAATTTTAGTTACTCCTGCTGGATTATCAGCTAATTGCACAATTAATGTTTGATTTTCCGTAAATGCAACTTCTCTTTTGGCTGTTTCGTAATCTGGATGAGAAATAATTATTTCATGAATTTGATTTCCCGTTCCATCACTCCATTGATCATATACTCCAGTTGAGGTTTCTTCTTTCTCAATAAATACAGGGTCATCACCCCATATGTCTTTAATTTGTCCTGACGCATCAGTAATAAATGTCCAATTTTCGTACCCTTCTTTTTGTCTAACATTAACAATAGCGTCCTGTAATGGAGAACCGCCTGAATCATTTACCGTTAAAGTAAGTTTTCTTGCATGTAAATGTGTGCCATTTGCCGCCCAAACTTTATCTACAGTAATACTTGTAAACGTAGAGTTGTAATGTATGGCTACCCCACCATTATTAACTCTACACCCATAATAAGCATTTTGAAAAGTACAATCTTTAAATAACACAATTGAACCAGCTCCGACTTCAAAAAAAGCATAATTATTCCCAGTATCATCATAATTGTTATCAAACGTGCATGTATCCATAACAAAGTATCCTTGTTTCTGTCCTACCTCTACACTATATGGTTCTGTTTTACTTGTCTGAAAATAACCTGCACTTTGTTTACCACAATCAATCATTCTTGGATAGGAACTAGCTATATTTTGTATTGTGCAGTTTGCCCATTTCATAGTGCATGAACGAATTGATAATAATAAAGTGTTATCAATCACCATATTATTAAAAACTGTGTTGCCAAAAAAACCTCCTGTTCCAAGTATCCCGTAACCATTCTCAGTAACACCTGTTTCTTCTATTGTTACATAGTTAAAATTAGCTACTATATCTCCTGTTGTATCCATAGCTGCAAAAGACATATGATACCCGTAGGCATATGTACACTCTTGTAATTTCACATAATCCCAATCAATAAGGCTCCCCGTCCTAGAATAGAAATACATTGACCGATAATTTTTGATAATAACTTCATGTCCAACTGTGCCTTGACAATTAAAAGAGCCATAAACATATATATAACAATAAGAAGCGTTGTTTATGTCTCCTATAATCTGTTGATCATCTCCGCCAGTAGTTCCATCACCAACATTAAACGTAGCGCCTTCTTGTATATCAAGAACAGGATATTTAGCAGCGCTTAAATCCCATTGGAGGACATCACTATCATTCTGCATATTTAAAGTAACACCAGTTCCAATCTGAAGTTCTCTATTACCTTCAATCTCATACGTGTATGGGTCAGCACCACTTATTGTCATCGCAGTAGCATCAATAGCCTCAACATCAGCATATAATTGAGCCAATGTGCCTGTTCCTGCTGTAACATCTATAAGTGAAGCTGATACTGATACTGTGAATGTTGCCATTATATTGCCTCTAATTCTTTTATTAAAGCTATCTTCATATCTCTTTCTATACGTAATTCCATAGGTTCATCTTCGGTCATATTTCTAAGAGCTTCTTCCTCTCTTTCTCTTATCTCTTTCATTTTTATATCCACCACTCGTGTTTTTTCAACAAAATGGATGTCTTCTAATTTTCTATCAGAAACATTAAAATAAATAGTCCCTTTTTCATACTCTCTTTGCCAAACTGTCCCTTTTTGAAAAGCTGCCCCCACAGGAGATCCTAAAGGACAACGAAACACATATAAATCTTTCATAGGAAAACGATATGCATCATTCATATAAGCATAAACATTGTCATCAGCAATCAAATGAAGCCACAACCATGCACTATAAATATACGGATCA